TTACATCAATGCAGACGTAATTGGATTCTGTCCATCTGTGTAAATCTCGAATTAGAATATATAAAGAGTAATTGTTTCACTAAAAGTTATTGAAATTATGGGAAAGAGGTCAATATCCGACGATGACATCGTTCGGATTTTTAACACGGTAAAGGCAATGAATCCTGGGCCTTTTAAGATTACAGATGTAGTCAAGGATTTGAAGAAGAATGGCTTCCCAAGGCCAGAGAACTTCATGGCTGTTTTGCGTAAGCAGGGAGTGATTGAACCTGACGGTGCTATCTATACTAAAGGATTTATGTGGAAAGAACATGGCCCTTTGTATAAGACTAGAGTCATTGAATTGATAACTATCAGTAGGAAAGAAATGGCTAAGATACAGAGAGATGCATATGCTAAGAGAATGGCTATTAAAGCTGGCACTTATGTAGCACCTCCCAAACCTAAGCCACAAGCTGAAATGGAAGCTGTTACAGAAGCGGAAGAAGACAAACATCTGATTCCTATTACACAGGCTGAAATGGAAGCAATCAAATTCCTGAAATCGAGAGGTTATAGAATCACTAAATTAATAACAGTTGAACAGATAGTATGAAGTTTACAGTACAAGGGAACACGCCATTCAGTGCACATATTTGCCAATATCTATATGATTTGGAAAGCAACTTTGCCAAGGAGAAATTATCATTGCCACTTAGTCAGATTATAGTTCATATCTTATATGGGACTAAGAGAATCAGACTTGGTAATGAAGCTATTCCGTCCGAAGCAATCACTATTTTGGAAGAATGTATTGAAGCTAATCAGCCAATACCAATCAATTGTATCTTCGGTAGTTCTGAATCGGAGAAAGACTATGTTGATGTTGCTGAATTTCAATCTCTTCAAACGTTGAAGGATATAAGCAGGAGAGTTGCTAAATTCTACTATCCAGGCTTGAACATAAGACTAGATGTAGTAGGCGATTCAAAATACGTTAGTAAGGTGATGAGACTGGCAACAGTCCTGGGTGGTTTTACCATAGGCACACACCAATCAGCTATTAACGTATCATTCGCTCACTACCGGCCAGCACACTATTATTATAAGTCTATTCCGTCTCGAAACATTCTACGAGGCGGATATGTTCCAGCTTGGGACGGTAGAGGTTATTTATACTTGGAATCCCCACATGATATTGTGAGTATGATAACTACGGCTGACAATCCTGACATTCTTTCGACGACTGTGGTGTTAGAAGCAAACGAAGAGACGGTAGACCTTCGTGTGGACTATCTGATACCGTAAAATCCACTATTGACGAGTAGTGGTAGCAAACTTGGTCTGAAGAACCAGCAGATGTAGTCTAGAATGCATCTGTGACTTAAAGGCTATATTAAAGAGTTGAAACTTGTGCTTGCGTCAAAAGACGATTTATAGCATCACGAGTAGAGAGAATCCTCGTAGCCCCACATCAATATTGTGGGGCAGGTAACCAAGCAAACCTCTTTCCTGCCTGGTCAAGTGTGCATTACGGTCTGTAAGTGGCGAGCGGGTTAACGTATGTCCGATTGCCGTAATGCCGCTTGTTTATTGTTTAGAATAAAGAAAGACTCTCATAACAATAAATTTAAACAAAGAGATGGAAATGAAAGGAGCACAAAGGCCAAGGAGGCCTTACCCTAATGCCGCACGTCAAAGGCGGGATGAGAATAAACCTAAGTTTGTGGATACTAATCAGTTATTCATAGACCAGTTTGTTAATCTTAAGAAATGTCTTCAGCCACGTACCTACGTGCAAGTGGCTAAAGATATGTATCCTTTATGGAAAGCTAATCCATTACTATGTACCAAGTTTACTGCATATACGAGAATGATAACTCGTAAATGTAGAATAACTACCCCGGAAGGAGTTATACAGCTTGATACACAGCAAGGAGAAGGTTTGAAGAATGAAGGTATAATGAGGATGCTGTGGTTGGCAATCTATCACAAACCCACATTCCATGCCAACATTGCTTATTTTGCAGCAGCTGGATGCTGGAAAGATTTCATTACTATGATGGCTTTAGATGTTCAACTCCATGGCTTTAAGCACAGATTGGATTGGGACTTCTTCAAGAAAGTCATATTCGCAGGTCTTGCCAACGGTCAGACATGTGATTTAGTAAAGAAGTATCTTCCTCGTGTTCGTTCCAGTGTTGCATGTAAGACAGATGAGGCAAAAGCACGTAACACAGTAGCCAAATTCTTGGCGGAAGGTCTTTATGGTAAACCTAAGGATGAAGGAGACTATTCAACCTATCGTAAATATAGGAAGATGAAGAATAGCGGGAAAGCAGCCCAATGGCAGCAGTTAATCAGTCAAAAGAAATTCTTGGAAATTGATTTTGACACTGTTACTGGAAAGGCGCTGGCACAGCTAGTAGGCTCTAAATTCCTTAAACATCAAGGTCTTAAAGAGAAGTATCAGAACTGGTTGAAGAACCGTAAGAAGCCCTCTAATAGCGGATTTCTACATACTCTATTCAAACCATATGGATTGGATAAAATTGCCGAAGAGATTCCAGAATTTATGGAAACTTCTATTAATGCAAGTTTCAACGTATTCGTTGATAATGCTAAACGCAATAGAGTAGCTCCGTTGTTGGTAGTAAGAGATATAAGCCATTCTGCTAATGGTGAGATAGAGAATAGCGAAACATCTGCTTACAGTTTGGGTAAAGTATATGCTTTATATCACTCTGAACTACTTCCTACAATATTCAAAAACTCCTATGCCGTGTTAGAAGATAACATGGTTCTACGTAAGTTCAAAGGTCAGAATGTCATTGAGAAATGGAAATCTGACAAAGAAGAAGCATTATGCCAGAATCCTTCTATTATTAATATAGCAGAAATGCTGTGTAAAATGAAAGAAGATTATGGTGTGGATGAAGGAGAGTTCCCTAGAGGCTGTGTGGTAATTACTAACCATACATATTTTACCAAGTTGAACAACCAAGCATTCGTGGAATTTAAGCAAAGACTGCTTAAAGCAAATTTCAGTAAGGAATTTGTAAGAGCATTCAAAGTTATCATTTGGAGAGTTCCTTTAGCATATAAGGGAAGACCTAATGTGGCTTTGGTTCCAAGAGTGTCAAATTGCTTCTTAGTAAATGGACTTAATAATTCAACATCCTCATTTATTACTGGAGAGAAGAGGTTCCAGGTGCCTAAAACCACTAGAGACATCTTTAAGCATGCTATGAATCAAGAGTTGCTTAATATGATGATTCTAGAGAAGGATGTTGTCAAGAAGAATGCAAGCGTGCAGAAGAAGCCTGTGAAGGCCTAAGTATTTCGCGCACCGTTTATTTAATAGTTCTGATTGGATAGAAGATAGATTTCATTATGCATGGAGAAGAGTGCATATTTGGTATAGTAATCTTTGTGCATCTAGGTGGGAATTTATTGGATGATTCCATAGGGACTGGATAGAGATATAGTTCAGTGGTAGAACAGCTAAAGTCAATCTTTAGAAGAACATCAGTTCGAATCTGGTTATCTCTACACCATTTTATTAATATGATTCTTTCAACATATGCAGTGTCATTTCTATCTCGACTCATAGTCATTATTACGAGTTAAAGTATCTGCAATTGTTGAATAACTACTAAGCTCATCGGTTCGAGAGAATATGTGAGCTTAGTTTAATACCGAGCAAACTTCTATCGTATTTAATACATATTAACTTTTACATGTGGGGAAGATTCATTACCTTTGCACTCACAATTCACAGTTAATATGGATTGTGTGATTCGGGTATGCACCGGAGTTGGAGAACCGGGCGAAACTGTAAATTTCGTGTCACTGACTGAATAGGTTCGAATCCTACCATGCCCACTCACACTGCGATAATTAAATACAATATCTGTTGAGGTCAAACTCGACAAACCCTTCTATGGTTCGAGAGAATAGTAGAAGTAAACTGCGGGATTCGTATAATGGTTATTATAACAGCCTTCCAAGCTGAAGATGACAGTTCAATTCTGTTATCCCGCTCATTATTAATAATAGATGAGATTATGAAAGAGACATCATTTAAGGCAGGTGTTATTGGTGGAGTATTTACCTTCTTGGCATTATTTGCAACCACAAGTAAAGCATCAATTAATGAGTCTGCTGCTACTAATGGAGATTATAAAATCAACAGAGTGCAGTATGAATTTATTAACGAACTAACCATTTATAAGGTATCAGGTCCTGGTATTCCAGGTATTAAGTATGTGCTTAGAGATTCCGAGAAAGGTGGTTTATGTGTATTAAATCCATGAGTGAACACTGTCTTATTAAGAAGAATACTCCAGAACTTCGTAAGAAACTAGAGGATGCTGGGTTAAGTGTGTGTATATGTACTACATTTGAGGATGCTGATTGGCTTAGTTGCTGGGGTTCTCATATGTCATATGATGTACATGGTGTGTATCCGGATGACGTGGACGATTTGTCTAAAGAAGCCTATCTGGAGATGTATCTCAAGGAAACGAATCCGATTATATGTGAATCGGATGATGAGTTTATTAACATGTGTAAACAAATTAAAGGGAAATGATTATGCGGTAGATTACTTACAAGCCACCATAAGATAGTTGATTATTAATTAAGGCAATTTATTTATTAACTTATTAACAATTAACTATCATGGCAACAATTTAAACAAGAAATCGCGAATTTAGTAAAAGCACAGAAAGCAGCTAAGAATATTAATGACTGCTCATCAGTTTATTACAACAGAGGAAGATTACATGCAATGTATGTAGCTTATTACATATTAAAGCATAAACTAATCGGAGAAGCTATGGATGAGTATCTCGCTAAAGTTATCAAAGAATGGAAATCACTTGAAACTCAAGGTTGGTGTGGTTATTCTAAGATGTATAGTGGAGAGAAGTATTTCCGAGAAAGAGTTGATTCACTGATTGATACATATTCTGATGAAGAGATTGTATGTGCTAATAGACCAGAAGCTTGATGCAGTTTATGGTTGTGTACAAGGAGGTCATGCAGTAGCGCAGTGGTTATTAGAACATCCTAAGCAGGATTGGAATAATAACTACTTAATCTACTTATATGCTGACTTGGACAAATGGAAAGTAAGACTGGACTTAGTTAATAAGGACTATTCTTCATTCTATGAACCAGACCTTGGCAATCAATTAACAGCAATCGCATTACAAGATGACGGTCGCATGTTCAAGAAACTTAAATTAGTAAGAGAATGATATACAATCGAGATTATTATGTTAGTGTAGGAGATGACCATGTAGTTATCACTAAGAACCCTAATCCTCATTTAACCACATTAGAGGATTTAGAAGACCTCAACAAGAGGTATCTTTACAGAGAAGGGCAGAAGATTCTAACTCCTTTTGGCATCGAAACCATTAAGGAGATTATTAGAACTCATAGCAAGCAACGTGGCTACGAATGGTTAATCCTTGTAGAAGAGAATGGAAACCAATATACTCCATTTGAACTAAATGGCATAGTAGTCAAGGAACTTACACTTGAACAGTGGAATCAAATTATCGAATAGTTGATGAGTTGTGGGTAATCTCGTAAAACCCTCTGTCGCCCCATTACTTCAGTGGTAGAAGAGCAAATTCTAAACTTGTATGGCGTTGGTTCGAGTCCAACATGGGGCACTTGCGGAGGAATGAAACGGATATATAAATCATACTAGTCTCATAAGCTAGTTATATTGGGTTCGACTCCCATCTCCGCAACTACAATCATTGTACATTTGCATTTTCAGAATGTTAAGAAGACACACAGCAATTTCCTGTATGTTGGCATAAGTAAATGAATCTATTGTCTTCTGATGATGGGTGTGTAGCTCAGTTGGTTAGAGCACATCTCTGATAAGGATGAGGTCCCTGGTTCAATTCCAGGCACACCCACAATACAACAATTTTCAATAGCTTTGAATAAGAAGTCTTACAGCACGAAAGAAAGTGTTTCATATTTTATGATTTTAATTAAACTAAGAGACTTCTGTAGTTCGAGATGTTCGGGAGTGGTCACCCGGCCTGCTTTGGGAGCAGGATTACTCGTGTGTTCGAATCACACCATCTCGACTCCCCGTGGCATCCAAGAGAGGATGCTGATAATCCCATAAATATAAATATGGACAACTACTCAGTTCGTGAGAATAGAGTAGTTTTAATAAGAACCATAATTAACACAATAATATATAGTTTCACTAAACAATCATCAAATCAACTCAACAATCAACCCAACAACTTTTAATTTATGATTTGATTAACCTGTTTCATAGTTAAGCCCATAAGTCATATTGATACGTGGGCTTGCCCGAGAGGTTTAGGGGCTGGTCCGCAAAACCAGTTAGGACGGTTCGATTCCGTCAGCCCACTCTCGATTTAGTGAAACATAAGAAGGCGTACAGCACTAATCATTGTACAGTTTACATGTTTTTGATAACGCGCCTTCTGCGGATGATTCCGTAGCTCAGCTGGTTAGAGCACGATACTTTTAATATCGGGGTCCTGCGTTCGAATCGCAGCGGAGTCACATATGTACTAAGATTGTACATGATGTCAAAGAACGAGTTTGACCACTCAGTCTGTGAAGATAGAGTGGTTTATTTAGATTACTTATTTATTGACTAAAACTGATGTATTATGAGACTATTTAAGTTAATTAAGAAAGCAGTTCGTTGGTATTTTAGAATAGCTGCAAATAGCTATGCTTGGACACCAACAGGAGTAGTTCCTTACCATAGGGATTAACTCCGATGCAATCGGGATAGGTCAATTAAACATTATGGCAAGTTAGCTCAGTGGTAGAGCAGTTGGCTGTTAACCAATTGGTCGCAGGTTCGAGTCCTGCACTTGCCGCATTATTAACATTAAATTATAAGATTATGCATAGTTTTGGTGCTTACATTGTGGGAGCTATAGTGCTAGTAGTATTGTATTACATCTTTAAAGATTCCACAATCTAAAATTGATGCGTCCTTAGTTCAATCGGTAGAACAATGGTCTCCAAAACCATGGGTTGCATGTTCGAGTCGTGCAGGGCGTGCTTATTAATTGGAAGTATGGCAGAGTTGGTCGATTGCACTGGTCTTGAAAACCAGAGACCCTTCGGGGTTCGAATCCCTCTGCTTCCTCAACTAATTTGAATGTATTATGAAGTTTAAAGTGAAATTAAGGAGAGTGTCTACGTTAAGTAGAAATCAGATTTGTAGAGTGTACGAATCTGGAATGCGAGAAATGGTAAAACGTCCCACATTAGTTAGAGTCCTTCTTAAGGATTACAAAACTAACGAAGATGTTAATGCTTTACTTGAGCAATTAAGTGAAGCAAGCAGAGCCGCTGAACAGGATTTATATGCAGAGTATCCTAAGTTGCCCAGAAAGGCTAAGAAGGAACTTGAGAAGAGGCTGAATGCAGTTAATAATGCCTATTGTGTTGGTATTACTTTATTGCTAGCTGAATCAGATGGCTTATAAATTCATACCTACTCGATATGTAGACAATAACTCCAAGTTGTTGGCAAGAATTTACTTAAATAGACAAAATTCTCGCCGAGTGGTATTACGAGGATACTATGATTTTGATAAAGAGAAGTTTTACATTTCATCTATATCAAAGAAGGCTAATACAAGGTCTGTGATGAAGTTCTTACTAAAGACTATAGAATGTAGTAGATTTCATTGGGAGTATTCAGGGAACTATGATGATAAGCTCTATCAAGAGTGGTTAAAGGAACATGCAGTATTTAACAGATTGTAAAATTATCGTATGAAAGGAATTAATTTAACAGGATTGGATATGAAGAAGTTTGTTGGAACCGGCTACAACCCGTCTCAAGACATTATTAACACTAATGGTAGAGACGATGGAAGAACTAAGAACGGAGAAACTGAAGGATTCACTAATCCAAAGAAACAAAAGGTGGAGGAACCTAAAGAAAGACCAGAAGTATATTACTAGGATTAAACTCCACGCTGCCTACTGGTATAATCCAGATAAAACGGCAAGAGGTAGACATTGGACAGAATTATATAATTCTAAGTATACGTTTGCCTATAAAACAACCAGTACTCCTTGTAGTTGTCCTATATGTAAAGGAGAACGCTATAATAGGAGACAGTTTAAGAAAGAGACAAGAGAATTACTTAATCTAGAATAACTGAATGGGTAATATAAGAAGGCATCAGCACTTTTACTGTGTCATGTAGTTCAATTTGCCTTCTGATGATGCTCCAATAGCTCAGTGAATAGAGCAACGCCCTTCTAAGGCGTGGGTCGTAGGTTTGAATCCTACTTGGAGTACTAATAGTGGTTAACATGATTGGGTTCGTAGAGTATTTAATTAGTAAAGGGTATAAACCTTATCGCAAGGTAATGTCTAAGAAGGGTTCTACATATGTAGAAGATTCTAATATAGGATTTTATTCTTCTATGTCAGAGCATATTGACCTTCGTCTTATTAAAGGTAAGAAGGAAGTAGTGTATGGATTACATGAGAGAGGACATTCTCCTACTCTTATATATCCTAGACCTAAATGGGTTAAATCTGATGCAGATATGGATAGACTATTCCTGAATTATTCATTTGAAGAAATTGCTGAAATGATAGGTTTAAAATAGTGCACAATGAGGAGGGTATGCATGTAGAGTTCTATAACATGCTATGGGTTGGAGTCGGAGACTGACAAGAACAGTTGGGGCATGACTAAGTAATTGTGCATTTTATAGGTTATCAGACCGGTAGGTAACCTTCCGTAATCAGTCGGACGTTGGGAGCTGATAGCCCTACGATAGTGTGGCTAAATATGGGCCTGTAGCTCAGATTGGCTAGAGCATCTGCCTTGCACGCAGAGGGTCGTGAGTTCGAGTCTCATCAGGTCCACAGATTGTTGAACTTAAATTGAAAGGTAATGAATCGAGAAGAATTAGAAGATTTGAAAATAACCAAGATTAGTGAAGAGGAATATGAACGCCTTAAAGATTCAGACGAAGCTATGGAAGTGTCAATTGACTCATTAAAAGCTGAACAAGAGAAGCTAAAAAAGTCAGCATCATTACTTGATGAAGCAAAGAAGGCATTTTCAGCTTATTGGTTCTTACTGTCCCTCTTTATAGGACAGAATCTATGTTTGGGTGTTGTATTGTGTCAAATCTATTCAGCATGGTCTAAAGGAGAACCCCTCGGATTTATGGTACTAGGTACCATATCAATAATAGTGGCTGCTTCATATTCATGGAATGCAATAAGACCATATCGAGAACGATATAAGAACTATAAACAAGTTCGCACTGCTTATAGTCGTCTGGTTGAAGCTAATAGAGCTGTGTTGGAATTACTAGAATATGTAGAATCCAAGCCCAAAGAAGAAAGAGCTGAAGAAGCCGAAGAGTTAGCAGAGCCAGTAGTTATGGCTGTAGCTGAACTATTCTTTGCTAGAATGGCATATACTAGGGCACTAAAAGAAGGATTAGAGTTGCAATAACTCAATATGGTGGCATTAGCTCAATTGGCAGAGCATTAGGTTGTGGTTCTAAGGGTTACGAGTTCAAGTCTCGTATGTCACCCAATTCTGCTGTTTAAGTATAAAACATATCATAAAATCTTCCTGTTTGGTTTGACTTATTCAGCAGAGTTATATTTTATCTTGAAACGGAATGCCGAGGATGTGGTTAGGTGAAAATCCTAAAGTGGAATGTAGGGTACGTTGCGTGACGAAGTAATGGGAGTAGGTGCGATGGCAGCTTAATTAATGTTGAGGCCTCGTTAATATATGTATAGCTGTACAGCACCGAAGGATTTAGACTGTCCAAAGCAACTGGCGTAATAAAGCATAAAATCCAGTGAAGACGTATGTGTAGGCAGTATGGGGCGGTAGCGCAGGTGGTCAGTTCGCGCTGGACTGAAAATCCAGAGATAATGGTTCGACTCCATTTCGCCCCACTTTAATAGATTAAATAATTATTAGTAAGATGGACAATGACTTGTATTATATCTTAGGAGGCATCGCCTATGGTATATTTATCCTACAATTCATAATATCATGGGTTGCTGGGGAGTTCGACGTCGACGTAGACTTTGATGGTGATGCTGACTTTGATGTCAGTGATGTTGTATCCTTTAAAGGATTTATCCATTTCTTCATGGGATTCGGAGGATGGACATCTATTAAGCAATTATTAGGTTATGAAGTAACCTGGATTGATTGGTTAATAGGATTCTTTATAGGTCTTGTGTTTGTATTTATGCTGTATCATTTATATAAGTTCTGTATGAAATTGCAGAACCTTCCTAAAGACGAACCGAAGACTAACTTAGTTGGCAGAACTGCTACTATCTATGTACATTTAGGTGAAGGGCGCCATTTGGCATCCGTGAACATAAGTGGAGCATTGAGAGAAGTAGAAGTTGTATCTCTTAATAAGAAGATATATCCTGTCAATGAGCCAGTAACGATTCGTAAATATGAAGACAATAAATTATACATAGATTAATACCAATTTCAAGATGGAAATGACATCATTAATTATCGTTGGTGTAGTTGTACTAGTTGCAATCATCACTATCATTGGGATTCTATCCCGCTACCGTAAATGTAAATCTGACGAATTGTTGGTAGTTTATGGTAAAACAGGCTCTCACAAAGAGAAAGTTAGCGAACGCGACGCTAAAGGTAATCTGGTTGACAGAGAAGTTGAAATTAAAACTGCCAAAGTTTATCATGGTGGTGCAGCTTTTGTATGGCCGATTATACAGGGTTATGAAGTAATGTCAATGCAGCCGATTCAATTGAATCTTGTATTGAAGAATGCTTTGTCAGCTCAAAATATTCGTGTAACTATCCCTACCACTGTAACTGTTGCTATTAGCCAAGAACCGCTGATTATGCAGAATGCTGCTAATCGCTTACTAGGTGCTGATGATGACGTTAAAGAAAGTTTGATTTCAGATATTGTTTATGGTCAGATGAGGCTTGTTATTGCTTCGATGACTATTGAAGAGCTTAACTCTGACAGAGACAAGTTCCTAGCTCAAGCTAGAGACAATATCAATACAGAATTGAACAAACTTGGTCTTTATCTGATGAATATCAATATCAGTGACATTCAAGATGCTGCTCAATATATTGATAATCTTGGTAAGAAAGAAGAGACTAAAGCAAGAGCGCAATCACAAGCTGATATCGCAGAAGAAGAGAAGAAAGGAGCAATCCAGATAGCTCAAACTACGAGAGAGAAGGAGATTGCAATTGCAGCAGCTACTAAGGAGCAAGAAACTATAGTGGCTGAAACTAACAGGGAGAAAGAAGTTGCTATTGCTAAGACCACTAAAGAGAAAGAAACTCAATTGGCCGAGCAGCATAAGGAGCAACAAATTGCTGTTGCAGAGCAAAGAAAGGAACGTGAAATTGGTGTGGCTACAGCCCAAACTGAAGAAGCATCCAAAGTTGCCGAGCAAGAAGCATTAAGAGCTGCTAAGATTGCAGAGCAGCAAGCTTATGCAACTGCTAAAGAAGCAGAATTTACTGCCAAAGCTGAAGCCGCTAAGGCAGAAGCAGAAGCAGAGAAGGAAGTTCGTATGGCAGTAGCAGCACAAAACCAAGAAGCTGAAACTGTTAAAGCACAACAGGAAAAGGAAGCTAAAACTGCACAGTATGAATCAGAAGCCCGTCAAAAGGCAGCTGAAGCAGAGAAAGCAGCAGGAGTAGCTGAACAGAAAGCTACTATTGAAGTTTCCAAAGCTAAGGGAGAAGCAGAGAAAGCTAAAGCTGAAGCTGAAAGAGTAGCTGGTACTTCCAAAGTTGAAGCTCAAATGGCAGTTGCTAAAACAGAGCAGGAACGTCAGGTGGAAGTTAACGAAGCTAAAGCTAAAGCTGAAGAAGCTAAGCTTAAAGCCGAAGTGATTATACCTGCCGAGAAGGCCAAAGAGAAAGCTAAGATTGAAGCAGAAGCTGTTAAGAGTGTAGCCATTCTTGAAGCAGAAGCGGAAGCAGCTAAAATCTTGAAAGCAGCAGAAGCTAAAGCAAATGCTACTAAGATGCAACTGGAAGCAGAAGCTGAAGGTACCAAGAAGAAACTTCTTGCTGAAGCTGAAGGTAAGAAAGCATCTTTAATGGCAGAAGCTGAACAGAAACAGGCAATGGAAATGGCTCCGGCTCTTGCAGTTGAACATATGATTAAATCAGGTATGCATCCTGAAGCAATCGTTCAATATGCAATGACCGACAGGTGGAAGGAAGTTGCTGAAGCCAACGCTAAGGTATTTGAACATATCCAGCTTGGTAATGTTACTGTGTATGGTGATTCCAACACTGCTGGACAGTTCATGGCTAATATGGCTAAGAATCTTGCTCCGAGTTTGGAAATTGCCCGTAATTTGCCTATTGCAGATTCGCTTAAGCAAATAATCACTGGCAAGAAGCCAGAAGAATCACCAGCTAAAGGTGATAATTTTCCTCCTGTAAAGTAATCCTTTTACAGTGAATTTCTAAGAAGACTTACAGCACTAAGGTAATCATAAGCGATTGATATAGCATAAATAAGTCTTCTGTGGATTGGAGAGTTGGGTGAGTGGCTTAAACCAGTCCCCTGCTAAGGGACCGAACCTCAAAAGGGTTCCGCTGGTTCGAATCTAGCACTCTCCGCGCTGGCTAATAAGAGTTTGCGAAAATCATTATTAACCTAATTATTAGAATTATGGTGAAGGTATTAAATTCAAGAGAATTGAGGAGTATAGATTTAAAATCTATTCCTGATGCAGTTATCTTAGCTTTTAATACTTTAATAGTTAAGAACTGGAGTGGTAAAGCTTCTGAATTTAAGCAATCAGATGTAATAGCCTATGTAGCATCTGAAGGTTTAACTGAAGAAGAAGTAATTAAGAACCATTGGTTAGATGTAGAACCTCTATATCGAGAGAATGGTTTTGATGTGAAGTATATAAGATGTCCAGAAGGCAATAAGTTTGTATTCTGGAAGGCTTAATAAGGTATACTGGATTCGACTAGTGGTTTAGGTCGACGCACTTTCTATGCGTAAACAGGGGTTCGAATCCCCTATCCAGTGCATTAGTAATGAATTAATAATTACAGCTTATGAAAGAATGTAACAAAGTATTCTTTGGCGAGAAGGGACTAACCCAAACTTCTGCCAATCACCTGGCTAATATAGCTAAGGAAACAGTAGAATCTAATAGACAAGCTTTAGATTCTGTAGGGTTTGTGAATGTCAATATTAGCTTGCTAAGTGGAGGTAACTCTAGGACTGTGAAGACAGGTAGAAATGAGGCATATCTTGATAATGTGCCCACATTACTTCAAGAAGTTGCTAATATGAATGCCTTCTGTGCATGGATTCGTGAAGCTATTAAGGCTAGAGAAGAAGAACTTGAAATTATTAACAGGTACACATGGGATTTATATGCTACAGACGTAGCTGGATTCAAGTTGGACACCCCGATTAAGGGTCATATCCTTACCGAAGAGGAAGCAATTGCTTCATTGAGCATTGCAGAACGTATGGAATATTACAGACTAGAAGCAGAAGCATCTGCTATTGGTAAGTATATTCATCCAATGCGTCCGTTTGCAAACGCCCGTAGAGCTTTAATGGATGCCTATACTAATCCTACTAAAGTTGAAGGTTCTGGTACTGACACAATCGTGTACTCGTATGACCCGTCTGTTAGTAGCGATAAGGTAGAGAATACATTCTTTGCATTACAGCAGAAACACAGAGACATATCAGCCAGACTTAATAAGATTAAGTTTAAGATTGATAAAATGGTAAAGGATTCTGAATATGAAGTCAATCAGGCTTATAAACAAGCTGTTGATAGATTCAATTTGGATGCCAAAACCCTGTCTCAACAATGTGAAACTTGGAAAGTTGAAGAACGTAAGAAACTATTGGAACTTAAGATAGTAATTCCTAATGAGTTACAAGCAACTTATGAATTGCTAACTAAGATTTCCAATCCAGATAAATAGGTGCTATAGTCTTGAATCTCATTGGATTCTAACATAGCTTTGCGTGAGTAGTATGAATTGCATCAAAGACTCTAGTCGATGCATTGTCGACAAATTAATCGTGTTCTGTATTTCATACAGGGACGATTTCCAGCATAATTAAGTATTATTAATTCAAACCCTGTCAGTCTATTGCGAAGTTACAAAATTCCTTTGACTTTGCCCTAGATAGCAATAGGCTGGTCTTTGACTTTAATCTTAATTTTGTCATAGTTGCAATTAACTACTCACGACTATTTAACACGCAGCTATCTACTAACTGGTTAGGTAATATGCCTCTCAAGCATAAAATACGGGTTCGAGTCCCGTTAGCTGTACCTCGTACATAATCCTTCCAATCAGGTAACTGGTTAGGCAATAATAATCATGTACACTCTAAGGCGACGTAAGGGATAGGAGCTTAGACGGTAGCTAGCACTGTAGTACGCAATGGTGAGATAGAAACGGCTAGCACCCACTTTCTATGAATTGCCATGTCCCATTTGGCACATCTGAATAGTGATTGTGAGTTGGACACACGATTACAGTAAGAGAATGACTCAGCTAGCGGGAAGGGACAATATCTGAATAACTGACTGCAAGTCCAAGCATAGGTTTAGAGGGTAGGTTAAGCAAGCTTCATGGTGCATTCGTTCAGTGATAGGATGCCTCACTGTCTATGAGGAGACCACGGGTTTGAATCCCGTATGCACCGCTTTCTTTGATTTACGAAGGAGATGTCAGCACACTTGGTAACATCGTCTCCTGTTTATGCCGACTTCGCATAGTGGTTGATTGCACGTGACTTGTAATCACGAGAGGAAACTCCACGTCAGTTCGAATCTGACAGTCGGCTCGATTGTAATCCTAGATGATTACAGTTAGATTATAAATTACCACACAGAGATGCTTATTGAATTTAACATGTTAAATGTAAGTGTAAATGAGCAGTTTTAAAGAGAAATTAAGTAAGAGTGGACAAAGTGTACTTGATGCAAGAGCGCAGAATCTGTATGAATTGGCTAAAATCGAGGAAGACAGATTTGTTCAGGATTGTAAGTTGAAAGTACTTCGCATTCAGGGAGAAATCAACAAACACAATGACCTAGCTGTTAAATCAAGAGACTCTTTGAATCCGGGAGAAGGACTGAATCCGGCTGAATGGGTAAGAACGAGACATGAATTGGCACGTAAACTGCGTGTTGCAAAGATTGAACTTGCTCTAGCTATGCAAGTCGATGCAGAAGAATTTCCCGCTGATGCATCAGAATCCATTAATTTGGATGACGCTGCTGCAATTGTAAATGAGTAATTTATGGGAGCAGGTAGTTATTCTAGAATTGCTTATGATGTAGAGGCCAGCAGTAGAGGTTTGTACACCTCTACTAGGGATGAACTCTTTAGTAGCCATGCCATTAATGCATGTAATACTGCTGCATCGCTTAACAACAATGTTAGGCAGTATAACACGCAGATAAGGCAAGAAATGGTTAACGTGGGTGTTCGTGAATCTCGTGATTCTAAAGAACATCCTTTCTCTACTCCGATAATCATTGCGCTAGACGTTACTGGTTCAATGATGGACACACCTTATGAAATGATTAGAGACCAATTCCCTAAGATTATGGACTCTCTCATTCAACTAGGTGTACGTGACCCACAAATCATGTTTATGGCAGTTGGGGACCACGTTTATGACCGATATCCAATTCAAATTGGGCAGTTTGAGTCTGATACAGCTAAAATTCTTGACACTTTACAATCGTTCGTGATTGAAGGTGGAGGAGGAGGTAATAGAGGCGAAAGCTATCTACTAGCTCATATTGTGGCAGGTTATCATACTGAAACTGATTCCTGGTTTGAAAGACACACTAAGGGATTCCTATTTACTATTGGAGATGAACCAAATCTCGATAAGGTAGAGGGGTGTTACTTAGAACGTGTTCTAGGATATCAAAAAGGTGCTAAAACCATTACTTGTCAAGAAGCTCTTGACAAAGCAAAGGAACAGTACCATGTATTCCACATTCACATTACTAATGCCAGTCATGGCTCAAGGGTTGCTGAATCTTGGAAGACTTTACTTGGACAGAATGTATTAACATGTGCATCTGGAGAAGTAGACAAGGTGATTGTCACCGCAATTAAAGAGAACTATGAGGAGCCTGCTGAAGGTTTAGCTCCTAGTGCTTCTGTTAGTCAAGAATGGCAAGATGTGCCGTCTGATAGTAATGACAAATTTTATTAAACTGAAATGATTAGTATTGTATTAGGAACATTCTTTGGAGACGAAGGTAAGGGACAGACAGTTCACAACTTATGTAACAAGTACATAGGTAAGCGAGAGTCTGTATTAGTAGTCAGGTTTAGTGGTGGACATCAAGTAGGACATACTGTAAAGCATGGAGACATGATGCACACCTTTAGTAACTTTGGCAGCGGAACCTTACTTGGAGTGCCGACGTATTGGTCCGAATACTGTACTGTAGACCCAATTACCTCTATGTTAGAGGGTGCAGACTTAGCTAAAATGGGAGTTCGTCCCATTGTTCAGTATCACCCTCACTGCCAAGTTGTAATTCCCTTCGATGTCTATTCCCAAGTTAATAACGAAGAGAACTTACGACATGGTACTGTAGGTACAGGGTTTAAAGCTTGTTTGGACCGAGTTAAGGCAGGATACAGCTTAACAGTTGTAGATTGTATGAATCCTTACATACTACGTGAGAAATTAAATGCCATAGTGGATAACTATTACAACATGTCTAGTAAATATCCCTCGATAGACCTAGACAACTGGTGTAGGTTAGCACATGCTTATTTCTTACATACAGGTACGGTTAATGAAGATTGCTTGTTAAACTATGACAACCTAGTGTTTGAAGGTTCACAAGGAATATTGCTTGACCAAAGATTCGGCATAATGCCCTATTGCACTCCGTCTAATACAACTTCACAAAACGCTTACGAGCTGTTGCGGAAAGCAGGTATACGTAAAGAAATCCAAACTTGTTATGTAACTCGTCCTTATATAACAAGGCATGGTAACGGCCCGTTTCCTTCTGGAATGTCTGTTAGGGATGTCGATGACCCTAATAATAAGTTCAACGATTTCCAGAAGACGCTTAGGGCTATTGATTTCGACAAAGACCTATTCGCACACAGTGTACGCATTAACCGTTCATTTAAAGTTCCTTATAGGAATGAACGAACGGAGAAATTGTACGTATCACATTGGGATGAAGCATCTGACGCAGAGCAAGAAATGCTAGCGAATTTATGGATGTCAATACAACCCATGATATTCGATAAGTTAGTTTAGGAGTCTTCGGACTCCTTTTACTGGGCTATGGTGTAGTGGTAGTCACACAAGGTTTTGGTTCTTGTAGCCCAGGTTCGAATCCTGGTAGCCCAACTACTAATTATTTCAGTTTAAAATAGAATTTATCATGAAGTCACTAACAACACTACTCTTTGAGAACTGTTAATTGTGAGTAAACATGGGCGTTCGGGGCCCGTATCTCAATCGGTTAGAGAAACTGACTCATAATCAGGAGGTTGTCGGTTCAAGTCCGGCCGGGCCCACACAGTTAATAGTTGAATCGAATGAGTAAGGTAGTAGGTAGCATTGACGGCTACGATGTCATTTATGTGGAAGGCAAGAATATGATATTCTGTAAGAATACTATATTACCCTTTCCACTCATTAAAAGAATTATCAGAGGAGGTCTATGTAGGGAAACAATCGAAGAGAAGAACCTGACTATCACTCAAGACGGTTCTATTATTCAACTTGGTTGTTTAACTACAACAAGAGAGAATTGTGAGGCAATCATTAAAGAAGTAAATAAGATTAATAAACCTAATTAAGTAATGGCAAAGAACATTATTCCGCAAGGAACTACAGCTGCTATTAAGCAGAGAGTTAACAAGTACGAGGAAACTCAGAAACAGAGAATGATTGAAGTGCTCCAAAGCAACGTGAAGTATGCTGATGCTCTGGGATTCATCGAAGGTGAAATCAAACAGTCCAAGAAAATGGCAAGTTTCAAATACTCGCTGCTTTGTTGGAAACCGGACGGTGTATATCAGTTGAACAGAGCAATCAATGAAATCTTCGGTTCTGCCGTTAGTAAGGAGGATAACAGTCCTTCTGGAAACAGCAATATTGATACCGTAGACGTTGTTCTGGCAGACGGTTCTCGTACCAAGGTTCCGTTTGGTAAAATCAGCCTTGAAGAATTGGGAGAAGATTCTGAAATCAACATCAACTATGACAATGACCGTCATTTGCTCCTTATTAAAGGACAATGCCAGTTCAAATACCAGTCATTGATTGATGATATTGTTGACAGAACTAAAGAGCTGTTAGCATCGGAGTCTATCTACAAGAATCAAGCACTGGAAATCAGCAATCTGTCTGAACCTACTATCATGACACTTGCCGGCATTGAGAAACAATTCATGGTTCTTTCTAAGAAGACTGAATTTGAATTGCAACCGCTACGTTCAAGAATCTTGTATCCGGAGAAATGTCTGGCTAAAGGTATTCCATTGAAGTACGGTTGTTTGCTGGAAGGTAAATATGGTACAGGTAAGACCTTGCTGGCATTTAAGCTGGCTAAAGATGCTGTAACAAACGGTTGGTCGTTCGTGTATTTGAAGAATCCTTCTCTTCTTGCAGAAACTCTGCGCATGTGTAAAGTTGTTGACCGTTCGGGCCATGGTGTTGTCGTATTTGTTGAAGATATTGACCAAGTAACTAGAGGTAACAGAGATGCTGCTATGCAAGACATCCTGAATACTCTGGACGGTGGTGATACCAAAGACATGAACGTAATCACCTTGTTCACTACTAATCACATTGAATTGATTGAACCTACCTTCTTGAGAGGTAAGAGAATTGGTTCTGTGATTACCATGGACTGTCTGGACGCTGAAACTGCGGAGAAATTCATCCGTTCTACCTTCACCGCTGAAGAAGGATATACAATCGACGATGATTTGAGTGAAGTATGTAACTACATTCAAGAAGCTGAAATTGCTCCGGCATTTATGGCTGAAATCGTTGAATCAACCAAATCCAAACTTATCTTTACAGAAGAAACCCATGTAACATCGTTCCATATCAAAGCTAGCGTTGAATCTTATCAACGTCAACTTGGACTTGCATCCAAGAAAGCTGTTGTGGAAACTCCGGCTGAAAGATTGGTAAATGCTCTCAAACTCGTTCTGGGTACAGAGAAGCTTGAAGCAATCACTCAGATGTGTGAGTATCAGTGGGAACTCGACCGTAAGGACTATTCTACGGAGAAGAAAGACAACAAATAAACCTTGGAGGGCGAGAGCAATCTCGCTCTCCTTTTATTAACAACTAAATGAAACATTTATTGATATTCCTATTAGTCTTATTAATGTCTGCAACTAAGGTGGATAACACACCTAGAGACTTTCATGTAAGTATAGTAGGAGAAGAGAAAGTAGAACAATTTGAATCCAAATTCCCTCAAATAGTTAAGGACGAAGCCGTGTATATTGCATATCTTCAGCGATACTATAAGGGACATGAAGATGAATTTATCAACTTGATGAAGTAACAATGGGGTAGTGCTGGAATTGGCAGACAGGCTTGGTTTAGGCCCAAGTGCCTTCGGGCGTGTGAGTTCGAGTCTCACCTACCCTACTAGATTATTAACTATTAAATGTATTTAATTATGGTAGAAACTTTAAGTGAGCTGCTTGAAAATGCAGCTAACGTAGCAGAGGACAACGGTGGTAAGCTTTCAATAGCAAGCGTAGCAGTATTAATTGCTGAAGCTTACGAGTTAGGAATGGATAAGGCAACTAAATTACTGACAGAGGATGCCAACAATTGTTGATATGAGACCGTCAGCTAACACTTTCAGACACGCAACTTTGATAATAATATGGCTGGTGGTGTGCTTAGTAGGACTAGGAGGATGTAAATCTAACTTAGTTAAAGAAACCTGTATTGACAAACCTGTGTGGACTACAGTAGTTGCTAAGGACTGTTATACCGAAACAGTTAATCAACAGACGCATACTGTATATGAGCTTACACTAATAGCCGACGGTAGGGACAATCAGTTCAAACTACGTGTAGACAAACCAACCTATGATAGAGCTTTTATTAATAACAAGCCTAATAGGCTTAGCTTTAATCTTAATAGAAGTGATTATGGGACTGGTTGGGAACCACTAATTGTTGCATTATACTTCATTATGCTCGTTGGCGGGCTAGCATGTGTGATAATTGAAGGTATAAAATACATGATTGATATTAAAGAACATTTATCATAGTATGGAGAAATTGAGTGCAGATGCGTTACGTTTAGCCTTAGTAACAGCATCTATGGAGTACTATAAGAAGTACGTAGAAGGCAATCAAGACTTTGATAATTCCGAGCAAATCAAAGAAGAGCTTGGTAAGTTAGAAGCAGCAGGTCTGGGTGGAACTAAGAATGCAGAAACTCTTAGGACTATTCTCGAGTCTAAGAAGTATAAGTCAGCTTTAGGTCCAAAGAAATTGGACCTGAAGAAGGTTAACGAAATGACATCCTGGATTAAAGAATCGTATCCTGATGCACTGGTTGTAACTTACGAGGATTTCTTTGCAATCCTGAAGAAGTACAATTTGTATTGTGGTCCAATATCGACCTTCAGCGGATTCATTCCAAGTGAGAATGTGTCACAAATAGCAAAGGCTTCTAACGCTTTGAACTCTTTAAATCTTAACTACGTCAGTTGGGTTGAAGCTGTGAGAATAGATTCAAGAATGTCTAAGGACATGACCAAACGGCTTGTTGAGTATTTCTCTAGATTCCCATTTGTATTCAAAGGTATTGACCGTGGTTATCAGTACATGAGGTCTATAGGTGGAAGTTACAAGGAGGAAGATTACCTACATCTTGGCACCTCATATTTAGACCATAACACTTGGCTAATTGCAGCGCCTTATGATACTATGGAGAATAATATTCGCATAGAAATCTTCTCTAAAGCTGAAGAAGACCGTAAAAGAAGGTTGGAAGACCCAATAGTATTTAGGGCTACCAAAATAGGTATTGTTATCGTGTCTATGTGGGGAGAAGAAGCATCAGACAGCATGTTCGATAAATACCGATAAACATGTAATCCACCACTTAAATGTGAGCAGGTGTAGAAATGACTATAGGGCTATTTCAGTTTAGCAGACGTGCTATTCCATAGATTAGCTGACGTCAATAATTGGTAAGGCAGCTCACAGCCCTGCCAGGCGGATTATTCATATATAAGAACATAAGGAGACAAAGCCAGACTAGCCGGCAGTGAAGCAAACGGGAGGTATTAAGGTTGCATTGGTAACGATGTAGACACGATGAGCTTTATGTTCTTATTAATGGCGAGATAGCTCAACTGGTTAGAGCGTAATACTCATAATATTAAGGTTGGGTGTTCGAGTCACCTTCTCGCCACATTACTAATTAATACTTAAAGATTATGTTTGTAAAATTTGTAAAAGACGATAAAGTAATACAAGAGGTATCAATCTCGCCAGAGATGATTCCATTCCCTACAGACACAGTAGCGTTAGAAGTTGGTAAGTTTACTGTAGAGTCTAGAGAGTATGATATACTTGACGGAACTTGTTCAGTTATTTTAGACAAGCAAATCATCTGGACAGAAGCTTCTGGAGAGTATGATGATGCAATGCTTGCATATAAGAAGCACTATGATAACACAATCGATTTGTTAGTTGAGGATTTCTTTAAAATGAAGGAACTTTTACAAGACGATTCTAAATTACAAGCAGTTAAACATGTAAAGGATTCTGCTAAATGTAGTTTGAGGGAAGCTAAAGATTTTGTGGACACTTATTGTGATTATATTCTATGAGATGGTTATATCATATCCTAATTAATTGGATAGACTTAGTAAGAGATTGATATGGAAACAGCATTAATGATTACTGTAGTCATTGCATTTGTGGCTGCATTAATAGCTATGTTACTAACTATATGGGATTGTGACTTTAAATGGGTTAAGATATTCTTAAGTATAGCTGCTATAAGTACTATAGGAATGATAATTGTAGTTACAATCAAGGTCATGATGTCAGTATAAGGGTATGGCTTGATGGCGAAATTGGTAGACGCCCCAGATTTAGAAAAAGAAACGTTCTTTCTTATTAATCTATTTTAACAGAATTTTATAGGAAGTCACAAATTTTTATTATATCTTTGTGTATATAAAAATATACATAATGAGTAAAAGAAAATGGACTGATGAACAACTGATTGAAGCTGTTAAAACTAGTTTATCTTATGCAGAAGTAATGAGAAAATTAGGACTTAAAGCAGCTGGCAGTAACTATGATACTGTTAAGAAAAAGATTAAAGAATATAATTTAGATACTTCACATATGACTGGTAAAGTTTGGAATCAAGGAGAACGATACAAGCCAGTTAAAACTTCCAGACCTTTAGAAGAAGTTTTAGTAGAAAACTCTACATGGGTAAATACTAATAATTTACGTAAAAGACTTCTTAAGGAAGGTATCAAGGAATACAAATGTGAGTGTTGTGGCAGGACTGAGTGGTTAGGAAAACCTATAGCTCTAGAACTGCATCATGTAAATGGTATAAAAGACGATTTAAGGATAGAAAATTTACAACTTCTGTGTCCTAATTGTCATGCCTTTACTGATAATTATAGAGGAAAGAACAGGGGTATGGATGCCCAAGAGGAAACTCTTGGAGTAGAAGCAGGCTAATTCGGTGAAGGTATCAGCCCTATAAATGGTAATAACGCCGAGCTAAGTTAAAAAGAATAAGATAACAAGAACCTCTGTTAAGCTAGAACGTAGCTTCATACGGATGAACTTACTTCTTTTTATAAATGTGTAGAGACTATACACCTGCAACCTAAGTCAGAATTGATATGGTTAAGACATAGTCCAAGCAATCTTTTATAGATTGTATGAAGCTCTGGTGTCCAGAAATGGACGTGTGGGTTCGAATCCCACTCAAGCTACTAATAATTAAAGGAAGGAGGATTTATGAAAGAACTATTAGAAGAATTAAAGAAACAGTATGAGGGCAATAGCGTCATGGAAGCTGTTGCTGTATCTATAGAGAAGGCATATAAAATCGGGTATTCTGAAGGTTTTGCTGCTGGTGAAGAAGCAATGAAGAATCTAATTGACAAGTTAACATCACCTACAATATCTAATTAATATGACTATAGAAGAGTTCCTGCGTAAAATAGTTGAGATTGATTTAACTCAAGCTCAACACGTGTTCCATGATTGGGATGCTGCTCTGGAGAATTATGCTATTAGGTACAAGAAACACGGTTCACCCAATGTAGTTAGGTTATTAAAGATTGCCAACTCATTGGGTGAACTTGTTGATTTATATAGGGGAGTAGTGCTAAGAAGATATCCAATGACTATAGCTTCGTTGAATAGTAAAACTGTCAGATATAATGAGTTGATATCTTACTATAACTACAAGAATGGGCAAGAGTTAACCTTGTTTGAAAGGATAAGTAATGGCTCTACCATGGAAGAGAGATTAAACTTTGTATATTTAATGTCTAAAGCCGACGCATTACAAGGAGAGACTATTGACCGAAGGAAAATCCTTCAGAACCTCAGAGAAGGGAAACTCTATGACTCCTCTAATCAAATCTGGCCAAGAGCATGTCTTGAGTCCTATAAATCTTAGCGATGTAGAGGTAGGTGATATAGTATTCTGCAAAGTTAAAGGTAGATACTATACTCACTTAGTCAAAGCTAAGGGAGACAGAGGAGTTCTTATAGGCAACAATCATGGTAAGATTAATGGGTGGACCAAATCCGTATTTGGTAAAGTAACTAAAATACTATAACATGAGTGAACGAAGACTTAAACTTGGTCATAGGAAAGAGTATAAACGTAAAAGCAAGCATACTCGTAATCCAAGCTACTATCCTAGACACCTTACTAAAGTGACGCTAGCTGATTTTGATGCTGATTTCAATTTGAGAGTATCTAAAGAAGTGGCAGCGCAGAGAGGATATGGTAGAAAGGTATTAGACAAAAGTTGTCATATAGCTTGGGACCACGGCTATGGATACGTTAAAGAATCTAGGATTGTGAAATTCATAGCCAAGTATGTAGGTAAGCCTTATAAAGAGCTAGCCAAAGCCTGGAATGAGTGGATTAAGCCAATTAAGAATACTGACAAAACTGAATACCTAGACGACTACTTTACTGATTATAGGTGGAGACAAGCATTCTTTAGAGTTGATGATAATGGATTAGTACAATCTGTTGAGCAGACTCCTAGAGGTCGTCGATACAACATTAGTACTAAGCAATGGAAGGAGAACAGGAATCATGCTTTGCCCAAGTTTGGTAAGATTGCTAAACCTCATAAAGCAGCAGACTATTATGATTACTGTTATGGATTTGCCAATTCTAATCCTGACTCCAATGGAACAGACTCTGACTTTTATAGACCGAGGTTGCTAGGTCATTATTGGTGTATGGTTAATGGTACTCCAGTTGAGTTGCCAGTATATCATGTGCGTGATGCTCGTGACTATATAAGGTGGTGGTTAGACGGCAAGCAAGGCAGACTTCCTGGGACTAGAGAAGTAGTTAAAGTCGATACGTACCAGCAACTCTTTAGACCTGGAACTCATGCTTATGAACAAGCTGTTAAGTTTGATAACAACTGGGTTTATCTTCCGATTCCATGTAGCAAAGGAGGTTATATAGGTGAAACATCTAAGCATTTTATGCATTTAGAGACGGAGCAGATTCCTAATCCTAGATATGCAGAAATTCAAAGTAGCTTAGATGCTCTTACTAAGAGTGTAGGAGATATAGAAGCGGGCATAACTGTTACATTTAGTGACGGAGTAACTCCTGTAACTATGGAGTATCTTACTAACGAAATTAACAATGCTCACTATCGTCTGTCTATAACATCTAGGTGTATAACAGTTAATCACGGCTATGGGCAATTATATCCATTAGTAAAACGAATTGATTATGAAAGAACTATTCAAGAAATGGCTAGAGAAACTAGCATGTAGGCATGAATGGACTATAATAGCAAAAACTAGCTATACTGATTGTAACAGATACTTACTAGTATGTTCCAAGTGTGGTAAGCTTAAAAGGAAACGAGTATAGACCAGGCTGGAATCTGGGTTAAATAAAGTCCAGCGATGACAACTAAAGCAGAGTTGAGCGTATGTAATAAGACGTGCAGTTTAGCGCTGACTGTGGGGTGGTTGCAGAACACCTCTTTAGGAATGACTATTAGTGTTTGACTATTAGTATTCTAACCACTGCTCCATGCGGTTGTAGTGTAAAGGAGGGCACATCACTAATTTTAGTATGCGCACAAGTGATAGATTGGGTTCGATTCCCGACAGCCGCTCACCCTGAACCCTGTAATTCTAATCCTATAAGATGTTTGGAAAGAAACAATCAGCCGAACCGGCTAAAGTAACAAGTACCTCACTAGCCGAGGAATCAGCTAAGATTATTGATGTATTTGAGAAAGCTGTTACCAATCTTAAAGAGGTAGCATCTAGAGCTCAAGCAGAGAAAGAGGTTAGAGAACAAGAGATTATCGAATTACAAACTGAAGCTGCAAACCTTGAAGCAGTTTCTAACAAAGCAACAGCCATGGCCGAGAAGATTGGTGGGTTGCTATCATAACATTATGGACAAAATCAGAGACGTATCAGAAATTGATTTCGAAGTAGAAGAAGTAATGAAAGCTAAATCTTTCAATGACTTCGTGAACGGAAATGTAGAGAAGGCTTTCTATTTGGGCTTCTTTAGAAATGAATTGCAACAACCTCTATCTGTTGCTATGCAAATTAGAGGTGATGAAGGCATAGCCTTAGTAAAGAGTTTTGACGAAGCGATGCAGAAGGCTGGACCTTATGTAGAAGAAATGTCTGCTATAGCTGATGATGCTATGGCTAAAGAGGAGTTCACAATGTTAGATGTAGTTAATGAAGTCTTTGACAAGGTTAACTACAAACAGGAGGAAGACAAATTCTATGTCATCTTTATCTTAGGTATGTGGGTTAAGCATCTTATTGATGAAGATGTCATATCCGAAACCGAAGAAGATGAGGATGATGAGGATTTTGTTGAGAATCCTAATGCCGACGCATAAGTACAGAATATACTGTGATGGTGCCTATTCTCCTGCGAGAAATCAAGGGGGAATAGGCTTTGTCATTTTAGAGGATGACAAGAAGATATTCCAATACAGTAAGATGTATAAGAACAGCACCAATCAGCGAATGGAGCAAATGGCTGCCATAGTTGCCCTGGAATCCATAAAGGAACCTTCTGAAATTACAATAGTAACAGATTCTATGTATATTGTAGGAACTCTTACTAAAGGGTGGAAGAGGAAAGCCAATACTGATTTGTGGGAACGTCTTGATAAGGCTGTGAACAGGCATAAAGTAGTGTCTGTTGAGTGGTGTAAAGGTCACGCAAGTGATGAACATAATAAGGAAGCCGACAAGCTTGCTTATAATGCTAGTAACGAAATAGGATAAAACCTATGAAATACAAGAAGAAAAGTACAACGTCTTAAAGACCGACAGGCTTGGTGGGATAAGCAATCTGATTCATTTAAGAGAGCTACTACCAGACCAGGTTCAGTTAAACAAAAGTAATTATGAACAATTTTAGTCCTTCTACAGATACGTCTGTAGGCACAAAGAGATTCACAGCCCAAGAAGTGCAATTAGCTTATACTCTAATGGCTGTAGAGTACATGAAGACTATTAAGGGTCTGAATCCGAATCATCAACTAGTTGATAAGGCTGTCAAACTGAAAGCTTTAGGATTTACTAATTCTAAAGAAGTAGGTGATGCTATCACTTCGGAAGAGGACCTTAAAGTCTTAAAATGTTATAGCTTTTTGCAAAGACATTTCCCTGGCTCATTGATACTTAAGGAGGAGGATTTCATTAATCTGAATGTTAAGTATGGATTAGTTGTTGGAAGACTATCAGCTTATAAAGGTTCTGTACCTGACGAGAACATTGATGAAATCTCTAAGGTAATGGCCACTGCTCAAGCACTTGAAGCAAATGAGTATGTTAATTATAGCGGAAACGGTTCACCTTTACGGTATGTTACTGGTATGCAAGTTGCTACTCACCCTATGCCTATTGATAGAATGTCCTATCCGGTTGGAAGGTACTTCATTGGGCAGGAACCTTCCCATATTGGACTTATGTATTTGAGTAGAAATAAGGCTAGAATGAATGCATATCCATTCTTTCATATCCTTAATAAAGCCAAGGCACATGATGTGAACATTGCTGATTCAAAAGAATGTAGCAGTGCTGACTTATTCATTGCCGCTCCTATTGAAGAAATGAATGAAACGATACAGTTTACAGTTCCGGAAAGGAAGATTATTCCTATCAATAATGACCCATTTGTGTTTCAAGTAACTCCAATAGGGGTAATGATTCACTCTAAATGGGGAGTAGAAGCCGAAGACAATATATTCGACAATATTAAACCTTTATAAGATTATGGAATTTGTCAAGTTTAAAAGAGCAGTCCATGCGCAGTTTAATCAACTAGCTGCTGGTGCAGACATGCTCTTTCTGACTAATGTAGACAAGGACGCATTATGGGATTGTTACCTTAATTCCTTTCCGGAGGAAGAGAGACAGTTTCATAATTGCAACAATTGTAAACATTATATCAGACATTATGGTAGAGTTGTCGCCATTAAAGACAATAAAGTAGTAACCATGTGGGAGAACCTACAGTTGGATGAACCTTATGCTACTGTAGCTAGAAATCTCGATGCATTAGTGAAATCAAAACCAGTTGTAGATGTTTTTATCACTCGTGATTATGAACTAGGAATTGATAGAAACAATGCCTATATTGACAGTTTGCAAGGTCCTAAAGTAATTACCTGGAATCATCTTTACTATCATATGCCAAATCAATTGGTGTATACAGGAACTGAATCCGTATCTGCTGTAATGGGGACTTTACGCACAACTAAGGAAGTGTTCAAACGTGCACTGGAGGAATTAACTGTCGATTCTATAGAAACAGTTCTGGACTTAATAGGTCAGAATGCTTTATATAGAGGAGAACAGTTTAAAAATGACTTAAGTGTATTCCTGGGTCATAAAAGATACTATGATTCATTACCTGATGAAGAGAAAGACAACTGGTGTTGGGCAAACTTCAATCGTGTAGGATGTGCACGCATTCGTAATACGGCAATTGGTACATTGTTGGTAAATATATCATCAGGACTTGAATTGGACGATTGTGTGACTGCATACGAACGTATCATGGCTCCAGAGAACTATCAAAGACCTAAGTCAATTGTTACTAAAAGAATGATTGAGGAAGCACAGAAGAAAGTGCAGGAACTAGGTCTTATGGATTCTCTACCTCGTAGACATGCTGCCTTAGAGGATATAACAGTCAACAATGTTATATTCGCTAACCGTGATGCCAAGAAGGTAATGGCCGGAAACATATTCGAGGAACTGGCCGCAGACACTAAAGTTAATCCTAAGAAGTTTGACAAGTTAACTGAAATTAGCATTGATGATTTCATTGCTAATGTGGTACCCACTGCCACTAACATAGAAGTGTTAATGGAGAGTAGGCTGTCTAATAACTTAGTAACTCTTACAGCTCCTGTTAATAAGGATGCTAAGAACCTATTTAAATGGCCAAACAACTTTGCTTGGACATATAATGGAGGAGTAGCTGATTCTATTAAAGAGAAAATAAGAGCTGCTGGCGGTCAGACTGAAGGGTTCTTAAGATGTTCGTTGGCATGGTCTAACTATGATGACTTGGATTTGCATGTCGTTGAACCTTCATACAACGAAATCTACTATTCTAACAGAACTGGTAAAAGTGGCGGTAAGCTAGACGTGGATGAAAATGCTGGATATGGCAAAACTCGTAAACCCGTTGAGAACATCATATGGGTTGACGAACGTAAGATGCTTGAAGGCAATTACACCGTATATGTTAATAACTTCTGTTGTAGAGAATCTGTTGACACAGGCTTTACATTGGAAATAGAATATAACGGAGAAGTTCGACAATTTGTCTATGACAAGCCCGTTAAACATAAAAAGAATGTTATGGTTGCCGAGATTACTTACAGTAAATCTAAAGGCATCCAAATAAGAGAGCTAATACCCAGTACTAGCAATTCGTCAATAGGCATATGGAATATTGATACTAACAAGTTCCATAAGGTGAACGTGATGATGATGTCTCCCAATTATTGGGATGAGCAGGGTATTGGCAATAAACATTACTTCTTTATGTTGGACGATTGCAAGAATCCGGAGCCTGTTCGTGGATTCTTTAACGAATATCTTAACAGTGAGCTAACTCCTCACCGTAAGGTATTTGAGGTTCTAGCTGATAAGATGAAGACTCCTTACCAAGAACATCAATTGAGTGGATTAGGATTCTCATCTACTATGCGTAATTCCGTTATTGTTAAAGTGGACGGAACATTTAGTAGAACTTTAAAAGTCAATTTCTGATGTTTAGATTTCTAAAACGCAATGATTCTGAAGTTATAACTCCAGAAGTGGTTGACGTGCCGGTGACGACTATTCAGTCCAGCATAGCTATGGCTCTTGCTTTATGTATGGAGGAATATCTACGTTCTGTTTCCAAGACATCAGTTGATATTCCTAATAGAGATACATTAGTAAGAGAATACAACACGTTGGTTGATGCTGGGCTAGGTAGCTCAAAGAATGCCAGGCTATTACAGGCTAAAATATCTGAATATAATCAGATAGCTCTGGATGCCATGCGCGCTAAGAACCTATTTAATTTCGTAAAGTGTGCAAGAGAGGTGTTCGGAGAGAGTACTCTTTTGGTTGGCTCTAAACAATTTGATGAAGTTTGTAAGAAATATAAACTTGTCAAAGGTCTACTAAAACAATACACTGGAGTAATTCCTGACCGCAACATCAGAGAAATCATAAAAGTTAAGCGCAAGCTTAATGGTGAAGGACCAATGTTCTCTGATTTGGGGTTGGAGTGTACTAATGGAGCATATTATTATGTTACAGGTATCAACTATGGATATAATGACAGCAAAACTATGTTGAACAATCTGAAGAAATACATAGAATCACATAATCATATAGTTGTTGGTCCTGATATAGAAGGCACACTCAGGCTGTCCAGTATAGTTAACAAGAATCCTGGTCTTCCTGCTGGTGTAAAGGGTTTTAGCTATCCTAACATAGTTTCCTTTGATGCTGTTAAGATAGGTAGAAATGAGCTATTTGTAGCTTGCCCTCCTGGTCAATTAAACAATCCAGAGGTTACAATCACTAAGAAGGCAGTAGACCCTATTGTGTACCAGCCTTGTGCTTACGGTGTTCTCATTCACAGTATGTGGGGAGAAGAATCAGAGGACAAGGTGTTTGAAGAATATAAACGTATTAACAATTTAATGCTATAATTATGTTTGAGAAAGCATCTAGAATGAAATTGCGTTTTAACACGCAACGTGGAGTTCTTTCTGTTGAAGACTTGTGGGATTTACCCTTAATTCAACTTGACAATATTGCAATTGCTCTTAACAAGAAATTGCAAGAGTCTAAAACTGAAAGCTTCATCAAAACCCGGACTAAGGACACTACCGAACTTGAACTGAAATTCAATATTGCAAAACACATTATTGATGTTAAGTTGCAAGAACAGGAAGACCGTCTACTTGAAAGTGAAAAGAAAGCTAAGCGTCAGAAGATTCTTGACCTTATGGCTAAGAAACAAGACGCTGAACTCGAAGGCAAATCTCTGGAAGAATTAGCTAAAGAACTTGAAGCACTTAATTGATTATGGACTTTGAGAAAGAAATAAAGAAATGGCAGAAGGTGAACAGTTCTGAAACTAAAGCCCAGCTCTTTGAAGCAGTAGATTACATCTGCGCTGATGAGCCTAATGGATTAGTAGGAGTAACTGGTTTGCTATTTGATGCCGATAAACTCAAGAGGAGTATCAATGCTGCGCTTTCCAGGAGAGCGGAAGCTAACGTGGTTACACGTAGATATGGTTTGCGTCAGCAGGTGCTATACTTGATGTACTATGGCGAAGAGTGACTATAAGTGCTCTTGCGCTGGAAGAGGCTAAACTTTAAAGGAAGCATGTAAGTAATACTGTGAGTTATGCTGACAGACCGTCCACGTGAAAAGCCCAGTACGTGATACTGGCAAGGGCGGCCGTTAAATCGGAATTGCTTCCTGTATGGTCCCATAGTTCAATGGATAGAACGCTGGTCTACGGAACCTGAAATGGCAGTTCAACTCTGCCTGGGACTACTAACTTAATAAGGAAAGAGATGACTAACTTAGAAATTATTAAAAGATTAAAGACTGCTAAAGACTTGTATGATAAAGATACAAAACCAGGCAGTGATAAGAATGGTGGTATGTGCCACTATATGAAGCAAGCATTCAACGGAGTGTTTAAAGAAGGAATACCTCCCTCTTATAATGAATTAGTAACACTAATTCCGGAGTTTAATCCAGAGTTTCTAGGAGGTAATGTCAAACAAGAAGAAGTGGCTAGACTTGTCTTCTGGTGGCCAGTAGATGAGAAGAAACATAGGCTTGTAGCTTTTGATAAGCTCATCCATTGGTACACAGAAAGAATCAATAAGCACGCTATCTTACTAAAAGCTAAGAAGCTGTTTGAAGACCATTCAGAATACTGGGGAATGTGCTTTTGTATCGAGCATGCTATGGCTGGAACCGAACGAGGAATCAACATCTACGATGAATGTGATGTAGTTGCCATGTTCCCCGAGTTCAATAGAGAGTTTTTAGGTGCGCCTAAAGACAGGTATGGTAAGGCATTTTGGTGGACTCCCGATGACGAGAAGGGTCACAATGCTAGGATTGAAGCATTTGATAAACTGATTAAGTATTACGAAGGAAGATGAACTGGATAAAAAGAATCATGAATAAGTTATTTATTGATAATGAGTCCTATAACATTGAAGAGGACAATATCACTATCTCACAAATCAAGCGTAAAATTTACGTAAATGGTAAATTAATATCTGAAACGAATAAGGATAGTGTACATATCAGTTTTACTGGTAATGTAAAAGAACTTAACTGCAACACATGTGATATTGACGGAGACGCATTTACTGTACATGGTAATAGTGTTAAAGTTAAAGGCAATGTGGGAGGTTCTATAGAAGCTAACAGTATTGAGGTTGGTGGTAATGTACAAGGAGACATCGACGCTAATTCTGTTAAAATAAAAGGCAGACATACTGGGAGTATTAACGTATAACGTAAAGGGGTCTAGTAGCTCAGTAGAATAGAGCGTCCCTCTCCTAAAGGGAAGGTCACGAGTTTGAATCTCGTCTGGACCACAAACCAATTATTAGTTATTATGAAGAATATCTTTAATTTTGGTAAATTGTTGGAAGGTGAATCTATGAATGCGGACGAGGCATATTCAGTTGCCACTTACAATGAAGTGGTGACACAAGAAACTCTAGTTAAGAGGTTTCTAGATACTACTGACCAACTTATTAAGGCTAAGAGTGAGAACAATTACTTTAGTCTTGTTATGGATTTGAATGATGATGTAGCTAAAGCCAAGGATGAAATCCTTAAATACTACGAAGATAAACGATTCTTCGTTAAGGTTATTGATAAAGAAGGATATCCTGGCTTAGTTGGAGAATATCTATTCATATCCTGGAAGAAGTAAATTTCTTTATTCTAACATAACCACAGGCATAATTGAGAGTGAAATGCCTGTTTAAGCAGTCCCCACTGCTGTAATGGTGATTTGATTACCATACATTATTTTAAGCCCTTGAGGGTTGGTGTGAATAGACTATTCACATGTTCTTAACATTAATTGTTAACAACAATGACATTCGATGAACAAGACTCTCTTATAGAGTCATTGAACGCGGCTTATGATAAAGCCGGAACTATTACAGATGAAGACATCAAAGAACTGTTTGCTAAGAAGAATGTAATCGCTGATGAAGATGAGCAGACTTCTTACGAGTTCGATGAGTTCTTTGCAGAAGTAGTAAGCAAATGGGCACAAGACGGGCTGACTGATGAGAAAGCTCAATTACTGCTCAATCTTATTGATAGCGCTGACGGTAGTGTGGACGATTCTGAAGACGCAATGTTGGAAGAATTATCTATGGCTGAACTGACTGGCGTGGACATATCTGAAATATTAAAAGATAAGTTCCCAGACTACTTTGAATAGTTCTTATGTATGGTGATAGGTTATGGAATAGACATTCCAGCCAGAATATCACTGGGGGGGGGTGTAGGCTCTTCTTCGTTGCTCCTAGCAACACACCTAATGCCAAGTATAGGCATTATTGTTATCAGTTTATGATAACGGACTTTAGGCTACGTTATATTTAATGTAGTGCTAATCGCGCAGAACGATATTCGTACTGCCGTTTAGGGTCAAATTCAGATTAGTTATTAGATTATTCTTTACTTCTAATGAGGTAAGGTCTACTCTAGTGATTGTCTGGGTTTGGCCCTTCTTTTTTAACTTTAGATATGCAGAGGTTTAAATATGAAGACAATGAACTAATACCCATTTTACAGTCAGGAGACCTTATCACTGTAAACGGTAGTCCGGTGGAAATCGTTGACAGTGGTTGCGCGTGCTTTGGCTGTTACTTTAAAGCCAGTGACTGTATTATGGAGTGTAGATGTCCACTTGACGGAGACTTGATATTTCGAAAGGTGGAAAAGAAGATTAAACAAGATGAGAGGGTTGAGCAAACTAAAAGCGTGGCTAAAGAGGAAGGGGTTTACTTCTACTAATTATAAGGGAGATTCGGAGTACTATACATTAAATGGATTCTCTGCTACTGTGAGATTAGCAGACCATGTAGGAAGAGAAGGAACTGAGACTGATAAATATATAAATATCATTCCAGACGGGGTTGATAGATATGTATTTATTTATGACAGAATATCTACTTCTATGAGTCATAAGGAACTTATTAAGGCACTAGATGCTTTAATATATCTACATGGTAAGATTCCCAAGTATTTCGAGAACAGAGACCTTATTAAGAAGAGATATGAAGATGCTGTTTCCAGCGTCCAATCCCATTTAGCTAGAAGGACGGTAGACCAACGAGCAGTGTTGGTTAAGGGTGTTAGTACCTTAGAACCCGTCATACTCGAGTTGCAGAAACTATGTTGTCAATTTAGAGTAGAGAAAGAGAAATTGTGATTGTAATATTAATAGTGCTCGCACTGTATGGTGTGTCTTACTTACTAAACATTGTACTGAACTACATGCTTGCATACTACGACTTGGATGAAGAATACTTCTGGGAAGTCGTAGAGGAGGATGTAGGTTGGTGGATGACATGTCCAGTCATATCACCATTCTTATACTTATGGCTAATAGGTAAGGTATTAGAAGAACAATCAGATTAAACTAATACTAACTTTACGGATAATCAAGTATGATTATTGAAGAAGCTGACTTTAGAATGGAATCTGTAGGTGACAATTTACACTTCTGGGACCTATCTATACTAAAGACTATTAAATCTAAGGACGGAGAACGTCAGGAGTTTAAAGTAATTGGTTATGGACTTCCCATATCTGCATGTCTTCAAAGAATAGCGGATTATAGAATAGAGTGTAAGCACCCAGATGCCATGTCTCTGAAAGAATATATTCAAGATTACAAACAAGAAGTAACTAGATTAGAAGAGTTAACTAAAGGAATTTAAGCTATGGCTTCACGTAAGAAAGGTACGGCACCTCATAAGCCGAAGAAGGTGTATGAATCTGTTAAGTTAATGAATTGTGCAAGGTGTGGTAGGGATACTACTCACACGCTGTTCGATTATGACAACAGGCTTTACAAATGTAATGTCTGTGGGGCAGTTTATACCAAACGTGGTAAATAACTAATATTTAACTCATTAAACTTATCAGTAATGAAGAAGGAAACTATCAAAGAGACTCCGGAAGAGAGATTCAAAAGACTAAGAATCAAGGATTTGACCGATGATGCTTTCATGGTGGCAGAGCATTTAAGACAGCCGTCTGTAACACCACGTGACCCAAGTGTGTGGAGTAAAACTCCTAAAGAACGTAAGTTGTGGAAACGCTATAGACGATTCCCTGCCCCAAGCTATCAATGGCCGGCTCCTGCCAAATCTATTCCTATTCCTGGAACTCTGGTCGTGTATGTAAAGGGTGGTAACTTTACTACTGGTAAAATGAATCCAAAGACCAACAAACCTATACCAAAGAACACATTTAGCCATAAATGTATTCAATCTGACATCCCTTTCTTATTAAGTAAATATAAGACAGAGAAGTCCCAGGTTACTAAATATTCTTGGAATGGCAAAACCTACGCCCCCGACTGTCTACCATTCTGGGGACGTTAAACTAACAGTATATCCTTCCTTTCTATATGAAGTACAACTATACCTCATTAGGAAGGATAGGGTAGAATGTGTAGGTTCTAAGTTCTATACTACTGATAAGCCTATTAAGGTAAGGGAATCGCAGTTTATTAAAGTCGACGATGAGATTACATGTGCTAAGTATATTACTTGGCTAGCAGCTCCCCTAGATTATTTAATGAACAACAATTTTAAAGTGTTAGAACGTGAGAATGCTAGACAAAGACGGAAATCCAATACAGGAGAAGACAAGCGAAGGAGTTCAAACCGTAGGCGCTGAACCTACTATGAAGTATACAGAGCAGGTGATTGATAAGTCTAGACGTGTTTGCCCACTATCAACTGTAATGGTTGAGATGTTGGTAAAACAGATGTCAGCCGAACTTGCCAACCATGCTCTGTATATGACCTTTGCCAATTACTTTGAAGTAGAGGGTTTACCAAAGCTAGGTATTTACTGGAGAGGTCGTGCTAGGGAAGAATATTTGCATCATTCTTGGATATTTGAATATCTAACCACTAACGATGCTCTGTTCCAATATCCGCCTGTTCCAGCCATTAATGTTGAAATCACTGATAGAGTCATGCCCTTTGCTGCCACAGTAGATAGGGAGATTGAGACTACTCGTGGTATTAATAAGATTGTAGACCAAGCTCAAAAAGAGAGTGATTGGGCTACATTCCAATGGTTGAATGGAGAGGATGAGGATGAAGGTATGTTAGTTAAAGAGCAAGTAGAAGAAGAATCTATTAGTCGTACTATTCTTGATATGGCTAAAGAACAGGCTACTTGGCTTCGTAAAGAGAATGCAATACTTGATTTCTATAATGGTCTAGGTCGCAAGTAATTGCCTATAATCAGATTAACTTATCTAAAGAGATTACATTTAGAAACATTTAATCTACAAGTTTATGAAAGAAAGAGTTGAGTATAGAGTTGACAGTTTTGTTGATTTTACTGGCATGGAACGTAAGTTCGTAATGGTTGCATTGTCACAGGAAGTATGTGCTGAAATTGACCCAGATACAGAGAACTGGGATGAAGATGCACTCTTAAGTGATAAATGTCTGTCCATTGGCGTGTCTGTATGTCAACCAGAAGATGAGTTTGATGAGAATATGGGAGTTCAAATAGCTCTTGGTAAGGCTCGTAAACTACATAATCATGCTCTGTACAGTACTGACCCCGGATTGATTAACCGTGGTGTAGTTAATGCTCTTCTTGACCAGGAAGTAGCATTCTTCAAACAATGCCCTGGCAAGTATCTGAAAGGATATGATACAGCTAAGGCTATCTATGAAGAAGGACGTAAAATGGTCGAACTAGAAGCATCACTATCTGATGAAGAACGTACATGCTTGGATACCTTATTAACTTCTAAGAATGATAGAGTGGATGTTATCTATGATATCTATAACTACTATCAGTCTCAGAAATGAAATTTAAGGACGCCTTCGTTGGAGGTGTGATTGCTGCTGCTATATGCCTTGGTATAGCATGGGCTTGCAAGGATAGAAACACAGTAGTTATTCCTGACAACACTAAATATGAGCAAGCTATAGACTCGCTCAATAAGGAAGTAAGGAAGTTAGAAATTACTAACGACAGTCTAATTAGTGTCATTACCAATTCTAAAGGTAAGATAGACACTATTAATAATTGGTATGAAAAGGAGCTTATTGATATTACTAATCAGTCTATTGCCGCTGATGCATCTTTCTTCGCAGAATATGTATCCCAAGCTGGTAGATGACTCTTTAGTTGTGATTACTCCACAGCAATTAAAGGCTAGTAACCTTATATTTCTGGAGCATAAGAAGCTTAAGCTAGAGAGGTTTGAACTCAATAAACAGCTTACATCTTATGAATTACTAACTGCTAACTATGCTAAAACTGATAGTATAAGACTTCAACAACTAGCACGAGCAGAATTGCAAATGCAGATGTATGATGAAGCTATTAGTAAGCAACGGGAGCAGATAGCTAAGATGAACAAAAAGAACAAGAGATTAACTACATTGTCAATAGGAGGATTTGCTATCAGTGTAGGCTTATTATTAGCCTTACTGATTAAATAGCAAATTCTTGGCAAACTACTATTCGGAACATGGCGAACAAACCATCTGACAGTTTTGATAAGGACAGAGATGGAGTAAAGTACAAATACCCCGAGAGAACTTGCAAAGACTGTTCTAGATATCCCTGTTTCAAAGGTATTGAGCGCAGTGTTTGTGATTTCGCCAAGTATGGTTGTGTGCATTATAAAGACGGTGGGGTTAATAAACGACAAAATGAGCTGGTGGGCTCGGAATGATGATTCAATATACCATACGCGTTGAATTACTAGCTAGTAAGGAAGATGCTGGTGGTTATATAGTCTATGCATTCAAAGATTTGTCAAACGGCACATATAAAATGTGTACCCGATGTCCTAACTGGGAAGGTCCATTCTTAAGAGTTGGTGACATCGGGTATTTGAAATGTAAGGAAGTATATGCAGGGGAAGACACATGGTATAATCCCATCACTGACTCCTTTGAGAAGTATAAATATACCGATATATATTTCGAAGACTTTGTTTATGAGAAACCACCAGAAGGTGAGATTATACTGTAAAAGATTATCTAAATTAACGAGATTAGACCATTATCTAAAATTAATATGATATATCTATGTTCAGAGAGAAATTGGCATCAGCTATCGATAGAAAGAATAATGACATCAACTCTTTCATTTGGAAGGGTCGTAAGCAAGAAGTAAATGGAGCTTTAGTACAAGAGGAGAAACGCTTGGTTGATTGTACTGAAGAAGAACTTCGTAATTTCTATGCACATTGTGATTCTATGCTCTATAATACTAACAAGGACTATCCTGGTCGTTATGTTCTATTGGACATTATTAAAGACCAACGTCAGCGTTGTAACGCAGAATTGTTCTTGCGCTGGTTAGAACAGGAGCAGCATATGCCAAGGTTTAAGTTCCTAGAGGCGTTAGTCTCTTTCTTGGATATTAATAAGGACGGTATAGACCCGAAAGAGTATCCAATTGAAGGAACTATGTGCGGCTGTCCTAAAGAGTTTGGAGACATTCCAACAGAGACAGTACGCGAAGGTTGTTTGGACAGACTGGGAAAGTTCAACAAACAACACATTACTCTTACATTTATTCTCAAGCAAGGTCTATGGTTCACTGCTCAAGAGAGCAAGGACTTAGTGGAGAAAGACCCTAAGACAGGTCAGATAAGAGATAAGATTGAAGTGGCGAAGGAAAGACTAGGTCTGAAGCCCACAATGCCTCTTTATGTTACTCCTAAAGGACTTAGCTATTCACAGCTTCGTTCTATGGTTAATTTGAAGAGTAAGAAGTATACAGAATTAACTACTGACCAATTAAAGGTTCTTAGAAATAGAATCTTGTATTCTTTGGAAGATGAAGTGAAGTTCCATATATCTCAGTGGGAAACTCGCAAGAACCAAATTAAATTAGTATGTGATGCTAAAGGCTATACTTTATAATGTACTCTGGATGCTGACCACAGTTAATCCAGATTACTATGTAGTAGGTATAAGCTGCTTAACGTAACTTGTGAGAATTTACTAATATTAAATAACAGGGTTCAAGGTAATAGATTCAAATGAGTTATTAATTAAGGGCTTAGCCTATAACAAGTGGCAGACTTATTCGGAAACGTAAGCAGAGATGAACGCCAAGCAATTGGTGTTCAACGTTGGGTAGATAATAAGTTGCGTGGTTCTTTAGTCTATTGTACCGGTTTCGGTAAGACTAGAACTGCCATTATGTGTATGAAAAGATTCTTGGCTAAGAATCCTGGTAGAAGAATTATAATAGTAGTACCTACTGATGCACTACAGAGACAATGGCTTAGTGATTTAACAGAGCAGCAAGTCCCAATGGTGTATGAGGTACTAATAATAAACTCTGTTGTGAAACATGAGTGGACATGTGATTTGCTAGTACTTGATGAATGTCATAAATATGCTTCCGACCTGTTTGGAAAGGTATTTGAAGTAGTCAAGTATAAAATAATTCTAGGTTTAACTGCAACTATGGAACGACTAGACGGTAAGGATAGTTATATCAAGAAGTATTGTCCAGTAGTTGATAGAGTAGATGTTAGTGAAGCTACTGCTAGAGGCTGGTTATCTCCTTACAGAGAATACAAAGTCATGGTAGAAGTAGACAATCTAGACAAATACTATGAGTTAAATAGAGAGTTTTATGAGCATTTTGCTTTCTTCGGTCATGATTTTACACTTGCTATGGCTTGTGCTACTAAATGGCAGAAGAGAATTGAGCTAGCTAAAATTATGCTTCCTGACTTTGACAAGAAACCAGATGAATGGAAAGCTCTTAATAAGACCATTCTAATTCATGCTATGGGTTTCAATAGGACTTTACAGGCAAGGAAGAAGTTCATTTATGAACATCCTAAAAAGATAGAACTTACAAATATGATACTTGAGCATAGGCAAGACAAGAAATGTATTACTTTTAGTAAGACAATCAAGATTGCCGAACAAATCAAGTATGGTAAGGTACTATCTAGTAAGGAAACTAAGAAGAAGGGAAGGATGACTTTAGAGGAGTTTAAATCAGCATCTGTGGGAGTACTTAATACTTCTAAGATGTTAGATGAAGGAGCTGACATACCAGGACTGTCAGTAGCCGTTATTCTTGGATATGATTCCAGTCCTACGTCTAAAACGCAAAGAATAGGTAGAGTTATTAGAAAGGCAGAGAATAAAGTAGCGGAAGTCTTTACTTTAGTAATCAAGGGAACCGTTGAAGAAGAATGGTTTCGCAAGAGTACTGGTAGTAAGGATTATATCACTATAGCCGATTCTGATTTATTAAATCTACTAGAAGGGCGAGAATTTACTCCTAAGAAGAACAAAGAAACTAAAATGATATTTAGGTTCTAATGTTTAGAGTGTTATATTGCAACATAGGTGCTGAAGGGCAGCCTGATAGAACTTCAACAGTATCTACTGATGTTGATGCTGTTAAGCTATTAGAGCTGTTAGAGAAGCATTCAGAGCATCGTATTTGCATGATGTCTGTGCGTTTAGAGCGTAGCCCTCTAGATGTGCAAAGTCTTATTACGAGCCTGAAATTTAAGTAGATTCGTTTTGAAATGTAACAAGATTATCGTATCTTTGTAATCCTTAACGGTCAAAATTACATGACAACTGAAAGATTGCTTGAACTTGTAATGCTTACTAACACGTTTGATAGTATCATTCATGCTAGTGGTGTCAACGAAAACGGTGAAATTGAATTTGAAGGTGGAATCTATGACGTCAAGGCTATGGTAGCAAGGCAGACAGAACTCTTTAAAGAGTTTATAGCTCCTTACGAAGTAGCAGGCGAAGCTTATGTGATTGAGGACACTGAGAAATCAGAATAACAAAGTATCACAGCTGATAGATTAGTAAGTTATTTACTTATTAATCAATACGCTTGGAGAAATTAAGTTTAACAATAGAGAATCAGTTGTTAATAATGGAGCAGTATAGGCTTACTGCTGAAGAGTTGTTAATGATTGAGTTGCTATTCTTGGCACAACCAGAAGAGGGACATAAAGACTCCCTCATCCGATATCTGGGAATGCCAATAACTAAAACCCGCCTTAGAGACGTATTATTAAGTCTACAGGTGAAGGGAGTCATTACTAAGAAGTATAAAATTCCCGCGGAGGGTCAGACGTTTGACCCTGAATCTGTAATCTTTAATGAGAACTTCATTAAGAATTATAGAAAGTATTCCGGAGACCTAGGAGGAGAGTTCTGGGAAGCATACCCAGATATTGTCATTATTAATGGCAGGGAGTATAGCTTAAAGAACTGGTCTAAGAAGTTTAACACTTTGGAAGATATGTTCTTTAGATATGGCAAGAATATAGGGTGGAAACTTGAGAATCATAAAAGAGTGATAGAGTTAGTCAATTGGGCTAAGCAGAACAAATGTAATCTGATAAATGTCAACATTGCTGACTTTATAATGTCTAAGGCTTGGGAAGGCATCGAGAAGTTTAAAGATGGAACATATGAAGAATTAGTGTTTGATACTATGACGGAACTATGACATATACTAGCAGACTAATCGAACTTATCAAAAGAGGTAGAGAAGGTGACAATCAAGGATTATCACTGGGAATGCCTAAGCTGGAGCATATAATTGACGGATTAACTCAAGAGACCTATTACCTAATTGCCGCAGGAACTGGTAACGGTAAGACTAGTTTCGTGCTTCACTCCTTTATATATAAGGCTCTACTGGACTCTGATTCTGATAAGGATGTTCAGTTTATTATATTCTCTTTGGAGATGAGTGCTGAGCAGTTACTTGCTAAATTGCTTTCTCTTCATATATATGAGACATATGGTAAACAAATATCTTTTAAAGAGTTATTGTCTAGAGGCAAGGACTCTACACTCTCTGATGAGGATTATGAGTTAGTACAGGAATGTATTCCATGGCTAGAATCTATAGAGGACAGACTAATAATACATGACGGCACTCTTAATTCAGAGAAGTATAAGTCTCTAATCATAGAGGATTTAAAGAAATTTGGAACCTTTGTTGATGAAGATACTTATGAACTTAATAATCCGAAACAAATTATCGCAGTAATTACTGACCACTTAGGTCTAGTAAGACCGCAGTTAGGTCGGAGCAAGAAGGAGGAGATTGATACCATATCAGCATATGGTGTCTCATTTAGAAATAAATGTAAGATATCTCCAATCAATATTATGCAGTTCAATAGAAATGCTAATAATGCAGAACGACTAAAACAAGGCTTGCAAGAACCTGATTTGTCAGATTTAAAAGAGAGTGGTTCTCCGAGTGAAGATGCCAATGTAGTATTGGTATTATTTAATCCATTTAGAAGCAAATTGTCTACATATAGAGGATATTGCATTAAAGAGCTAAAGGATGGTTTCAGGTCATTATTGGTTCTTAAGAATAGATTTGGTGCGTCTGACGTAGCCATTGGTGTGGGATTTTATGGTAGATGTGGTATCTTTAAAGAGCTTCCATCTGCATCCGAAATCAATGATTATGACAAGTATAAGAATCCAGATTGGACTATTATTGATTTCCCAGACAGGGAAGTCGAGATAGAACGAACTAAGAAAGATGATTTACGCGTAACCATAACATTATGATTTAATGAGCCAAATTATAGGACTTGGAGGATTTTCGGGAAGTGGTAAGTCTAGTTCCCTACAGTATTTAAACCCAAAGGAGACATTTATTATTAGCTGTACTCCTAAACAATTATCAATTCCAGGATTTAGGAAGAATTACAAGAAGCTAACTCAGGACAAAGACAAGAACTATGTTGGAAATTGGTATTTCAGCAATGAATTTGCCAAAGTGATGAACATCATGAATGTAGTTAATGTTAAAATGCCAGAGATTAAGGTCTTAGTAATTGACGATAGTAATTATCTTCTTTCACAAGAGGTGATGTCTAGAAGTACGGAGAAAGGATATGATAAGCATATTGACTTTGCAAAGCACTATTATGATTTAATAATAAAGGCTATGACTCTTAGAGAGGATTTAATTGTAGTGTTCATATCTCATATTGTAAATGACGGTAACGACTATGACCCTAAATATAAGTTATTTACTACTGGAAAGATGTTGGATAGGTCTGTTAATATAGATGGACTGTTTAATTATTTGCTGTACGCAGAGAAGATTGTAAATGATGAAGAGGTTGACTATAAATTCAGAACAAGGTCATTTGGTCCAGATACTTGTAGAAGTACCGCAGGATGTTTCCCTGATTTATATGTTGAACCTAATATGAAGATGGTGATTGACACAATCAATAAATTTGAATACGGAGAATGATAGTTAAAATGCTGTTAACTTTGGACTTTGACCCAGCTACTGGAGAGTATAAATCTCTAAAGCAGGAAATTGTCAAAGAAGAAGTAAAGACTAGAACAGTCAAGGAAGAGGTTCCAGAGACATCTGAACCGCAAATTACCCTAGACCCTAACAAGTACATACTTAATAAAGCAGCTGCCCAATTAATGGGAGTTGCTTGGGAAGATAGACTTAGTATTAAATATCAGAAAATTGACGGAATCACTTTCCCCGTTATAGGAACTGATGAAGCCTTTGGAACCAAAGGTGGAAACAAACTTACTAAGAGTCTGTCTGTCAGCTGTAGAGGTAAAGCTAATGACATGCTACGTCAGTATGGCGATACATTTACAGTAACTACGATGAAAGGTCAAGACGACCTCTTCGTATTAGTTGGTAATGCTGAAAGGCCGGAAGAGCCTGAAGTAGATAACATAGAGGTATTAGAAGATGAAAGCGACAACATTGATTTGCCGTTAGACACAGAGATTGGAGATGAGTCAGCTAAAGAGATTGACCCATTAACTTTTGAACTTTAATACTTATAAACTATGTCAATGAATTTCAACTTAACAAACACGAACGGTACATCATCTATTAAACCAAGACTGAAACCATGGGAAATCCACGATGTTATCTTCAAGGGAATAACATTTAATGAGTTTAAGGGTAAGAAAGACCCTGACGCAGTGTACAAAACCATGAGAATTTCATTCGAGAATGAGAATGGTGTTTATGAAGAAACAGTATTCTGTCCTAAAGAGGGGGATGATGTAAGACAAGTAAGCTCTAACAATGGAGTTGAACGTGAAAGTCCGTCCAACTTTGAGAAGTTTAAATTTATGTTAGCTCATATTGGAGAGCAACTTGCTCCTAAGAAATATGAAGCATTTAAAACTAAAACTTTTGCCCTTCCGGAAGAGTTTGAGAAATTGGTAAAGACATTTGCCGACATCACTAAGGATGCAGTTAATAAGCATACTAATCTGAAGCTGATTGCTAATAAGAAAGGCGAACCTTGTCTGCCTTATTTCGTCAATATCAGTAAAGCAGGTGATGCATATATCTCTAACAACTGGTTAGGAGACAAAGTATTCTTCTCTGACTATGAAATCAGTCAGATGAATAAACAGAAGAGTAACGGCCCTACTGACATGCCTGGTACAAGTTCTGACGATTTTGCAGCATCTAATGATGCAGCCACAGATAACGCAGACCTTGACTTTGAAGTGTAATAATTAATTAGTAAATTTGAGGTTCAAACATTAAACATTGAAATAATATGGTATTGGAATATGAACCTAAAATTACTAAGAAGTATTTACTTGAAAGGCAGACTCAGGAAACTTATCTTGAGTACTATCTAGGAATCCCAGTTAAGAAAGGGTTGTTTAAATCTCCGTTGAGAAATGATAATTCTCCTACGTGTTCCTTTTATAGGAATGCGTCTGGAGACATCATATTCAATGACTTCAGCGGACAGTTCTATGGTAATTTCATTAGTGTGGTTATGTATAAGTATAGTTGTACTTATTATAAGGCATTGCAAATAATTGCTAACGACTTTGGCTATATAACTCATAAAACGTTACCTAAGAACAATAAGCCTGTAGTCGCAAGTAAGTCTGAATTTAAGGACGATGGACCTGCGATTATAAGAGCTGATGTACAAGAGTTCACTGAATCTGAACTACAGTGGTGGGCACAATATGGCATTACTAAGGAGATTCTGAAGAGATTCAGAGTCTATTCTTGCAAGGCTGTCTATTTAAATGGCAGTTATTATGCCACTACTGGTCCACAGAATCCCATGTTTGGCTATTATCGTGGTAAGAACGATAAAGGGGTTGAGTTATGGAGAATCTACTTTCCATTTAGAGAAAGAGGAACTACACGGTTTCTATCTAACTGGAAGTCTATCATGTTACAGGGAGCACATCAGCTTCCGGCAGAAGGCGATTTGTTAGTAGTTACTAAGAGTATGAAAGACGTTATGTGTCTATATTCTTTAGGAATTACTGCAATAGCTCCTAATTCAGAGAATTTATTCTTAACTGAATCTCAATTCGAGAAGTTGAGTAAAAGATTTAAGAAGATAGTTGTATTCTATGATAACGACTTGCCTGGCATTCATAACATGAACCAGATAAGAAAGAAGTTTAACATAGACTGCATCTTCATTCCTAGGTCTTATGGAGCTAAAGATATATCTGACTTTCATGCTAAATATGGTAGAGAGAAGACACTTAATTTAATCGAAGAGGCATGGAGAACACTGAAGAAGTAAAACCGAAGAAGAAACGTAACGGTGCATATGCTAAGCGTAAAGGTAATAATTATGAACTTAAGATTATTAAGGAATTGATAGGACTTGGTTATAAAGGCCTAAAGTCATCTCGTAGTGAGTCCAAGAATCTGGACGATGCTAAAATTGACATAGCTGAAACCGAGGACAAATTGCCATGTTACGTACAATGTAAATGTACTAAGAACACACCGTCTATTGCTGAAATTATCAAAACATGTGGTCGTAAAGACAGACCCTTAGTAATAATCTGGAACAAGCAGATTGACAAGGGAGTAAACATGGGCTCTGACGGAGAATACGTTATGATGAGTAAAGATTTCTTTTACGAACTTATTAAGAAGGCTGCGGAGTAATCTGTGGCTTTCTTTGTTTAGTAATGCTTGATTAGAATATCCTATGGCAAATTTGATATATTCACATCTTGACTTACTAAATCTTGAATCATTTAATTATTATATCTGCTGATGAACACTTATATTCTGCCTTGTTATAGTCTGGACGACGGTGATTTATGGCTAGAGAAGGTAAGAGCTAGAAGCTTTACAGAAGCTGAAGATAAGTTTATTGACTTATTCATTACAGATTATGACATAGACCCTCCAGGTGATTATGATGAGTTGGCAGGTACTATGGCTAAAGACAAAGAGATAATTATTGGTGACATATACGATATAGAGGAGTTCTAGTCGTACAAGATAACAATGAATGTTTAGAATAGGTTTAGATATTGACGATTGTCTAGCTGACTTTTGGGGTGCTTACTGTGAGTACTTCGATACAGCTAGTAATCCACGTATGCTTGAAGATAGCATGATTACTAGGAATGTACAACGTATTCTTAGTAAGGACAGAGACTTCTGGTTAAATCTCAAAGTAGTTAACAGACCTGATTTTGTTCCGGAATTATATTGCACTAAACGTGTAAACAATAAAACTTGGACTAAAAAATGGCTAAGACGAAATGGATTCCCAGATAGACCAGTCTATCAAATGTATTACCAACACGGTAATAAGGCTGATATGATTAAAGGTAAAGTGGATGTCTTTATTGACGATTCTTTAAGTAACGTACTAAAATGTCAACGTTCTGGACTGCCTGCATTATTAATGCATACAGAAAGGACTATTGACTTTCCTATGTTTAAAGTGTTCTCCTTATGTAAAGATGAGATTATAGATGCTTATCAATTCATGAGGAGTTATGCTTAAAGACATTAAAATTACACCACTAATTGAAACTATCAAGTTCCTTGAGATAAGTGATGAGGAGTATTTCAGTGAAGCTTATTCTGATTACATTAGTAATTCTAGATTGAAGCTTATAAACCCAGAACAAGGAGGTAGCCCAGAAGCTTATTTAGCAGGACTGGGTGCTGATGGAAGATACTCCGATTCGCTGTACTTTGGTTCGGCAGTACATGAATTAGTACTGCAACCAGAGTCTTTTATTCTTGTAGAGTCTGTAGATAGACCAACAGCTAAAGCCGGATTCATGGCTGATGAGCTGTATCCTTTATTTATAGCTAATGGTGTTGTTACTAAGGATGAGATAGTAGTAGCGTCTGACAAGATTAGCTATTATAAAGGTAAAATGGATGAAGACAAAATGGATGCCTTACGCATCAAATGCGAGAACTATTATGCTCAACGTACAGCATATGAGTGGGGCAGCAAATATGTTGCAGACAAGGTTCCAATTTATCTTGATGCTAAATCTAGAGACAAACTACGAGAATGTATTGTATCAGTTGAATGTAATCCACAAATACAATCCTTATTGAATCCAGACTATTTATTAGAGAAGCCAATCTCCAAGAATGAGTCTGCACTATTAATAGATGTGCTTGTTGAGCATAATGGTCTTAGTAAGGTTCTCAAACTGAAAGCTAAGTTGGATAATTTCACATATAGTCCAGAGTTGAATGAATTAGTTCTCAACGACTTAAAGACTAGTGGACATTATCTTACTAAGTTTCATGAGAGCTTTGATAAGTATCACTATGCTAGGCAAATGGCTATGTATATGTGGATGCTGAAATTGTACATAGAGAATGAATATAAGGCAAAACCCACACTTAAGGCTAATATGTTAGTGGTATCAACAGTTCCGGATTTTAGGTCTGGAGTGTTTCCTGTTAATAATGGTCATATGTTGTCGGGTTTTACTGAATTTACTACGTTGTTGAGGCGTGTAGCATATTACGAGCTTTATGGATACGATGCTGATGGAATACTATGAGCCTACTATGAATGATTTGAAGGAATATTACAAGCAGTACTTCAGTTTAGGATGTCTGGCCTGTGATATAGGGACTAAGTTTGCTTTAATATCACTAATATGCTTTCTTACTAAGCAAGCTAGGAACAAAACTCCTAACGCAACTACTTGGCAAGTAATCCAGAAGATTAGACAGGGCAAAGAAAGTCATAATTCGGAGGGTCTTCTTAAAGGTCTCGCAGTTATATGTGATGATTTTATGAGAAACACTACCGAGTTCTTGACATTTGATTTAAAATCGGCTAAAGATATGGTTGCTAAGATTAATGAAATTCTTGATAAAGAGCTTCCTTGGGAACCTACTACGCCAGAAACGCCATTTTAATTATGGTACATGACAGATATTTGAATAACATGGCTATAATTCATAGTTTGGAAGTATTAGCCAGGAAACATCCCGATATGCGTTTCCACCAGCTGTTATGGGCAGCAGGATTAATAGAGAAACGCTCTGATGAAATCGTGGACAAGTTCTACGAGGAAAGCCGAGATACATGGAAGCAAATGACTAAAAATGAATTTTGCTTTCCGCCAAACGATAATAGTTAAATCTTATTAACTCACTAATTGTTGGCAATTTACTTGTGTAGTTACAAGAAATGTAGTATCTTTGTAACGCTTTCCTCTCGAAGGAGAGGAAGATTAATAGAATTAAATTTAGATTATTTTGCATTAGAACTGTTTGGTAGTTTACTATTAAAGCAGTACCTTTGTAATACAATAACAAAGAGATATGACAATGAACTAATGTTTAAATTCCAATTAATTATGACAAACCAAGTAAATTTTAAGAACGTAGAAGTAAAAGGTTATACTAAACAAGAAGCAATCGCACAAGCACCTTTCCAAGTAATTCGTGATGCAACTCAGGCATGGAAGACAGCTGGTAAACCTATTTCAGAGAAAGCTTTGAAGGAATTTGAAGCAGAGTATCTGGCTAAGCATACTAAGTTTGCTGCTGGCATCGGATGTTCTATCACATTTGAAGCAGGTTCTGCTGATACTCGTGAACGTCCTTATACTATGCGTGACATCAAGAACGAGAAAGGTAAACGTAAATACAAAACTGGCTATCAGGGAATCAATCCTGCAACTGGTGAAGTATTGTTCTTGAACTTTGAAACTAAAACTAAAGCCAAAGAAATCGCTAAGGAACTTTACACTAAGAAAGGTTATACTGGCGATATCTATTGCAAGTACATCAAGGCTGTAGTTGAAGGCGAAGACGGTGCTTTTGAAGTAAAACACACTCCGTCAAAATCAGCTAAGATGGGTACATACATCTGCTTTGGGGTCGAAGGATAAAATTTAACTTCTATTGACTTTAAATATCAAAGGGATTATCTTATGTGAATAAGGTAGTCCCTTTTCTTTTTATTCAGATGTGCATAACTAAAAGAGATTAGATTTTATATAAGCGCCGAAAGGCTATCTAATTTTAACTCAGAAATGAGAGAAACAACAATTACCAAGCTAATCAATCACTTGCAAGAAGTTTTAAAACAGAACATTAGTTTAAATGCATATGCAGAACAAGTAGGTCTTCCGCAGAATTACTTCTGGGTAAAGAAACAGGTAGTAAACAAAGATATAGCTGATGGCAGTATCGACAGGGAATCCTATGATACAATAATGAGTCTGTATGACAAGATTAGCAAGAGAGGTATTATACGTCATTCTAAATCGGAAGAAGTGACATCTTCTGAAGAGGAGGAAACTAGTACGGGCAAGATTACATTGGTCAGAAATGATGAAGGTAAGATTGTTAAGTATCAATTCACTATCCCGCTAAGAGACAAAGCACCATTTACTGGCAGTCTTACTAGGGATGAAATGAATATGATTCATAGACTTTACTCTTATTATGGTTCATCCATAACACAAAGAGAAGTAAGTCGTAGCTTCCCTGAATATTCTTTAGAGGAGTTTAAGAAGATTCTTAAGGTCTTCAACATTACTAAAGCCGCAGCGCCATTCGCCCCTCATGTTATTGAGGAGAATACTATTGATGAGCTTAAAGATATGCAACTAAGGGAGAAGGAGAATGACTTCCTAAGAGGCATAGAAGCAGAACGCATCAAGAATAACGAGCGACTACTTAAGAAGTATGCCATGGAGAATGCCGAACTGAAAGCTAAAATAGCTGACGGCAAAGCTCTTATAGAAGGGCTAGACTTCAATAATCTGTATGACTGGGGACGTATGCCGACAATTTCTAACGGCAAAGACCTAATCATATGGTTGTCTGATATTCATACTGGAGCCACAGTGTCTCCTCTATCTATTTATCAGAATCCTTATAACGAAGAAGAAATGAAGAAGAGATTTGACATGATTATAAAGAGAGTATATACTGAAGCTTATTACATTGGTGGTGGGTTTGAGAATATAGTTATCTGCAATCTTGGAGATTCTCTTGACGGATATAATGGACAAACTACAAGAGGTGGTCATGAACTGGCTCAAAACATGAGCAATAAGGAGCAATTGCAAACTTATATTAAGTTAATGACTAGCTTTGTTAAATCTCTGATAGAGAATGTAAAGCATACCAATATGTATTATTATTGTGTTGGCGAGTCCAATCATGATGGTGATTTTGGTTATGCTGCTAACTTGGCATTAGCTGCTGTATTAGAACAGTTTGATGTTAAATGTCAAGTATTTGACAAGTTCATAGGAGAGTTTACTCTTAATGAAACTACCTATGTAATGTGTCATGGTAAAGATAATAAAGACATGTTCAAGAATCTACCATTAACTCTTGACGTGAAGACAGAGAATTTCATCAATGAATATTTGGACAATAAGGGCATCACTGGTAATGTAGTCTTTGTAAAAGGAGATTTACATCAGTCAGCCATTACTTATGGTAGAAGATTTACCTATAAGTCAGTTGGTTCATTATTTGGAAGTTCCGAATGGATTCACAAGAATTTTGGAAATACATGTTGGAGCTGTGACTATTCTATTGTCGACGAAGCTGGTAATAGATTAGATGGATTAATCACAGCTAAGTCCTAAGTTAGAAATTCTATAATTCCATACAAATAGTTTTGATTCGTCCATATTGTTTAGTAACTTTGTCAAAAAGTTATTAATATATGGACGAACAAAATTTTAAATTTAATTATGTATTCCAGGGACAAGATTGTACCCTATCAACTGGAGTCTATAAGATTACTATCCAGAATCATGTTTACATCGGTAGTGCAGCAATCTCTTTTAGAAAACGGTGGAGACAACACCAGTTAGACTTTATTAGAGATATACACCACTCTAGGTTCGCGCAGAACGCATTTAATAAATATGGCATTGCCACATTTGAGATAATGGAATTATGTCCTAGGGAACTATGCATAGAGAGGGAGCAATGGTGGATAGACACTTTGAAACCAGACCTGAATATTCAAAAGATTGCTGATAGTGCTTTAGGAGTCAAGAGGACTGAAGAAGCTATAGCTAAGAGAACAGCAAAGCAAGTTAAGACAATCTATCAATATGATTTAGATGGAAATCTAATCAAGGAATGGGATAGTGTTAAACAAGCTGGAGAAGCTCTTGGAATTAATAGACCTTCTATTAGTAACTGTTTAAAAGGTAGATACAAGTCTGCTGGGGGATTCATTTGGAGGTATTCTGTGGAAGAGGTTTCTCCTGTGAAGAAAACCAAGTCTATAGAACAATATGATTTGGATGGAAATTTAATTAAAGTATGGGACAGTATAAATTCTATTGAAAATGGGACTGATTACAAAAGGAAGACAATTTATGCTTGTGCAAATGGTCAAAATAGTACAGCGTATGGATATGTATGGAAGTATTGTAGATAATAAACTATGCTTAATGTCAGAATTATTACTATAATGCCTAAGAAACTTACTACTGAAGAATGGATTAATAAAGCTAGAATTAAACATGGAGATAAATATGATTATTCTAAATCTGTGTACACTGGAAGTAGAGATAGAATAATCATCACTTGTCCGAAACATGGCGACTTTACAGCTATATCCGGATTGCATATTTCTAGAGGGGATGGTTGTCCTGAGTGTGCTTCATTAGCTAAAAGTAGCAAGCTTTCATTATCTAATGAAGAATTTATTAACCGTTTACGTGACATGTTTGGGGATAATTATGATTACTCTAAAGTCAAATATAATGGCACTAGAGGGTATGTTACCATAGTATGTCCTAAACATGGTGAATTTAAGGCCCGTGTTGGCACTCTATCGAGAGGTGTAGGATGTCTGAAATGTAAAGAGGAAGAAAGACTTAAAAAGTTTAATGACCTTTACATAAAGAAATTTAAGGAGTACTACCCAGATTTAGATTATAGTAAAACTGTATATACTGGGTGGGATACTAGAATAGTTATAACATGCCCCAAACACGGTGACTTTGAAGTCCTTCCTAACCACTTTCTTAGGTATAAAGGGTGTCCAAAATGCTCTGCTGAAAGTCATGCAAAGTATATGCAGAAGTCCTTAGATGACTTTCTAAAGGATGCCAGACGCATTCATGGCACACGTTATGATTATTCTAGAGTAGAGTACAACGATAGTCATACAAAGGTCTGTATTGTATGCCCTGAACATGGTGAATTTTGGCAGACTCCAAATAGCCATATACAAGGTAGTGGCTGCCCTAGCTGCTCAAGTTCAAAGGGCGAAGAAGAGGTATGTAACATTTTGTTAAGTAATGGAATTAAATTTATAAGGGAATACACTATCCAAGTGCCTAATGAGATTAACACCTCTGGACACGCTTATATTGATTTTTACTTACCAGAATATAATACCTTTGTGGAATATAATGGCATTCAACATTATAATCCTAAAATGGCATTTGGCGGGTCTTTCAAATTTGAGCGACAACAAGCTCGTGACGAGTATGTTAGGCAATATTGTAAAGACAATAATATCAAATTAATAGAGATTCGTTATGATGAAGATGTGTGGGAAGTTTTGACCAGAGAACTTCTTGATAATCAAACAACAAACGAAGAATGCAAATAAGTATTGACCAACTCATGAATGGTAAGGCTACTAGAATAGGTAAGAGAGCATATTTACCAACTGCTGCCTATGTAGAGCCTTTTATTGAAAGAATGTCCAAGTTTACTAAAGACTTTATAGTTGAAGTAGAATTGCCTAAACAGGTCACTAGGACAGTCGATGGAGATGTTAATGCAGATGATATTACATATAATCGTGTATTGATTCAAGCTGTAATGCCAGAGAGTTGCAGCTTTGACAATCATGATGAAGTTATTGGCATGGTCTACGGACTAGATGTTCGTAAGCCAGTAGCCAAGATTTATAGAGGGGCACTTAACAGAGCATGTACAAATCTCTGTGTATTTGACCCAGAATTTCTTCAAATACAGCCAGTTAATCCAGAAGAAGCCTTGAGTTATAAAGCTGTAGAGCATTTATTAAGTCAAACTTCTGATATAAAGCTGATGTTGGAGAATCTTCATAATACTACATGGAAAGCTGAAGACGATTTAGTAAGTTTAAACTTAGGCAAATGGCAAAGAAATGCTATGCATATGGTTTATAATGTAGGTTATGGAGATGTCAAGATAGGAACAGACCTTGTTACTAAGGCGTATAGTTCTATGTTTGAGGACCCAGATTCTTCATATTATATTGGAGTGGGTAATGAGGTGGATATGTTTACTGTGTACAATGCATTTACGCAGCTAATTAGTAATGACAAGGGTAAAGATTTGATGAATAGAGCAGAGAAGACTCTATTACTAAGAAACATATTAAACTTCTAATTAATGTTAGTAATTAAGAGAGACAAAAAAGTAGAACCTTTCGACGTTAATAAGATTGATGCCGCAATTACTAAGGCATTTAACGCTGTTAACGAGCCAATTGATTCTGATATTCTTCAGGATATTAAAGATGAGTTGTATATTAACAACATAGTTTCAGTTGAGGAGCTTCAAGACCAGTTAGAGAAAGCTCTTATGGCATGTGATTATTATGATGTTGCTAAGGCATTCATCTTGTACAGGCGTAAAAGGGCAGAGAGCAGGGCTTTAAATGAAAAGAAACAATTCATTAAAGACTATGCTAAAGCCAAGAATGCCGCAACTGGTAGTAAATACGATGCTAATGCTAATGTTACCGAGAAGAACATTGTAACCTTAAATGGAGAATTGTTCAAAGGTGATGTTATTAAGGTAAATCGTGCAATTCTTACTGATAAAATCAGAGAGTTATATGGAGAGGAGCTAGCTAAGGAATATATCCGTATGCTGGAACAACATTTACTTTATAAGCATGATGAAACATCGATTATGCCCTACTGCGTGGCTATCACTATGTATCCCTTTCTATTGGAGGGGTTACAGCCAATTGGAGGTTTGTCTGCCAGACCCAAGAACCTGGATTCTTTCTGTGGCATGTTCGTTAATCTGGTATTTGCGATTAGTTCTCAATTTGCAGGTGCAGTAGCAACTGGAGAGTTTCTAATGTACTTTGATTACTTTGCTCGTAAAGAGTGGGGTGATGATTACTGGAAACGTCCAGAGGAAATGGTTGACAAACACAGAAATATTGACAAGACGTTAGAGCAGAAGTTCCAGCAGATTGTATATTCAATCAATCAGCCAGCAGCTGCTCGTAACTTCCAATCAGTATTCTGGAATATCAGTTATTTTGATAAGAACTACTTTGAAGGTATCTTTGGAGAGTTCTATTTCCCAGACGGTACACAACCTCAATGGGAATCTCTTAGTTGGTTGCAGAAGAAATTTGCTAAATGGTTTAATGAGGAACGTACTAAGTGTATTCTTACATTCCCTTGGAATTTCGATGGGGAATTAAAACCTCTATTAATTGACTTGGAACTCCTAGTATTAGGACAACAGGGGGCAAGCAACGTTAAGTGTGCAGCCTGACAGACTAAATATAGAGGACTTTAATACGTTATGTGTGAATGTAATGTATTAAGGTATGCGATAGTCGGAACTATATGGTAACATATAGAGGAGAATTGAAGTATTCTCCCGTTTATTAAGTATGTCCATTAAAGTTAGTTTCTATTGGGAATAAGTTGTATCTTTGTCTCATTAAGTGAAACAAGTAACAACTTTATAAATATGGAGACTAACGAAAGAATTTGCTGTATATGTGGAGCTAGTGTCGGTAATGGCACTGGTAGAGTAAGTAAGTTTAAGGGAGATGGACAGTATTATTGTAGAAAGCACTATTTACAAATGTATAGACATGGAGAGATATCTCAATTCACCCAGAAGGATGCTAATGAGTGGAGAGATAATGTCTGTGTATGTAGAGGAGTACATGGTGAAATCACTGGTGAAGTAATATTCGATTTAGATAAGAAAGAGTTCTTACAACAGTTTAAGATTTATATTAATAGTGGAGGTTACGCAGTAACTAAGACTGATGGCAAGACGCGGCTAATTCATAAGATTCTGACTGAAACAGAGGGTTATGATGCTAAGACTGTAGTGGACCATATTAATGGAATTAGACTAGACAATAGAATGGAGAATCTTAGAGTAGTATCTCAAGCAATAAATGTAGTTAACAAACACTACGGTAAAGTAGTAGGTGTTAGTTATCACTCTAATAGACGAGATGGTAAATGCTGGAGATGCTATATAAAGAAGGATGGAGAATCCTTAATCGAATGGTATGACACGGAAGAAGAGGCTATCAAGAATAGACTATTACACGAAATAGAAATCTATGGCAAGATAGTTAGTAGTGAGAACAAGAAATACGAGTACTTAATAAATCACTCACCTACCGAGGGTGAGGTGTAACAGAATGGTTGAGACCATGGCGCTTCTAACTAACGGAGAGGATGTTGTTGATGAAGAGTATGCAGACTTTACAGCAGAGATGTATAGCAAAGGACACTCGTTCTTTACTTATATGTCCGATAGTCCTGATTCCTTATCTTCCTGTTGCAGACTTCGTAATGAGGTTACTGATAATCAATTCAGTTATTCTCTTGGAGCTGGTGGTATTGCTACTGGTAGTAAGTCAGTAATGACCTTAAATATCAATAGGCTAGTTCAGGATGCAGTTAATAATGGGTATGATATGATTGAGTATTTGCGTGAGAATGTGAAGAAAGTTCATAAGTTCCAAACAGCATATAATGAATTGCTTAAAGACTATTTAAAAGACGGGTTGCTTACTGTATATACAGCTGGATTCATTGATATGAAGAAGCAGTATTTGACTATAGGTGTTAATGGAGTTATTGAGGCTGCGGAGTTCTTAGGAATCCCAGTTAATGATAATCCAACTTATAGAGAGTTTATGCAATCTATCCTTAAAACTATCAGTGATGAAAATCGTAAAGCGAGAACTAAGGAGTTAATGTTTAACACAGAATTTGTTCCAGCAGAGAACCTTGGGGTTAAACATGCTAATTGGGACAGGAAAGCAGGTTATGTAGTTCCTAGAGATTGCTATAATAGCTATTTCTATGCTGTTGAAGACACATCTCTTACCGTACTTGACAAGTTCAAATTACATGGCAAGGAATATGTACAATACTTAGACGGAGGTAGTGCATTGCATATGAATCTCGATGAACATCTTAGTAAGGAACAGTATCGTAACTTGTTGAGAGTGGCAGCAGTCAATGGTACTAATTATTTCACATTTAATATTCCAAATACTATTTGTAATGATTGTGGACATATTGATAAAAGGTATCTCAAGGAATGTCCAAAATGTGGGAGTAAGAACGTTGATTATGCTACTAGAGTTATTGGTTATTTGAAACGTATTAGTAACTTCAGTCAGGCAAGACAGGAGGAAGCTAGTAGAAGATTTTACACTCATGCTTAAATATGTAGGTTTCGATATAGTCTTCAGGGAAATTCCTGACGAGACTACATTAGCCATAAACATATCTAATTGTCCATGTCACTGCAACGGCTGTCATAGCTCTTACTTGGCAGGAGACGTTGGGGAAGTCCTGACTATTACTAGAATAGAGAAGCTTATTAATGAGAATAAGGGAATTACTGCCATTTGCTTTATGGGTGGCGATAACGACCCTAAGCTCATTAATCACTATGCTGGATTAGTAAGGACGTTAACTACCACTAAAACGGCTGATAAGTTTACTATTCATAAGGAAATTAGGTTTCCCAAAGTAACCATTCCTGCCGAAACAGAAATGGAATGGCAGCAAACAGTACCACTTGATATAAAGATTGGGTGGTATAGTGGTAGAGCTACATTGGCAGATGAAATTGATTTGTACAATTTCGATTACATCAAGTTAGGACCTTACATAGAGGAATGTGGACCACTTGATAATCCAAATACCAATCAGAGATTATATAAAACGATAATGACTGATGACGGTCCTAAATTAAAGGATATTACCTTTAGATTTTGGAATAGAGAACTATGAGTACAATAGCTTGGTCAGACGAACAGCTATATGCTATAGATAGAATGATTAGGTTTTTAGATAGTCCAGATAGGATATTAGTTCTTACTGGCTATGCAGGAGTAGGTAAGACAGCTGTTATGAATGAATTTGTGCAATATCTAGATAGTACTAGAGGTTGTAGATTCTTTAAGTTGTGTGCTCCTACTCATAAAGCTAAAGCAGTACTTGAAATGGCTACCGGCTACAGAGCTACTACATTACATAAACTGCTAGCACTTTCCCCTAAACTGGATATATTTAATTTAGACTATAAAGACTTGAAGTTCTATTCCGATGGTATGGGAGACATTCCAAACAAAGGACTAATAATCATTGATGAGGCATCTATGGTTAGTGATGAACTTTATGATTTACTTGTAGACTATTGTGAAACACATCAGTGCAAAATCTTATTTATAGGGGATGTTGCACAGATTGCCCCAGTTAAGAACGGAGGTCTTAGTAAAGTGTTTAGTCATGAAAATGTTGTCCGTCTAACCAAGATATTTAGGCAAGACGAGAATACAGCATTAGCACCAATATTATTAACATTAAGAGAGAATCCTATATCTAAATTCGAAACTCGAATGGGAGAGAAGGGTTCTCTCATTTGTTATAATGACACTAAGCAGTTTATGGTTGATGCAGCTAATAAGATTAATCATGGAATAAAACATAATGATGTAAATTATACTAAGCTGATAGCTTATACTAATAAGCGAGTTAAAGGATTCAATGATTGTATACGCAGAATACTATACAATGACAATGAACCTTATCATAAATTCGAGTTTCTAACTGGCTGTGAGAACTTTGAATATAATGGAGAAATGTTCTTTAACTCTTCAGACTATATAATTACAAGCATTAGAAGAACCACTAGGAATGTACCTCATTTTACTAGACTTCCAGGGTTCGAATTGGGATTATATGATAGCGTTGATAGACGGCTATTAGACGTATTCATAATAGACCCAGCAGACATAAATCCAGACTACCTGCAAACTTTGGCACAACAGATTGAGTCTATAAGGCTAGATGCTATACAGGCGAAAAGGTGGGGTAATAGAACTAAATCTGGATATTTATGGGGTAAGTATTTTGACATGACTAAGTCCTTTGCAACCCCAGTACCACTGTTATTTGATAATAGAGTAATTAAGCCACAAACTTTTGATTATGGATACGCTATAACAGCACATAGGAGTCAAGGCAGCTCTTACAATAATGTGTTTGTAGATACCGGTAATCTTAAGTTGGATAGAGACTTATTAGAACTACGACAGCTTCAATATGTATCTTTATCAAGAACTAAAACAGATGCTTATGTATTGACTTAATACCTATGAATTACTCAAATTTTGTAAACGAAGCTCTATGTAGAGGATTTGAACATCCAGAACGATTATACATGGTAGCTTATAAACTAGACATGCCAGAAGTATACACTCTTTGTACAGAGGAAGAGAGCATATGGCCAGGAATATATGAATATCATATAAATGGTAAGATATTCTACATATTAACTGAACACGAGGCATGTAGAATCGTTGATAACTATCGTAGAATGTTAGCTAGCAAATTAGCTGACCAGTCGATAGATAATGCCATTACTAGAATCACTGATGAGGAAATGGCAGCAGCTTACTATAATGACATATTTGATGTATTTGATGTTGTTCAAGAAGTAGAGCTGGAACTAGATGGAATATTATTTCCTAAATACTATATTGTTGAATGCTAACATTTAAGTATGTTTATGATAGCCAACGTCCTGATGCATTTAAGGACGCACTATCAACAATGAACGGTTACGTATTTAATTTTGAAACTTATGACGTGAATCATTATAAGGAACGCAAGAAGGCTTTCAAGATTAAAGGGAGCTGTAGTGCTAGAGAGAATCCTTTCTTGGCTGTATATGATGATAACGATACATTAATCAAAGCTTTCTATACAGAAGCTGGTGAATGTAATGCAAATCATGTACATACTTGGCTGCAAGACTACTTTGCTACCAATGGTAAGAAGGGCTTTATGACTATCACCAAAGTGTTGGGAACCAATAACGTTAGAATTGAAGAAGGTCATAAGGAGTCTGGATATACTAAAGCATTTATAGAAGGTGCTCCTTTAGAACTTAATTCGAATGATAGATGGTTCAAGACATCTAATGTAATTGAGATTGACTGGGAGAATAAAAGATTCACAACTATAAACTCAATTTATTCATTTACGTTCAATGAAAGTTCAAGTAATTAATCTATCGAATAACAAACTTCCCCAGTATGAAACTCCTATGTCAGCAGGTATGGATATACGTGCAGACTTCAGTAGAGTAACAGTTGACAATCCTATTAAAGCCTATGGTGACTGTGAAATCCTCTTTAAATCTGATATTAACAAAGTTACAATGCTTCGTCTTGACCCAGGAGCTAGAGCACTTATTCCAACCGGATTGAAGATTGCTCTTCCGGAACCTAAAGATGGGCTAGTACCTAAATGTCTAGTGCAGCCTAGAAGTGGATTGGCTCTCAAGAAGGGAATTACTGTGCTTAATACACCTGGATTAGTGGATGCAGATTTCAGAGATGAAGTACATATCATTCTTATCAATCAAGGTCATGAAGCAGTATGGATTGAGGATGGAGAACGTATTGCTCAATTAGTCTTTGACTGGGCTGCTAAGGCTGAATGGGAAGAAGTTGCTAGATTAGATGAAACAGAGCGTAAAGGTGGATTTGGGCATACCGGTGAGAAATGATAAGTACAGTAGAAGTAATCGAGAAGAGTAAAGCCATATCCGATATAGGATTGGAAATCCAGACACTTAATAATGCCTATGCTAATCATGCGAAGGCGATGAGTGAGACTATGGAGAAGATTAAGGAATTGAAAGCTAAACAGGATGAATTGGCTAGAAACCTTATTCAAGAGTGTAATGAGCCTTTAACTGTAGATGATTTAGACCCTGACGTATAAAAACAACAAATTATGAATTACGAAGAATTTGTAGAAACCATTGAGAAAGACGCTGAACAGTATGCTAAATCTTGCGTGTGTGATGCAGATGAACATGACGATGCAGTGGAAGCAATTGCCGCAGATTATATCGAAGGTGCAATGAGGGCTTTTGAAATCTTAAATGGATAAATTAGTAACTAAAGACAACAAGGGTAAAACTAGAGTAGTCGAGATTAGTTGCGAATGGGATGATGCCCAACATGGCTTTGTTATAAGAAGAAAGACTTATCAGTATGGTGGCAAAGTAACTGTGCAGCCAGAGATATGGATATTCCAAGGCAAAGCCAAAAGGACTGTTGCAGAACAGGCTAAGTTAGAGTACAATTCTCATCTAAAGAAGTATACAGATAAGGGTTATAAGCTACTTCCATCCTCTGTTAACATAGAGGATGCGAAGGCAGTTGCAGCATTTGTTGAAGAACACCTAGGTGAGGGTGTTACTGATTCAAATGGATTTAAGAAGCATATGAAAGCCAAGAAGTACGAGGAGGTAGCTACTAAGGTATTTGATAAAATCAAGTACTGGCTAGGTTCTCGTAAGATAGACGGTGTCAGATGTTCTTTCTATCTAAAGGACGGAGAGATAGTATCTGCTAGTCGGGGAGGTGGCGATTATGACGCTTCTACAGTACACCTAAGAACACATCCCAAGATGATAGAGTTATTTAATAAGATGCCAGATTTGGTTCTCGATGGTGAACTTTACATTCACGGTCGAAGCTTGCAGTACATAAGTGGTACAGCAAGATTAGAATCTGGAGAATCCCGCTGCAATGAATTGGAATATTACATCTATGATACCATGGATGCTAATATGACAGCACAGGAAAGGTGGAATTATATATCTGACGAAATAGCTCCTATACTTGGAATTGTGGATTTTGACCCTAATGCTAATTGGAATGAAAATGACCTGAAGGTTAGAATAGTTCCAGAAGAGGAAGTAGTAGGGTGGACTAACATTCAGAAGCTTCATGATAAATATGTCAGCGAAGGGTTTGAAGGTATAGTTATTAGAGACCCGGACAAACCATATAACTATGGAGGACGTACTAATGCCATGATTAAAGTCAAAATGTATCAAGACGACGAGTTTGAGATTGTTGGCTATAGTGACGGATTACGTCCTGAAGATATGGTGTTCATATGTAAGACTCAGGCTGGTAAGGAATTTGAAGCCAAGCCTATGGGACCTAGAGAACTTAAGTATGAATATCTAGACAGAATGGATGAACTTATCGGTAAAATGGCTACTGTCAAGTATTTCTACTACTCTGACGATGGCAGACCATTACAACCAGTACTTAAGTGCATCCGAGACTATGAATAAGTATGAATTACATTGTAGTATATAGGCAGCAAGGCGAACCTAAAATGGAGTTCTTTAAATATCGCGACGAATCAGACGTTGCATATAAAAGAAGTACATTAATTAGGAATGAAGATGATGTGATTGATATTATGCGGAAGCATTATCAACCAGATGATGATGTCTTTGTTATTAGAGAAACACTATTAAATGTAGATGATTTCTCTGATGCAGAGTTAATTAAAATACTATCTAACGCATTGATGTATCTGTGATTAACAAAACTTCAATATCTATAAGCGCTAAGGTGGCAGACTTATTGACTTCTCTGGTAGGGAACACTCTATCAGAGGAGGATAAAAGTCAGCTATATGAAACTGTATTTGATTTCTATAGAGACCTTCTTAGAGGTTATGACAGTGAGACTATTAATGAAATTCAAGAACAATTAAAAGGTGTAATATGGTAAAAGGGAACTTTATAGAAGTAGTAAATTCATTGGAAGCTATCAACTCCAGATGTTTCAAATTGTCTGAAATGGGAATTGATATTGCTGACAGTGATATAGTCAGTAATGCTGAATGTATAGCCATGGCTATATTTAAAGAGAACTATACTGACGAAGGCATAGACTGGATTATGTGGTGGGTTTACGAGAAAGCCGGAGACCCAGATATAAAAGCCTATGACGAAGAGGGTAAAGAAATTATAAGCACATTGGATGAGCTTTACGAATATGTTGAATCATCCTACAAGATTGTTTAATTTTAATTTATAAGATTATGAACGAGACATTTGACTTTGGAGAAGCTCTATCTATGATGAGAGCAGGTATGACAGTTATCAACTCAAGTAAGAGACGTTACAGAATGAAGGAAGGCAATATCATCTGTCTTCCTATATCTGGTTCTAACCAGTACTACGTTGTTACTAAGTGGTTTCCTGATGCCGTTTTAAGTCAAGATTGGAGTCTAGCTGAAGATTAGCTGTAAGCAATTATTGACTAGTTTTGAATGCAATTAAATCAATCACCTAAAATCAATATTAACTATTGTGCTAAGATTGTGGAAATCCACGATTTTACACCACACCCAAACCCTAAGTGCGAGCGTCTTAAATGTGCTCATATAGACGGATATACTATTTCGGTTAGTAAAGATACAGAACCTGGAATGTATGTGTATTTCCCTATAGGATGTGCTATTGACTATTCTTTCTTGTCAGCTAATAACCAGTTCAGACATATTGAGCTGAATGCTGACAAGGAAGCAGCACCTGGGTATTTCGAAGATAACGGAAGAGTGAAGATTATTAAGTTGCAGGGCCATGTTTCAGAAGGATTTATTATGTCTATAGAGTCCATTACTAAATGGATAAGCTCTCTTGGACATACCGAAGCTGTAACTGGAATAGATGCCGGCACTGAATTTGATAGGGTAGGAAACCTGTTTATTTGTAAGAAGTACGTATTAAAGAATAGAACTTCTGGCTCTAGTAATAAAACTAGAACTGGTAAACAGCCTAAAGGGTTGAGCAAGTTAGTTGACAATCAGTTTAGATTCCACTACGATACTATTCTTATTAAGAAGTGTCCATGGATAATTAAGCCAAACGACATTATTAGTATTACTAGTAAAGTTCATGGCACGTCTGGAATATCAGCAGATGTGTTATGCAAAAGGCAATTGAAGTGGAAAGACAAGGTGGCTGGTTGGCTTACCTATGTGCCTGACACTGCATATGACTATCTGTGGTCCTCTAGAAAGGTTGTAAAGAACCAATATTATAATAAGGAAGTTAGTGAGGGTTACTATGGCTGTGATGTGTGGGGAGAAGCTCATAAAGTATTACAGCCATTTTTAACTAAAGGATTAACTCTTTATTATGAAATTATAGGCTGGCTTCCTACTGGAGGAGCAATTCAGTCAATGGGAGGTAAAGCTTATGATTATGGTTACGATATGCCGATATGGGACCCTACTACTCAAACTACTCCATATAAGTATAATGTGCATTTTGGTATCAGAGTGTACCGTATTACTTATACTAATCCTGACGGAATAGTGTATGAATTTAGTGCTAGACAAGTGCAACAATGGTGTAAAGATAAGGGCCTCACTCCGGTAACAGAACTGTATTATGGATATGCGAAGGATTTATATCCGGATATATCTGTATCTGAACACTGGAATGAGAATTTCATACAAAGATTAGCCGAGGACAAGAATTTCTTCATGGAAGAACTATCTCCGGAGTGTCACAATGATGTGCCACATGAAGGTATAGTAATTCGTATAGAAGACGGTCTGTCTGGGGCATATAAGTTAAAATGTAATAGATTCTTATTTGCAGAATCTAAAGCATTAGATAAAGGTGAAGTTGATATAGAATCTGACCAATGAACAGGTATATTATAACTTGCATTAATGATTTCGAAACATATAGTGGATATGCTGCATACGCAGAGAGCTTGTTTGATGAAGACATGAACAATGCAGCTGATGCATATGCTTTCGAAATCGCAGTTGGTATAGTTCCAGATTCGTTTATAGTTACTACAGAAGGTTATGAATATCATAACATGACTGAAGAAGCTATAAGACAGGTAGTTGATAGTATCGAGTGGGAAGATTACTACAACTATAAAATTACTCCTTATGAAGGAACAGATGAAGAATTTGATAAACTCGTATTAATATATGATGGAAGACTTAGACAAAGAAATTCGGACTCTAGAGTCGATGAAGGAGAAATTGAACCAGTTCAAGGCTGAGTTCGCTAAAGAAATATTTAAGAAGGCAGATGAAGGAGCTATCTCTAAGGAGGTAGCTCTTGACCTGCTGACTGTCTATGATTTATTACCAATAGCTCCTTGGATAGAACTTCCTACTTTCATGGATAGCTATGATTACTTTGATAGGTATTCAACAATCAAGTATATGAACTACTTAGACATAGCCGATTTCAAGGATGAAGATGGTAATGTATCACAGTATACCCAATTTCCTGACCTAACGTGGGATGAAGCTATTAATGAACTATATGAGTTCGTTAAAGAGAAGCAAGTAATCGGTTGTGTGTATGACTGGTAAATTGTTATAATATTAGAGAATGGATAATCTGTCACTATTAGCAAACCTTCCGAATCATGTTAATGGTAAGCATCTAAATGTATATAGGTGGTTAGATGGATGTGGATGGGCATCACTTCGAGAATCATAGTTTTAATCTTTTAGTACATGAAGTTTTAGAATACTTTAGTTGTTACGAACGTAGTGGCTATAGTCTAAAAGGAAGCAGAGAGAAAATTATTCAGAAAGTTGAATCAGATTATTTTTATTAATGGAAGATTTTAAATTTTATGAAGTAGGCGGTAAGATTAGAGATGAACTCCTAGGTCTTACCAATAAGGATGTTGATTATGTAGCTGTACCCAGTGAGGAGTTACTGCGTAACATAGAGGAAGCACAATGTTTGGTGGACGGAATCTATCCAAATACTACTAATGCAGTCTTCACTATGTTAGAAAGCCATTTGAGGGAAGAAGGCTTTGAAATCTTCTTAGTAACTCCAGATTGCTATACTATACGTGCTAAGTTCCCAGAAGGATACAAGTATCAAGGTGTGGCAGACTTCGTAATGGCTAGAAAGGAAGTAGGATATGTCCCAGGCACTAGAACTCCCATAGTAGAACCAGGTAACTTGTATGATGATTTATCACGTAGAGATTTCACTGTTAATGCTATGGCTAAAGACCCTGATACTGGAGAAATCATTGACTACTTTTATGGTAAGCATGATATAACGAATGCTTTGATAAGAACTCCCCTCGACCCTGTAACAACATTCGATGATGACCCTCTTAGGATACTTAGAGCCATTAGGTTTGCGGTTACTAAGAGATTCACAATAGAGCAAACAACTTGGCAAGCTATGGTGTTATATGATTCTAAAATGCCAGTAGTGTCAGAGGAGAGAATTAGAGAGGAACTGATTAAGTGTTTTAGATGCAATACCATTAGAACCTTAACATATCTTGATTACCTTCCAAGACTTAGAGATTATATCTTTAGTAAGACCAATTTATGGCTTAAGCTAACTAACGAGAAATGAGTAGTTATTTATCATTTTACTTAGTGCCTAGGGCACATCCGGAGGAGAAGTTACTACTTCAATCATTTAGTAGGTCTAATGAGGTATATCAGAGATTCTCTGACAATCTCAATATAGCATATGCTGGTAATGAGGAGAAGTATACTAAACTCACTATTAGTGATGTTGAATCAGTAATTCAAGACATTGATGCTGACATTACTAAAGCAGAAACTAGACGTACAGAATACGAGAAATTCTGTTATGGTAATCCCGAATCTATAGAGGAGATAATATCCACTAAAGAGTATATACGAGATTTGCAAAGCACAAGAGATTATATATCGTTTATACGGGACGTTTTAACTGATTTAGATTATAGCGGATTCAGTGATGTCTTATGTAATATTGATTAATGGAAACATTTGAGTTTGTAGTAACATCAATAGCAAGAGTGGCACTTAAAGAGCATGTAAAGATTCAGGCAGAAGGTGTCGAGGATGCCATTACTAGAATAGAGGACAACGACTATTATGAAGAAGATGGAGAAATTTTGAGTCGGGAGTATGAGCTGATTGATTACGAAAGCACAGAAGATATAATGGATTGGGAAGATACTGCTGAATATAAACTCAATTCTAAAGAATCTTTATGGACAAGCGAGTATTAATAATTTGTAGAGGTATTCAAGGTTCAGGTAATTTAACTATTCTTAACGTGTTTTACTAGGTTCTGGAGTAAAATTTAATTATATTTGCATATACCAAAATTAATAAGTATGTGCGAAGAAATTAAATTTATACGCCAGTGTCCAAGCTGTGGTAAGGATATTACCTATGCTAGAAAGTCAGATTATAACAAGGCTCTTAAGAAAGGTTCAGTTTGTAAGAGTTGTGCAGTTAGTAAAAGTTCTATATTTAAACCTGGGCATCATCTCAATGACTGTGTTAAAAGAGGTAATAGCTTAAACAGATTAATTGATGAGAAAACTCCTCAATCATTCTACTGGTTAGGCTTCTTAATTGCAGACGGCTCATTCTACAGCAAGGGGAAATTTGAACTAGGTTTAGCTGAGAAGGATTTAGATGTAATAGAGGAGTTCTCTAAATATATATCTTACTCTAATAAGATTATGTATAGAGAAGACACTAAGAGCTATCGTATATCATTTGCTAATAGTATTGATATACCGAGATTTATGGAGGAATATGGGATTCAATTTAGAAAGACCTATAATCCTATAGATTTTAGTGTTCTTAGAAATTACAGCAGAGAGCAACTCTTAGCTTTATTAATAGGTATTATAGATGGTGATGGAAGTATCCAGCCCAACGGCTCTCCAAATGCCTTCTGTATAACTATTACAGCACACAAATCCTGGTTAAAGTTTTATCAGGAGTTAATGTCTAGTTTGGATATTCCTGAACATATTTCTGAGAGAAGTGATTCTAATACTCTTACAATTAGGATATGTAAAAGAGAGATAATACAGCTATTACAAGATGTAATAGTAAACAATAACTTATTCCACTTGAAAAGAAAATGGAGCAAATTAATGATAAAGAAGCCCTCTGCCAGCGAAAGCTAATTATATGCAGAGGGCTTCAGTGACAGGGTTCGGGAAAATCAACTTGGGCCAAACAATGGTGTCACGAAGACCCAGAACATAGAGTGAGATTCAATAATGACGATATTCGTAATATGCTAGGAGATTATTGGATTCCTAGCAGAGAGAAATTAGTTAAATGTCTTTATGATAGATTCTTACTTGATTCTATGGCCCGTAAGTATGATATTGTAATAGACAATATGAACCTAAATCCCAAGACTGTTGCCGAAATAGAATCTGAGGTTGATCTATTTAATAGAGGAGTACGAGGTGAGTATGGATGGAAGTATGAAGTAGAGTTTAAAGATTTCTGGACTCCTGTTGAAGAATGTATCCGTCGAGATGCGTCTCGACCAAATCCTATAGGAGCAAAGGTTATTAAAGACACATGGAGACGCTATAGAAACTTTATCATTCACGAGGATATTATGGCAATGAAGGCTAAGGCAAGTCAACAGAATCCTGATTTGCCAGTAGCTATTATATGTGATATGGATGCTACGTTGTGCTTAAATACTAGTGGTCGTCCCTTCTATGGAGAAGGTGCTGCCGAGGGTATGGAAAAAGATGAACCAATTAATGAAATAGTTGGCTTAGTAAGAGCTTATTGTAATTTTCATAATGCAGAGTTAATCATTCTTACTGGTAGAGAAGATACTCCGGAATCTCGCGTGGCTACTGAGAAATGGCTTGATGCGCACCTACTATGTCCAGACATGGTTCTTATGCGACCTAAAGGAGATTACTCAGCAGGACCAGACTGTAAGAAAAAGTTATACGAGCAATATGTAAAGGACAAGTATTATGTCCCTATCGTACTCGAAGATAGTACAAAATGTGTAAGAATGTGGAGAGACTTAGGCATTACTTGTTTACAACCTAATGACGGAAAGTTTTAAATGGATTTAAATAAAGCAGTAGAACATTGTTGGGACAGAAGGGATTATCCAGAGATAATCTCTGATGATGCTGGATTGGATATATCTATTCCTAGATTTATCACTAGAGGCCCATGGAGAGAACATAATCGTCCTAGAAGAATTACTTTAAACGTAACTACCTATATAGGAACTAGTTGGAATGCAGTTCATTACTATGGCAATTTAGACATAGAAGGTATAAGCTTTAGTCAGGAAGATAGTCCAAACACAATGACTATGTGTTCAGAAACCTATGATGCTGAAGAAAAGAATCCTCTAGCTGGAGGAATGTATCATATTGAATTAGTGCGGCCGGTTACTCGCGAAGAAATTGAAGAAGATAATTCACGGTGGTGGGGATATGAGATCGGTAGCAATACTAATGCCTTCCATTCTCCAGAAGATGTAATAGCTCTAGCTAAGGAAGTATGCAAAGCTCGATTTAAAGGGAATTGGATACTCAAAATTGTAGACTATAGTGGAAAAGATTTAGACGAAGAAATCTTAATTGATAAGTTATGAACAGTTTTAATCTCTACGAGGATGTACTATCTCGTACATGGAATAGGTATTACTATGAAGTAGAAGCCGAAACATTAGAGGAAGCTATAGAAAAAGTAAAGGACGGAGAGGTAGATTGCTACGATAGTGAACAACTTTATGAAAGTACTGACGACTTAGCTCCAGAAGAGAACAATGGGTCTGCTACCAGAGAAATTTACCACGAAGACGAGGTCGTTTGGGACAATGCAAAACTAGTTAATAGAGGTGAAATAATCACCCAAGATCTCAGGAATATCTCAGACCAACTGTTTCACATTATGGAATCTGAACCAGAAGAGTTTAGTGCAGGCTGTATTTCGCTTGCATTAGTTAAAGAAGTGTTAGAAAAGTTAGGATGGACTGATACTGAGGACCTAGAAACTAATGGCTGGGATATAGACTATTGGGTAACTTTCATAAAGGAAGGAAAAGACTTCAAGTATATAGTTAGTGGTAGTTTATACTACGGAAACATTAATATAAGAAAGGAGAAATTTTGAAAGACGAATTTGGAGATAGAATGAAGCTTTATTATGAAGCACGTTCTAAGACATCACTTATGAGAAGAACTCCTGTAATCATCCGATTAGATGGAAAGGCATTTCACACATTCACAAAGGGTTTTGTTAAGCCCTTTGATGAGTGTATGTCCAAAGCCATGCAGGAAACTATGAAATATCTGTGTGAAAACATTCAGGGATGTGTTTTGGGATATACACAATCTGATGAAATTACGCTAGTTCTAATAGACTACCAAAAACTTACCACAGATGCTTGGTTTGATTACGAAGTACAAAAAATCTGTAGTGTAGCTGCATCTATGGCAACCTTTATCTTCAATAGACAATTCCAAGTACAAGTTAATGAACTTTCTTGGAAAGGTGAATTAGCAGACGAAAATCTGGCTAAATCTTACATACGTGCTATTAAATCAGGTGCAGTATTTGATGCAAGATGCTTTAATATCCCCAAGGAAGAGGTAACTAATTGTATATTATGGAGACAGCAAGACGCTACACGAAATAGTATTCAATCTGTCGGGCAAGCTTACTTTTCTCATAAGCAGTTAGAAGGATTAAATACTAATCAGATTCAAGAACTACTTTTCCAAGAGAAGGGAATTAATTGGAATGATTATCCTACTAAGTTTAGAAGAGGAAGCTGTTGTATCAAGAAGTATCATCAGACTATGAACCAAACTCTCAGAGGTTATTGGTATATTGACGATGAGATTCCAATCTTTACTGGAGAAGGGAGAGACTATATAGAGAAGCTTATATGAGCAGAACATTTGGTGAGCATCATCCAGTAGCACATAACCCAAAAAATAGGTTTCCTTCCCCATACTTAGACAATGAAGGTAAAAAAGAGAGACGAAGAAAAAGACGTGCTTATGGCTCTCAAGGATGGAAAGGATGGGGAGGAGAAATATACTTCAAAAGATTTGGGGAAATCATGATAGATTGTGTAAATAAGAGAAAAGCTAGACAGCTTATCAAAAAACAAATAAGAGAAGAGCTTAGAAATGAATTATAGGATTAACTACAATGTAGTTTTATTTAACGAAATCCTTTACGATAAAGAAATAAAGGTTAAGAACAAAGATAATGAATTGATGGCAAAATGTTCTCTTGAGGATTATTTAAGAAGAAAACATGGAGATGCATTTAGACAACTTATTATAACTAAATGTGTACCAGAGTATTTTAATGATAGATTGTTTAACGGAATATTTGGAGGAATGTTTTAATGATAGTAGATAATTTTGAATATTTATCTAAATTGTTTGACGAATTAATAGACAAGGATGATTTCTATTTCGTACAAATAATTCAACGTAAGAAGGATGGAGTAGAACTCCCGTCATATACTTCGGGCGCTAGAACTATTAGAAGTTTCTATTTCTTTACCAAGGAAGAATTTCTAAGACAAGAACCTTACATAAAAGACCTATGTAATAGTAATAACGCTCGTGCTTATTTCTGGATAAATCCAAGAAATACTTTCGATATAGCTTGCGAATCTATTAAGCAGTTTACTGACTTAATAAAGAATAAAAATACTAGACAAGGTATTGCTGTATATGACAGAGCTACTGGTGCTAGCAGAAGTACAAACTATAAGAAATTATGGATAGTTGATATAGACTCTAAAGATGATGAGTATCAACAGAAAATAATTTCTCTAATCAAAGAGTGTAGAGGTTCGGAAGGAGAGAGAATTAGACACATCATTCCGACTGTAAATGGATATCACCTTATTTCTAATGGGTTTGACAGGCAACAGTTTTCTCAGAAACTAGCCTTGTATCAGTTAGACCCAATAGATATACATGACAATAATCCTACACTTTTATACTATAACCAGAAATAAATATTAAGATGAAAACCTATACATACTATATAGAATTTAAGACTAGATGTGCTGAAACGATTACAATAGAAGCTCCAAGTGAAGAAGAAGCAAGAAAATCTCTCAGAGAGACTTTTAGAAATCTAACTTTAGTAGAGCTTATTAAGGAGGATTAAATGAAGAAGTTTATATATCACATAGAACATACTAACGGTATGGACCAAAATGTCTGGACTTCCGCAGAAAATCAGTATGAAGCAGAGCAGGAAATTAGACATGATTATCATTCAATCAAAAGTTTAACTTTAATAAAGGTAGAGGATATGTATTTAGAAAATGGTGACGAAGTAATAGAAGCCGATAATGGCAGACTTATATTAGCTAATAGTGGTGCTTATTGTGATGAAGACGGAAATCCTACTGGTGGATGTATAGATGATGAAGAGTACGTCTATATAACAAAAACTGGCAGTGTTTATCATACGGATAGAGGTTGCGCATCTTTGAAAGCTCGAAATCCGAAAGTGGAAGAAATACCGCTTTCTGAAGCAAGGAAGAAAGGTTACAAACCTTGTAAAAGGTGTAAACATGGATAAGTTCAAAGCTTCTATAGTTAAATATATATGCCCAATTTGTGGAGAAGTAGTAGAGGAGGGAATCATAATGAATTCCCTTCTTTCAGAGAAAGCTGCTTCTGAAGTAGAGAAATTGCATGGGAAAGCTATAGGATTTTCTGACCATGCTTGTAAAAAGTGTTCAGAGTACAAAGACACAGCGGTATTCTTTATTGGAATTAATCTAAAGAAATCTTCTGATAAAGAACCTTATAGGACTGGACAAATTGTTGGAATAAAAGATGATTCTCCCTTAGTTTTACATTGTAAGGAATATATACGTTCTTTAAAGGACGGAACCAGATTTTGCTTTATTGATGAATTGGTAGGTAAGGAAATAGGATTATGGCAGTAATGAAACTAATTAGTAAGGAGGAGCTAGCTGACTTAATACGAGATAGTATTAAACTCAGTTATCTAGAAGCTGGAGGAGTTGATAATTGGACATGGTATGATGAAGCTCTAACTGAGTATAATGAAGACGACCTAGATGATGACACATTAACTAATGAATATAAGGACGCATGAGAACAGTAGCACAGAAGGTATTTCAAGTTGCCTATCGCACGAAGAACCAAGGAGTTGAAGGCTGGATATTAGTTGAAGCCAACGACTTCATAGAAGCCCTAGACGTGTTTAAGAGTCATTTTAAAGACTATGAAGTAACCGAAATTAGAAAATTCCGAGATATTATTAAACCACTTACTAAAACTATCACAGTAGAACTATGAAATTAATCAGACCTTCATTTGAAATTTTAGAACAGAAACCAAGAGCTATTGTTATTCCTGCCGATATGGAAATAGGCCCACGTATGGTAAAAGAAGAACTTCTAAGCTCTGTGTATAGACAAATAGAAATAGCTGGAAGAACCTGTTACAAGTCTGAAGATAAAATTACAGATACATCTGCTAAAGAGTTTGTAGAAAGAATGGTAAAATCCGGCCACGGAGCTATGCTTGAACATGGTACTGTTTACTTGTTGCTGAATATGGCTTCTAGACAACAGTATTTTAAATATTGTAGTAATCCGTACTCTGTAGCTAATAGTACTGGAGAAGCTGAAAAAGGGACTTGGTTAGGATTTGTTACCACCAATTATAGAGTTCTTGTGGAAAACAACTGGCTAGATGATTTGCAATATATCTGTGAGCCTGGAAAAGAACACGAGAAGAGAATTACTGTTAAGTTCGTCTGTGATAGAGGAGTATCACATGAATTTGTGAGACATAGAGTATTTAGTTTTGCCCAAGAATCTACCCGTTATTGTAATTATAGTAAAGATAAGTTTGGCAACGAGCTTACTTTTATTATCCCTTGTTGGGTTGACGGACTAGCTTTGCAGGAGGCTACTAGTGGTACTGTTATAAACCATGACGATTTTGGAGAGTTAATTGGAGAATATTATTACAGTTTAACAGGTAAAGAAGAACCATATTTTAAACCCTGGGAAATTACTCCAGAGAGTAATTTTGTGGCATCTCTACAAGTATCAGAAAAACTTTATCTAGAATTACTTAATCAGGGATGGAAACCTCAACAGGCTAGAGCAGTTCTTCCTAATAGTCTAAAGACCGAGTTAATTATGACTGGTACTATTGAGCAATGGAAAGGATTCTTTGTATTAAGGGATGCTCCAAGCGCTCACCCACAAGCTAGAGAATTAGCAGAACCTCTCCATGCTGAATTTATTAAAAAAGGTTACGTATGAAAAAAGTTAGAACTCCAGATGAAATACAACTGGAAATAACTCGCTTAGAATGGAAGTTAAGAGAGTTAAGAGAGGAGCTTCATATATCTGATGCTGTTAACAACCCAAACTATCAAGAATATAAAGGTAAATGGGTCTTCCATGATGCATACGAAAGTGGGTGGTCGTGCGTCTACGTTCTTGGAGTTACCATAAATGACGATGATGTATATTTTTATGGGTATGGGGTAGTATATAACGAACAAACTAAGGAGCTGACTGTTGTTAGTAAGGACTATCCAAGGGATTTCTATATTTGCTATCCAGATAATCTTACCATTATAGAAGAAAGCGAAGTAACAGATAAGATATTTGAGATGTTATCAGTAGAGTTTGAAGAGTGTTTCTAAACTATGACTAAACAATTAGTATATTCTAAAGATATAACTATAGATAACTTATTTGTTGGATTAAAGTACATTTCTTTGACAATTTCTGGAAGGATTTACAAGACTTCCAGAAGTTTCTTAGGATGGACACTCAAACCACAATATAGTTATACTCTCAGCGTTCCCTACATTGATAGCCCTTATTTCGATGGGGAGTATGGGACTAATAAAATTCTTAGGTCAAAAGCTGAGAACCTAAGGCAGATAATGTTGGATAAAATTTCTGAATTTGAAGAAGAAAATGACAGCAGGTGAATATTTCGGAGATTGGATGGAAGTAATAGATGGTCCTGAGCTACGTAGAGTAGTAACGTGGATGAGTAAGCTAGACAAATCCATCTTATGTCCTTCATCACAGAATGTATTTAAAGCATTTCAAGCTTGTTCTCTTAAAGATTGTAAGGTTGTCTTCTTAGGTCAAGACCCTTATCCGCAGCAGGGAGTAGCTACTGGAATATTATTCGGAAACTCGAAGGATACTCCAGAAGAGAAACTATCGCCTTCACTTCAGATAGTCAAAGAAGCTGCAATCAATTATGAAATCCCGCATAATCTCATAGAGTTCGATAATACTTTAGAATCTTGGGCCAAACAAGGTATATTAATGATTAATACTGCTTTTACTTGTGAAGTCGGAAGAGTAGGTTCGCATTATGATATATGGAGGCCATTTACAGCTAAGCTAATTCATAACCTTAGCACCAGAGATGGAGGTATAATATACGTATTGTTTGGTAATCAAGCATCTTCATTTAAGAAATATATTGTGAATAGTCCAAAAATTATTGAGGTCTATCATCCAGCTTATTTTGCTAGACAGAACAAGAAAATGCCATACAGTGTGTTTACTGAGCTTAACCAGGAACTATATAGATTATACGGTTATAAGATTGACTTTTATAAAGAGACTGAATATGGTACTTGCTAAAGAACTTGTAGACAAGTTAAAGAAAATCGAAGACTTTGACATTACTTATGAGTCAAGTGATAAGGATTCCGGAGAAATATATATTGACTACAATAACATAGTTTTTGTCCTAGAACATTATATATACGAGGGCAAGTTCTACCTTTCTGGAGGACTACATACTATAACATACAAAGGGAAAGAGTACTACAGTGATGTCCTTCCCTACTATCTCGACGTAGACTATGATTCTGATACTTATAATGGAGTTGATGAATTAGTAAGTATGATAGAAGATGATATTAAAGGATGTGACTTTAAGAAAAAGCTGCGCAGATTAATTAGTGTAGTCGATTCAATATATGAAGATTTTGACGAAGCTGAAGTAGAATTTATTAAATATTTATTAGAATGAGTTACAATATTTGTTTTACATTAGGAGACCCATCTGGTGATGGGCACGCTAATACATCAGAATATCATATAGTAGCTACTCACTCTGTTGAGGAGATTACTAATGCTTATAAGAAAACTACGGAATTGTTGGGATTTGATTTTGTAAAAGAAGTAGGCTCGGAATATGAAGCAGATGGATGGATTCCACAGGAGTATACGAAGAAGCTATTAGAACTTAACATAATAGACGACGAGTATATAACTACTGAGGATCACCAATATGGTCCCCCTGCTGGATGTTACTGGTTTGACTATGCAGAGGATGAATTCCTTGAAGTATTCTTCAATATAGTAAGATACTCCCTTCCAGACTTTGAATGGACTTCTAGAGATTTGGAAGAAGATACTCTATATCTTCTAGAGGGAGCAGCTTACGGGTTTGCATATCATGGCGAGTAAAAGAATACCAAGGAAAGTAAAGAAAGCTCTAAAGTATGTGTATTTATTGCCGAGGAGAAATGGTAATATGATACAGTATGGTGGAGTAGGCATAATTGGAAATAGGTCAAAGTGGAAACGCAAAGCTGCCAAGGTGTTGCGTGCACGAGACTATAGAAAAATGTTAGATATGATGACTAGTAGATTGAAAGATTTATATTCCTCAACGTCATATTCAAAACTTGATATTATTGAATCAGATTTTTTCGAATGGGAAGTAATTATTAAAAATAAATAACATTATGAGTAGTATTTCAAACATTTTTGGTAAGAAAGCAGTAAAATCATTTGCAGAACAACTTGCAGAAGTAAAGAACATTTTTAAGACTTCTTATGACTAAGCGATAGCTTTAAATGCAGCCATTGCTGAGGACATTAAGGTTAAACAAAATGAAATAGCGTCAATTCAGACCCAAATAGACTTTAATTCTCAAGTTGCAGAAGACAATAGTAAGTATATAGCTAAGCTTAAAGAATTGATTTCCTGATGTATCTGAATATCAAAATAAAAGAGGACTTTAGGACTCTTAAGAAGGATTCGGAATACAAATTTGACTTTGCAGAACGTAATAGGTATTTAATGGTAGGTCCAAATGGGTGTGGTAAATCCACACTCATAAATATCTTGCGCAGTTATCAATGCGATAATATTAATGACGACCCAAATGGGTTCGAGCAGGATAAGTTAGGATATTTAAACATCAGAAGTTTGCAAGCAGAAGCTGAAATAGAAACCGATTTTGAGAAGCTCTATTTCATAAGTTCTGAATTTGATGACCCACTATCTTTAGATAACTGTGCTACGGCAAGTGCTCTCGTTAAGAACGGTGGATTCTATCTAAAGAATAAGTCGAACGGGGAGCGGCAGTTACAAAGTCTAAGTAAGTGGATACATGAAAACAAAGCTGATTGGAACGAGAAATGCCTACTAGTATTTGACGAAGTAGATAAGGGTTTCGATTTAAGGTATCAAGTTGGATTGCATAATATGCTTACTAATCTTCCAGTTATGCATGGAGTAAAGATTCTAGCAGTATCTCATACTTTAATTCCAATGCTATTAGAGGATAAGGTATATGCTTTCAAATACAGAATAATGCTCAGTCCGTCTACTTATGTAGCACTAGAGACTGGATATAGTATAAAAATTAATGATTATAATGAGCGAGAAGAAGTTTAAGTACAGCCCTGACCATACGTTTTTTACATCAGACACGCATTTTGGTCATGCAAATATTATAAGGTTTTGTAAACGTCCATTCGAAAATGTCGAGGAAATGAACGAAGCCTTGATAGAAAATTGGAATAAAGTGGTCTCTGACGATGATACGGTCTTCCATTTGGGAGATTTCGCCTTTGGTGGAAGTAATGTATGGAAAGAGATTATTCCTCGTCTAAAAGGTCATATAAACCTCATTATAGGAAATCATGATAGGAAAAATCTTAGACAAGGATATATGTCATTTTTTGACATGGTAGTTCCGCAACTACAAATAGAAATAGAAGATACCTCCATCTATTTGAATCATTATCCATTTCTTTGTTATGGTGGTTCGTATAGAGGAGTGTGGCAGTTGTTTGGTCATGTTCATTCTGGACCAGGAGCGGACGGACTAGACATTTCAAGACTCAGGGTATTACTTCCAACCCAATACGATGTAGGGGTAGATAATAACAATTTTACTCCTATCTCTTATAGAGAAGTCAAGAATAAAATAGAAGCACAGAAAAATGAAAGTCTGGATAGGGCTAAAGCCTAATGATAGGCAGGGAATGGAATTTAATCTGACTCCACTAGAGTTTAGAGACTTATTAAGTAAGCCAGATTGGGTTCCACTCCATTTTTTAGGTTGGAGAACATTTATAACCTCTGTATATTTTAAAATACTTTGACATGGAACAATATAATAAGAAATCGATATCCGACGATTTAAAGATATATGACCACTTGGCTAAAGATTCCGACTTTATAGAAATTACTGAATGGCATAACGGAGAAGGTTGGGATATTGCCATCAACGAAAGAATAATTTCGTTAACCTGGGGACAATTAGAAGCTATTAATTATTTAATTAAATCATTGGAATATAGGAGTTAATATGAAATTGTATTATTTATTGCTGCTAGTTATGTTCTTTCTAATGAGCTGTGAAAGAACATCTAATGTATCAGAAGGTCGTCATATAGGTACTTCCGATACCGACTATATATTTGAGTATACTATAGACGGACATGACTATATTAAGAAAGGTTATGGGATGGCTCATTCCGGAACTTGCAAGAAATGTAAGCAAGAACGAGATAGTATTGTCAATGTCTTAATAAAAGAATTAAGTGCTAATTGAAGTATTAATAAGCTATCCAGATCCTATGGATAATTGTCTTCCGCCTCAAATTTATATTAGGGAGTGGAAGACAATGGAAGTTTCCCCGTTTGAATGGTACAAAATACTTTCACGACCTTACGGATATAACTATTATAGATTAGGAAAATATATTAATAAATCTGTTAATAATGAGTTGCGTTGAATTACATCGAGGAACTTTAGTTAAAGTTAACACAAAAGGACTTACAGTAGAGGAATATTGTGAACTTCTTTGTAAGAAACACGGCTATGAAATCGCTTATGAAGGAGATACATATGCTGAAACCTTAAGGGATGTAGATGATACCTACAAGGTATTAAATGGGGAGTTATATAGGTGTGATGATACTCAATATCCAGAAGACACTTCTTACTTGGTTGATGTTAGAAGCAATGGAGATGGAACTTACGAATATATTGCCCAATTCTACAATGGTGGTACTTATTTAGATGAAGTTTTAGAAGATGGAATAAAAAATACTTTAAAATGATTAGGGAGAAAATTGACAACTTAATCAAGCAAGCTATGCTTGATAAAGACCAGCCGAGAACAGAAGTTTTGAGAGCTATTAAGAACGAATTCCTTGTATATCAAACAGCAAAAAATGCTAAGCCTCTAGATGATGCCGCTGAAATTGCTATTTTGAATAAAATGATGAAGCAAAGAAAGGATAGCGCCGAGCAGTATAAACAAGCAGGAAGATTAGACTTGGAATCCAATGAGATATATGAAATCAGTTTCATTAGTACTTTTCTGCCTAGAAAAGCTACAGTGGAAGATATAGAAAATGCTCTCTTTGAAGTAATGCTTGAGAAAGGATGGGCTAGCATTAAATCAGGACCTCAAATTCCAAAAAAGTGTATGGGAGAAGCTATTAAGGCTGCGAAAGAAAAATTAAGCAATGTAGATGGAAAAGAATTATCTGATATTGTAAAAACTTACTTGGAATAATGGACAATATAGCTATCGACTTAGTAGAGAAATATATTCTCGATCATCTAGATAAATCAGACGCAATTCCGGATTTTGAAGTATATACAGTGTGGAAATGTAAAATTTTGCAGAACTGGAAATACTTGCTATCTAGCACACTTCCAGATGGAATGTATTATGAACTTACATATAACGGAGATAAGAAACAGTGGTACTTAGATGCGTACAAGAAATTTGATAATGTATGTTATAATTTAGGATAATATGAGCCATTTTGTAGGATTTGTATTCGGTAGTAATGTTGATGAATTGCTTGAACCATATGATGAAAATATGGTAGTAGATGCATATGTAAGATACACTAAAGACGAAGCTGTAGATGAAGTTAAAAGAAGACACGCCGATAATTACGAATATGCTCTTAAAGTACTAGATAAATATCAAGACCCTAAGTCTGATTGGGAAAAGGAGCAGGTAGAGCGTGCAAATAAAATTATAGAAGGTGGTATTGGAATATCCTATGAGGACGCCTGGGAAGAGGCGAAGAAGTGGGGATATGACATGGATGATAATGAAAATCTACTCTCTACCTATAATCCAGAATCTAAATGGGACTGGTATTCAGAAGGAGGTAGATGGGGAGCTTGGTTGATTCTAAAAGAGAAGGATGAAAATGGAGTACCTCTGACAGCAATCTTTGCTACCAAATCTGAAGTAGACTGGGATCGTATGTTTCCTAATAGAGTCCCATTCTGTTTTGTCACCGAAGATGGTGAGTGGCACGAGTCAGCTTCTATGGGCTGGTGGGGTATGACTTCTGACGACAAAGAAGAAGATGTTTGGAACAAGGAGTTTAAAGAGTATCTAGACAGTGTAGGAGATGATGTTGAAATTTCAGTAATAGACTTTCATATCTAATGTCAGAAAAGAATGATAAATGGACGATGTTCAAGAATTACATTCATAACGAATTGGGCATCACCAAGGATGATATAAGAGCTTGGCTTAAAGAGGCAGTACAGTCTCAAGCCGAGCTTATGTTAAAGAAAACTTTTGACGACTTCGATATGGATACTTTTGTACGTAGACATATCGAAACGCAAATGAGATATTGGACTACAGACTCTGTACGCCATCAGGTAGCTAATTTACTAGCAGACAGATTAGTTATTTTAAGCGAGGATAATGAAAAAATAAATGATTCTAAACATCAGCTTAAGAACTGACATAGTAGCTTGTTATACTGATTGGCTGGTAGACAAATTGTTACATAAGGACTTTATTTATTCCCAGAATCCTAGAACTAAGGTTACTACAGCATACTCCTTAAAGGATGTAGACTGTATAGCCTTCTGTTCTAAGGACTATTCTAAAATATTACCATATATTCAAGAAATCAATTCCAAGTATAAGTGTATATACTATTATACTATTACTCCATATGGAACTGACATAGAGCCAAATGTTCCATCGGTAGATGAAAGTATAAAGACTTTAAAAGAGTTGAGTAAGATAGTGGGCAAAGAAAATGTTTTGTGGAGGTTTGACCCTTTACTTAAGACTAACAAAATATCTTGCGAATGGTTAGTAGATTCTTTCGAGAAAATGGCTAAAGAATTGTCCAAGTATGTAAGTAGATGTATATTTAGTTTTATTACTCCATATTCCCACACATTAGCTAATATGCCAGAAATAATTCCTTTCACTGAAGAGGAAAAGGACTGGATTACTATGAGAATGGGAGTTATTGCTATATCCGAGAATAATCTACATTTACAGATATGTAGATTAGGAAAGGAATATCCTGGGGTATATGTTGAAGGATGTATGAGTCCTAAGATATTTGGGCTTAACATAAAGCCGACTAAAGCTTCTATTACTAGTGGATGTACTTGTAGCGTTCAGACCTACGGAATAGGAGAATACGATACTTGTAAGATGGGATGTAAATATTGTTATGCTACTATAGATCATAATCTGGCTAAAAGAATACCAGAAAATCCTAACTCTAAACTTATTTCTGGAGAAATAACGGAACCAATTAAGTACGTAAATAACAGAGTACAGATAAGTCAAGAACTAAGCCTATTTGATTAAAATGATTACAAGAATTGAAAAGTTTGGAGCATCATGGTGTGGACCATGCAAAGTACTAGACAGGACGTTAGAACAGCTTACTGGAATAGAAATTGTCAAGCATGATGTAGACGAAGAGGAAGAACTTGCGAATGCAAGAGGTATACGAAATGTTCCAGTTTTGATATACTATAACGAGCAAGATGAGGAAGTTAAGAGAACAGTAGGTGCTATTTCTTTAGGCACTATTATATCAATTATAAACGGTAATTAATATGTATAGAGTATTATTGAGCAGAACAGGAGTAGCCTATGCTAAGGAATGTGATGACGAACTCGATGAGTTTGATTTTATAGAGGTCTTAAGAGACTTTGTGGATTCTGGAGACGTAATTATGTTCGTAGATGATTTAGACACTTTGAGAGATTCTATGGAACTTGAATATAAAATCGAAATAGTTGATGGAGACGAATGAAAACATTAGAAGCTATAATGTAGGGAATTCTAATTACAGCAAGCATAAAATACAACCTTGGGATATTTGGAGAGAATATAATTTGAATCCATGGGATGCAGATATCGTAAAGAGGATACTGAGAACTAAGGAAGAACCTGGTAAGTCTAAAGAGGATGCTAGAATAATGGATTACGAGAAGATTATCCATATTTGCAAAGAAAGGATTCGGCAGATTAACGAGGACAAAAAGGAAGAAGGAACTTCCTCTGGATTTGTTATTAGTACTGATGGTACTGCTTGTATATCTAATATATTTAAACCTAGTGCTATCTCTTATAGTTTGAATGAGAAGGAGGCGAATGCATATGCCGAATTTCAAAAACAACATTATGAACTACATAAGGGAATAAAGGCGTGTGGATGTTCAGTAATATTTACACATAGTGGAATAGGTGTAGGTAAATCTGTTAAATGTAATGTATGTAAGGAGAGTAAGAACATAACTGATTACAATACTTGGTAAATAATAAAGGGAGAAGCGTAGACAATAAAGTCTATGTTTCTCCCTATTTTTTTTTTATTCTTCTCCAATACCATTTATAGTATCTCTCTTATACATTTTATATGTGTCTTGCAGAGAACGTGGTAATGCTTGAGATTTGGTAATTAATTCACCCATCGTAGTATCTCCGAATAAGAATCCTCCAATATCATGCCAAGTTTTTGCTCCCCATTTCACGGCGGCAGGACTTGTATTATTCATAACATAATCAAATATAGGGAGAGGTCCTTTAAATTCTTCAAAGCTACTTGAACTACCCTTGTATAATAATTCTATAGCAGCATTAGTTAGTATAGCCTAGCCATCTCCAGATTTTTTATGCTCTTTATATGCAGGATTTACTAGTTCTTCAAATAGCCAATATAGAAGTAGTGCTACTAAGGCATCAGATATCAATCTTCTCCAATTTCTCATTTGCATAGGACTACTAAGAATGTTTTGCTTTATTCCTTCCCATCCTCTACCATGATATAATTCAGCAACAGTATCTTGTAAAGTTCTGAAAACTCCTTGAACTACTAGAGGAATATCAGTCAAATAAGGTACTCCCGTGTCTTCAGTAGTAATGTTGCCATTATCATCTATCCAGAGCTTGTTTCCGTTTTCGTCCTCCTTCTAAACTTTCTAGGTTTCGTAAGAGGATTCCCTCCTCTTACCTAAGTATACATCATATATACCGTTCATCCAAGTAGAAAATACTCCAAACTATGAACCAATAGCTAAGTTTTCATACATAGCTTTTGTGCTTCGGTTATATGAACCATATATAGTATCCCCTAAGTTTTTGATTTCATCAATCTGATTTTGTGTATATCCGTCTGGAAGATTAGTGTCTAAACTTACAGGTAAGTTAGCATCTGGATTCTCTTCATTAAACTTCATAATCTAACTTAGATACAATGATTTTTGCTTATTATAAGCTTCCATGTTGCTTTTATCATTAGATGCCAGAAGTTTAAATCTTTCGTCCATTCTCCAATTATATACCAGCTTTCCATCTACAATCGAATATGCTTTATGGGAGCCATCATGCTTTAATTTTCCCATAAATAGTACCATTCTATTAAGAAAGTCTGGCTTTCTTAATGTAGCATATGCCCAGTTGCCTGCATTGGTTATACCTCCTCTGTTAGTTTTATAACCCTCCTATTGCTATTCTATATTGATATTAGAAATCAAATATTTACTATTCAACTTATCTAATAAATCAATACTCATTGCTGAATGTACTCCCTATCTAAGTACAAACTGATATGCCCACATTACATCCTTAGCATCTACGTCAGTTCTATATTTAGTCATAGTTCTGACTACATTGGATAGGAATCCTCCGAACGTATCTCTAATAGCTGCTACAGGACTTGCCGCAATGTAAGCCGTAGAAACCGCTTTTCTTAAGGGCTGCAATCTTGCGATTATTTTTTTAGAGCTTTCTTCCATAATACTTCTGTTAAAAACAGCAGTCTTTAAATAATCGTCAATGTGTTTGATAGTCTTGGCAAATTTTTCTGAGTTATCTTCTCTAACTCCAGTTAATTTTAACTAAAGAAGAATACCCTTAGCCCTAGTCAGCATCTTATTCATTTCCTCTTCCTAAAGATTTTTGTAAGAGTAATCTATAACTAAGTTCTGTAGATTAGTCTCAAAATAGTCCTTACCATACTTTGATAGCAATCTTTGTCTACCTTTAGTAGTCTCAGAGGCTCTAAATCTATTGTATGCTTGCATATTTTCGATATCGGAATTAATCTAAGACTCTTCCTAATCGGTTAAAATATCTTCATACATTTCTTTAAAGAACATAGTAGGATTCTTACAGTATCCTTTAACTCTTCTCTAGAAGTCCTCAAAGTATTTACCTGGATTACTCCATCTAGTAGATGATGAAGCCTTTTCTAAAGGCACCCAGAGATACTATGGATTATTCTTAATAAAGGTTAGTATGCCCTTATCATCTTCTGACTTATAGGAGAAGTTATTATCTTTAAATCTCAACTTATTTATTTCAAATAAGGCCTTTTTCAGAAATTTTCTATCGTCAGCATCTAAGTCTGAGGTTGAATCATATGGATTCTTAAAGAATAATTCTCCATCCTTTTCCTAATATAGATGCTTAAATACTCTAGCCTAATCCCCAATTATAGCATTTCTAGCCTTGCCATATCCTTTTGCTTCGTAATAGTCCAAGCAGGCTAAATTAAAGTCCGAAATCTAAGGCTCTAGTTTATTAGAAATTCCGTGAATTGCGTCCTAAAGTAATTTACTTATAATTCTTACCTACGTGTTAGAAATGTTCTGAGGTCTTGCTAACAGGCGCTCTACTTCTGATAAATCATCTTCTGATATTCTTATAATTCCAGAGAGTCTATCTAAAGTTATCGACGCGTTTAGTAATAGTTTACAGCATCCAGTTACTAATTCATTTCTCTCAGGATTAGCTAGAGTAGCTTTTCCAGTTGCATACTTTATAATCGTATCTGGAGACAAGGACATATGCTGTCCTACCAGTATTTTATTTAGTTTCGAAATAAGTTCTTCTAATCTCTGTATCTAAACTTCATTAGTTTCTGCAGAAGATAAGGAATCTATTGTAGTTCCATTTAGCATATGTTGCAAACCGTCAATATCTGAACCAGATATCAATTCTTTTAAAGAGTTGAAATCCGTCTTACCAAGATTTGGGGATTCATGTAGGATATCCCAAAATTCATTTATCAAAAGTTGCACAGGCGAGATATGCTCTACTGTAGCAAAGTTATTACTTATCTTCAATCCTGGGTCTTTCTAATTTAGTACTTCCTAAGCCTTGACGAAATTAGAAACAATTAACTAAATAGGATACTATTGACTTTGTATTCTTCCACCAAGTCCTCCAACTACTGTAAGGTCTCCAAGCTTTATATCGCTTCCCAACTATGGAATTATTTCATTTAATAGAAACATAGTCCTCATAGTTTCTATGTTTCCATAGGTAGCTTTCATTAATTCTCTACCCTAGTTATCTGTTCCCTAAAGGTCATTTAAATGAAATCCTAATATATTCGTTCTTCCCTCGAAGGAATGTATCTAATCTAGGTTTAGACCAGATAGAGTTACTAGATTTATCTATCCAGTTAAGGTATTTTTAAACATAATAATATTGCAATTATCTAAGGTATCATTCTTAACAACTTCCCACAAATAATTGTACTTATCTTTTCCATTAACTTTTACTACAGAATGTTCAAAATATGGGCTAAATAGCTAATCTAGGTAATCATTGTCAAATTTAGGAAATCCGAATCGTCTAAATTCTCCAATCTGATTAACTATACCCCTAGCGCTAAGTTTACCATTATCTACGTTTAGAAGCTTGTCTTGATTCTGTTTAATTATATCTACTACTTCCTTATTCTTACTCTTAAGTTCGGAACTCTTTACATTATAGACAACTCCATCTATAGTAAGGTTCCATCCTGTATCAGGCTATTCCCCCTACGTCCAGTATGTCCAATTCTTATCAATAAATTCTTCTATAGTAGAAGTAATTCCATCTGCTTTAATGTCCTTTTTGGGAAACACAGCTTTTAATTGCTGGTTTACCTTGTCAATAGAAGAGTCGTTTATAGTTATTGTTTCAGCATTAGATGTTATAAATCTCTGTGCTAGTTTCATAGATTCTTGCATCACAAATGCACCTCTATTATGACTATAGCATTCTGCTCTATTTACTACTATATCCTTAATATTTTGAAACTAATCATCATATTCTAATGTAACTGGAATAATATTAAATCTAATATCATTAGTATTTATTCCATTATACTATAATATTCTAGATAATAAGGCAAATTCATTTCTATATTTTTCCTTCTTTGCCTAATCCCAAAATGCTGGAGATTCGTGCGAACTTTTGATATTAAAGACCTCTACTGAACCATTAGGTTTCACTACAATATAGTCAATATGTCCAGTAATTGTATCGTCTCTTCCTATTAGTTTTGCTGATAGATTTAGATTCTTCATTATAACTGGAGAGGAATCATCACCAAATTCCTTAGATTCTTTACCGTTGCCTAAGTACACCTAGCGAAATATATCGTCGTAAACCTAATCATGTATAGCATCGCTAAGATGTTCAAAAGACGTACCTTTAGTATTATCTTCGGTCTGAGAATAAGAAGTTTCCTTACCTTGCTTAAGAATAATTTTATGTAAATCCCTACCATCTTCTGCTATTCTCTTCCAACTATTTCTTAATATAGAAATATGCTTCTCTATTTCATCCTTTGACAGTCCCTTCTATTCATATAGTGATGCCATTCTATCAATATAGTCTTCTACCTACAGAACTGGCATTATCTATTTTCCTAATTGGTCTATATACAGACCTGAGTCAATAAATGACTGTGTTGTGTATCCAGAAGCATTAACTTCTGCACATCCATTCAATACATCTACTCTATCAGAGAACTCTTTTTTAAATTTTCGTTTCCCTGCTTCCTTTAATTCAGACAACTTATCAACCACTCTAGTCTGACGATTATAATCCTTTGAATAAAGAATATCATAAGCAAGCTATGGACTCTTTTTCAATATTTTTATTAATTCATCGTAAGAGTGGTTGTATTGTCTTTTACCTACTAACGTGTACTTACAATCTTTCATTTACAGTTTTCTAATATTAATCCTTTTTCAATCCCCTTCTCTATAAGATTAGAAATGATACGATTTTTCTACATCTATCCTATCTAAGACGAAACTAAAGCATTTACACTAGACTAAAAGCCTAAGTCTGTGTCTAAATCCAGTTTAATATTTTTTCTAATATTTTGTCTTATGTTTAGGAATTGCTGTCTGAACAAATCTATAGCTTCATTAGTTCTGTCGCTATAATAGAATACATCGCCATTCTCAATCTATCTAGCTAAGTATCTTACGACACCTTCTTCTATTCTATCTATATATGCTAAGTTTTTGTAGAGGTCGTTGACTCTACTCTTAGTCATCTAAGATACTTTCTTATCATAGAAATTCAAAATGTCTTCATAATTTTTAGTTCCATCCTTCATATCCTAAGCCTTAATAGCTCCTAATACTATATGGAATGTTTCATGCAAAAGGTCGTTAACACTAGCATTGCTCTAATTTATGTAAAGCTAGTTATCATAAATAAAGGCTTTGACATCATCTGTACCATTTGGAAATATTCTGTTACCGTTTTGGTCCTACAATTGCGATAGTTGGTTATTATCTGTAATGTTGATTTTAATAGGAGTGTCCTTGAATAAGGTATTCTCTAATGATTCTTTAAGATTGAATAATGTACTAGTTAAACTTTGGGTTGGAGGATTGCCCTACACATCTACTCCAGTAGAATTAATAGTTATTCCAGAATCTGTTAGAGATTTTATGTAGGCAGTATAATTGCCATCGTTGTTTTTAGTACTTCTTTCTATCAAATATTGCTTAACTGGAGCATTATTAATATCAAAAATAATTTTCCTTATAGCCTCATAATCTGCATCCTCCATAGTTCTTCCCTACATGGCATTAATAGAGTAGCCGTTTTCTGTCATTGCATATAAAAATATTCCAATTTTCTCTGGCAAGTCTAGGGAGGAAATATCGATTCCCTTTTGTTTATAAAATGCCTATATTTCTGACGGCTTCTTATTAGTAATAAGGTTATGTTCCTAAGCAAGCAGCTTAGTTTTAGGACCTATGGGATAAGCTATAGAACTAATAGTCTATCCAGGATTTGTTGGAAACTCTAAATGAACATATCTCTTTCCGTCAGAACTTCCTAACATCTGCTTCAATTCTATCTTGGTCTATTTACTAACGTTGGCAGAACGGTTAAAACCTTCAACTGCTAATTTAGCATCTTTGAGAGATCTAAATTTAGGAGGGTCATATAAGTTAGGACTAATAACGCTATTACTAACAATGAAGATATTCTCTCCACTTTCATTAAGATGATTGTATATATAGTAACCCTAATATTGTCCATTATCAACACCATCTTCGTTTACTGGAGTAAAAATGTTCATAGTATCATACCCAAAGTTAAACTCATCCTTTAATACTCTACCTATTCTCCTTAATTTAATCTTATCATCGTTAGTAAGCTTCTTTCCCATATAGCTGTAAACTATCTAGTCTTTATCTTGAGATATATCTAAAGCATATAACTAGCCATCAATCTCCACATTCTAATATCCAGAAAAGAATTGCTAAGCATCTTCTAATGTTGCTATATTATCATCATAACTACTAGATAATTCTAGTTCTCCTAAAGCTCTTCTTTCTTCGTTCTTCCTAGATAGAACATTATCAAATAATTTCTTAACCTGAGATTTAGTAAGTCTTATGCTCTATGGTACAGATCTACCTACAGATTCAACGTGGTAGTTGGATAGTATTATGTCGTTTTTGAAGTATTTCTATAGTAATTCTTCCATCTCCTCAGAGTTAAGATTTATAAATTGCTATTCGCTGACTTCCTAAGAAAATTGGGGGATATAGGTGGCAAGCCCCTTGTATAACTCAGACTTACCAAACTATTCTCTTTTCCAATGTAATCTCCTTAAATATCGGGCTAGGTCAGACTCTGAGTCTTCATTAATTACCTACTACTTATTAAGTTCTCGGCAGAAATCATTTAGCACAGAACCAGAATCTATAATCTGGTCACCGCTCTTAATAAGCTTAGTATAGTCACTACTGTTATTTAGGTAATCTAAAATAAGATGTTTAATTGTAAAAGATTCTGAAGGGGTAGAATCTACCTCTTTAGTAATACGCTCTAAATTCTTTTTGTAATTATTTCTAATAATGTCTAACTTATCCTTATACTTCTCAGATAAGTATTCATCAAGAATTTCATTATCATTTATAACCTATTCGGTTAAATATTTTTTGTGTTCGGTTTCGGCGAAGTTCTATACATCGAATTTGTTTCTAAATACATAACTTACTACTCCATTCACTACTACTCTTCCCTTTAACATATCTCCGTTGGAGTATGCTTTGTCTACAAGAGTGATTATGTAGGGTTTATCAATATCTTTAATTAATTCCGTTTCCTCTGGGTAACGAAGTTTTAAATTCTCGAAAGAACAGTTCCCTATTAGCTGTTTATCCAAGAAGTATTTTTGAGAGTTTTTTACTCTTGTAGATGAAGTCTGCAAGTCGTAAATCAACTACTTTATTTTATGTTCAGGAAGGGTGTCTAGATATTCTACAATATCTTGAAGAGAGTCTAGCTCCTTTTCACTAGACTCTCTATCAATTTTGAAATTATTTTTCCCTCCTATCTCAAGAATTACATCACATTCCATATTAACATAATTTGTAAATAAGCAACCTGTTCTATCTTATATATTGTGCTAACTACAATACTCTATCTTTCATATTAGCTTCTCCGGTTCCAGAGAATATAGAATTTTCTCTAAGTCTCTTATGAAGTTCTGGGAACATTACTAATGAGTTCTGTGAATAGTTATATATTCTTTCATCTATTTCTCCCTAAGTAAGACCCAAGTGGTCTAATTGTAGTAGGGATTCTGGCTTACTCATATCATATTTCCAAGTATAATCAGACCTATCATAGTATCTTTTATAGACATCATAACCGTGAGCTGGATTTAGAACTTTTACGTATGGTTCCGTTCTATAATTCAACGCATATGTAGAATACACAGTTGGAGCCATAGCTATTAAAAAGTCTCTCTTAGTTGGCATGATATACTTAAAATCATCATTGTAATCCTACTCTGACATGAATTTATAGTAATCGTACAAAACATTACCCTCACGAACCTAGTCTCTAAATATACCAGTCATATACTTACCTCCTAATCTAGTTCCATTGACAGCTAAGTTATAAAGCATTAATATATCTGCAACAGTATGATTTTTGTCGAAGGATTCAGTAGCTAACTCCTGTATACCTATTAGGTATCTATTATAGGTCTACTTGTTTGGAAGACTCTAGTCTATTTCAAATAGGTTAAGAGCTGTTCTCAGCATACTCTTTCCTCTATTAGAACTCTATACAAGCTCTTTAACTAAGAAGTTATCTGGGTAAGTATTTTTAAGCCATTCATAGAAATCATTTTCTACGAAGTTCTTAAGAGAATCTATACCGTTAAGAGAATTTATATACAATTCATCAGACCTTACTAAATTATAATTAGAATCATATACTTTAGTATTATCTACTTTAGATATATCTATAGGCTCATCCTTAGATAAGAAATATGAAGTAATTAATATCTTGTCTGCATAAGATATTATGTTCTTGTAATCTTTATCTGATAATGCACTATAGGACAATTCTCCTAAAGAAATTAACTAGTCTACTATCTTTGATTTATTCGCAAATAAATGTCTCTACTATAATGTATAGTTTAGCAAATCTAGATTCATCTTATAGTGTGGTATTCTATTAACTAAGTCTAGTATATTCCAACTTGATTTAATTAAATTGTAATATGTCGCAGCTAATTCCCTATAAGATACTAAGTCACCTTGTCTGGTATTGTATATAGTTCTAGAGCTTTGAGGTACTATAACCTTTTCATCATTTAAGAACTTGTACAAATCAAAATTTCCGTACAAATCTGTATTCACTGCATCCTATAAGATAGATACTATTTCTACAAGCGATAGTTCTGGATTATTTCCTTGAATATTCTTGATAACCTTTACTAAATCCTTTTCAGTTTTTGTCTTGGTTTGCATCGTAGCAAATATCTCTGGAGCTATAGATTGAAACTCTTCTAAATACTAAAGCAATTCAGCCTTCTTTCCAGAACTACTTGTAGCAGAATCCTCTTCATCAGATAGATTAACAAACTTAGTCTTGTAAGAATCAGAAGGTTTCTTTATTCCCATTCTGCGCTCTCTGGTAGAAACAGTAGCATACATTCTCTTAATAAGTTTAATTAAATCCATATCAGTCTGAGGAATACCTTGATTTAATTTCAGCCATACTGAAGCTAAAGTAGAAGTTTCATTGGCTTCATCAGTAATTCTCTGAAACTCATTCAAGTCTAGTTTAAAATCTAGCATTGAGTAATTGCTATTAGGATGTAATCTATTATAGTCTGCTATCTGGGATTTAATATCGCTAATAATCTAATTAATGTATTCAAATACATAATTAGTGTTCATATTATCAGTCTTAGGAAGTTCATACTGTGATAATGCTTCCATATATTTAGGACTATTTGCAGTTAGTGGTTCAGTTTTAGCCTTAATGAATTTTTGAACAAAATCTTTCAAGGATTTAGACTCTGAATCTTTATATATGTTTCCTAGCTTACTAATTATCCACATATATTCATTATTAGTCCTTCTTGGAGTACGACCTTCCGCCATCATCTCAGACATCATCTCAGCTTCAGCCTCCATAGCTTCAAACTAAGATTCCATAGCTTCTAATCTTTCCTCTGGAGATAGATTATCTTGAGGCTTTACAATTAGTTTAGAGAGGTCTATATCTCCATTTAGTATCTTAATAGCATTAGTTACTGAACTAGATTGATTTTTATATAAATCATTTCTACTATACTTGTCAATTAGCTCTACTACTGGACTTGTCATAAACGCCACAATATCCTTAAGATTGAAGCCCATCATAACAAGATGTAAGTGATATTTAGCTAAGTTGGTTCCAGCGTTAATCTTAGCAAGAATCAATTCCTTAGCATTATCTGTTGCCGCAGAAAGAATCTAAGAAATTAGCTAGTCGACGTACTTATCATCCATATTTATTTGTCCGTCGTAAGTAGAGTAGAACTCCTCTTTAATTTTCTAAGAAAGTTCCGGAGAGGCATTCCATAAATCGGGAATGTGTTTAACCACTACATTCATCAGCTAATCAGTTGCTCTTCCCGATAGTCTACTATAAGAATGATTCATCTTCAAGAAGAATTTATCTTTTTGATTTCCGTTTCTTAATACATTATGATAATAATATGTTAAATTGAACCAGTCCTTTTCACCATTAGCCGCAATACCAATAACATTCTTACCAACCAAGTTTTGATTCTGCATTACATATTTGGTAAGAGGATTCATCATATTTAGCTATTTAGTCTTTGCACCCTTAGGTGATTTATCAGCTTCTTTTTGTAAATCTCTCATTGTGATAGGAGAATATGCCTAATCTCGATTACGTATATTATGAACTACGTTTCTAATATTAGCACTAGCTACATTCTTATATGCCTACTCTCTCTATCTATAACTTACCTTATAATCCTCATGCTTCTAGATTTGTCTAATTAGTCTTCTTTTTTCATCAGCATTAGCTCCAGCAATATAATTATACCTACCGTTGTTATTATCTATTTTATAAATTAGATTAGCAACTTTTCTTAATCTTTCTGGTCCAGATGATGCCAATATACTATTTAGTTCGTTCTCTATAGAGTACTACTCTCCCTCAACAACAATCAATTTATTTCCTCTAGGAAGTGGTAAAGTTTTACTTGCATCTACCATCTATTCAGATGAATAATCAAACAATGGACTCCATCCTATGTACATACCATCATCACTAAATGATTGTCCCATTACGTATGCTTTATCAATATCATAGTCAGAACCTTGCAGATAGGTCTAAATATAGCTTACATAAGCTGTGTTAGAAGTATCAGCAGTCCAACCTACACAAACCATAGGCATAAATGACTGAAGTGACTGGGCTGGAATACGAGAAGAAATAAAGTGTAAGGAGGTTAAGAATGACGAATACTATTTTCTATACTATTGTAGATACTCGTAATATCTATCCCGTATTTGTTTATATTGCTCAGAGAAATTATTTCCTATCAAAGCATTTCTTAATTCTATCATGTGTTGCTAGAATCTAGGAAGCTTTCTAATTTCTTCTGGAGTCATTAATACTCGTTTCTTAGACTCTTCATCATATCTCGTATCGTTACCAAAATCTACTAGACTGTTTGCTATAGTTCTCTGTAGTCCAGGATTTAATTCCACTCCTGTATTTACCTATATATCAATAAACTTATCTTGAGAGTATATATTATTTAATATTGAAGAAATCTAATGGTATGCATCTGAATTAAGAACATCCTAATCGCTACTTTTCTTGTCTAATGCTCTTCTTATATCCTAAATCGGAGCTATTTTATATAAGGTATAGTTAATCAGCTAATGTTCTCCATTAACTAATTCTGCCTTAGTATACTTGTATCTTTTAACATAGTCTATTCTCTGAAGAATATTCTCTACGTTTCCATTCTTATCCTAAACAAGTCTATATCTAGACTTATCAATCTCTTGATTACTCTAATCTAAGACTTTTCCATCTACATACTTCCAAGAAGATTGTATATATTTACCAATCTTTATTCCATCTTGGTGAGTATATATCTCGTTATTATCGTTTATATATTCCTAAGTATAATCGAATGGGTCTTCATAAATGTTTAGAGTTTCAACAAGATTACTGAAAGACACCAAGGTATGTTGACCATTATTCTTTACAAAAGCTAAATTATAGAATCCCGCCGGTATTTTAGGAACTTCAGTTTGTCTTCTGAAGAAGTTTTCCCCTTGGTCCATAATATCAGCAAGAGAAGCATCGCCAGTCTGGAATATATCCTTATACATATTACCTAATACTATCTCAGCTTCTGTATTTTCCAAACTTCCAGGAATAATGTCTATAACCTGTCCGTTCAATTCAAACTTTCCTTGGTCTAATAAGTCAAGAACTGCCTAAATCTCAGTCTGTTTAGGTCTCTCAGATTTCGGTAAATTCCAAGAACCTCTAATAATCGGATGGTCATATATAGTCATAAACTTAGGAGTATTATCAACTGGGTCTGTATACTACCATCTAATCAAAGAAGGTTTTAGGTTATTAGGCCTAGTGACACATAACTTAAATTGAGTTCCTTCTAGTTCAGTCCTATTCTTGAAATTGTAATATGTTTCCATATCACTTAAATCAATAATCTACCCTGGTTCTCCTGTAGGATTAATTACTTGGACTATATCTGTGGGCATAAACCAAGACTTATCTCGTACCTATTCTGCCTACTACTTAGCATCTAGAAATAGGTTAACAAGTTGTCTATTGTACTCAGTAGTATCCTAAGAAGTAATGTTCATATATGGAATAGCAGAAGTATCTATCTTATCAGCAGATTCTCTTATCAAAGTAGCTAAATCGAAGCTAGCAATTCTTCTTTTACGCTCTCCGTACTTATTAGGGTCTACTCCGTTCTAGGCACACCATGCTTCTAATCCATTTCTCAGTTTTCCCTTGAAATCGTTTCTGGCTCTCTTTAATACGTCCTCAAAAAGATATTTTCTATAGGTTTTCGTTTTAGGGTCAAACATTTGAAAGTATTGGACAACATTATATCCTGGTGCCATAACATAACCAGAACCTGGATGTTTACGCTTAATAGACTTAGAATTGATTACAGAAGTGATGTTAGTAATAAACTAAGTATAGATACTAGGATCACTAAATGGAATCTTTAATCCCATAGATGAGTTATCCTTATTAATCTTAAACTCTTTGTTTATTTCTTGCTTAAGCTTCTCAGTTAAGTCCATATCACTATTACTCTTAGATTGGACTATCAACTTTCCTACTATCTTATAAAGCTAATACTTAGCTTTACTTGGGTCTACTGCGTAATCTTTAAAGTATCTTTGGATATTAGTTAATTCCTATTCTGAAGCCTAGAATGCAGATTCTGCAAGACCATAGTAAATCTCATTTACTGACTTGAAGTCTTTACCATAAGCTGCACAGGCAGCTACTACCTGAGAGAACTCAGTTAATTCAGAATCTACTACATCGTGGTCGGCATTTAGCTAAATGCCCAATCCCTAGATGTTAACCTAGAATGTATTTAAAGGATTATTATCCAACCACGCATCCGAGCTGTTTATGTTTTTTGCTCCGTTCTTTACAGCGGAGTTATTAAATACATATCCAATAAACTTATCTTTGAGAGGCTGGACCACATCTTTAACAGATGTAACCTTAGCATTAACCTTATGACCTACATTAATCACAAAATTAGTTAATACCTAGTTGCTAAATTCGGATGTTACTCCCTTAGCATTAGTACAGTTAATTCCTCCTAATGAAACAAATAATTCATACAAGCTGTCTATTGTATGCAGTCCTTCTGCGTATTCAGTGAAATGTTCTGACTAATCATTAAAGTAGTGATATACTTTATTAGAACCTTTCCCTAATACAGTTTCTACTGTAAAATACCCAGACCCATCTTTTCCGAAATCAGTTATCTGTACTACTTCCCCAAATTGATTCTTATAGAATAATTTTTCTCCTCCTAAAATAGCTTCTCTAAACCATCTAGAGACCTCTTCTTGGTCGTACATAGTTTGTTGAAACTGATTAATATTCTTAGTTAGGTCGATAGTACCATTCCAACGAATATTATGCATCTTCTTAAACATATTGTACTATGCAGAATTAGATTGTAATGACTATAGCATCATAGCATTAGTTTGTCCAAATGCTGCAAATTTAGCTAAGAATGATGTTAGGTCTTCTGTCTAATCATCCCAAATAGGCTTTCTGTTAGTACCTACTCTCTAGTCTCCAAGTGAGTTATTTTCTAGGATAACTTGAATAGGAGACATCTAAGCACTTCCATCCTAAGAATCTATAGAATCAGATTCTCTAAGATTATTTACCGGAGCTGCCATATCGTATACAACAGCAGCATTAACTTTAGTTGCAACTCCATTAATTAATCCCGTAAGTGGATGCTACAATGTAGCAGGAATAATAACGTTACGTTTGAACTAAGTTCCTTGCGCCGTATTAATGATTTCAATGATAGTCTTGTCGTAAATATCCTACATATTTGGATTACCATCTAAGTCATTTATAGCTCTAGCTTTAGAAAACTCCTCTATGAAGCGGTCTAAGGATTCAAACTTTATTTTATTTCCAACAAGTAAATTTTCTAATTCCTTGTTAGCAACATTGAGTTTTATAGGATTATCAGCCTATTTAATATTGCCTATAGCCGAAACAATTCTATTAAATAATGTTCCTTTTGCTTTGTCAGGATGATTGATTTCTGTTCCAGATAAACTAAGTCTTAGATTATTACTAAACAATCCTTCTATATAAAAGAATTTCTATAGGAATGGGTTCAATATTCCATCTCTCTCTAGTAAAAGCTCTCCAGTATCTTTATTAATCCACTTATCAGCAAACTCCTTTCTATCTTTAACCTAAAGTATTTTGCTATCTGATAACAGCCTTACTGTCTAAGTAGCATTCTTTTCTTGGAGAGTATTAGAAATCCAAGAATTTAACTCAGAAGTAGAGTCAAATAGTCGGAAGTTTACTCCATATTCTCTAAGATTGTCTAAAAACAATTCCTATTGTTGTCTTAGGAACTTTCTTAGTCTAACTGGGTCATTATATAGTTTTGCATAAAAATCAGTAACCTCGTTAAGGTCACAGAATTTCTTTCTAGACCTGTAATCTTTATCTTTCTCTAGCTCTATCTTATCAAGATTATACTAGTTATACCAATATGCTAAATTAGTTAATTCTGATTCAGTTCTATTTCTTAAGAAAGTTCTAACATTATCTAATCTATTAGACTAAAATATGTCTTCTGCTTTCTTGAATTTCGCTCCCTACTGAGTAGATAAGAAATTTATTAGCTTCTCCATTTTAGCTACTACGTTTGCCTGAATCTAATTGTGTGCAGAGAAGAAGGTATTTTTGTATAAATCAACAAACTCCTAAGAATTGTCTGACATCAGATTCATAATATTATCGCTAAACATTGATAAGGTAGACATATAATTTAGGAAGTTAGTCTTATCAGAATATACTGTAGGCTAGAAGCATATCTTGCCAGTTCTTAAGAAGGAATTATAGAATTTATCCAAGATAGCGTGCTAGAATAGCTCAGAAGAAGACATATCCCTAACCGATTTAACATCACCTATGGGTGTAGTTATTTCACCATCAATTACTGGGTCTATATCTATAGCATCTATATTCTAAACGAATAGTAGAGAAGACGCTGCACCTCCTTGTTGACGTTGTTTATGAAGACGTCTATTTAATTCAGATCCCAATCTCGATATACTATAATTTGATACACTAGCTCCTGCCTTATTGAGAGAGGTTGACCTTACTGACCTACCAGAAGCTTCTACACTACTTCTAGCTAAATCGCTCAGAGCCTTATCTCTAGTTGTAGCTGGTTTAAAGTAAACTCTATTTGCTTGTATATCAAATATATCTGAGGATGGCTTCTTAGATTCTCTATTGAATAAGCTAGTATACTTAGAGTTCTCCATCAAATACTCCTTCATATCCTGATCTCCGGCAAGTTTGATTTGATTATCAATGTCAGCAGTTCTAATTGCTAGCTTAAGAAAATGATTCAGATAATTTTTAGAGAATAAATTATTCTTTGGGTCGTATTTGTATTTATCTTTATACCCCTACAGAGTTTCTAGCCCCTTGTCGGATAAGAAGTTAGTATCCAGATAATAGTCAAACATTTCCAACAGATTGTTAAATACTGTTTCGTATTCGTTTAATAAAGCCTTGTTAGTAAGAACTTTGTTGCTAAACTCTCTGATATTAATATCTGCTAAAACATCTAAGATAGGAACTTCTTTACCATTTATAGTAACGGTTGAGTTCTCTAACTCTAGGTTATCCATAGTAGAAAATAAACCCTCTATATTAGAAGCACCTTGATTATATTTAAAACCAAAGGTATACATAGCTCCTTCCTTTCCTGGAAGTTCTACTTTAGAAATAAACTTGCCTGACTAATCAGGAACGGAGGTATAGTTATACTTAGTAAGTCTATCTTCTCCGAGTTTATTTATCTGTCTCATTTTACTCTTGAATGTAATTCTTTCTACAGAGTCAAATAAGTCAGAATCCCAATTGAATTTTTGCTTTACCTAAAAAGCTGCTTTAGAGTATTGTAAATTGCAATCTATATAATTATTATTAACATTTCTATAAATAATAGCACATAAATCTGAAACTGTTTCTAGGAACTTGGTTCCAAATTTCAAGCTATCGTTTACCCTTCCTAATTCTATAGAAATGTTAGAGTTAGGATTGTCTTTATTTAGTACCTCATTATAGAATGAATAGAGAATATTTTTATGTTGTTCTGATAGTAGATTTTCATTTCTCATGAAGTCTATCATTCTACCTCTAGAGTTCTATATGGCCTAAGGCTTAAATAAAATCTCTAATATATCAATAATATTATCTAATACATTAACATTTTGAGTGTTTATGAGGTCTTTTAACACTCCTATAACTGCTTCACTGTTGCTAGTTTCGAAGTTAATATTATTATTTAATATATCTGATAATAAAGACTGCCATGCCTACATAAGAGAGGTCATATCTAAAGTTTGCGGAAGTGGCTAATGTGATTCATTATATTTATAAATGAAAATAGTGTCCAGCATATCTTTTACGTTAGTACTAGTATGAGCTTCACTTCCTTCATTGTTTGCAGTTTCCCATCCAGCCTTCTAATGCGAGTGAGATTCTCTTAATTTGTACTTCTAAGCAGCCTATCTTTGAGGCTCTACATTGTTCAGAAATCCTCGTTCTATCCCTATACTACCTCCTAGTTTCTATGCTAATAAATCATCAAACTGAGTTAAAGTAATATAATCATTTACATAGTTTAATAAGTCATCCTTTGGATTTTCTATTTCTTGGATAATCGGAAGGACTTCATCTTTGAAATCAGCTCCTCTTTCTATCTCCTTTAACAACTTATCTTTAATTTCAAGATAATAGTTAGAGAATCTATTTGCTAGAAATAGTTGAGTTTTGGCTTCCGAATTAGTATAGTTAGTGCTATACTTATTATTAAACCATGTATTGAGTTTAGGATTATTTAGTATAGTCTTAATTAGCTATCTATATAAATATTCCTATTGTACCTTATTCTTCTATAAGATTTTATCTTCTAGTTGTTGATTAAACTTTGTGTTTCTATTCGGGTCTTGTAATACATACTTCCTAAAAGTATCTATGACATAATAGTACTAGCTGGAATTTAACATTCCGTTACTATACATACTAGTAATAGACTGCAAAGTAGAATCATTTGGAAATTGTTCTTTTAGATGACTAAGAATACTCTCAAATTTACTCTCCTTATAATCCACAATTCTTTTATTAACTTCTTCGGAAGTTAACTCATATTTAGTTTTTAGGTAGTTATTATAGATTAACTTTTGTTTTAATTCTCTTCCAAAGCTATCAGTTACTTCCTAAATGAGACCTGTATTAATTGGTCCATATATCTCAAGTAGAGCGTCTTCTACTTTCTGTAATTTTCTCGCTTCCTTATTTTCATCAGTTTCCATTTCCTTTTCAGTCTCAGAAACCTGAGTTGTCACCTCTCCGACACTATTCATGTCGAAGAAAGTTGACAACACAATGTTTCTAAACTTCATGGCTTTCTCTGGTAATCTGTCTAAAGAAGCGTTAGCTAAACCACAAACTATGTTATTAACATCGTCAATGAAATCTCTAGAAGTCTCGTCAAGATTTTCTGAATCAGTCAAGAGTAATCTCTTATCCTCTCCATCCTTAGATTTATATTTAAATTCCAAAGTTTTTATGATTCTGTCTTCTATCCCAGGTCTATTAATTTGACTGTATAATAACTTTAAATCTGAGGCTAATTGCTAATAACTCTTTTTGTCATATTTAACATTACAAGCTGCCATAGTCATTTATTTATTAAAAACAAGTAGTATCTACATATAATAGATAGTCAGATAAACTCCATTTTAAATCTGAATCTTCTAGCTGTTCTATCTTATCGTTAAGAGTATCTTTCATACTTACTAATAGTTCAAGGTAACTTTCGACATTAGAAGAATTTGCTAATGTTTGCACTTCCATATCCTCCTAGAAGGTTTCTTCTAGCTAGTTCAAGAAGTCTGAGTGAGTCATTATATCATTTCCCATTGGGTCTACTACCATAGAATTAAATGACTATCCAGTTAATTCCTCTATAGAATTAGTCTTATTAGGAGTCATAGTAATATACATATCTCCAGTGTCTAAACTTAATTCTCCTGTATTACCATTAACATCAGTATATGTTACTTTTCCACTCTCGTATTTAACATCTTTAATAGTAGATTCTCCAATCTACATATTCACAAGTTCTACTATATTATCTACAGAAGCCCCATTCTTAAAGAAGTTTATAAGCTTTCTGTTGTTCTATATAGTAACGTACTCCGAGTAACTTTGTTCATTATCTTCCTTACCGTTATTCATTACCCAGTTTTGGAATCTCATTCTATCCTCTTCGTCTATTATCTATGAAGAGTAGCCTAATTGCTCCTGTATAGGATTCTCCACTTTAGTTTCCTCTTTCAATTGTCTCTTTCCTCCATCCAATAGCTTAGATAAATTTAGAGCAATACCGCCAGAAATTACATCAACATCAACATCGAAATACACAGGATTAGTTCCGCATCTTAAGAACGCGTAATCTTTTCCATTCTGACCTCTTACATTAATTTGTTTGTAGTCCTAACTAGTTTCCAAATCTGGGTCTACAAAGATTCCATATTTGAATGGAGCTTCTTCTGTATAAGCATGAGGTTTTTCTATACTCTCTACAGTACCATGGAAAATTAGATTGAACATATTAAATAATGTATTATCATTTCCTCTCTTTTCCAACATACCGTCTTTGAATAAAGACGCAACATCAAAATCAAATTTATCGGTGTTATTTTTGGTATCAATAGTGCTAATGCTGATTAATCCGCTAGCTCTATTGTTAGTCTAATATATTCTAGATTTAGAAGCTATAGCAGAAATAGCTTTAGGGAAGAAGCTAAACATAGACTCTGCAGGGATAGTAGAAGTAGAGATTATATTACCACTTTCATCTGTTTCTCCAATAACTATATTCTTGTTATTAGTATGAATAAGCCCAGATAAGTTTCTTCTCTATTCACTTTTTCCGATATATTCATTAGTTGCATAATTAGAACCGTCAGCCTTAGCTAATCTTGTAGCCATAGGTTTAAATTCCAATCCAGCTCTCTTGAATAATTCAGGAGGCTCGTTAGCAGTTAACTATTCTAATATAGAAGATAATATGGCATGATATTTATGCGCATATTCTTCTTCGATAGCTAACATATTAGCTTCTCTCTTTCCGTATACACTAGAATTGCTAGCATCAAATGACCTTACATGCCCTCCGACGTTTTTACTAGTTAAGTCAATTCCTAGCCTAAAAGTAGGTATATCCTTACAATATTCCTAGTTAAACTTTATTAAGTTTTCTAAGTCCGCAGCAGTAACCTTATATCTATTTAAGAGCTGTTCCACCTAAGGACTTTTAGCACTTAGTTTAGTTTCCCAATTCTTTCCAAACAGATTAAAGAGTTCAGATTCTACCTTGCTTATATCTAATACTTTACTACTATCATATCCATTTTCAGACTTCCACTTATCTAGCTAAGATATAAAGTTTTCCAACCCTGCTCTGAAGTTCCACATGGCAGTAAACATTCTTACTCCTAGTGTATCCATTCTCCAAGGTTTCTTAGATTTCTCCCCTTCTCCAGTTAGCTAACTTTGTATTCTATGAGTTATAAGCTCAGTGAAGCTTAGTCCATGATTATTTAAGACTACCATTCTAACTTCTGGAGTATGAGTATCAGGATTTCTCTTCTATTCTATATATCTATCAGGAAGTTCTTCTGGTGTAAGATTTGTATTAGCCGATACAAACACTACAGCCTTGCCGAAGATAGATTCAGAAACTTTTCCTTTCAATATATCTGATTTATTTCCTAATATATATACTGGAGACACCACTTTACGTTTATCAGTATCTAAGAAATTATTATAGTCTGAAATATAGTTACCATCCTAGTCTACTCTATTATTTTCAACAGTAGCTATACTTAAAGTTCCTCCAAGTCGTCTTGGAGTTTTTCTTTTAACTAATCTAGTAGTCTAGTGAGATTCATACATATCCGAAGTAAGTTCTATAGAATGTCCCTCTGGATGTTCTTGTACTATCCTTCTTATAAATTGTTCATACTGTTTTACTGATTCGCTAAGGTTATCTCTAAATCTCTCTGCCTTAATCTTATCAGCACCAGTTATTTTCCCGTTCTTTATTTTCTAATTTATCTTATCCTTAATTGCCTACTATACGTTAGGCTTTCTTAAATTATTAAAATCAGAAAGTAGACATATATCAAATACAGCAGAGAAAGGGTTATCCTAAATAGTCTTACTTAGTCCGTCTAGTCTACAAGTAACAGAAACTATATATGAAGTTCCATCTATGTCTATATAAGTAGGCTTAAGGTCAGTACCTATTCCGAAGTTGTCTGCATCTGTAGCTTTTCTTACCTCTAATTGAAGTTTTCTATTTTTCCAAGCTTCACTAAATCCTAATAAGGAGGTTAATGCTGGGTCAGTTACATTACCTCCGAATATAACTGAACTTTGTATTTTAGTTATAATATCCTAGTATCTTTGTTTATCTACTCTTTTAGTAATAGGCTCAGTACCATCATATATGGCGTTGATATTTCTTCTCACTGAAGTTCTTTCTCCTGGAAGCCACGCAGGATATACTCTCTAAGAACCATCTGGATCAGTCATTGTCTCACGTAATCCTGTAATAGGTACTACCGTGTTAGCTTCTATTAGAAGGTCAGATAGTTCTGATACTTCTATATCCTATCTTTCTGCAGAGTTCTACTCCACAAAATCCTTATAGACTTCCTATTTAGCATCTTCTAACTATTGTTCAACCTGCTATTCTGTAGCTTCTGGGTTGAACTCAGGAGTTTTCTCTACTACTGGAGATATAACCAATTCCTCTCCTTCTTCTTTAACTTTGGGTTCTTCTTTTACCTAAGGTACTTCTTCCGAAGTTGTCTAAGATAGGTCTAATTTGTCTAGAGCCTTAGCATAATTATTTCTGAATAACTCTACTTGTCCTGCTAAACTAAATCCGGCAGATTTCATATCATCCTAGACATTTGCTCCAATTATCCTTGGAAGCTCTGGGTCTAAAAAGATAGAAGCAGTTTTACCTCTAGACATTAAGGTATAAAATCTCTTCAAGAATGGAATAGATTCCCTAGGATTATTTAAATCGACAGACAAGTCCATATTATCTATTATAACATAGTCAAATTCTTGTCCCTGCATAAATTTCTTTCCAGGAATAATCTTTTCAGTAAGAGGTTCTCCCAAGTTAGTAAATCCTTCAGACTTTAATCTCTAATAAACTGGAGAATTAACGTCTCCTATGAATCCAATACTAGCATCTTTATGATTCGATAATGGCTTGATAATATCTTCTAGTCTAGCTCCTAGTAAGTCTCCATTTATATCATCTTCTTTATTATATACTCTGAGATTTAGTTTTCTAATGAGATTAGGAAGCTTAGCTTCTAAATCATGCCAGAGCTGATTATCTCCAGATTCCTAAATATCATTTATAGTATCTAATAATGATGATACCTTGTTATTATTACTTTGTTTCTATATGTTAGCAGTTCTTAAAGATTCCTATAACTTAGAAGTTCTAGTGGCAAAAATATCAGTAGGTGCAAGATTTCCAACCTATCCATTCTAATAACCAGATTGATTAGAGTCACTAGCTAAGAATACTGTTCCCCCAACTCTATCAGCGTACTCATCAAGTAAAGCTATCTATAAGGTATTCATATGAGCAGCCTCATCTACAAACACTAAAGGAGCTTTTATATCAGGATTAAACTTTATTTTGTCGGGCTTTAAATCAATTTTCACCCCAGAGAATCCAGGTTTTTTATACCGTTTCATAATAAAGTAGTCGGTCTCTACAGAGTGGTCAGGATTCTCAGACTTATTTATTTCTGACGTAGCTTTCTCAAAGGCTTCGTTTATTTTGTCCCAGTTGGGAAGTATCTTATCAAAGATATTAGAATCTCCTTCAATAGTATAAGAAGTTCCTTCATTCAGAGAGTTCTGTAATTTAACAGCCTAAGAAGTGGTAGGACCAATCACTAATGCAGCCTATTCATAGAATCTTTGTCTTATGTTTTTTAGTACTACCTCCGTTTTACCGGCACCTGCTACTCCATTAATATATACAACGTTAGGAGTTATGGTTCTGTCGGGATTAACTAAGCTAGCTAACGCTTTAAATCCTGCTTTATAAGCCTTAGTGTGTGCAGCTTCTCCTAGTCTGGAAATGTTTTGCTATACAGTAAGTGGAGCTATATCTTCATTATCTTTAACAGAATTCTAAACAGATCTATAATAGTTGGAAGGATTATCAGATAATACAGATAGTATATATAAAGCCTAATCATACTTAGTAAATCCAGATAAAGATTCATTTAATTTACTTGTTGATTGCTTTTCTAAGTCTGTATAATTTCCTAAATATTTCTTCCAAAAGTCTGAGTTCTGGAAAAATTGCTCTGGAGTCCAACCAGTATCCTTTAATATCTTGCTAAAGTTATTATGAAGAGTTTGTTCAAAACTAAATAGCTGGCTTAACTAATTTTCAGGGTCATTATCAAATGGAGGGAGCGCATCTATACCCTCAGTTAAATCATATTGTTTATCTCCTACAGTAAATTGAAATGAAAGACCTTTTCCTATGTCATATCGTAGATTATTCACAATACTCTCAGTATCAACCAACCTTCTAAGTTTGTTCATACTGTTATTTTCAGAGATTCGTTTCCATAACTCTATTTCAGTATTAAGATTATTAACTTCATCCTATAATACCTAAGCATACTCCTAACTTATCTCTGGAAGAGGTTCCCATTCCCTAGTCAATTCTGCTCTATGAGAATTTGCAAATTCGTTTATCTATTTATTCTGTCCAAAATAATTAACCCCAGTTGGAGAAGTGGAAGCAGAATAAATATATGCTTGAAGTAATTCCAAAGCCTTTTGCGCATTCTTTAACTATTTAGCCTAAGTATCATTTAACTCAAATGCATCTACCTTGTCAGCTGACACATAATCCTTATATACCTAATCTAGTATATAATTCATGTTAAATATTTCTTCCTGACTATCAGACATTTCTTTTGTTATAGAAGATAAGATAGTTTCTAAAGGACTATGAGAATTGACTTTCAGTTTATTATAGAAGGAATAGACTGGATTTTTCTATATCCTACTAGCTAGAGTATTAGTATATCTAGTCAGGGTGGCTATCTATCTCTTCACTACTTCTCCAGAAGTTTCTCTTGGATCACTAGCGTTATTAGTAAGTAATTTAAGTTTAGAATCTCTTCCAAATTTTATAGGAGTTGCCTACAATGCCGCACTCAGTACTTCTGGTAGAGCAGAAGATTTTGCAGCAAAGTACTAATAGATTGCAGATTCTGGATCACTAAGACCTTTAGTTAAATCGTCTATAGTTAGTATATCACCTACAGCCTGTCCTTCCTTTAACGCAAATTCCTATCCAGCATAACCGCTAAAATTATTTAAAATATCTTTAATTGTCTGAGATTTAGTTTTAAATTCTAATGGAATAATATTATACAGTTCTAGCTTAGCTGCTTCGGTTTCTTCATCTGTTTCAGCATTATCATATTTTTCTTTAGCACTTAGTATATTATTTACCAAGTCTTCTTTATTTTCTAGATTAGTAGCATTAATTTTATTAACTATTTCCTTTATAGATTTGGAAGAAACAGCAGAATCTACAGACATTAAAGTTTGGAGACTCGGAATAGTATCACTCAACAAAGTAACTAAACTATTTGCCTACTCTTTAACTAGAGAATAATGCTTATCTTGTAGTCTCTCTTGTATATCATCAATGTTAGATAGGTCCTCTTTTAAATCCTGTAATATTGTTCTATAAGGAGAGGAATCAAACTTACTGCCCTAATCAATAAATGGATACTACATCTCCCTTCTAATAATATCCTTAAGTCTATAGCGAATATTCTACATTATAGTTCTGTTAGTAGAGCTATCTATAGAATAATTGATAGGTCTAAGTATATCGTCGAATTGTTGTATATAATCAGCTAGTATCTAATTATTTAAATCAAATACTCTTTGTTGTCTCTAGTAATATTTCTAAACCTCGTCTGGAGTAGTTGTATTATTTCTAGCGTTATACTCTTCTTCAGATTCTTCTATTCCATTCTAGTCCATAAGTCTGGAATCCATAGTGTAGAAGGGCTTAGCGTTTAAGTATTTATCTAGAGATAAATCCTCCTTGTCATAAAGCTATTTTAAAGAGTTAAATATTCCTTTATACTAGTTAGCATAATCCTACTAAGCCAGCATCTGAGGAGATACTGCCTTCTCTAAAGCCTTATATGCTAAGAATGCTTTGTCTAAGTCTTTAAGCATAACATCCTTAACATGGTCATTCCACTAATCGTTTAATTCCATCTATTCCTTAATGGTGAACTCCTTATTGGGGTCTATCTTATTAAGTAACCACTAAGTCCTATTTAATCCAAGAAATGCTGAGTTAAGAACAGGGTCTAACGCAAAATTTAACTTTCTAGTATAATCTAACGAGGTATCTCCGGATAAAAAGTCATTTATTCTCTTCTAGGCATTATCTACAGCATTCTAGAAATTCTGTAGGTTTGTAACCTTAGCCTACTTCTCTGCATCCGTAGGAGAGTCAGTTATTCTACCTTCTAGGGTTCCATCAGCCGTGTCAGCCGCTCTATTGTATGCTTCCTTAGCTTGTAATAACTAGTTCTGAAGTTTAGAAAACTCCTAATAGTATCCAGTTACATGAGAAGCATTTTTGTATCCCTAATATCTAGCTTCCTATAAAACCATTTTGTCAAATAGCTAGTCCTAGTTAAGCTTAGTTCCACTTCCTACTATAGCAGCTTCTAGAGAATTAATTTTTTCTAGAACTCTGTTACCTACCTATTGGTTTTGAGATTCTTCACTTTTATCAGTGCTCAACCATGTTATGTTTCCAGCTTCATCCTAAGAATACTGTAATCCAGAAATCTTAGTATTTCCTGCGCGACCTTTAGACACATAACTCTTAACAAGATTTCTTAATTCCTAAGCTCTGCCATCATTAATAAGAGCCACTAAATCTTTGTCTCTAGTTTTATTGAAGCCCTTGTACTTCTCAACTCCGTAAAACAAACCTCCACCGATAGCACCTCCAATAAGAGACATAGAGTATCTTTCAAGCATATTCTCAAATGCTCCAGTATCTTTAACGCTCTTATCATATAGACCTAAGTCTCCAAGTAGAGAATAGGTAGCCTTAGTAAGGTCAGTTACTAATTCCTCACTAACTTCTTCAAGACCCTCTCCAAGAGCTTTACCAACTCCTCCCAAATTGTGGTCTTTTAAATTTTCAACGAATGTCTCAGCAGCTCGCTTTCCAAATGTAGCACCTTTTCTAAACCAATTACCTGGACTTTCTTTAGTTCCAGCTTTATATATTTCATCAAAAGCTTCTTTAAGCTCTTTCTTAACAGCCTAACGTCCTTGTTTAATAGATTCTGCCGTAAGGTCATCATAGAACACTTCTCCTAAGTGTGCAAATTTGTCTACACTAAACATAGCCGCAGTACTTCCTAAAGCTACCCAAGCAGCTTCTTTTTTAGTAGCACCTCTTTCAAGCATATCTGCATAAACATCAGTATTAGAGATTAAAGCCATATATGCTAGCGCTAAATCAGCTCCAAGCCTCTATTTCTTTTTCATTGTTTCCAATACTGGGTCGTAATACTTTTTCATGCATAGCTATCCTAGAGTAGACTATTTCCATAGTTCATCAGTAGGAGCCTCTAAACCTTTTAAACTTCCTCCTACTTTAGACTTGTAAAATTGGAATGCCTAATCTTCAGCTTTCTTCAGAGCTTTCTTATCTCCGAACCAATTTACAGCTTTAGCTATCTATTTCTGCTATCCCCATTGTAGTGCAACATCAGAAATTAAATTTGCTAAATTCTCAAAAGAAAATGTGTGCTCTTTACTCCACGTAGAGGTAGAAGTAGATAATGTCTCTCCTTTTGCAGCCAGCTTGTTCATCCATCCTGGAGTTTCGTGGTCTCCAGACCCAAATAGGTTAGTTGCAACGCTATGAAGCATAGGAAGAGTCTTAGTAAGTTCTTTAGCAACTATAGCTTTATAATAGTAAGGGGCTGCTGGAGTAAACATAGGCGCTATTAATGCGATATTTTTAGCAATTACTCCAGTCGCACTTTTTTCCAAATCGTCAGAATCCATGAAGTCTATTTTGTTAAGAGCTGAATCTTCTTTAGTTAGAATATCAGCTGCGGACAAAACAGTTTTGCCTATTGGAGAACGACCATTTAGTTTCTCGTAATAATAGGTTCCTTCCGGATTTAATTTATATTCACCTTTTTTATGTTTATTTCCTTGCTCATCTACTTCATCCTTTTCGTATTGAGCAAGTACCAAAGGTTCTGAGAATAGGTTCTTTATCCACTTTGCTGGACTACTAAACAAAGCGTAATCCTCTGGAGTAGAATCTTCAAACTTTCCTGTCTCTGGATTGAATATTCTCTAAGATTGAGCTATTTCCTATTCAGACTTAGTTCTTTTACTTGTAGTTCTCCAACCTTCTACACCAATCTAAACTCTATCAGGGTTATAGTTTGGTCCTAATGTAAAGTTATTTTCTTTGACCTTAGCATTAGCTCTATTGCTAGCAGTATCAAAGGCATCTAATTCTATTCCAGTTGGAAATTCATTATTCTAAAAATCTCTCCATCTGGATGCTTGCATTTCATAAAATCTGTCAAACTTTTCTTTAGAGAATTGTCCATTAGCATCCTTAAATGCTGAATTATCCTTAATAAAGTTTGATTTTAAATACTAATCCTTGCTTAGAAATTGAGTATTTTTAGTATTTAAACCTCCAATTGAAACTAAATCATCTATATCTAAGGTAGGATTACTTAAGCTTGATAATATCCAATCGTTTTCAAACATACTTAATTATTTAATAGTAATGAAGGGTCGGCTTTCTAGAAAGTCACGTCTCTTCTTTGGTATTCTTTCTCTAATATCTGTCCAGTAGTTGTATCAATATTTTGATTTCCTCCCAAAGCTGCTGCCATCTTATTCATATTTAATGGGATGTATATATTTCCCTTAAAGATGTGGTCATAACCATTTATAAATTCTGGCATTAACCATTCTGTCCAATCATATTCATCAATATCTGGATATTGTGTTTTATCTCCAGTGCCAACTGCTAAGCTAGTCTTCAATTGCTAAACCAATTCTGGAGACTATTTAACTTCAGTAAGGAATTTATTTTTCTTATCAATCTCTACCATTCCGTCTGTAGTCATACCAGAAGCTACTATAAATGGAGCAAATTTAGACTAGTCTAATTCACCAGTAGGTGTAATTAAAGAGTTTAAGTTAGGATACTTTTCAGTATCACCAAAAATCTTTAATCTGTCTTCATTAGTCTAGGAACTAAGTAGAAATTCTGCCTATGCTTTTGAATACTCCTCTAATAAAGAAAAATTAGGAGAACCATCAGAGCGCACAGGAAGATTAACTCTAAGCAATCCCTTGCCATCGTAAGTTATATTTAATAGAGAGTCTAAATCTACTTTCTGGTCTCCAAAGTACACTCCACTATCTGCATTAATGATAGAGCGTAAACCTGAATCATTAAGAAGATTTTCCATAGAAGTTCTACCTATATGGTTTCCTTTAGTATCTTTGACTTGTTCGTATGCAGTCCCTTGCACAGTCATTCCGATTCCAGACTTATTATCTAGCTAGTAAATAGTATCATGTCCTCCATGACTAGCCTATATCATAGTAACTAGGTCTGCGTCTAAATTGTCTCCAGTTCCTCCTTTTCCCTTAGAGCCAGAAGTCGGTTCATCAAGGTCTAGTGAAAAGTCAGCAGTTGAACTTAGTTTCGAATTAATTAGTGTTTGCACCAGTTCTACAGCTTCTGCATCAGTTCCATTTCTTGTCTTAGTTTTCAATAATGTTTTTGCATTTGCTGGTAGAGTTGTATATATGTAATTAAGAGCTGCCTATGCTTGCATAGCCTAACTCTTAGTTAAGAGCTTTCCTTTATACAAATTGTCTACAGTAGCAGTATAATTTCCAGACTATTGCTGAGCGTTCATAAACTCTTGTAGACCGTTAATTAGTTGAGACGCCTATGTTCTAACAAATCCTTCATTAGATTCTGAAGTAGTTCCAAGGTTTCCTATACTATCCTGAATCATTTTGGTTACTGATTCTATACCTATACCATTTTTTACTACTTTAAGCAATTCGTTATTATTAGCTAGCTAAGGAGATTGCGCTCTATAATAGAGCAGTTCTGAGTTAGTTAATGGCTAATAGTCAGGATTTTCCTTTAACTATTCTAAAGATAATAATTGAAAATCTCCTTCATTATTCATACAGAATAGCTGTCCTCTATCTGTTACAGCATATTCATTAATGCCTCCATTTTTGTTCACTGTAGAGAAGGCGTCATCATATTCTTTTCTATTGAAATTAGCTATTTTCATCTAATTCAGTGCCTAGAGGTATCTTGACGCAATATTGGAAGTACTTGGAAATGGACTATATTGTTGGTCTATATAGAAGTTCTATAGAGTCTAAGTAAGTACAGCCATATCGCTTGGAAGTCCATCTAATTTTTCTAACATCTTTAGCAAATCCTTGTCAGTTAAGTCGGCACTCTCTTGATTATTATCGCTAGGAGCTACAGAAGCTCCAGCGGTTGCCCCACCAGTAACCGTTACTGGTTGATAAGAAACAAGAGGGGGAAGGGCATTCCCCCCTTGCTATAGTTTCAGTATCATTTTATCATTGAAGCTTTTATAAGTCCATATAAACTTTTAGATAATCTATCTAGAGTTTTTTCGTTTCTGTCAATACAATCCTTGATTTGTTTCTAAAATCTCTCAGCATCTGCAGTTTTAGCTTCTATTCCTGCAACAGCTATTTTAGAACCATTCTTGGCCGAAATGATTCCTCCTTTCTTTACAAATGAGATAGAGGCAGACCATGGAGTGTTTGGTACTCCGGCTTTTCCAGACCATCTTGTATTAGGAATATTATAATGCTGTCTTAGCTAATCAGTTTCTACTCTAGAAACCTTCTAAGCTGCTAGCCTATAAGAGTTAAACTCCTAAGTAGATAAGCTAGAAGGATTAGTTCCAGATAGTACTTTGTTCCATACTGTAAGCTCTTCAGGAGTTAAATTAGCACCATAATCGTTAGGAGCATAATTAACTGCATTATGAATATCTGACCTTGCAAAATTATCAGCTAATGCTTTATTTTCCTATTGCTTAGTTCTAGCATCATATTCCAACTACTATCCAAAGGTATCCCAGATATTAAACTTTTTAGATAGGTAAGCCTATTCAAATTTACTCTTATCTTGGTCAGCTCCCCACTACTATGCTCTATTAAACATAGCCGTTTCATGTCGGTTAGCAGCATTTTCTTTTTCTTGTTGCCAAGCTAATTCATCATATTGTCGCTAAGTCTGATTACTCTTTTCTTTTCCGGCTGTTCTAGCTTCTTGTCCCTAAACTTCCGCTTGTAATTGTGTAGCAGTCTACAGACTTCCATCAGAAGTAATAGGTCTACTAGCCAACCTTCTAAGATTAGCGTAATTTCTCTCTCCCTACATTTCTGCATCTAGGTCACTTCTAGTATAACGATGTACCTAGAATGGATCTTTTAGCAGCGGAGTTACTGATGCTTTAGCTAAGTCTGTCATTCTTCTATTCATTCTGTCGGCATATACTGCCCTAGGAAGCCCGTATGCAATAGTAGGATTAATATTTCTTAAAAAAGAAAACATCTCTCTCGTATCGCCTTCTTTTTTAGGTTGTTCAGGCCCAATGACAGTTGTAGTACTTGCAGGTTTGGTGGGTTCTGTAGGCTATTCCGGAGCAACAGGTTCATTCCATATAGCAATATCGCCATTTGCCTTTTTGTATACATATCCTACATTTCCTCCTCCTAAATCTATCTTATGTACTCTAGCTTTCTTTTCTTCGTCAGATAGTGCGTCAAACTCCTTTTCGTATCTATCCATTCTTCTTAGCCATGTAGATGAACCGACTACATCATCGAGTTTAGGATCATATCCTATGTTCCAAACATCATTAGAATTATTACTTCTGTTTCCAAACATATTTCTAAACAACCTATTGTGTTCGGAAGCACCTGCCTATCTGTAGGCTCTTTCCTAATCCCAATATCCTCTAATTTTTGCAGCATTGGCATTATATCCATTTACATAGTCTTCAAGAGATTTTCCCTAAAATGCAGAATTGTAATAGGACTATAAATCTTGTCCCACTAGATTAGACTATGATGTATACATCAGGTTTTTATAGAACGGAATTGACAAATCTCCTGCATTCCCATGGGACGCATTCTAATTAGTTATACTTACTCCTGCCTTAGAAGCATCTTTAGAAGAGTCCCAGCCTGTCAGACTTTTCTAGTTATACAGATTGGTAAACCAATTATTATTTAATGCATATTGAGTTGCTTTTCTAGCGGTTTCTGTTATCCCTCCGCCATCGAACTTTCTCACTCTATCGAGAATACCACCTTCCTCTCTCTTAACAGTTCTTCTATCGTCTCTAGAAGTTTTCTTTTTCTTATTAGACTACTTATGAGGTAAAGGTCTATTTCTTAATGCATCTTGCATAGCATAATACCCTTCTCCAAATAACTAGTTATAAGTATTTTGTTTGCTTCTTCTAGCTGCTCCAGTAAGAGGTTTTTTATACTATGGAACTCCATACATATTAAAGTATTGTCTAACATTTCTGTAAGCTTCCTAAGCCTATAGTCTTGCTGTTCTTTCTGGATTGCTTTCTATAGCTCTCTAGATTCGAGTGTCTCCAATATCTCGTCCTAAGCGCTCTCTCTATGCTCGTTCAAGACCTTCTCTTATTCTCTAGCTATTAAATGGAGTAGTCTAAGGTTTAGGAATCTCTATCTACTACCTTGGTATTATAGCTGGAGGATTAGTTATCGGCGGTCTAGATGGGTTAACAGTGGGAATAGCTTTAGATAACCCCATTATAAACCTAGCTTCTTTAGCATCTGGAGACACTATAGACCCCTATCCAGTAGGAACTGCTAATCTTTGCTATCTAGTAGCCTCCGCGAGTTCGTCTTTAGCTCTTTTTATATCATCCTCAACTGAGTTAAACTTTCCGTCTTTCTTATCCTATTTATATCTAGCCAATCTAGCCTAGAATGAATTATCCTCAGCACTACCTGCTCTATTAGAACGTCTCTAATTTAGGGCCTCTATTTCTTGCTAAGTAAGTTTTCCTTTTCCTGATTTAACTCTCTGTCTATTGATAGTAGCTATTTCCTAAGGAGTCAACTTACCTGTCTAAGAACTTAGATTTCTTAGTCTGTCGAAATTACTAGCAGTTGTCTATTGAGAAGGTTTCTTCTTACTGTTTCCCTCTTTTTTCTACATTCCTCTAAATAGTCTAGCATCCCAGCTAGTATCTTCAGGAAGGAATGTAGATTCTGTTCTAGTTGAAAATTCTGGATTATCAGAGTGTAGTCTAGATTTCCAAGGTTGTTTCCAATTAAATTCTCTTCCCTTAAATTCTCTCTATAATTTCTGACCTCCAGTTAATTCCGAGAACAGTTTATTCTATGCTTTTAATCCTTTAGTTTCTCTTAATTTATCTAAATCTTCCTTAGAAATAGTTGCCATTTTACCTGTAGATGTTTTCACATCTGCAACGTCTCTTTGAGTAGTTGCTCTACTAACAGCACGCTTTCCACCCTTATACCTAGCTTCACCGCTTATTGCCTATAAACCAGTTACTAAATTCCTCCAATCATCCGCAGACATATCGGAGGGATTAGACATTAATTTGTTAAAAGCATCAGCGGAGTGCATCATTCCGTAAGCCTACAAAGTTCTCATAGCTAATTTGGAAACTGGCTTCAACACTCTGACGATTTTGGCAGCTTTTCCTGTAGCTCCCATACCAGGAATTAAACCAACTACATCCATTCCCAAACCATAGAGAGCATTTCCAGCAACATCCAATCCAGACATACTTTCATCTGCGATGTCAGCCCCTATATTAGTTAGGGTACTTCCAATTCCAAGAACTCCAGATGCTACAGTTCCATATCCAGGAATAAAAGCTGCTGCCGCTGAAATAGCATCTGCTGCTGCAGTTCCAAGTCTTACCTTATCTATAGTAGAAAATCCTTCCTCTATAGGTCTTCTCTCTGCAGCTTCTACCTATTCTCTAGTCTTTCCGGTTTCTTCTACCTTCTAGTCTATACGTTGCTATTTTTCAGCTTCTTTCTAAGCCTTCTTCTGATATTCTTCTGTATATTTTAGGAGTCCTCCAAGCTAATGTTTTTGTACATCCTTATTTCGTCTATCATATTCCGCATATGCCATCTTCTTCTTAAGCTCTTCATTGAGAAGCATAGATTGTTCCTCATAATGTCTTGTAATTGGGTTGTATGCAATATATGACCAATTATCATAATTTTCAGAGCCAGGAACTATATAGTAGCCTGTGTCTCCTATCTTATCAGTTAGCAGATTGCTTTGAGCAGCCCAATCTAAATTGTTAGCAATGTGAGCTGCAGTAACGTCTTTCTATCCCTATAGTATATGCTCTTTCCCCCTTATTGCCGCAGCTAGTTGTGGGAAATTTATATATTCTTTAACTGCAGACTATAGCGCTTCCGTATTACTTCTGTCTACGCCATATTTTGTAGCAGCTCTATCATACATAGCATTAGGGTTATATGATAAAGCAATTGCCTAACTCTTTATTGTACTATTGAATGGATTCTATTTCTAGTAATCTGCAAAGAAAGCATCTCTTTGTCGATTATACTAATCCTACTTTTCCTCTTCAATGACAGCTCTAAGTTCATCATCCCTTCTTCTCTAAGCTAATTCCTGAGCTGATTGTTCAGCCTATCTCTCTAATTCTGATTGTTTAGCTTGAGGTTCTTCCGCACCAGTAGAGAAAAATTTGCTAAGAAATTCATTTCCAATTCCAGCCTGGTTTAAGGCTATAACATCTTCGGAATTATATCCATTACCCAGATTTTCTGCAGCAGCACGTAATCTAGATACATAAGTATTCCTGTCTTTGAATGGAGTAGAAGAAAAATCGTAATCTCCTATATTATTAATATAGTTCTCTATCTGTTCCTTTAAATAGGCAGCTCTATTTGTTGTGCCCCTCTTACCAGTAGATTCATCAACTGCATCCTTTTCAAGATAAGGATCTAAATTTAAATTCCCTCCTGCAGGGTTATTTATTCTTGTCCAATCAGCTAGAAATCCATGCTTAGATAAATCAAACGCATTAGAGGTCTACTCCTTAGTAGGCTATTTACTTCTTAGTGCGTTACCAATAGCATTAAAATATGTAGCAACTTCTCTATTAGCAGAGAATGTGTTATAATTTTTCTGTTTTCTCTTTTTTAATGCATTAAAATCGTCAGTAGTGATTCTATTTCCTTTATCATCATAGTAATATTCTGAACCAACTGGGTCTATATCATCATTGTCAGTATTACTTAACGCCCCTGTGGAATCAATAATTGAACCAAAGTCGTCAGTAGTAAATCTGTTAGTATTGTTTGCAAGCTAATCTTGCAAGCCTGTTAAGTATCTATTATAGGCATTCATGAACTCCTGCTTCTATCCGTCATTCCAGTTTTTAGAATTGAGGTATGACTATACATTAGTTCCTAAGTTATGGATATAATTAGTTAAATCAATATCACTTTGCCCAAATTTATACTTAACTCTTTCCTTTGGTTTCTAAGTTTCTGTATTATTTGCCATAACTTATATATTAAAAAAGAAGGGGTACACCTAATTCAATTTTAGATATACCCCTACGTGTTAAATTTGTCAAGCGTTTATACGTCTCACTAAACGACCACCTCTGCGGTAAACAGGTTCCCCTTCTGCTGGAGCTGGGGCAGCTTCCTGTGGGGCAGCTTCTTGTGGACTACCTCCACCTCCCAATGCTTCGATTAACATTTGGCATACTTGCATAGCCATTTCACAATCTTGTCCTTGAACAGCTTGCTGTGCTCCTTGAAGTAACATAGCTGTTGGGTCTTCACCACCTTGAGGCGCTGGAGCAGGTGCTCCTGCAGGCATCGGTCCTCCTGCCTAAAACTTATTTCCTAACTTCATAAATTAAAAATTTAAAATGTAATTAATGCACTAATTATCTATCTATCTTATGTACTTCAATACTACATATTAAGATCTTCATAACCAAGAATTTTTGATACGATGTGTATATTGTTAATTTTCGTCGTTAGAATTTTTGTCTTTTCCTTCTGGAACTTCCACATATTCTGGCGGACGAGTATTTTGACCCTTTAATACCTTAAATATATATTTGCCCAAAGATTTGCAATATTTATCATAATCTTTGTCTTTATTTTCGTAAGCCTTTTTAGCTTTCTTAATGAGAGTTCTTGTTTCTTTTCTACTTACGATTCTTTCGCCTCCCTAGAGATACATCTAAGTAGTACCATCTGGAGCAAGCACCTTCATAACATATCTGTCATAATCTTCAGAGTCGTCTATTTCAAAATCATCTCCTTCTACAATACCAGAATCCTAATTAACTTCTAGAATATACTTAGCGTTCATGAACGGAACTAAGGTTTCATCTTCTGGCTAAGCCTTATATACTAAGACTACTTCATCATTATCGTTAATGGCTATCTAGTCTAAAGGTATTTTAGTATCTTTCATCCACATTTCTCTAGTATCTTCATCCTCCCATACAAATAGCATACCTTCATCGGGAGGAAGATTTTCTACTCCCATTAGACCTTTCTTTCTATCTTCTTCTGTCTTGGCAACTTGACAATTATATGTCTTATCACCTACATTTACCTTTACTCTATCCATTATTTATATTTAGAATTATAAACTGAATCTAGAGAACTTACGTAAGAAGCTCTTCTAGTGGCTTCTTCTATTCCTCCTTTAGGTCTTACATAGCCGAGACTAAAAGCTCTTGCCTTACTGGATGCTGGAGTCCTTGCATTGATAAATACCTTTCTAGCACCTTCGGCATTTTTGTATCCAGACCCCGTTCCTCCATGATGCCATAATCCTTCTCCAGTTTTTTGTTCGTTCTTAACAGTGTTAACTATATATTCTGCTTGTCGCTGAAGTTCTGGGTCTATTCCCTTTTGTACTGGTCCTCTCATCTTATATGATTTCATATGGTTATATCTGTCGGTACCAAATCCCCACTAGACTAACCCTCTTCCTGGCCCTCCTCTAAGCTACTTTTTGTGAGGGTCTGCCCCGCTTTCAGGAAGAATAGAAGATAATATACTCAAAGAAGTATTATAACCTAAGTTCTTAGAGAAGTAGTTATGTAGCCAATTAGAATTTTCCCAATTAACCGGAAATTTACTAGATAAATTCTATCTTGCCTTTTCTGGAGGACTAAGTACTTTTCCTGCCTACTAATACTTTATAATACCACCGTCCTTGAAACTTCTGAATACCGCTGTAACTCTATTAGCATAGTCAGTAGCTTCTGCATACCTTCTCTTACCTTTGTTCTTACCAGTAAGTTTGGCGGTAAACGTATTAATGTCATCATTTTCATCAAAATCATATAAATGTTTCAAGAACTATAACTTATCAGCTGCATATTCATCCATAGAATTATAAGAGCGGAATTTCTATTTGATGGGATTGCCTTTAGCATCATGGTCATTTCCCCTAACATAGTCGCCTTTCCATTTAGCTCCAGTAGTTAGGTTTCCAAAGTTGAATTTACCTTGTGCAGAACGTCCCCAACTGCTTTCCTGAGCATCTTGGGCAATTAACATCTTTATTGCATTATCATTAGTCACTCCTGCTTTTCTGTAAGCAGCCGCCAAGTCAGTTACCCAAGTATTTCTGTTTTTATATGGACTATTCCATTTCATCTGGAATCCAGGAGCTTTTACCTATGATAAAGAGATAGAATAGCTAGTGGTTGCTGGCTCAGTAACAACCTACTATGGTCTAGGAGAATCCTAGGAAGGAGCATCTCGATAAGGGATATCAGGCTAAATAAGCTAGAAGGTGGGAACGACTCTAGAGGGAGTTTCAATACGTTTGTAAGATACTAACAAATCATTTAAGTCCATCTATTATTCCTCCTTGTTTTAATGTGTTAATTAAACCTGTTCTATCATCTGTGTTAAATAATATTTCTTTTACTAACAGTTTTCCAGCTTCTATTGCTACTTCATCCTTTTCTTTCTAAGAGTATTCATAGTCTGTATATTTAGAGTATAACTCCTCCAGCTTTTTAGTAACTTCTAGTGTAAATATTATTTCATTTTTTTCTATCTCTGCCTATTGCTCTCCTTCATTATCTATAACTGGAATACCTTTCTTAGTCAAGTTATCAGCATTTTCCATGTTATGTTTGCGAGCATGAAGAGCGCCTTCTGGAATTATATTTTTCTAATTAGTTTCTTCTATTTCTGGAGCGTCTATAGGTTCGGGTTTACCACCATTTTTAAATTGTTTAGGCTTCCTTCTATAGAAGTATCTATCTTTCTCAAAGACTAAATCATGAGAATCTTTTAATCCATTTTCCCCAGAATGATAAGTATCAGTTTCGAAATGAACTTCTGGATTACTCTATTCATTTCCTAGCTTTAAAAATTCATAATCTCCGTTGGGTAACTGATAGATGCTTCGTAGGTGATTCTTTCCAATTCTTAAATCTTCATCAGAAGACTTTCTCCATGCTTCTAACTCCTCGAATGGTAGTACTTCAAAAGCTTTCTTAAGGTCGTAATTATTCGACAACCTATCTTTTGGAACAGTATCGTACCAAGACTAGAAAGTAATCTTCGGAGCTGCTCCTGTTATTCCATCTACTTTCTCAGTTTTTCCTCCTTCCTATAGAGTTATAATAGGAGTCCATTCTAATTCTCCTCCAGATTCAAACTACTCTACAGCTTCGGTTATAACGGGTTGCCACTCATTCAAATCTATTGCTCCCTATATCTAACCTCCTAATTTATGAGACTATATATTAAGTTTTTTAATTCTCTGTAATTTAGTTCCAAGTCTAGCAGCTCTCATATATCTCTAATCATATCCACCGTTTAGGTTGAAGCCATACTAAATATGGTTCAAATCTGACATATTAGTAGCTATAGAAGATAAATCAGAAGCCTAGTTAGCTATATTAGTCATAGTCGCCTATTGGGACTCTGTTCTATTTATGAACCTATTAGCTGACCTTCTTGCCCCTCCACTGAATAATCCATATTTCTTTCCAGCTTTTTCTTCTGCCGATGCTATATTTCTAACAGTTCCACCGTAAGAACCTCCTACCTATTCTATAGTATCTCTATTAGCAGAAAAATCCCTAGTTTTCTTACCAAAGAAACCATTAATCATACCAACTGGAGTAAGAGATAATAATTTGCTACCTAGTACAGCATCGGTTTTAGTCATAGAATCCGTACCCATTCCACCCCATTTGGTTAATACGTCACTAACTAAACCTCCTGCCTTCATTATTCCTCCGACTAGAGGATTTATGCCCATTACTACATTTGAAGCCTGGTCAAACGCCTAGTCTCCTGCTTGCTATAATGAACCATATTTACCAAGGTATCCATCTTTATCGCCTCCAATTAGTCTGCTTAGGAAATCTGAGGCTTGTCCCACTGTATTCCACCCTCCTAGTTTCTAGAAAGTTCCCTATGATTTCTAAGGTGTAGTACCTACAGACATACTCTTTATCTATGTAATAGCTTTAGAGGAATCTCTATCGTTTTTTAGCTTTAAGCTAAATAAGTCTCCCATTCTAGCATTAAAATCTATAAGACTATTAGTAGGAGCCATTATCTATTCAGCTCTGTTTCTGAAATCAGCGCTATAATCAGTTCCCAGCAAATTCTACTAAGTAATAGCATTACCAGGGATGGCTAATCCATTCGTAGTCATATATGGATTCCCAGAAGGAATGGAAAGCCCATAATAGGCTTTCGCTATTCTTCTGACTTTATTTATATTCTTATTAAGCATAACTAATTCTATATACAGTATTTAAGAAATCTATAACAGCTAATTCTTCTCCAGAATATCTAATTCTTATCTTTAAGAATTTATCCTTAACATCTAACTCTTTTCTATTCTATGCTTCTCCAAAGTTATATCTATAAATACTAACATCGTCTAACCAGTTAGTTAAATCCAACGGTTTCCAATTTCCTTCGGAATTGTATCCAGATAAATCATATAAATTGTAAAGAGCGTTATCTTCTCCCCACTCTGGATGTACTGGGTCATTTCCTGGGAAATCTATACCACCAGCTGATAAAACCTAATCCGGTATAGGAGAATTATAAATAGGAAGAGTTGGTAAGCTTTGTGAACTATTCTTGGCTTTTGCCCAGGTAGAGTTCTGAGGCTATATTAAGGAACCAGAGAATTTCCTTTGATATTCATTCTTATAGCATACTAAAATAGGATTAATTGTAACTTTCCATCTGTCCTCTAAATACTAACAATTAGCGGAGATAATTGACCTTGAATCATCCTAACTCAAATCGTCTATATCTACAGCCATAGCATGATTCCAGATTCGATATTCTTGTCTATTTGGATAGTAAACTACTTCCGCTCCAGATAAATGACGATAATCGTGTGAATCTGGATAAGTTACATGAATATAATAATCCTCTATCTCATTGATAGTATCTTGTCTAGTATAGTACTTATGTGGGAAGTCTGCAGACTTTGGCTACTATCTAGGTTGAACCTTCAAGAAGTTCCTATCATAAGAAATATCAGCTCCATTGTATTGCCACAATGCTTTCATAGCTTCCTGTCTAAAATACATATTTACCTTATCTTTTGCAAAGTCGTAGGTCTCTCCAATTATTTCATAGTGGAAAGATTCAGGTTTTGCCTTATTAGCAACAATTTCAAGATTAGTAAATATCTTATGTATAGAAGGGTCGTTCACTACTACACATTCAAATTCAAATGGATGCTGTCTTCCGTACCAATAAGTAGGATATATATCATCTGCTATGTCAATCAGCCCAGCCTAGCCGTGCTTCCAAAAATCTGTAGATAAGAACTATAAGTTCCATCTAGGAGCTATTCCTACAACAGATTCATAATATCCAGCATCTACTAGAGATGTTCCTGACTAAAATCCCGCTTTCATATTGTAATAGGAATCACTTAGTTTAGACTAATTATCACTATCAACAATAGATATTGTAGCCTTAATATTAAGTAAGGTTACTATTTTATCAGGATTTATCATCTCTTCTCTAGGAAGAGTAGGACGCTTTCCAGTAATGTCTTTGAATATAGGAAGGTCTAAATAAATCTTATTCTAAGAAATATCTTGAGAAGACTCTATAGTCCAATGCCAATTTAAAGGTATTCCGTGAACCATTGGTTCGCCATTCTGATACCATAATAAAGATGCTATCTCTCCAACTGTGGTACATGGGAATAAATCACCTGTTGGATTTCCAGATTCGTCGTACCCTCTTGAATTACCAACTAGAGTTTCCGGAGGAAACTAACTTATTATTTCATTCATAGTATCTACATTCTTAAACCATTTTACTGGAGCATATTCAGTAGCATACTATGACGGACCTACCTTATGTACATCATAATCAGCATATGAATGTCCTGCACTATTCCTATAATATAATTCAGATAATAGGGATTTAGCAGTATATAGAGCTTGGTAAGTATAGAACGTGTCTCCAGCACCGTCAGACACTTCAGTCATTTCCTATCCATCCTTATAATAGACTGGACTATATTCATCTCCTCCTTCCTTAAATTTTAGACAATATAGAGGCATGAAAGCTCCTGCAAACATAGCATCATCTGGAAGATATATACCTCCATTAGCTTCTCCACAATTTAGAGGGACTATGTCAAACTTCTTATAGTTTCCATACTAATCTCTCTACAAGGAGTAGGAAATCTAATAGTGAAGCTAGGCATCTGGAAGTATTCTATTACTTAAGGATAATATTCCAATGTATTTTTTCCTACTAGTTCCATCATTCGCTACAGTATAGTTTTGAGTTACCCACTCACCTTTCTTATTCACATAGGAAACTGGAACCTTAAAGTTAGTTACTACTTCTCCCTATTCATTTTCAGAGTTCTCTATAATTACATTAGATAGTGTAATACCGTCAGCAAAAGAACTTTCAGTATGACTTGTTCCCAGTTTAGCAATCCACTTAGAAGTATTTCTATCGAATGAGAATGGAATATTATTTATATTTTCCATATAGCTAGGAACCCAACTATAGAATGTTATAAATTTCTATAATAACTCATTCCAGCATAGATTCCAAACCTTTTCTTCAAAGCCATAAGTATTGTCATAGAAAGTAAATAATACGTCTCGCTTGAAGGCGTTATATACTGTCTTTACATTTCTAATACCTATTTTGGGAGTAAGTTCTCTTTCGCCTAAAGTAATATTTCTATTTAGAAATTCTTGAACTCTAAAGTCTGAAATACAAGTAAGAGTGTTCCCATCAGTGCGCCAAATCTTCTTAGCAACTGTGTCAACTCCATAAACATACTATGCAGAATCTCCAGTCTTTCCTGGGACTTTGAGGACACTTTCGGGCCACTGACTACCAAACATATCAGAGATAATTTTTGGGTTCTCTGGAAGCACATTAGATGTGTTTATATAGACATTTCCACCTGTTCCCTCACCTGCGACTGCTCTTTCATTAACAGGTATCAATGCTATGCCATGTTCAAATACACATAAAAGATTAGACTCAAGAGAAATTAATTTTACTATTTCTCCGTATTCGCGAGTATAATCTCTATAATGAGTGCCTTGGAAAACTCTAAACCCATTCTTATAGGCATCATTAACGTGAATATCAGAATACATAATACGAGTTCCAAACCAGTTCTTTATATAGGGAACATCAGGAAGTTCAAAGTTCCATCTTTCACTTAAGGATTTAGTAAAACCTTTGTTGTATACCTATGATTCTGGGTGCTTATATGTTCCCTCAGTACTCATAGGAAGGTATGGATAGTATCCTCTAGGATGTCCACACATAGCCGTTTCGTCTACATTAGATGCGTCTAAGGTACGGATGTTTAGATTATTTGATGACCTAACCTTGAAAGTAACCCACATTCCGAGTTGAATAGCATTTACGTCTCCAAGATTTATCTATTCATATTTCTCAGTATTATTTGGGTCGTAATTTTCCTTCCATGTATTCTCATCTACTATCTCATCATTATAAGGAGCAGAAGGGTCATTAAAGTTTCTATTTACTCTATGGGTAAACTGACATAAATAGCAGTCTCCTCTATAAGCATTAAACTAATATCCACAACTTCTATCTTCCTATCCTACTATATTACTAGGAGGATTAATCAAATATTTATCTGATTCTTCTATATCATATCTATCGGTGATAGCATTAAAAGTAGAAGAGTCAATCATTCTAAGGTAAAAATAGCTCTACATATTAGCGGTAGAGTATCCTGGTATGTAAATGTTTACCGTTTCCGCAGGTTGGAATTTATTATCCTTATCGTTAAATGCAAGATAAGGTCCGAAACTTCCCCTAATTATATCAGTATTTATCTGCTTATTAGATATAGTTTCTGAATCCTCAGTATCATTCTTTTTAGAGTACTCAGATTTATAATCCTCTGCGATACATTCATATCTCCAAGCCTCTTCAGCTTCCCCAGCTCTACTTCTAAATAACATATCGTCTACACCCACACACTTTGTGTTATCAGGTACAGGAATTATCTTTACTGAATAACTAGTATTTACATTCCTATCATAGTAAGCGGGAACATAAAAATGTCTATCGTTGTTGGTAAAGTAATTATACGAGTGTCCATTTAAACAGTTAATATTCTAGGAGTTAGTTAATTCCACAAGATGTTCATTTCCTGTAAATATCTAATTATATTTAGCCTAGTCTACTTCATAATCTGGGCACAGTATTCCAGCTACGTAATTGCTATCAGAATCCTTTGGAATAAATCTATTTCTAAAGTCCTAAGTTAACTTTCTTGAGCTTTCTGTTTCTGCTATCTTATATCCAGAAGGAGCCTAAGTTGCTCTACCATTTAAGGTTTTTTTCGCAAAGATAGAAGCAATGCCGTATCTTAGTTCCTGAATACCTCCAGCTGTGGCAACAGATAATCCGGCAGCCGCTCCTACGGCACCAGCTCCTACAGCTAGAGTTCCCACAGTTCCCAATCCTGCTCCTAACCCTACTGTACCTGCAATTGTTCCTGCGATAGTCCCTACTGCAGAAGCTCCAGCGGTTACTGCTCCTGCCATTGTAGCTCCAGCTACTGCAGCTGCAGCGGCTCCAGCGGTAAATACAGTAGCAGCAGCTAAAGCAACAACTCCTACTCCTATAGCAACAGCCTTAAGAATCTTTCCAAATAGTGATGATGATTTCTTTTTAAATTCAAAAGAGTATCTATTTAGAAATCCTTCTGAAATAAAATTAACATCATTAATATCACTAGTTGTAACGTGAGTCATGCTTAGTGACTCAGATAATTCTGATAAAAATCCATCAGCAGTAGGAATAGTTGGAGTCTTAGCCTCTTTATCTATCCCTATAGTTATTCCCTAGGCTAGGATAGTTGGAATCCTAGTCTACCTTACAAAGAAATATCCTTTAACATATTTCTTAAGTTCTTGTATGGTAGCATCATCTACTCTAATATCAACCGAGTATATAGTATTAGTATCCTTAGAAGGATAGAAAGATACTACTCCTTTTATGTTTTCATAAGAATCTGCTCCATCATATCCTAAAAGGGTGTAAGATTCCTCATTATAATTTACATAATTTCTCTCTTGAGTAATTCCATTATTTATGTAAACTGGAATATTAGTATATTGGTTATCTATATACTTAGGATTTTCTGCAGCTAAAGCAATTTCCTAGGTTGTTCCAGCACTACCAAATTCCTTGATGTTGTATCCTCCTCGAATGTTAAACACAGGAGATAATTCTCCATTTGGAAGAATGTAAACTATTCCGAATCTATAGATTTCTTTACCCCAATATCCAGTTTTGTTATATATAAAAAGAGGGTCTAAATATCCTTTGTTTGATGTAGAAACATTATAGTCCTAATCTATATCCACAGTATAAGTTTCCTACTTTAAATAAGGCAAGAATCTTAAGGATAAGTCGGATAGTTCATTATATGGAATATCTGGTTTGTGCACATTAGCTAGAAATAACATATTCTAACAGGTAGCAGATGTAACTACGCTATCGACGGTATTATAGCTAAGATTAATATCAGTAGCTGATAATTCAATTATATCTTCATATCCAGTAACTATTACGTTACATATTTCCGCATTATTTACTAAGAATTTCTTATCTATTTTCGCGTATTGAGTTTGAAAATTCTCCCCAGCCTCCGCAGTACTTCTAGAGTAGTATACATAAACGTAATCGTATGAGGGGTCAATGTTAGTAAGCTAAAAACTTACCTATTTGAAGCTATTTTCGTTTTTCTATCCTGTTTGTACGGCATAATAATCGTCAAACCCTATAAATATACTAACTAAGCTAGACTCTCCAACAAAATCGGTTTCATTACCATCTGCATCTGATAGTTTAAAATAAAAATGGTAATTTCCCACTTTCAAACTTCCTCCAGAATGTACTCCTCTAAACTCGATTTTTGGTATCTTTACAACTCTTTTGTATAACGAGGTGTCGATATCAAACTAATCTCCCTAATCGTATATGTTAGTATCATTGTTTCCTTTTCTATCTACGATTTCATATGTGTTCTTACCAGTTGCACTGAATCTACTATTAATTAGTCTAGGTATATTTATACCGTCGTTAATTATCAAGTTCACAGAGCCGTCATAACTATGCTATGGAATTATATGAACTGGGTGTTCAAGAGAGAATTTTAATTCGTCCGTAATGAAATCTACTAATTCTCCAGACTCTCTCAAATAAGGGTCAGTTTCTGTAGTAGGAACATTATACCATGCATTATTAATATCTGAATCTATTAGTGCTTGTTCTAGATTAATTCGGTCAGCATTACGACCTTCAGAATAAGCTTCTTCTATCCATTTACCGAAATCAGAAGGAGAAGAGACAGTTTCTACTGTCTCTCCATCTGGATTCCAGGTATAACTATAATTACTAGGATTTCCTATCTTATAGTTATATACATTATTTTTCTTATAACGGTGGGCTGTGCAATTTATACTTATCCCAAATATAGACCACAGGTCTCCCAGAGAATATAATTGCTCCTTATATTCATACATATTCTAGGTAACTCTGTAATTTCTAAATGGGTTATATTCATATACCAAATTACCCTTAGTTGGAAGCATCTTAGTCTATACATCCAAACTAATGTTTCCGTCAAATAGTTTAATCCAATCAATCATAATATTTTAATCCAGAATAAAATCCTGTAAGTGATCTAGATGAGTCTCCCCCAATTTTAGTAGTTACTTTCACATAATATGTTCCAGTAGAAGATGACGGCACTTGAGATAAAGCTAACTAGTTATTTACTAGTGTAAGCTGCCTCTTAACTCGTTCTATATTGAAACTACTATAATTTCTGGCAAATGAAGTCTGTATTGTTTCTCCATCTAATATATCGTAATTAGAAACTCTTCGTAAGGAATATCCAGTAGTTACATTAGCAAATTGCTTAGTAGATGGATTATAATAATATATAGCTCCTTCGGTAAAAGATTGTGTAGTAAATCTAGGAATGTCAGAATAGATAGAATTTACTATAATTCTATTAGATGCACTAACAGTATCTGTGGTAGGAGTAATATATGGGATTTTTATTTCTAATGGATTAGTTCTTAAGCACCCATATAATTTTAAATTTACATTATTTTCCATTCGTAAGTCTTCCTACGTCCTTGTGCTTAAGGATGATTTATTGATAACCTATTCTAGGTATTCTGAATACTTCCATCCCCTAAACACTAGCAGCTTATTATTTTCTATATTCTCACTAGGTTGCAATTCTATTACTACATCTCTACCGTAGATAGAGTAATTGTCGGAAAGATATACATAGTTATAAGGATAATACTACTAAGACTACCCTGTATCTGATGATAAGTAAAAGAGCTATGTTAAATATCCAAGTACAATAGGAACGTAATAAGTTAGAGAATTTCCACTCTACATATGGTCTCCTGGTTCTATAACACCATCTACAGATATTCCGCATAAGGTTCCTCCCAAATCCCCATTTCCAAATGTCTATCCAGCTTTTACTAATTTATTAGAAGATATTACTATATTGCCATTTTTTCTAGCATTACTATGAGCTGGATTGTTACTATTATTATACGCGAATCCCATTGGGAACAAGAACTTAAAATTATTCATGATTTTATCATAGGTGAAAGACAATCCTTCATGTATCGGCTGGTCTCCGTTATCATTTATACCTCTGGTATTATTATTATCAGGCTCCCCAGCTACGGTATTAATCCCATTTTGGTCAGTATTAAAACTAGCAATAGATGAATTATACTCAGTAGAAGCACCTCGTTTTTCTCTAATAGAACAGAAGTATATTTTAGTATATTGTATTTTATTTTCCCCACTTACTCCCATAGAATATGTTTCCAAGTCTTTTACATTAGTAACAAAAGATTTCAGAATTTTTAAGGGAGAGGTATCTAACTAATTATAGTAGTAGTATTTACTGTAGTGAATACCTCTAAGAGTAAGAGGATAGCTTTTGTTTTCGTTAATCCTGGAATTGGCCTCATCGTAGTATATCTTATCAAGAGTAGTATTATATACACTAAAATTAGTAGTTGAAGTTTCTTCCTATTTCTTTGAGTCTATATATACTAGCTCAGCACCTTCTGAGGAATTTCCTACCTTTTCTCCTTCTAAACTAGAAGACAGATGGAAATTATTTGAATAGTTCTAATATGCATCCTAAGTATTATATAACTCATCTCCATTTCCCTAAACAGATGAATTTACAAGTTTATTTAGCGTGTCAGAAGTTGTAGCATCTACTTCTCCAGTTAAATTCTCTGCTAAAGTGGGGTAAATCCCAGAGAATATAGTAGTATCCTTTTCAGTAAATTTAACCTAAGGTTGTTCTGGGTAGTTTTGAATATACTCATTTGCTAAGAATATTCTTACATTTATGTTACTAAGCTATCCCTCCTCTAAATTAAAAGTATTATAATCCTACTAAAGCCCTGCTCTAACTGCCATCCTAAGATTATCATCCTAAGTCCTGTCCTAGTTTACGAACTGCACTGTGGCAGATAATGATTTAAATGCGTTTTGGCTTGTTATAGGACTAGAAAAATCGTCATTAGCATAGTAGCTTTCCTGTTTTATTTCCCACTTATCCTTAACAGTTTCAAACGCTGCCTAGCAATCCAAATTTAGGCTAAACTATAACCCTCTAAAATCCTAAGTAGAGTAATAATAATCATTAAACATAGTATTAGTCCAATACCATCTGAAGTCTTCTATATAGGAAGCCTCATCTTCTATGTATTCGTCTAATACGCCAACACTGCAATACTTAACTATAATCTTAACTAAATACAAACAATTACTATATAGAGTTCCAGCATCGTTTAGATAATAAGACTGTCCGTCCTACATTTCATCTATAGACACCACTTTCCCACTAGAGTCAAGGTACACATTTGAAATAGTAGCGGCGTCTTTAGAAACACTCTCACCTTTATGGTAAAAAGTTGTATTCTTTTCATCCTTATTATTTAGCTTATAATTAGTTCCAGAAGTATTTAACGTAAAATATTCTGTAAACTTACCATTGTAAGATATTTTTCCGGAATTGTGATAAGCAGCAGCAAGCCCTTGATTATCATAGAATAGGAAGACTACCTCTGAAATTCCCTTATTTGGTTCAGTATAAGCTTCTAGTCCCCAAGTTAAGGTGCTAGTATTTTCATAGTTATAATATCTCCATGAATTGAGTTCTATGCTTTTGGTTCCTATCTTCTTAAAGTCTATATATCCGTCTTGAGAAAACTCTCTAAGTAGTCCATAAGGCATAGAAGGAGTTAGTTCATAATAATAAATAAGATTATTAATATTCAAATTTTTCCACTCCTCTATAGCCCCTTCAACAACTTTCTATTTTAAAGGAATAAGAAAATCAGAGAAATGTTTTACTATAGGATAATTAAAAGTATTATTGATAATGTCGTCAGACATAGGTTTAGCTGTAATTGCCTTTAACTCATTGTTATAATTAGTGTAGTAAAGTACTTTACCAGTCTCTTTATCCACTGCACTGGATGAACAATTAAAATAATATTTCCCCTCATCTGGAGTTCCATCCTCTTTTCTAGATAAATTAGCTTTTATCAATTCTACATTATCTAGACCTAATTCCTATTTAACCTAATTTAGCTTAGACTTAGACTACGCATCATAAGAACCTGAGTTTATAAAATTTTGAAAAGTTCCAGTGTATGTCTCTGGACTATATACTCTAGAAATAGTTTTATAGTTATAATCTATATTAGGATAAGCAACAGGAACACTTGGTCCATCAACCCAATTTTTATTCTTTCCTCCTAGGGCCCAGCCTCCGGTATCCTTCTCCCAGATCTGATACTTACCAGCATGAGTATCGTCTTCCCCAGTCCATTTAGAGTTAGTTAATACTACAGCATTTGGATTAATATTATTATTATCAGTACTCCAACTAAAATTCCAATAAATAGAATATCTATTAGATTGATATTCAGAATTATCTTCTACTTCTTTAGTATAAGCGCTCCAGGTGCAACTAAATCCGGTAATTTTTTCTAATTCTATTAGTAAAGCTAATTTACCAGAGACTTTGGAAGAGAATACTGAATATGCAGAACTAACCATAGTTCTATAACTGTCTAAATCAGGCTTTCCTACTATCTTCTATGAATTTTGTATATAGAAATCATTTTCCTTATACCATTTAGTAGAAGAATCTAAGTAAGTAATCTTTCCAGACTCTTCTATACTAACTACATGAATTTTAACTAGCTTCGGGAATCTTTCATGTTGATGAGAAGTGTTGCCGTAATCTGATAAATGTTCATGATTTCCTTTACTATCAAGTTCAGCTGAATATATAATATATTTATCGCCTGAAGTCATGTCTTTAGTTCCGTATAATATCTTCTTTACAGAACTAGCAACTAATTCCCCATTAGGTTCACTTCCATTACTTCCTTGAAAATCCGTCCATTTTAAGGACTATCCCATTCCTCCTATTTCCTCACTACTTATATTTCTTTCTGGACTTGGGAAACAACCAATCTGAGATTTGTTAGTAATTGGATTATAAGATACTATATAGATAATATCCCCAAATTCACAAGTTCCCACTGGAACATATCCCTCTGGAAGATATGCTGTCTCCACTCTTCCATTACCCATATCATTCTAAAGAGACATCTCGTTCCCATTAAATGTTAACAAGGTAGCATTAAGTGCAGATGTAAGAGTTGTAGCCTATGTATTATCTGGAGCGAAATCCATTACTAATCCTTCTGCGAATGTATTTTTCGCAGTCATAATTGTATTAGTCATCGTTTCTCTTGTTTTTGTTATATTTTCTTAAATTATCTGAAATAAATTGATAATTATAATTAGTTAATAATATATCCTAAAATTTTAGAGGTTCTCTAACTAAGATTAGTTCTGCTTTATCTGTAGTTAATTCTTTCTTATATAAACTAATTCCGAAATCAACTGGCATAGGTAATCTGAATATTGCTACTCGGTTACTTTCTGATATATTACACTCATCATATATTTTGTAGAGGATGATCTTAGAAAAGGTAAATCTTTTCTTTGGTCGTCCTCTTTTATTTTTCTAACTCAAATATTCGTTATACTAATTCTAAGTTAATGCAAAGTAATAGTATCCATCCCAAGGGATGTGCTTACGTTTATACATTATTCGTAATTTAATTCTCATTTTATTTTTATAGTACTCAAAATACTTTAGAGAATCATTCATTAACTATCCACAATAAAACCAAAATCCATTTCTGTTAATTAGAGTATCTCCTCCATAACTATTATGTAAGTATAACGATTTCCATCCGTATTGCAAAATTCTTTTAATATCCGACTTAGGAATATTTGGATATTCTGCACAAATTTGGTCGTAGTAATCCTATATAGTTTTTAGTACCATAACAATTAATACTATTTACCTCTGTTAGTATTATCTACGATTCTCTACTTATCTTTTGCTGATAAGTATATAGGTTTCTCTCTTGGAAGCCTCTTTTCACTCTACATCTCTAGAGTAAGCTAATATCCGCTAAAGTTAGACATTACAAAGTCTATGTCATTCCATTTTCCATTCTTAAATGCCTTCTTAAATTTTTTACCTTCTGTTCTTTTCATATACATATATGCCTATGTCCTAGCCATTCCAGGTAATTTAAAGTGGACATTGTTATCTATAATATCATCTACTACCATCTGAACACTTTTGGCAAATATAGATGCCGCCAAATCTCTTTTATTTCCATCAGAGTATGTTTCCTTACACTAATCTGAAGTCATTTTCAGTTTTTCTACTGGGAAATTCATAAAAATGTCATGCAAAGAAAAAGCATGACCCATTGCATAATTCTTATTACTCATAATCATAAACAAAAATAGGGAGACAAATTGCCTCCCTATATATTTTACATAGTTGGTTTATAGCTCTTATTATAAAACTTACGTCCCCAAGAAGCCTATACATTAAGTATTTTATCCATCTCTTCTTGAGATACATATTCTGGAACTCTAGCCGCTAAGCAATGCTGTAGCCACTAGCGCTTCAAGTCCTAAGCCATTTTCAACACATTCTAATTGTTAGTACGTATTGCTTCCTTGTATTTCTATACATAGGCAATATATTCAGCTATTGCGATAGCTTCTTTATCGTTTATTTCGGGAAGACCTTCCTCGTCGAGTAGTATTCCATGATATAGAATATTTACTTTTCCTGCACCTTTATTAACATAAAGTTTATCTCCTACTCTTTTATATTTAACGAACTTACCGCTAACATAAAAGGGATCTAGGAAAGCTTTTCTACTTTCAATGTAATTCTCAGTGTACAAAGACTATATGTCTCCAAACTCTTTCGTATTACTAGTGTAGTCCCAATCCTCTGGACCACAATAGGTTACAGCCTCTATAATGTCTACATTACAAGGTAATTCGACTGACCCATCCTAACAATTTATATCTAATAGTGCTCTATACAGTCTGGTGTTTTTATTTCCAATAAAATTGTATGCCACTAAACCGATTTCCTCTAAATCATCATTATCTCCCTCAATATCGTATAGCGTCTAAGCTAAACTTATAGCGTAATGAAAATTATTCTATCCCATATCATCCTCCTGTTACATACTACTAATCATTAGGCAGAGGCTAAGCTGCAACCTATCTATAATAGTATAATTTTTCCTTAGTTAGTTTTTCCTTAACTAGCTAATCAATAAAGCTAGTATTTACATCAGGCCCATTAAGTTCATCAGTATTACAGCAACTGTACTACTTTAGCTATCTTGGGTCTTTGAATACTGCAACTACGGAAACCTGCTACAAGAATGGTGCATTAAATAGAAAACAATCTAACATTCCGTTTGCATTTGGTGCGAAATCAATCCAAACGTAGGGTTTTTTCTAACTTCTTTTTCTATACTTTCTGTTATTAAATTCAGATAACGATGTTACTATCGTAAACTTATTTTGCCTATCAGTAGAACCTATATACTCAATAGCTTGCTTTCCGTACTATGAAATAACTTGTGGTATTTCGAAATGAGCTGTTACAGTATCATCCGCACTTCTCACTCCACATTTACATCTCTCAAGAGACTCACAGTCTACGTCGATGCAGTTAATCGCTATCAACAGGTCTTTGATAGGAAATATTCCTCTGAGAAAATACTAATGTAATATGGATAATCTACAGGCTACTATTTCATCCTATAGCTAGTCCATATTCATAGATAAATTCTAATGATAACCTCTTAGTCCAGATACAACATCATTACGAATTTGGGATGCAAGTTTCTCTATATACATTATTCTTCTGTTTTATCAGGATTAGTTATTATCCTATGTTTGCAAGTAAAGTTATAACATCTTATTCCTTTTAAATAAGTGACTTTAGATTTTAGAGTGGCAATTTCATTACATTTTGCAGATATGGCTTGGGATTTCTCTAACATAATTTTATCCATTTGCTCTCTCAATTCCGATATCTACTTTCTAAAATCGCCTTCAAGCTCATGGTAATCCTTTATGTACTTATCACACGTCTTCTACAAATAATCATACTAGTCTTGTTTGAGGTCCGTTTTTTTCTACTCAACATCGACCATTGAAGATTCGGTTTCAGCTTCTACTTGTTTCTTTTTGCTCTTAAAAGTGCAAATATAAGTAATAACTGCGCCTATACCACCACTGCCTATTACTGCTAAGGCCCATTCTAAAATTGACTGTTCCATACCTTAATTAAAAGAAAAGGCGGAACAGGGTAGTCCCGCCTTTAGTTTATTTAAGCACCTAATTCATCTTCTTCATCTTCGCTTACAGAAGATGCAGATTCAGCATCAACGTCTACTACTGTTCCGATAGTAGCTAATGCTGCTTCCCAAGCAGTAATTAGTGTAGAATCATTTTTTACCCAGAACACATGAGTAGTAAAAGAAGTCATTCTTTGTCCTACAGCGTGTAGACCATCATTAGTAGCTGGAGCTTCATACTCTACAATATATTGGTTGTAAATAGCTCCAACGATAGGAGTTTCTACCTGACGGATATGAGTCCATTGGTAGTTTGCAGCAGTCGGAAGTCTCAAGTCTTTAATAATTTGAGAGTAAGTACCGAAGCTATTCTTTCCTCTTTCGTCTAGCTTAATGTCAGTAGCAGAAGTTTTCGTTGGGTCTAACTCTGCAACTTTTTCTGCATAATCATCATAAGCATCGAATGTGCTAATTTCGATTTTGCGGAATCTCTGATATTCAGTAGCTCCTTCGAGAACAAGTTTGCTACCAGTTACAGAAACATTAATTAGGTCTTTATCACATAAGAATACATGATTCTTTTTAAGCATATCTGCTACATTTTTGGCAATAGTAGCAGCTTCGTCAGCTTCTTTAACGGTAAATTCAATCCAGAATGGCATACCTTTTTGAACCCAGGGAGTTGAATAAATGTAAGGTTCTGCGCCTTCAACACCCAAATAAATATCGAGTCTGCAATATGTTTTTGCTCCTCCTGCTTTTAAAGCAGCTAAAAGAGTAGTATCACCGAAATCAATAGTAGCTTTACAAGGCACTGCCTCATATCCAGCTCTCTTTCTAATAGCTTTTACGCATCCCTTAACGAATACAAAATCTCTTTTAATCTTTAGAGCGTCAACTTCTTCTCCGTCGATGTTTGTTTTGCCACTCTTGAAAAGATAGGTATTATCAGTACCTTTCCCGTTCAATTTACTTGAATCTGGATCCAGATTCGAATTGATAATTGTCTAAGTTTGAAAATTTAAACCTGTTGCCATAATTAATTAAAGTTTAATTAGCCTTGTTGAGGGGCTGGTTGCTATTGCCCAGTTGGTCTAGCAATAGATTGAGTCATCTAAATATTGTTACCTAGTCTTGGGTCATTTACACGCTCCATTACTAAGTGTACCAACTCGTTTATAATCTCTTGGTTTACATAATCTGGGAACTCCATAATTTGAGAAGTATCTTCTGTTAAGTCTATTTGCTCTTGGGTTAAGCGAATAAACTGAGGACACTTAACATAATCAATCTGCACTTCTACTAATTGAAACAAACTATCATCCTTACCATATCTAATTTCACAACGAACATTAGAAGTATTTCCAGCTCTCAATGCAATGGGTTTTTCAACTAGAGATACTTGAGTATCTTTTCCATTTACATTAAGCTTAAATGTTCTTTGGAAGTTAGAGTTTTGACTTTCAGGAGAAGTTCCTCCAGCAGTTCCTGCATCAATATCATTATCTTCCCACTCTCCTCCAGAAGCTGAAGTAACCTGATAAATGCCATTCATATCAGTACCAACTTCTTCTAATCCTGTTCCTGTTTTCACAGAAGTTCTAGGGTCAGTAGGTAATACCTACTATTGGTTAAGATTGTGGACATAATAGTACGGACGCATAGGCGAAGGTCTATTATAAATGTCTGTAATGATTTGACTCCAAGAATCGGCAGTTAATCTTGTTGCAGGGATTTCAATATATGAGCCTGCATCCCAGCAATCTTTTTGTTTAGCAACATAATAAATGCAAACACAATTCAACATATGTAAGTAGTCAATAGGCATATACACTTCATACGTAGCACCGTGTAGAGATTGAATTGAGCGATGGGCTTTACTTAAATAAGATGAAGCCTAACCAGTATATCCTCCTTCTGGAGAATCCTAGTTACCAGTAACTGCTTTTGTGTTCTAAATAGCACTATCTTTCGCAGCTCCAGATGCTCTTCCTGCAAGTTCTACCTTGTGAGGAGTCAAGAAAGTCGTAGACTTCAAGACTCTCAAATCATCAGTAGTTTGCTAGTTAATATCGTACACGTTGTATACCTTATTAATATACTAGTTTATAGCTTTATTAAATAAATAGTTAAATTCATAAAGCTTAAGTGAAGGTGCTTGAATTTTACTAAGTTCTATTAGTGTAGCTTCAAAAACCTGTCTTGCGGTCATTTCGCATTATATTAAAATATTGATAATTAATCTTCAAACACGTCTTGATATGTGTCTTTTCTGATTAAGGCTAGGGTTTTACTATTTCTAGATAATTTCATCCATTCAATTACTGCATTATCAGTAGCACCTAATGCAACTTTACCATCTTCTCCATAAACGAAGAGTCCGTCTTTTTTAACGATAACTCCTTTTTCACGAGCTTCTATAAATAACATACGAAGTTGAATATCTCCACCAGTATAGCAGTTGATAATCTTTTCCGGAGTTTTCTCAGCTATAGATAATAGGTAATCTTCAACATCAGCATTTGGCTGATTTTTCATATCTCTACCTAAAACTTTAGCTACAAGTAATCTTCCTTCATATCCGCGTTCGTCATTCATAATATAATTAGAAGCTTCTACAATAAGTTTACGTCTAGTAACTCTACGTTGAGCTTCAAATCCAGGTCTATCTACATAAAGCTCAGCAGTACCGTATCTAGGTCTTTTTGACCTCGGGTCTACTGTTCCGTCGATTAGATAATCACCCTTCTCGTTTTTCGCAAATCTGTCAGGAGCGATTAAGTCACAATTTTTAATTGCCTCCCAAACAGCTCTATCATAGACATCATCTAGATTGAAAGTCTTACCATCTTCTATTACAAATAACTCAGTCTCTGGAATATATGCAGCTAGTCCTTTTGATTCATTTTCAATTTCTTCTGGGGTGAGAATAATATCTCCTTGGGAGTTTACTCTCTTTACACAATCTGCGTATCTACCACGAGCATCCTTTTGTGGTTGTATGTAATATTTTTGTCCGACTTTACCAAATACACTTCTTAATACAACGATGTTACTTTTTAAATCTCCATCTTGTACCTCATTAACCTTTTTTGCCATAATTCATATTCATATTTTAAAGAATTAGGTGGGGAAGCACCTCGTTCCCCACCGTATCTATTTTATTTTTATTTATCTTACTTATTACTCTTTACAACGAAGAATAAATGAACGATATGGATTAAATACTGCAATACCAGCATATCCATGGATAGTCATCATACCTCCAGCAACAGGAGTTGAAACAACACCACTGTCACCACCTGAACGACCACCTACACCAAGTACTTCGTTAAAGATGTAGTCTTTTCCTTTCAGAGAATACATAGCTACAGGAGGTTGAGTAGAAGTCTTACCAGTTGTAAGGTCAATACATAGAGCATATGGTTCTAAGAACTCTCTACTTAATGTTCTATCAACTTTAAATGATACAACATTTCCACCCCATTCGTAAGCGTCAAATGTAGCACCTACTTTGATGTATTTTCCTTCTCCACCTCTAGACCACAAGTAAGCACCATCAGTCTTACGAGTAGATAGATAATCTCCAAGAACTCTCTGTACAATTCCCCACATTCTTTCGTTTACCATGAATACAAAGTGATTACCAGTAGGTTTCTCAGCCTTTTCTACCATAGTAGAGATGATTGTGTGGAATGTGTTAATAGTTACTCTATTAGCAGCATACTTAGAAGCAAATCTTTCGATTTGAGGAATCATACCGTCACCAATAGGAATTGGACGTCCAGTACCTCTATCAGAGATAGTAGCTTTACCGTCTACTCCGATGTTTCCTTTAGCTAATAGAATCATATTTTCACGAGCATATAAGAAGTTTTCAATTAAGTTCTTCTTCATAGGCTCAAGTTTGTAAATCTTTTCAGTTAAGCATCCTTGATTTTCGCCTTTACCAACCTTAATGAAAGTATCTTCCATTAATGCATATTTAGAAGAGTAGCTATCGTCAACACGAATAGTTGTCATATAGTTTCTCATCTTTTCAACGTTAGATTGATACTTAACGAAACCAGTATCATGCAATTCTGGCTTAGCGTTACCAATGAAACGAGTTGTATCACCAATTTGACATCCATCCTTATCCAGGATTGACGAGTAGTCATCATCAATAAGTCTTACCATTACAGACCACATATTGTCTGCTTTTCTAGTAGGACGAGATACAACAAAACATTGCTATCCAGTTTTTTCAATTTTGAAAATTTCGTGTAATTGATAATAGTTTTCTGGGAAAATCATTTCAATTTCTGAGCCATCAGCTCCATCTTCAACAGGCACTGCTGCGAAGGGGATTCTCTTAATATAATTAGTTTCTACTTCCCATTCGAAATAAGTAGAATCAATATTCTGGAATCCAGTAGCTTTCTTGGTATCTCCGTAGAAAATATTTCTTAGAGCTTCTGTCAAGAAAGTTGCAGTAAGTTCCGGATAAAGACGAGATACAACGCCTAAACGGTGAGGTCTTTCTCCCAAGAATTTACTAAAATCTTCATAAGTTCTAGTGTCACCCATCGTTGGGCGATTAGTTACAAAACTCGCTACAAGCATAATTATTCTTTTTAAATGTTAATAAATCTTAATACCAATCTTCATCATCTATAAACACATCGTCTGTGGTTTTCTTTTGTGAAGCGGGTTTGTTGAACACCAATTTAGCTTTAGGTTTTCCTTGTAAATCTAATTTGGCTTGCTCATAACCTCTTCTATAGTTATCCTGAATCTATTTATTTAATTCTTCTACTATTTTATCCTCATTAAGAATCCAGAATGCAGCTTTAGTAAATAGGGCAGGGTCATTCATAGCTCTACCAAATGCACTTAATCCTTGGTCATCTATTTCTAGCATAAATGAGGATAAATCTTCTATATCGTCGTCAGATAGTTGCAGCGGTTGTCCAGCAAAGGAATCAAGTTCTTTAATCTGTCCTTTAATAGAGTCAGCAAATCTATTATAAGCAGCTTCCTCTCTTGCGGCTTTCTCGTTAGCTATCTGAGCCTCTTCATCTTCCTGAAGTCTTATGTACTCTTTGCGGAGTCCTTCTACTGTTTTCTTGAATAAACCTTCATTTTGTTTAGCTAATTCAAGTGCTTGATTAATTTCCTCATCAGAAATATCCGACCCGACTTTATGTAATAAATCCAATGCATAAACTTCGTCGTCAGAAAGATCGTCGACTTTATATCGTTTAGTTGGTTCTGTTTCTGGCAATAGAGATTGAATATACTCGTCAGGAGTCATTCCACTCTCTCTAATTGTATTAATAAGCTACAATTCGGAGTCGTCAAAGTCCTACTGTTCTACTTCTTGGTCAATCAAGATATTAATCTATTCTTCTCTGCTTAGAGAGTCCCAAGCTCTTTCTACAATAGCACCAGTTTCGTCTTCGAATTTAATTTTTCCTGGGTCAGTAATACCTTTAAGACGTAGTACTTCAGTTGTTAAATCTTCATCTGGCTATGCAGAAGGCTTTTGCTAGCCTGCAGGCTAATCACCTTCATTACCTTCTGGTTTTTGCTGTCCAAGGTCAATGTCCCCAAACTCGTCGTCTTCAAAAATTACATCATCAAAATTTTCCATATTCATATTCATTTTTTAGTTAATCATACAATATATAAGCATTGATTAGTTATACAGCAATTAAAACCTAACTAATTGTTAAATTTTAATAATAAAAAATTATAGTTTCATAATAAATACCAAAGAATAAGAACGTGGTTCTATTTTCAAGGGTTTATTAGGCCATTCAGAATCTGACAAAGTCTACTCTTCGCTAGTAGCAGAAGATAATGAAGTCCCTTCATCTGTTTCCAAAGATATAGAATGGGTATGGCTTCCACCAGTAGCAGTACCTCCCTATGTCTTTATATTAGACACTCCATCTACTGTCCCAGTTTCGGTAGTGATGTCTTCTCCGGTTACAGAAGTAACAAAAGTCTTAGAAACTGATTCTATACCCCAGTTGTAATCAGAATATTCCAAAGATACAGATAGATCTCCAGAACTTCCCGTAGTTCCAGATAAATCCCCACTTAAGCTGTGAGTATGGGCTTTATGAGGATGACTATGTTTTGGTAAGTAATCCTATGAAAGAATTAATTCATTATTTTCGTCAAGTATAGAGTCATTGTCTCCGACTTCATCTGCTGAGGCAACTGCTTTAATAAATTTTCCCACTAAATTGGGAGTTCCGTTAGTTCCGTCACATATTGCCCAACCTTCTGGTAACTCAGCTTTACCATTAAACATAGCTATTGTTCCACTAGGAACTGCTAGCTTTAATAATTCTTTAATCCAATTTATGTTAGGAACTATAGCATTATATTTCTAATCACTAAAATCCTCTGGTATTTCAATATTTTCATCGTATCTAGGAAAGTTGCATCTTTTCTTAAATATGACATCGTATAATTTAGAATTTAGGCCAATAAAATTATCGGAATATATACCTACTCCTACCTCTTCTTGTTCTTCTGGACACTCTTTAAGAGAATCAAAATCTTCTTCATTTACAACTCCTATCCTTGTATGAATAGTATCGTCTGGCCTCTCCTCTAGAGTGTCTTCGTCCACTATAGTCTTAGATCTATCTAATATATCTATAGTATTTTGAATAATTTTAATTAGAGGAGCATTGGCCAAATAGATAAACGAGCCTTCACAATTAGTCAAGAATAAATTTGAAATAGAAGAGTTCATAGATATAGTTATTTCCTAGGAATCAATATTTACTATATCACATTCCACTAGCTATCCTTTTCCATAGACATCCTAACCATTAATGTTAGAAGGTCCTGATATAATAGTAAATCCATCTATACCAAAATCTGAGATTCCGGATAAATTGCTAGTAGCTGCGCTATCACCTGTCGGAATAGTTAATTGCATTGTGCCTTCCACTCCATCAGCCACATATAATACCTATATTTTTATGTCCTATGTTGCTACAATATCCCCTATATCAGCAGTAACTTCAATATTCGTATCTTCCTATTCATAGTCTACATTTACCTATATGCTTAGAGGTACGATAACAAATACCTTTCCCTAAGAGGGAAAGGAGTTGGGATACCTTAGAGTACAAGTTACATTGTTTTCATCAGAATAGGCTGACTGAATAACATTACTATGCAAGCTGTAGACAATTACATCATCTAATCTGGTAGCGCTAGTTCCTCCAAGCACTTGTCCCATATCTCTCCATACCAAAGAATCTACTTCTAGTATAGACTTACCATCTTTCACATATAACCTATACCCACTAGTAGAAGTAGCATTATTAGACTATATGAAAGTTCCAGTCTACATAGCTATACTTAAATAAGACCTAAGCTACGTATCTAATGATATAGCTAATTGCTCGTTTATTTTAAATTGTAAGCTTGGACTAGAAATGGTCATGTTTGACCCGTCATTATAGATTTTCAGATCTTTTATAGTAATTTCATCAAAGTAAGTATTTTTATCATTTCCAGTATTAGATGATAAAGCAATATACTCAGACAATTGCCCTTCTTTAGCTAGGTAAAGTTTATTTTCTTCTATTACAAATATGATTCCAGCCTTTATACCAGCCTACTGAGCTTCTTCTAAAGTTTCATAATAGAACCCTGCATTAGTTAATGCCGTATATTTCTAATCTGTGGTTACTTCCTTCTGTTCTGCCAAGAATGATACATACGTAGTTCCTACTTCTCCAGCTAGATTTACTTTAGTTCCATCTATAGAAATCCATACTTCGTTGCCTTCTTCAGTAGGTATTAAATATATTCCATTATCTGAAATATCATCGGAACTAGATGCAGTTTTTAATATATTAGTGCTAGAAGAGGCAATTTTACCATTCTTTATAATATCAATAAATTTGCCTCCCCACTAAACTTTTAAATCTCCTTTTGTTTTTATAATAAAATTAGAATCGGTAGAACCAATAGTATTATAGGTTTTACCGAACATATTGGTTTTACCTTCTCCCATATTATTTTATAGTCAGTACTTGTCTTCTGTTTCTATTAGAATAACTTATGTGAATCCAATCTAAGTTATGTTCATCTATTAACTAATCAAATGGTAATTTCAATTTTTGAGCTAAATCAAATAACTTTTTATTTTCCGATTTAGTATCTAAAACTGTACGTATATCGGCAGCCTATCCAGTCATGTGTTGGCTAGTACTAGCTCCTCCTACAGCCCTATTCAGAGCTGGACATCTATAACCACTAGTAACAATAATTGGCTTGCCATATGCCTCTCTAAGAGGGTCTAAAACATTTTCAATAAGAGCTATCAAATTTTGCTCTTCCTCTTTAGAAGGAACGTTCTTGATTCCCTTCTACTAAGCAGTAGTGCTTTTCGTTAATTCTTCAATAGTAAAAAATTTCATAAGATTATATGTTTATGTGTTCACAGTAATATATAATCATAATTACAGATTTACCAAAACAAAAATAGGAGAACTTCCCAATCTCGGAAAATTCTCCTATTAATTATATAGAGTTATTTTATCCAGTTTTTAAGCTGAGCCTTAAATAACTTTTTTGCCAACTAACCACTTAGATAAGCAGCTTTTTCAGAATATGGGTCAATACCAAACTCTTTACATATATGCATTTCAACATGGTTCTTCTCATGGTTATAAGTATCTATAAATTCCTCTGCGGAATCCGGTCTATTTATAACTATGATGCTTTTGTGTTCTTCTTGGTTAGTAAACGTAAAACCTGAATTTTCGTAATTTTCTATCCTAGAAGCTGCTCTATGTAAAACATCGTCTGGACATCCCAAATCCTTTAATCTACTTAAAATGTATTGAACATTGGGATTTTCCACAATTATGCAAACTTCTATATCCCAATCATATCTCTCAAACAATACTCTGTAATGTGTCATATCACATCCTCCCAGTCTACCATAGTTCCGTTAGCTACCATAGTAGCATACCATCTCCTCATAGTAGTGCCATCTCCAGCGTCTTCATCGTCTATGGTATCCTTAATGTATAGAGCAAAATGTCTTTCATCTGTTATACTACTTCCGTAGTAATCAGCCTTACACATATTGCCAACAAATACATAATCATATCCAACATTATTTTCTAATTTAATGTTGTTCTGAGTTAATACCTTATCAATGTATTCTTTGGATACTGGCTCTAGGGATTTCCCTCCCTTTTTCATAAAAGAAATAGCGTATGAACACAAAGCCTTATTGAAATGCCAACCATAGTTTTGTAAGTACTTACGCATATACTTTGGCATATCGTCATACATATCCAAAGCTGCTCTCATATCAATAGTATCTTGGGTAGTCCTCGTCGTCGTAATCAGAATCTCTCATTCCACCACGTCTACGTTTTCCGTATCTTTCCATGTAATGCTCACCAGATTTACTTTCTAGTTCTGATAAACAATGCATCAATTTCTTTCCGTGTTTAACAATTTGTTCAGCACAATCAGAAAGATGTTCAAATTTTGACTCCTGAATTTCAATTATTGTTGCCATGTTTTTCCTATTTTAAAGATGTGTTAATAAATTCTTTGAACATTTCTTTAAGAGAATTAATTTCTTCCCTCAAAGCCTTATTCTCTTGCTCTTGTCTCTGTTTCTCAATTATTTCTGGATTTAATTGCTATAGAATTTCGTCACATCCTTTAATAATACTCTAATGTGTTTCAATACTATTAATTATATCCAGGCTTCTTTGCTTCATCGAAGAAACTTCACTATTCATTGCTTCTTTGTTGCAGGAAACCACAATATTATTTCCGAAATCCGCAATGTCTCCCATTGCAGGTAATTTCTAGAAATTAGCAGATGTGCCGTTTATATCAGCCGTAATATCTACTATCATTTCCTGATTATACATTCCTGGGTTTCCATACTTAGGAACTGGTACGGATACGTTAGTAACCTTACCAATTTCCAAAGTAGGGACAGAATCTTTATGCAAGATAAATAGCTAATTACTATTCCTTAAATTCTAAAATGCCATTATGCAATTCCTGTTAATAATTGTAATGTATTAGTAGTATGCTCAAACCAGCATAGGTAAATTCCTGTTCCAGATATTTGAGCAACTGTTATATCTGCTCCGTTAAATCCAGTTAATCTCTAAGGATTGCCTCCACCAGAAGTGAAGACAATCGGTAGAGTAGTTGTAGTACCTGTAGGTATAGCCTAGTTAAGTCTTACGATTAGTAATCCTCTAAATGGCGCACCGATATTACGATGATTGTTAAAATCAAACTACACTTCTGTAGTCGTAACATTTACAGACAAACTACTAATAGCTGGTATTCCTCCTCTATTGACATTAATATAAGTAGGTAATAACATAGTTACCTCCTTTCTTAACCCCAAAGAGAGTTATTACATCCACAGCCATTCCATCCTGCGTAAGTTCCTAAAGCGTATCCGTTAAATACAGCCTAAGTAGGTACAGCAGTAGCACAGCTATATGGTAATGTTACAGTTTCAGGAAGTTTACACTTAATTCCGTTAACATCACTTTGTAGAGCATTAACAGCAGCAACAATAGGAGAAGTAGCTTGACCTATCATTTGTCCAAATGCAGCAGTCTATTGGGCATTGTTGATAACAACAGCCTATTGACTATTCTTTTCACGTAAAGCATCAATCTTATCTAATAGAGCCTGATTCTACATAGCATCAAGCTTAGCTATAATTTGATTAGTGTTCGCAGTACCTGTGTCTCTAATAGTATTTTGAAGAGAGCAAGTCTGAGTTTGAGTTGCATAAGCAGTATCACAGAATCCTCTTTCTACTGCACGTCCTACTGAATCTACACTATTAGTAATCTGATAAGTCTGTCTTTCATTTGCTAGTTGATTTTGGTAGCCCTGTTCGATAATAGCTTTTTGTGTGTTGCAGCAGCAGTTGTTGATTGCCTGGATAACATCGCAATTACCTCTTTCTACGGCATTGATAACTCTTTCAGAAGTGTATCCTACTTGTCCACCTACAGTAGTAATTGCATTTTGGATATTGCAGCAGCAGTCTTTCAATACTCCAAAGTCACAATTTAAGTTAGTAGCAAGTTGACCAAGAGCAGCGGAATTACCTTTGATTGCGTCCATTAACAACTGAGTATTCTAGTTAGTATTCATCTACTCACGTAGACCAGCTAACTGTCCTTGAATTTCAGCAGATTGTAGGTTCTGACAGTTGTTGCCTTCACCAAACTCACCTCTGTTCATCCAACGCATCATCCACATCCAAACTAAGTACATGAACGGGTTGTTCCACATTCCGTTTCCGAATCCTCCCATACCACCGTTCATCATAGCCATCCAAGGCAGCATCTGGTTAGTACTGTTTTCCTAACCATCAGGTACGATATAAGTTCTTGTATCACTCATAGTTTACAATTTAAATGTTAATAATTAATGTTTATCTGTTCTAGAACTACACTATAATATACATTTCTAAGAGTGATATTGGACGATGCTAAAAACAAAATCGGGAATCTTAAACAGTTACATTATGTTATCATAATATAAGCTATTCAAGACTCCCGATTTCTAACTCGTTGCTGAGTTAATTCTTACTGGACAAAAATATATCTAAGTCCGCTTTATTCCAAGAAAGTTCTTTAAAACCTTCCTATTTGATTCCTTTCGGAATGAATCCATCTCTAACATAATTGTCAAACGTAGCTCTACTAACACCAAGATAATCACAAGCCTAAATTTTACTCATTCTCTAATCTGGATTAGCGATATTCGACAATACAGAAATAATCTTACTCTGCTGTTCCATTGTAATATTACAATTATCAGAGTCAATGTCATCTATGAATTTCTGTAACAAAGTTCTTATTATAGACTTCAACATTTCTTTTTAACTTTAAGATAAATGAACGAAATCATGCTTATTCCAAATAATACTAAGTATACTCTAAGCATCTGTAAATCTCCGATGTTGATTCCAACATATAAATCATATAGAGCTATGAGGTTAGTTAAGGTAACGAAGTATAAAGGAATCCTATACAAGTAGCAAAATCTGAATACATAAGATATGATGTATAAAATTCCGAGAAATGCTAAAGATACTCCTCCAAGGCAACTTAAAATATAGCAATTGATGTTATAGTATGATAATATTGAATGTAATATATCATTTATAGACAGCACTACTGGAGTATATCTCAATATTATAATAAGTAGCTTATACAGCCTCTTATTTACACTTGCGTTTGATTTTTCCTCCACGTTTAACTCCGGCTCTTGGTACATTAGGTTTCTTTCTTCCCATATTATTCAGAGAAATGAGTTTTAACTGCACTAACTATTTCTTCCATATATTCTACAAAGTCTGCCTTTGTAGATTCGTAGGTACTATAATTAATATTAATTCTGTCCGAATTAGGTTCTAAATTGTAGTTTCCACTTCCTATTTCTTCTACTAATTCTCCTGGTTTCATTACAGAAAAACTTATCCCAATGGAACCGATAGTATCCTTAGTAGCTGTTCCTGTCATTTCCCAGCCTTTTTCCACTTTTGTATCAGAGATTTGATACGTTTCATTTGTTTTTACAATTTCCATAAATTATTATTTTACAAATAAGTCAAATACAATTTCCATCAAGTCTGCAGCTTTAACAGAATTTCCATTAATTTCTACATCATTTCCGGAATTAACATCTAGAATATCTGAATACTCTTCCATAGTGATTACATCATCTGGTGTATCTTTAACTTCCTCGAAGCCCTTCTGAATAAGATATTCTTGGTATTCAGAATTAGTTTTATCATTGAGTTCGTTGAATCTTGCTTCTTCTTCCGGAGTCCTTTCGGACTTATTAGCCAATTCTCTAAGTTCATCAGATATAATCTGATTTGTAAATTCTTGAGTATCATCATCGAATTGCTTCTTAATCTTATTATAAGCCATTCTGATACGCATAATCTTTACTTTTAACTCTTTTGGGAGTTCTTTGTCACCATCTTTAAGAATAATCTTGGTGATTACATTTTGTTTTGTCAATACATCATTTAACGTCATAAATCATTAATTTTTGGTTCAATCAATTATAGTAATACTCTTTTAATATAAAAACTTAATTTAAGTTAAAAACAAAGGAAGAATAACCCAAAACTTCCATTGTTAGTAGATGCATCATCAGCGGTATTAACATACCAATAATATGTAGACCCAGAATTATAACCACGAATTAAAGTACAATATAACAGAGAATTTGAAGAGTTGCTAGAATTTGATGCATTTAAATTTCCGACTGCCCAAACCAATGTAGTATGCCATGTCTATCCAGAAGGATAAACAGTTCCTATAGTGTATCTACCAGTATCTCTTCTTGAAGTAGAGGTTACAAAGTTATAATTCCCTCCATTTTTGGAATATGTAACCGACGTCCCACTGTAGTTATTTATCGTATACGACGCCCAATATTTTACCATCACCCCGGTACAAGCGGTTGGAACTCCGCTAGAAAGATATATAGGAGTTCCTGACGAACCAACAGTACTAGTATAGTCGTCAATAGAGTTAGTACCGCTATAATAAGCTAGTTTGCCAGATGCTCCAGAGTTAACTGTAGCATTTAAGTAATATGTCATAGCAGTAACAGTTCCATTAGTTACATATACTCCTCTATTTGAGGCACCAGCATTACCCTTGGCGAAGTCCGCTAATGATTTGTAGGAGCCTCCAGCTAACAATACATAGCTATTACTATTTACTGAATTATGATAAAAACCAGCACCTGCTCTAATATATCCAGAAGACCATGAGTTTCCAGTAACATGTGATTTATAAGTATCATTATTCGGAGAAGTAGCTCCTACAGTAATTCCCCCATTAGTAACTAAATATCCATCTGTTCTTATCTATCCAGTATTTTGATAAACCGACTTGCTTCCATAGGTTCTTATCCATGTACTATCAGCCATATACCAGCCTCCACCATAACTTTCGGAATACCATCCTGTACTTCCAGTACTTCTGAACCAGTTTGAAGTATAACAAGTATTGAAAGTAGGTGAAGTTCCTGAATTAGAGGAAGCTGATACCCTAACATTTGCCCAATAATAATTAGCTGGATCCTTTATATCAGAAGTATAGGCTATAGTATACCATGAAGAGAACGATCCCGCAGAAGCATACCTAAAATACATTCTCGTATTATTCGGAAAAGCTAACTATGATACATACTAATTAGATGTTCCATGTTTGCTTTTAAATAGAGTAATTATCCCATTGGCGTTATCCTATGATACTGGCTTGTTTGAGGCTGAACCTGAGTAAGTGTCATATACTAATCTATATCCATCTGATGTCCAACTACTTGGAGAGTTAAGATTACTTATAGAACCATAATATATATAGTTTGCCTTATTAGAATTAGTGGCATAAGGTACTGTAATATTATTAGTAGTACCTGCCTTAGTCCACGTTAAGTAATTTCCACTTGTACCTAAAGCAGTGACGAAATTAGCAGGATTAATGTAGGCGGTATAATTAGAGGAATCCAATATTTTTTTCCATCCTCCACTAAGAGTAGTAGCTGTTCTCCAATATAGTCCAGTAGAAGTATTAGAAGACATTAATATCTACCCATACCATCCAGACGCGGTCTACATAGTAAATACTCCAAATGCATCTACTCCGCTAGGCTTATCTGCAACAGAATTACTGCCACCAGCGTGATATAAATATCCGGGAGTAGTTTTGTTAGCGAGAGTATCGCTTATTGTATGAGATAGTATTCTATCAGCTGTAGCAGCATTACCAGTAATTGAGATTCCCCAAGTACCGCTTGCACCTCCACCGGTTTTAGTTACAGTATAATTAGTATAATTTCTGTGAGTTAATACTCTAGTCCAAGCAGAAGTATAACCACTTCCGTTGCTTGTATAGAATAACATTTCATTAGCAGCAGGATTACTTACTCCTGAGTTATTATGTGGAGTTATATATAACTACGTCTTATTCGTATCACTAGCTCCCCACTAGAATATAGCTGTTCCCGCCAATGGAATATTTACACCAGTATCTGTAGATACATATCCATTATTAGCGTAAGCCCAAGAACCTCGTTCAGCAAATGCTACAAATGCCTTATTAACAAATGTAGAAGAATATGTATCAGCTGTATAAGCTGTTCCAGAAGAGCCATGATTAGCAGTTTTATTACCTCCTACATATCTTCCATCAATAGAGCCAAACTAGTAGGTAGTAGTAATAGTTACATTCTAACTACCATTAACAGAAGCACTACCAGTAACTGCACCAGATAGACTAATAGTTCGTGCAGTACCCCAATAAGCTGTTACTATATTAGTAGTTCCATCAAATGATGTTCCATTGATGGTTCTTGCAGTCTATAGTTTGGTTGCTGTTGCCGCATTGCCTGTAATAGAAACTCCAAGAGTCGTACTACAGGCTGTTGGTGTACCTGCATTTAGGTATATAGGAAGAGTTGCAGAACCTTTTGTAGCCGTTCCAATCTTTAAAACTATTCCAGTATAGTTAGCACTATCTACAATAGTTTTCCATGACTTTGTATTCAAAGTTGAGTCTGTACTATTTCTCCAATACAAACTTCCAGAATACGTAGAGTAGAACTGCATATATCTTGTGCTTCCACTTCCAGCATTAAACTATACTAGGTGTCCAGAAGCTCCTGTATACTTTACATTCCAGCTACCACATAGATTATTACTAGTCGCTAATTCGGTAGTTGTAGGAACAGAACTTGCTATAGACTAATCTCCTCTAGCTCTAAAGAATGAAGTTTCATGTAACCCGTCTAATAGGTCTGAATTAAGGTTAGTAACCACAGTTGTGCTAGTTACCTTTAATGGAGAGGTACCTGTAGCAATAGTAGATATTAATTGAGTTCCTGTTATAGCAGCTTTTACTATTAGAGGTCCAGTCATAGTATCTCCAGTTACATTCACATATCTCTCATCGGATTCAGTTTTAGTATAGTAATTCTCAGCTAGTGCGACTGATTTACCATCTAATTTTAAAACCCCTTTACTTATAAACAGACCCACCATTCCACCCCAAGGACTAGTTTCCGTAGGATACGGAAGTATACAGATAGAACCATTTCCATCTCCTCCAGTATTATGCTGTCCTATAGAAGGGTCGTAGGTATTCCTAGATGCACCATTTTTATACCATTTCAATATAGTGGTATAGTTACTAGTATCATTCTAGTTCTATATAATACTAGCATTATTAGCAAATCTAACACTAGTAGAAAAAGTCTTTGCTCCTGTAATACTTTGAGTAGTGTCAAGAGTTACAAACTTATCATCTAAAATTGAATAAAACTAAGTCTTACTCACTCTTCTAATAAAGGTATCAGAAGTATTTCTTACATATACGGAACCAATATCTGTTAACGCTTCATCAGAAATAGCTGAATTAAAATAAGTAGCGTAAATATGCTAGCTGGCGTTTCGTTGAACTAGGGTGCTGGCTTTGCTCGAAGCGGAGTACTCTAAGTCTCCTCCGTTGCTAAGAAGGACTTGTGTAGCGCTTCCTTGATATGTGGTTCCTATAAGTTTTGCATATCCATCTTTAACTTTTATCATATTATCCTCTTAAATTTAAATGTATAAGTGTAAGCAGCGCCTATGCCAGCACTTGCACCTATCTATAATTTTAAAACTCCAGAACTTTGCATAACAGTTCTTAAGTAGATTGTTTTTCCATAAGCATGACCAGAACGGTGAAGGATAATTTCATCGGTGTCTGTATCATTAGTACCATCTCTATACCAACTCATTACACCAGAATTATAGCAATTATACATATTTCCTGTACCATCGTTAGCACTAACTTGTACCTATACTATATAAGTTCCATTAGCAGGAAGGTTAGTAGATGTTATTCCTGTATCCATCCATGCTTGTGTAACATTTAATGATTTAGTAATGGTTGTGAGATTGTTGGATAATTCTTCTGTTTTTAACATGAAGTCGGATACAGCTTTATGTCCTCCTCCACCTAATAATACATAAGAGTCAGAAGAATTAGTCTTTTTATAACCTGCTGCTGTAACATTAACTGTGAATGTCTTAGCACCAGTTATAGTTTGTGCAGTATTTAATGTAACGTAATTAGCTAATGATTGATGTTCTGTAAGAACTGGTTTTCCACCTGAGTACAATTTATTAGCCCATAGACTACCTGTACTAGGCTGAGCATATATTGTTGTAGTTACATAAACTTGCTAAGTAACACTAGCACTTAAATCAGCAGTGGTACTTGTGTTAGTATAACCTAAAGCAAGAGGTCTATAATTTGAGGTAGTGGTAGCAGACTACAATACTTTCTAATCAGTATTCATGTCTGTATACCATCTAACCCAAGTTTTCCAAGCAGAAGAATCATGGTATCTAAACCATATCAGACCACTAGAAGTAATTAATTTCTAATAACGATAACCACTAGCATTTCGACCAACATATAATTCATATGCATCTACTCCACTAGGTTTGTTCGTTGTGGTATTACCACTGCCAGCATAGTACCATCTCCCTTCGTCTAAGTAATCATCTAGATCTTGATTAGTTAATTGGGTATAAATGAATGCCGCAGCCGCAGGTATGGACCAGGTGCCATCTTCCCTTAAAAATCTAACATTTGTTGCAGTATATGAAGGGACAGGCACCAATCCGTTATAACCTCCACTTCCACTAGAAGTATGTTTTTTAAATACCGAGTAAGTAGTATCTGTCCCTTTAAACTTTATCCCTCTAGTAAAGATATTTAAGCCTTTTAAGTCAAAGGTTATATCATTATTATTGGGAGCAGTCGTTAAAGCTGCCGCCGTAGTAGGATTGTATGCTATCTTCATAGATTATGCTGTTTCGTATTTTTTAGTACTGATATTATACCAGCTTATTCCAAAACTAATATCTTGTATGTCGTCCCCGTTAGAGTCTGCTTTTAAATAAACATCTCCAGATGGTACGAAGTTTAGTGTCTTGTCTCCGATTGATACACCTCCAATAGTAATAGGTCTCCATGAATCTTCTGCCGCTGGGTCGTAACCTAAAGCATTAATAACATTCTGTTTAGTTAAATAAATGCTTCCAGCGCTAGTAACAGAAATTGTTTTATTCGTAGAGTCTTTATCTACAATTACTCCTCCTATAGTAGTAGTAGTTGCGGCTACTAGAGATATTGTTCTAGCTGCACTACCATTATAAGTAACTCCAGCAGTTCCAAAAGTTAAGCCTGCACCAAGTGACAATGCGTTACTAACCTTCTTAGCTTCTCCCACTACTAAAGTAGACTGTGCAGCCCAAGTAGGAGCAGCACTACCATTACTAAGTAGTACCTAACCCTAAGTACCGCCAGTTGTTGGAGCATAAATGGTAAATGTATTAGTACTATTACTATAAACATATATAGAAGTACCGTTGACAGTGTGTTTAACCTATCCGTTAATATTTGCTTCTACAGCTGTCCAATAAGCTGCAGTGTTTAATCCACTTCCTGTTCCGTCTTGTATACATATTAGTAAGTCGCCAGCTGAACACGTCTATCCAGCATAAGTTCCCTGAGAAGTTACTCTATAGGTATCTCCGACCTCACATTTAGTGGGAAATCCCTAAACCTCTACTCCAGCAACGGTATGTGTCGTATAGCTTCCATTACTATAAGTAATAGTACCCTTATACCGCATTGCATCGTTAGCAGCAAAGCTAGCATTAATTATCTAATGAACCTACTGAGTAGTAAATAGGGTTGTTGTATTATTTACAGAGGTATTTTCAGCTATTGGCAAGTCTGTGGTTGTTATCTCAGCCCAGGTAGCATTTCCTCTAAATATTTCAGTGGCTTTACCGCTAGAAATAGGAACTAAACCTCTTACTGTAGGAGTAAATGTGGGAGTAAAATCCTTTCCATGAGATATAATGTGACCGTCTTTAGAAAAGAATAGCTTTACGTAATCCCCAGAAGCAGATTCCGGCAAAGTAAGATTGCCTGATATTTCAGCATAGGTATTAGCAAAATTTAATAGTGCCATATTATAAATGATTCCATTTTAGTATAATTTTATTATCTTCATCTATTCCAAAATCATTCCCCAGAAGCAGATTCCGGTCTTCTGACCCGTTATACTAAAGATAACCTTCTTGGTCCACTATTACCGTCACATTACTAGTAGGAGCGACTTCTACTATGTGTCCTCGATTATCGTATTTTACCTTTACTGAAGAAGGAGATTCATTTGCAGTTATGGAGTTGGAGTGAGTAAGAATTATATTCTTTTCTTGCTTAAATGCCTATAGTCCAGACCCAGCAGGTGTAATTATCTACTCAATCTTCCTCTCTAGCATATTATCAAGAGTAATTACTTCTTCACCATCTTTAACTAAAACAGCTTCAGCAGTAGTCTAAGGAACGAATATCTAACCATGTTGCTTAAGTTGTTTAATAGTTAATTCCATGATTATCCTCCTATTACTTGGTCTGTGCTATCTGTATTGACCATACTGTCATATAAATCTGATGGAATAGTATAATTAACTACTACCTTAGAAGCACCATCTGATGTAGTAACATCTTGAGCAGTGATAGTGTTTGCTAACTAGCCATTAATAATATTAATAGTCTAATTAAAGGTTTCATTAGTTACATAACCAGATAAATCTACATCTGTTTGGACTTCTCCAATTTTTTCCCAAATATATTTCGCCTGCGTATTTTCATATACACAAATATATTCGATAAAAATATTTCCTGCAGTACCGGATGGTGCAGGAACTAAATATATAGAATTTAAACAGTCTTTTGACGCTGTTGGTAGCTAAGTAACTATCTTGTATAGTTCTATGCTATTAGTAGTACTAATAACTCCTTCTGGAGAAATAGTAATACCTACGCCAGCAGTAAGCTTGTCCTATTTACCCTCTAAGGCTGTATTAATTTGTTGAACTGTATTCTTCAACACAGCAATATCTCCAGCATTAGTTCCTACAACTCCCATTGTAGTTCTTAATACCTTGTCAAGAGTTGTTATTCCTAATGATGAAAGTCCTGGAATATTAGAGGTGTTTACTACTACTGCCTCCGCTAAGGTAATAGGGACAAATTCAGTTTTTGATTGAAATAATCTTTTTATTTGTGTTGTACTCATAATTTAAATAAATTATTAGGTATTTGGTAGTCTACATAAGATTTTAGTGTAGAATCTACAAAATCTAAGTCGGCTATCATATTCTGAACTTCCTTTTTAGTGATAAAATTGTTGTTATTGTTTTCCACAATTTGACCTACAATTCTATCTATTTCTTCTTTACTATAAACTCCTAGATTAGTTCTAGCTAGCGTCTTCTCAGATTCTGTTTTAAACTCGCCTAAATAATTTTCTTTACATAAATGAGTTTTATATTTTGGTTTTGGACATTCTCTAATAAGCTAATTATCACATCCGAATCCCGTATCTACACTTCCTATAACTGAATCTGGATTTTTATGTTTCGGAGTTTTACAGCTAAGGTTGATTTCAGGAGGTGGAGGAACTGGCTTGTCATTATGCTCAAACCCTGTACTTATGGTAGTCATCACAGAATCCCCTTCTATAAAATTAATATGATTTTCAGGAGGTGGAGGAACTGGCTTAGTATCATAGCCAAGCTTTATAGTATTAAGTAATGATTTAGAAGGAAGTAGCTAGGGCTTTTCATTCCCTAGCTATATTTTATCCTTTTCTAAATTCTCATTCATTTAACGTAATCTTATCTGGATACCCAGAAGTATAATCATATTTTATAACATCTTCAACTGTCTTAAGCTCTTTTATAGCTAATAGATGTTGAGTTGTGTTTACATAACATTTCCCAGCGTACACCTCTAGCTAAGCTAGAAATTCTTTTACCTTGTCTACTGGTAATTCGATTATTTCACTACCAAGAACCAAAGACATATTACCAGTACTACAATTAGCTAAATTTTGTAGTCCGACTCTAGTAGCTTTATCTAACCAATACTCTTTGTCGTTATAATAGAACGAATCAACGTTAGATGATTTATCATATGCTTTAATAGCTGCTTCTAAAACTGGAAGCATTAATTTAAAATAACATACTCCATCTTTTCGCTCAAATAACTCCTTCCAAACACTCAAGGGGAGCCTTAACAGCTCCTCGTGAGTGAGTAAGGATTTCAAAGAGTCATCCTTATTAATTACATAATAACGATTATCGTGACTTATTTGCATGAAATTATCAGCCATTCTTAGAATAATTAAATTTAGTAAATGGTACTCCTTGATGTTTAGTTAATCTCCAAGCATTATTATATTGAACTGTGTTCCAGTATGATGGGTCGTTATAACTACCAGTAACCCATTCATTAGAGTATGTATAGCCTCCAGAACCTCCGTCATATTGCTAAGTTCTTTGATAAGAATAGTTGTTAGCAGCTGACGAGTTAATAGAAGTAGTAATATTATTTACTCCAGCATTATCTCCAGAACCTACTATATTAGACCATACAGATGGGAACTAGTTGTTAGCTCTAGAATATGCAATAGAGAAAATTGGAGTTGTTAGCACTCCACCTCCATTGGCAACTGAGGTACTAATAGGCTATCTTACTGTATCTCCAGTATTGAAATTACTTCCAGAGACACTATAACCTCTATAGTAAATAATTCTAGAGAACTCAGCTACTGAAGGAGCATACCAATTACCTTTCTTATAAGCTGAATTTAGAGTTTCTCCATCCTTTACAGACGGTTCATATACCTACATACTATAGAAGTATGGATATAATAGACAGCTCATAATATCTGTTCCAGAAGCATTGGTCCATACTGTCTGAATAGCTTCACATAGATTATTTAAGTTAGACTTAGATTCTATGTAGTATTCCCATGAAGTACTACCTCCTGAAGAAACTTGTTTTCTGCTAATATAAGGCTTACAAGCTGAGTTATTATACAAAATAGGAAGTAACTTACTATTTACATGATTAATATATAATTCAGTATCAGACTTACCAGCAAATGCTGTATTTACCTGTATGTTGTAGGTAGATACATTAATATTATTAATTAAGTTAGGAGTAGCAGTACCAGAAACAGTTTCATAATTAGAAACAGACACGCTAGACAAATAGGCTTGTACCTAATACAGCTGTTGTAATATCTATTCCTGAGAACCAGAATTTCCATCTGCACTATATCCTAAGTAGTAAGACTTTTCTTCATCAGTGTATTCCTTACCAATGATGTAAACTACTCCAGACGTATCATCACTTTCATCCTTTGCATACACTAGACCAACTAAAGTCTTAGTAGCATCAAATGAGCTAGTAAACGTACCATCAGCATATGCAAAGTCTCCAAGCTAAGGAGCCTTCCAAGCGAAGCTTACTTTAACAGTTTTTCTAATGGGAGTTCCACTATTAGCAACCTTCATACTAATAGTTACTGTAGCAGTACTACTAGATTCCTTCTTCAAGGTAATAGCACCAGTCTAATCAATAGTAGCAATATCAGTTGATACTCCTGACATAGAGTAAGTAATATCTAAGTATCCATTTACTAATGGATTATAAGGGTTAGTTCCAGATTTTATTTCAACATCATTACCAGAATCTACTGTAATGTCAAATAGGTTTTGACGAACAATAGTTCCGGATTCTCCAGCCTAGTAATATACAGAAACTTCCCCTGCACAACTAAAGTCTAGGATTTCAGCACTTTGGAAATGGATTCTAATCTTAGAAGAAGAACTAGAAATGTCTCCAAATGTATTAACTAATAACTGCTTTGTAGCAAAGCTAATAGCCTTCAACTAAGTGCTTCCTGCGGTATTTACAATGTAAATATCTCCAGTTAAGTTACAAGTATTAGTAAGAATCATCTTTCTTAATGCATCTTCTGTTATATACAGATTAGCATTTCTAATAGTTACTGATTGAAGGGCATTGCAGTTAATTAACTATTCGCAGAAATTAGCTACATCAAAACTTCCTACATTATCACAGTCAATATATACTGTTGATAAATTATTCAATCCTTCAAATGTAATATCAGTCAATCCTGGATTATCATAGATTCTAAATGTTTCTATAGTATCAGGAAGAATTACATTCTTTAGTCTACCAGTTTGTGGGAATACTACGCTCTTAGTAGTAGTCTTAGAGAAGTCTATAGTCTCTAACTTTAAGAACTTAGACAAATCCATTTCTGTAGGAAGTGTCATATTTCTAAGAGTTAAGCTCTCTAACACTGGGAATGAAGGAGTAAATAAGCTGATAGCTAAGTCCGGATAATCGCTTGGGAATAGACTAGTATAATCGTCTAACTAAGCATTATCAATTTGGAACTCAGTAGTTCTAGCAAAATCTGCATCAATAGTAGACATCTTTAAACCTAAAATATTTAACTTCTTATATAAAGTAGTTAAGTATATACCTTGGTTAATTGCAGGATCTCCTTGATTGATTTCGGCTGTATAACTATTTCCTGTCTATGCTAAATTCTTAATTGCATCAAAGTTAGATGTCTAGAAATTAGATAGATAAAGGTTTTTACCGTTGTAATGATAAACAGGATAGCAATCCTAATATGGTTCAAACTCCATTCTTAATCTCAGAGTATCACCACTACCTGCAGAACTTGCAGTTCTTAGTGCAATAGCTCCTAAAGAAGTCTATGCATAAGTAGAAAGGAATGCAAATCTCTTGGTCATGAACTATTTCTCACAAGCTAAGCAAGAGCCGTGGCTTTGTTCGATAGGTTCAATCTCGTTGTTACTATAATATGAAAGTACCTTAGAATTTTTAATAGCCTAAGCATTTTCATAATATATCTTAGCTGTATGGTTATATGCTACTGCTGGGAACGTTTCTTGAACATTGAAGAACACTTTATAGAAGTAATTTGATTTATCTTCCATACTGTTACTGTTCTTAAATGCAGTATTTATAACACTTGCTAAATATGTTTTTATTTCAGATTCGAAACATTGGTCAAACATATAGAAGAATACATTGTTAGCATCTCCCCAATATACTGAGTCAGCTTCTCTATAGGAAGTCTCTAGCAAATTATAGGGCTTAGATTGAAGACCGTTGTTATCAGTTACTAAGATAGTATCTAAGTCGTCTCCAATAAGTCTAACTAGATAATCCCCCTTACCACTCTCAACAAATTCTCCTTCTTTGTTTTCTTTTCTTAGTTTTCCAATAATTTGGAAATATGTATTTTTAGCTCTATTGTCAGTTCCAGATACAAACTTAATAAAAGCCTAGTGGAAAGCAATATCATTTACATCTATGTAGTTCTTAATTCCTGTAATGAAATTAGCTTTCATTGCATCTAATGCAGCAGGAATACCTAAAGCGCTACTTGTTCCAGCTAACTCGTAGATATTAGCTCTAGCCCATCCAGTAGCAGATTCATAACTTACTCCCGCACATACCCAAGTTCCGTTAATATCATCATAACGATAAATATCTCCAGACTTATGACTAGTTGGATTTAGCGTACAAGTACTAGCTGTTACAATGTACTTTTTAGTTACATCCCATCCAGAAGGACTAGTAGCACTTGTCTGAACCATGTTGTAATCATGTGTATAAACGAAGTCGTAGAACTCTCTAAACTTCTTTAAAGATTCATGTACTGATTCAGCAAATTGGAAGTATGTCTTTCCACTATCATTTTCTACTTCTTCACAACCATAATCAATATCCCAAGCTCCTCTCTAATCGTATACAACAGATTCATCTTCGATTAAAAGATTATCCCAAGGACGAAGTAAAGAATTAGCATAAGTTATAGTTGGTTGATTAGTTAGTCCATAAGTATCTTCTCCAAGTACACCAGAGGCTCTTTGAAGCGCCTACCAAGGACGTCTAAAGTTTACAGATGGGTCAGTGTTTTCACCACCTTCTAGCATTAGATATTCAGGAGTTATATCTTCGTCATATCCACTGGAAGCATCGTCTCCTTTACCTGCTCCCCAAGTTTGGAATCCCATAAATTTGATAGATTCATCATTATCTAACAAATCTGCTAGTTCTATAGTAGAAACATCCTCTAAATCAGTTTCCCAATAGAAGTATAGGAATGGTTCTTCATGTACGGCTTTCTGTCCTCCTGAAATTAAATTTCCTCTAGATTCCTTATAGGCATCATCAAATAATTTACAAGAACCAATCTTATGAGACTGCATAGAAGAAGCAAAGTTTACTTTACCTACTAATTTAGTTATCTTATATGCAGTAGTATCTTGCTATCCATCATAAGGAGGCATTACATAGTAACCCTTTGTAGAAGAAGCATCTTCTCTAAACGTATTAGTATCTGTATCTAACTAAGAGTATGGAGTAAACGGACTCTTTATTTTCTGTCCTTCCTAATCCTTTAATTTATTCAAAGCATAGGTAACATTCCAAATTAGATATCTCATTGCAGAGGAACCTTGTCCCTTTACTTGACCATGAGTTAATCTACCTCCGTATAAGTTATTAACAGAAGAGTTAGCATAGTTAACGAATAAAGTTACTGGAGAATTTTTCTATGCTGTTTCTTGTGGAGGAGTTTCATTATCTTCACCTCCCCAAGCTCTATGTGGGAATTTAGCTCCAGTCGGGAATACATATACTAAAGTATTATATTTACTATTAGCTCTACTAAAAGAGATTTCTCCATTAGTTCCAAGAATATCATTCTTGTCGAAGAACTCTTCTTTAGAGGTCTTTTCTTTCAAGAAAGAAAGATAATTTTTCTAAACCTGATTAAAAGTAAGAGCAGTACTATTATATACTCTGAATAGATAAAAATCAATATCAGCAGTTGTAGGATTAATCTATAGTGCTGCAGAAGCAAACGTATTAAGTTCAGAATTTGTTAAAGAAATTTCTCTATCAATTACTCCATTCACATATATTCTAACTAAGTTAATGCTAGTAGTAGGAGCTGCCTAATCAAAAGCACTCTAGAAGCTAGCTAGGAAGTTCGGATAGTAAATATCACTCTTAGAGATAACAAAGCCTTTCTATACAGTTACTAATACATGAGTCTCTACCCCTTCTTGGAATTGAGCATTTCTAGCATTAAATAAATCGTTATCCTCAGTATTCCAACAGAATTGAGTAGGTCTCAACTAGAAGTTTCCTATTGTAGCTATTGGTTTGCTCTCATCACTAATGTTATAAGTTTTAAATCCTAATTCAATAGTGAAATTATTTCCTAATCCTAAACTTAGAGGTGATTTTAGTATAGGATTATCCTGTGCAGATACTTTAAATATTGTACGCCCATCTTCTTCCTACCATCCGTCTGACGATTCCAAATCTGATATTACCGTAGCCGGATTTGAACCAGTGGCATATTCGTCAGTAACAAAAATATCATTTAAGTAGCCTTCAATCTAGTCAAAGTTCTTAGAAGGAGCTATATCCTACGAATATATAAATTCTGGATTCACTGCTTCTACTCTCATAGTTTTGAAGTTGCTTGTATAGGCAGTAGTCTATCCTAAACTATTAGTAAATACAGTATAGAACTTATAGTAAGTATCATCTACTTTAATTACTAAATATTTTTCAGAATCGCTACTATTTATCTCTATATACTTTTTATACGAAGTGTCGTAGACTCCCTATTCATTGTAAGATGAAGCACTAATAACTTCATATTTCATGATTTCAGTAGGGTTCATACTTTCAGAGTCTGGCATTTCATTCTCTAGATAAGTAGTTATAGCCATAGAGCTATTATCTGGGCTAAATACGGTTAACTCATATAGAGTAGCTACGCCATTGTTCGCAATACCATTACTTACTCCATTAATAGCAACGATTGTTTCTGCGCAATTATACGTATAAATAATATCTACATAAATATAGTCTGTATAAATAGAACTCTCAGTATTATGGACTGCCTTTACAGCTAATTGATTAAGTCCTGAGGTTAAACTAGAATAATTCAATACCCCTCCACTTGTAGAAAATGCAGAGCCGTTATTAAATCCCTCTAAGTGATAATTGCTAGTTGTTCCTCCAGTTAGAGAGAAATTAACTAGGTTGTTACTTAAGACAACTTCCCCATTGTAATTAAGAGTGATTACTTCGGTAGTAATTGGAAGGTCTAAAGTATCTTCTACTTCAGGGTCATCTATTACCTGAGCAGTAATTTTCTTAGCAGACTAAGTTTTAGTAAATAACTCAGTAATATCTATCCAAGCTAGAGTATCAATTAATTCCTCTGATGATACATTAACTCCAGTAATTGCTCCAGTAGAAGGATCAATAATACACTAGTTATATTTAATATTGTTTACTCTAAATGTTCCAGATTGAGTTCCATAACTAATCTTAACATTGAAAGGTCCAATTCTATCTGTTGTTACAGAAGTAGTAGCAACGGCGTACATTGCAATACCAACCTTAACATTTCTATCAGAGTTATATTGCATCAAAAGAGAACTATTAGCCTCGGTATAGATTTTGTCAGTCTTATTGTCTAACATTACTCCATACACCATAATACCATAAGAGTACGTGGGAGGAATAACTGATACTTCAGTTTCTACCTTATCTCCATTACTCTTAAGAAGAGTAAGGATGCTAGTAGAAGAATCATACGATGCATCTACTATGTCCTATCCCTCTGTCTTCTCTATTTTTCGGCTTATGAAATCCTCAACCTCCATTCCAGAATGTCCATCCCATTCTGTTGCTAAATCTGTAATCTGATTAGGTAAATTTTCAAATTTTGCCATTTTTACAAATCAATTATTTTTCCATGAATCATCTTTTAACCAAGGTCTGTCTTGTAGCCAAGTTCCGCTACCAAAACAGCTTCTAACAGCATCGTATACGGTAAGCCAGACTAACTACGACCCTTTATATATAGCTCCAATGTTCTTTTGTACTCTTTGCTAAACTTGTTCTACAAGTTCTAGAATATCTTTTTGGACCTGTAATATTAACTTACCATTTCTATATATCATAATTTAGCAAAATCTTCCTTGACTTTAGCTTTTATCTATTTTAATATGTTAAGATATTCCTTATATTCATTAATAACTTCAGAATCAGAAGTAAGATTTTCTGAATAGCTATTATATGAATTGATTAAATCAAATTCTTCATCAACTGTAAGGAATCTTCTAACTATAGCTTTTACACAATCTTTGTAATTAGGCTGCCCATTTAATAATACCTAGATAAAACTATAGTAAGTTTTTTCTTTTATGGTATTGTCTAAATCAAGTACTTCAACACTAATTTCTTTTATATCATAGTTATAGTAATAAGTACCGTTCCCAAGTTTTTGGATTGTCTAAGGATAAACGTCCATTTGTATTCTATTCGGCTCTAACATAAGGTGTTATTTTAAAATTTATAGGAAATTTGTATCTAAGCAAAGAATAGTGTAATCTCCTATTCTTACTTTTAAAATAGTAGGGTTTATTGTTATACATGAAATGTACTCGAAAATGATTGTCATAATCAACAACCTCTACAATGTGAATATATTTATTATAAAACTTAGATATGTTAACTTCTTTTCCATTCCAGTTAGAGAATTTCAATCCAGTTAATTCCTCTACCTTTCTCAGCAAGTTCTTAGAGTTGCAAAATTTCATCCATCCAAAATAAGACCTCATTCTTCTATTCAATTCATCTTTATCAATCTTATTCTATTTATATAGATTTATAAGCCTAAACATCCTCATTTTTATAGATTTTTTCAGTAGAACATGAGTATGATAGAATTTATAGCCTACGAAATCAATACCTCTGCTTTCTACAGGGAATATTTGATAATTAGGCTTCAACTCTAGGTTAAGAACCTGTTTCAAATATAGTTTTATAGATACTAATACATTTCTCAAATAATTCTTGTCATTACCAAGAATCACAATATCGTCAGCATATCGAAAGTAGTACTTACATTTTAACTCCTCTTTTACCCAGTGGTCAAAATATGTCAGATATAAATTTGCAAAGAATTGTGATAGATAATTTCCAATAGGAACTCCCTTCGCTGAATAAATTATTTCTTTCAACAGTTTTAATAGTTTTTTATCCTTTATCTTTCTCTATAACATTTCGTATAAAATGTCGTGAGTTATAGAAGGATAGAATTTTTTTATATCCATTTTCAAGCAATACTTTGTTTCTTCTGGATGTTTCTATAACACCTTAAACAAATCATACTCTACTTTATGAATACCTCTATTTCGTATAGAGGAATATGTTTGGTCTATAAATATACTAGTCCAAATAGGCTCCATAATATTCATTATAGCATGGTGAGTTATTCTATCTGGATAGTATGGAAGTCTAAAGATTAATCTTTCTTTAGGTTCGTATATTATAAAGGTACTATATTCAGAGGTTTGATAAATCAAATCCCTTAACTTATCGGATAATTCCTTATTTTCTTTTAATCTATTCTTATCATGCTGCTTGATTCCACATCTAATAGACTTATTTCTTCTAGCTTTATCGTCAGCTAGTTCGATGTTATCTTCAGCGTATACTTTCTCGTGCAAATATCCTACACGTTTCAATTTTTTATATATTTCATCGGAAGCGTTCGAGAATTAACCTACTAACACCCTTCATTCAACACTACGTTATCTTTTGCCTAGAGGCAAGGATATTACTTAGCAAACTAAAAAAAAATAATAAAATGTTTCTAAATATATAATAACTCGACATTGGAATTGGCATTGCTGACGTCATTGTTAGAATTGAAATAGCTGAGACCTGCATTGCTGCCATTATTCGCGTTGCTGCCTACTAGCAGTACTTTTTTGCCAATCAACGGTTTTTAGAAGTAATATCCTACGATTTATCATCTAAATCGATTTTTATATTGTATATCTTAAGATACTCTATTCAGAGTCCTGAACCCGACAATGGAAGAGGCACCGCCGACGCCACCGTCAGAATTGAAACAGCCGAGACCCGCACCGCCGCCAACATTCGCGCCGCCGCCCACCCGCAGCGTGCGAAGCGCTGTGCTGCTTGCGTTGCAGTAATGGTAATCGCAAATATAAGTAGTAGCACTTCCTCCAACAGCGGATGGAATTATTTCAGCGGTTTCACCTAAGTCAAATGCCTTAATATAACCATCAGATGCTACTTCGTATCCTGCAACGGTTTTCTCTCCAACTACGTCGGTAAATTCCGATACGTTAGTAGTTGTATAGACAGTGCTAATCTCATTAGCAGCTGCTCTCACTATAACTACTCCGTCCAGGTTAGTCCAAATGTCTCCAAACGGATTATCGAACCCTCTCCAGCGAGGTACTTTAAATGTATGAGTTGCTACTGTATTTGTGCCATCTTGAGCTGTACATTCTGGAATAACTAAATCTTTTACTCCAGTGAAGTTACCAAATTCATTGCAGTAACCACAAGGCGTAAGTGGATATGTTGCATTATATCCTGACCAACTTGTAGCTGCGTTAGCCCAATCTGTAACTCCAGGTCCCAAACCCCCTTGATGATATCCATCCGCAGTTAACTCTGCATTATATGCAGCCTAAGAATTAAAATTAGCATATTCAATGACATAATTCCAGTAGAATATCCATTTGTAATATTCATAGCATAGCAATTCTGAACCAGCATTTGTTGCATATGTTCTCATAGTAGCTCTAGAAATATTAGTTCTAGGCTTTCCTAAATCACTTCTGAATATATCCTTAGTTTCTAATTCTGTAGTTAGATAATCATCGTAGTTAGCTCTATTTCCTCCACCTCTAAATGCAGTAGTAGTATTAACTACTGATACAGCTTTTGGAGTTGCGGAGACTGTGGTATCAACTGTACTTCTGTATGCATCTATTAATAGTTCAGGAATTTCTACCCATGAATCATCAATTTTGACAGTAGAAGTTCTAACCCATCTTTTGTTTCCATCGCTGCCAGATTTTCCATAAAATTTAGGAGTATTAACTCTTACTGTTCCATCAGTTCCATCTAAGACAGATGGAGTTTCTCCGTCTTCTTTATAAGACCAGTCATCTGGAAACAGATAGTAATTTACTACATCATTGTTTGCTACACAACCTCTATACGCTGATTGAATAGGAAGAGATTTATGCAGCAAAGGATTACCTATTCTAGTAAGTTCCGGAGATGCTACTGTAACATCCCATTCTACTCCATAGGAATATAAATCCATATTACTATTTAGCTCAGTAATCTACTTATCAAGCTTTTGTTGTGCCTTCTACAATTCTTCCCAAGCCTCATTTAGCGCTGTAAATTGCTCTTCTAGCTTAGAACTTGAATCTGCCCATTCAGCAGTACCATCTGCTGAGAAAACTAGCATCTATCCAGATGCTCCTCCAGATGGAATATGTTTATTTCCAGAAGTAGTTGGATGTACATAATTATTAGCATTATTAGCTATAGTACTTAACTTTTCCTTCTCAGTTTCAGTATAATTGGCTTCAGAAAGTCCCTTTCCTAACTCCTTATCTACTTTGCCTTCAAGCTCACCCTTAGTAGCTAATTCACTAATATCCTAATGCTCAGTTAAATATCCACTATCATTCTGTAACTAAGAAGTTTTAGTTGGAATTGCATTAGCCTTGGCATATGTCGTATCTATAACATTTCCAGCACCATCGTAAGTAGCTTTTAAATCGTATGTGGTTTCCCCAACCTTTATAGATTTGATTGCTGCCATATCATTGTATTATTAAAGTTTCATCAACTACATCGTGATCTATTCCCTCTATGGAAGCAGTTAGGTCCTCAACAGCCTTCTACAATTCTGCTTTAGTAGCATAGTTCTTGAGAACTTCCTAGTCTACTCCAGAGCCTCCTCCTATACTTCCTCCAACAACTTTTACTGGTTTGGCAGAACTCTTAAACTGTCCTTCAATATAAATTGTTCCCATATTGTTTAAAATATTAATTGTTCATTTTCTCCATCTACCTCTACACTAGAACCTGGCTATAAAGCGTCTATCTTTTTCTACAATTCGGCTACGGCCTAGCTAATTAGTTCTTCTACCTCAGCTTTGGTGTAGTATCTCTCTATAAGATATTCGCTCCTAACATATCCAGTATCTTGTAAATCTTTTTCTCCATAGGTGCAATAATAAGTATCTTCTTCAGTCTTACTATTCTCAACTAGGTCATCATAATCAGCTTGTGGTAAGCATACAAGTTTTGGTACTTCTTCAGTAATAGCAACTTGCTTGCCTCCAGCAAATAGCCTGTTATCTTCTGTGGTAAGTTTAACAGAACTCTCAATAACTTGCTCAGTTCCTGTTTCCTCAGAAGGTTCTCCAGTTGTTCCCTATTGTACTTCTTTTTCTCCAATTTTCTAAATAGTAATATCAGAAGTTTCTACTGATGTAGATTTCAAAAGCTCAGTGCTAAATTCTTTAGCAGCAGCAGCCTAATCATCCTGATATTTTTTCTAGGTAACAAATATGAAATCATCATCTCCGGTTTCAGGAGAGTCTCCCCTTAAACTTTCTTTTGTTACGTAATCTTCGGCTATCTAATCTGATAAATCAGATAATGACTATTGAGTAGCATAAGTAGACTGAGCATTTTCCTTAGTAAGAAATTTGTCATCAACCTGCTAAATAGTATAATAAGCCTTAATATCTTCTGTAGTAACGTAGTTTCCAAGTTTTTGCAAACCTTGAACTATTTCATCAATCTACTTCTTGGAGTAATAATTTGTAGCAACCCAGGACTGATATTGATTGGTAGTATGATAATTCTAATCCAAATATTCCTTAGTAATATAAACCTTTGCATCATTTGTGACGTCATATACATAGTAATATGTATCAGGCTCTACCGTCCCTTCCTCTACTAACTTTAGATACTCTTCTTCAGTTAATGTTACTAAGTTCGGAATATCCGATTCAGTAGCAATCTAATCTTCACCTATAAATAATCCTTCAGACCTAACGTCTACTACTAGCTAGCTCTCTCCCTCTACTACAGGAGATTTTATCTATCCAACAGTGATGCTTTCTAAGGAACCATCTCCATCTACCTTAAGAGTTTTATCTAACTCGTCTTGGATGGCCTACTAATCTTCCTCATATTCTTTCTTTGTAACGAAGACAAAATCATCTCCTTCCATTCCCTCTCCTCTAAGACTTTCTTTAGTAACGAAAATATTGTCTGTTTCTTCCTTAGTATAATACTTAGTCAGGGATAGAGCTAAAGAATCATTAGAGACATAATTAGTAGTTAATTCTTCCAGTGTAGCATAATCTGATAGGCTGGCAATAGTGTTATCTAAGTCTGTTCTAATCTATACTACAGTAGTATTAAGGGCCTTCTGTTTTAATTGCTCTTCTATCTTTTTTCCCCATTCCGCAGATAGGTAAAACTAGTCATCGTCTAAGCTATCCTCATATATATAATAATATGTCTCAGCATGAAGATACGTTTTACTTTCATCTATGGGCCTAAAATCGTCTGTAGTATTCTCAGACCATTCTTTATATTCAGCCTCTGTACAGGTGATTATCTAGATAGATTCATAGGATGCTTTCCATCCTTCCTTGTATTTAATCTTAGACTTATCAATTAGCATATAAATATTTCCGTTATCTATGTTAGCAACGGTCATACCTTGATAAGCATACTTCTCTGGAATAGAATAAAGTTCGTCTAAGTTATTAACGACTGTTCTATTATCGAGAGGCTTCGGAGTTTCTACGGTTAAAGCGACACCTAAGGTAGCATCACCTGTATATTTAAATGCCATTATTGTGATAGAATAAAGTTAATTTGATGTGGCAATGCTGAGGAGTAAGTATCTTTCTTAGTCCATACCTTGTAAGTAAATCCATTTATCTACTCGGTAGACGTTTCCCAACCACTTAGGTCTACATTTAAATATCCAAGTCCCCCATCTACGGTAAATGAATTTAACTATGTGTTACTTCCTGGCAATTTTATAATAGCCTTACCACTTAGTGAAAATGTGATAGTTCCAGACGATTGTCCAAAAGGAACTAGCGCCTATTTAATCACACTATCAGTATTACCAGAATACCAAGGATATGTGGCTACTACCTAAGCGGTAGCGGAAATAGAACCAGCTTCTACTCTCTTATCTGTAACTTCTCCTTTATTGTTTATCAAATATTCTCCAGCGGCATAACTCACTGTACCAGAGTGAGTATAAGTACCAATAGAATTATATGTATCAGACTCTACAGGAGAACTGTTATAAGTAATAGTTTCTTGTCTGTCAGTTTCTTCTCCAGCATCATTCTTTATAAATGTAAGTGTAGGAGTTAATAAAGCAGTTCCTACTTCTACTATTTGAGAAGTAAAACTATAATAAAGCTATGGGTATACTAAATCTCTAACTACTGTTGGAAATAGTAAAGTATCAATAATCTCATTAAAGGGCTTGCCCTTAAGTTTCTCTACTGTAGTCCCTTCAATTACTGTTGAAGTAGTATCATCTGGGAGTTCTGTCTAATAAGTAGCTATAGTTTCTAAGTTAGTTTGTATATTAGTAATACTTTCAGTATTAGCTTCTACTTTAGTATTTGTCTCTTGTTGTGCTTCCTAAGTTTTCTATACTTCTTTCTTTGTTTCTTCTAGAGCAGGTTCAAGATTCTTAACATAGATACCTGGAAGGATAATAGAAGAGGTTTCCTCTCCAATCTCCTATTCTATTAAATGAATAGCATTATCTTCCTAAGTAGATAAAATCACCTCTAAAGAATTATCTTCCTTTAGTTCTATAGTTTTGGAATTTTGGAGACTATTCTTAATCCAATTAAGAATGTTTTTATCAACATCTATATTCTCAATAGCATTATTCAACTCAACTATAGCTTCATTGATTTTTACTATTTCTTCAGATAGATTATTAATCCCTTTTCTATTAGTATCAATTTCTCGTTGTAAATCCTCCTTCAATACAGATATAGAAGTTCTAATATTGCTTATATCGACTTTCAGTTCTTCTATTGCTTCTGTATTAGATTCATATTCACTAATAAAGTATAGGGCATAGTCTAGGGCATCCTTCACAGTATTAATACCTTCTGCAACGTCACTAGTATAGGTCCATTTTTGTTCTATATACTATACTAGGTCTTTTTGCAGTTCTATGGTTCCACTAATGTTTCCCCACAATAGACTCTACTCATCAGCAATACCTAAGTTCTTTCTTACTTTAGCTTTTTCTAGTTCTGTCCTATATTCTCCTAAATAGTTATTTCTTAAGAGGGGTATAGGCTCACATTTTATAGGCTTACCCTTTTTACCACAAGGCACTATATCTGCGTTACTTACCGAAGTGTAAATAGACTGTATCATTCTAGTTTAATAATTGCTATTTAATAAATTCGTGATTATCTAGTCTTACAGGTAGGTTAATAAAACAAATTAGATTAAGAATATCTTGATAATCTGGTTTATATCCCTTTTTGAGTTTTCTTAGAAAATCCTCATACCTTTTAATAGCCTTTCTCTTAAGAGCATCCACAACCTATACGTTTATGTCCATGGTGGTGATTATCACAGAATCCTCCACAGGTACGGAACATCGCTAGTAATCTCTCAGCCTCCATGAATTGTTTAAAGCATATTAAATAATCTATAATGTTAAGAGTCATCCATATGAAATCTCGAGCAAATATATCTGCTTCCTAATCTCTAGTTAGACACTTATTTAGTAAAGCATCAAAGAGTTTCTTACAATAATTAATGTAACACTACTACAAGTTTCCTGTAAAGAAAACATCTACCTTACATTTTTTTATAGTAGTTCCTTCTATGTTTCGTTCAAGAACTTCTTTAACTGTACACTCTTCTAGCTTACCTTCTACTTCTTTATATAATTTTTCTCCATCAGTAACATAGATAGTCTCATAGTATTCCTTGTATTCGTCCGATGAATTTTCATACCATTTCATATTAGGAATAATGATATGGTCTACTACGTAATAACCATCATCCTTGACCTTAAACATACACGAGTCTAAGTCTTCTGTATGGTCATTAAGTAGGACATCTATCAGAGTAGCATCACTTATACTAACTTTGATGATAGTATTCAAGGTAGCACTCTCACTATACTTATAGGAGTCGTAAGAAGTTACTACCTCTACATCTTCATCAATATACTAGCCATATTCTTTTGAGAAATCTTCTATCAGTATTTCCCCATTAATTTGGGTATGTATATCAATACTAAATTCCATATTGTAATAATTAAGACTCAATAGGCCACTAGCCATATTGAGCAGGGGTAGAAAAAGGTTTCCATTTACCTGCTTGTCTTATTCGTCTAGACATGAAGACGGAAGTAAATGATAAACTAATATCTTGAGGATAATCTGTCCAGATATAAGAATATCCATCTGGGGTCGGAGGTAGTTTATCTAGTCCAGAAGAAGGCTGACCATTCCAATAGTAGTTATAGTCATATGCCTTTAGAGAAGTAACTTCTGTAGTTTCTTTCCCTTCAGCATCTATATACAGCGGATTTCCGTCCTCATCTGTTTTCTATTTATATTCTATAACTGGTGTTATTCCCTCGGTTCTAGTATATATAGTCTATATAATAGTAGAGACATCACTCGCTACTATTTCATAGATAGTAGTTCCCTATGATTCATCAGCTCCCTAAAAAGTAAATTTAGTTCTTTTCCATATATACGGATTCTCTTCTGTTGGAAGCTCAAAAGTATCAGACCACTACTTACTTGATAATTTTATTTCAGATTCATCGGCAGTATTAGCAGGGAGATAATGTATTTTAATAATAATACTATTAACTGCTTCACTTGAACCGGATAAATCTGATACCTACTTAAATAATTTTTTTAGGTCGTCTTCTACATTTGATTTAGAACCGGAAGCATTACTTATAATTACTGTCCCATCAGAGATAGGATAAATCTACTGCTAATCTTTGTTGTATACAATTGTTCCAGTTGCCATATTAATGTATTTGTCTTATTTTGTCATTATATGGATTTCCATCATGAAGCTAAGCCAACTCTATTTCAGTTCTTTTTTCTTCAATATCCATTTGTCTATCTTTATAAGTAGAATCAGACTGAGCTTTAAGCCAGTTAACTTTATATTCTAACTGCATCTTCTACTATTCTAATCCTAGTCTCTATTCATCTAAGCTTTCAATCTTTTGCTGAGCTTTCTATAATTCTTGCTATAACTACTGAGCCTATTGAGAAGTTTCTTCTAATTTTTCTTGTAGTTGCTGAAGCTGATTATTTTCCTCTTTGCGAACTTGAACAGCTTTCTTAACCTTATATTTAAGGTCTGTCAGACTCTTAGATGTAAGAGCCTCAAAAATAATATCTGGGTCCATCTGTTGACTTTTTACGAACTCTGGAATGATTGCTTTTATAGTCTATAGATCTTCCATCACTTCTGAACTAGCAGTAATATGAATATCGTAGTCAGTAACAGTAAAATACTCAGGAAGTGCGGTGAATATCTGTTGATATTTATCCCCAAGTATAATAGTTCCAGTTAATCCTTTCTTATAAGTAACTTTAGCCTAATTAAGACTATCTAGTAGTATCTCGCAGGTTATTAAATCCATCTGCTAAAAATAGTGCTTAGTTACTATATACGAGTTAGCTACTCCCTACTTAATATTAGTAACTGCATCTCTAGTTTCTATACCGTTAAGTCGTTCCCTAAATACTCCAGTTATTGATGATGTAGTTTGTTCTACTGATTGAATAGCTAATTCAATAGCCTATACAGCCTATGCTTTTAAGGTATCATCAAATCCGTTATATATCTAGTTTGGAGCTTGCTGTCCATCATTCCTACCTTCTTGGCTTGAGTCTATCCACATGATACCACCTTTTTTATAGGCTAACCATTTTTGTACTCGTTCTGGCCATTTAACTCCTAAGTTGGTAGGCAACAGAGACATATCCATAATAACTCCGGCAGTACCACTATTAGCTATTAGATTATCTCTATAATAGTTTAATAAGTCGTATCTATCCTACAGATGTGCACATTTTAATATAAGAGAATAAGGCTACTAAGAGCGATTTAAGAAATATACTCCATTTACCGATAAAGAACAGAAGTTGGGATTATCTTTAGATCTCATAACAGTCTTGTCTAATCCTCTAAGAATATATATCTCTTCTCCTATTCTAATAGTATTGTATCTCTACATCACAAAATCATCATCTGTTTCAATCCATTCAACATCATAGACTGGGATTAACTAGAACCTATGAGCACTATATTCATTGTCTGGATAGCCGGGAATGGTTTCATGATTCTAATCTTCATTTACTACTGTACAAGTATCTCCATATACTCTTCTATAAACAGCAGCTGAATCATCAGCTCGCCATTCATCTTTTAGTCTTCTTAAATCTTCTCTAGATATTTCTTTGCCATATTTAGCTAAAATCTAACTCTTACTCATCCACTTTCTTACTACAACTCTATATGAGTTCCTTACATATGGAGATTCTGGATTTCTATCAACAAATGTATTAAGTGGGTTTAATACCTCTATTTCAATATTAGTTCCAGAAGCCGATGATTTCACTCTAAAGAATGTATAACCAGTAATTAATAGGTCTGTTAGTAACTAACGTAACTTAGTAATTAAATCGGTTTCTCTGGATTGCATAATATAATGTACTATATTCTAAGCTGCAATTTCATATTGAGAAATAAAGGATTGGTCAATATCCTATATAATTTTATCTAACTAAGTCTTTACAGCTTTATCAGTAATATCCTTGCCATCAATAAACTTAAGAATTGAATTACTTAAATGGTCTTTCAAAAACTTTACTATTCCCTTGGTTATTTCTAGCTATTTTTCTCTTGTTATATTACTGATAGTATCTGAATCTTTGCAAGAAATTTTCGGAAGTATAGGAGTTCCTAAATATTCTCCAACTAGAGCATCTACGTGTTTCTTTAATAAAGGCGTAAACTCTACCGAAGTGGGGCTACCTATTCCGAAGTTTTCTTCCAGATAACGGAACTATTCAGGATCTCTTTTACCATTATAATAATTATAAGCTTTCTGTAACTCATACTTATCATATACAAGTTCCGCAATAGCCTCGTTTGTCTTGTCTATCAATTCCTTCTCTTTCATAACATAAATTATGTTGTTCTGGAGGAAGTTTAGTAGCGTTATAATACTTAACTCTTTGTAACTTCCTACTTCTTAATTCTTCCTTAATAAATGGCAGAAATTCTTCGTCTGGTAAATCTGCTATTATTACTAATGGCATTTCTGACCTATCAAAGTTAAAAGAGACTTTATACCCAACTGGGTCTAAACTCTCAATATCTAGTCCGCCTATATACTCCATTTTGTACAAGTCCCTCATATATTCTAGGATCACTTGTTTCAACTCTGTATGGGTCATCATATTCGTTTCTTTGCATATTAAGTTCAGGAGTTTTCTTAGTTGGAATAACTCCAAATCTTTTAATTCCTCTCTCGTCGTAATAGTAACCAAAATCTTGGAACTATTCAACTTCTTTCTCCACAAGTACGGGCTGTCTTCCTGATAGCTCTTGGTCTGCCAACTCAGTCATACCTACAGCGGCTACAATATCATACTTACCCTTATTTTCATCATTATATGCAGTAAACTATTCTAGCATTTCTTCGAACCATATAGTATGGCAATAGTCTTCTATAAAGGCGGCTGTTAAATCAGTATGCTATTCAATTATAGTTTTTGTAGCAGGAGTTCCATACTATTTAGTAGTTCCATTTCTGACATCAGTTAGAGTAGCTCTTGGGCGCTTCATAAAATAGTTAAGGCATCCTTTTTCTCTAGCCCAAGTAACCATACCCATACGAGTAGCTTCTATATTTATTTTACAATTATAATAGCGAGCTAAACACATAGCTATTTTATAGGCTTCTCTGATGTCTCCAGGTCTATCCTTGTACATAGCAACATACTGAGGGTCATTCATACCAAACGCACGTTTCTTAATCGTTATGCAGAAATCAGACGGATCTCTGGTTTCCTTAGAAGTCTAATTCGCTCCAATATCAATACCGTCTATACCTGCTACGTATAAGTCTCGCATCTCTTTATAAACTGGAACTTCAAAATCCTAGCCATTATTTTCTGCTTCCTATCTAAGCTTTTCCATTTGTTCTTTATATAAGTCAGACCATATTGGATGCTCTAGAATTTTTACTTTACCATTGCTATTAGGAATCCATTTAAAGCCATCAATGTTATCCTAAGTATGTTTATTATTTTTGTAAAAATAATCAATATAACCACATTCGGGTCTTGGACCAATTTGTTTAAGTCTTATATTAGCTATCTATTCGGCAACTAAAATTTTATTAAATTTATTAACACCTTCTAGATTAAATGCTTCTTCTGCATTCCAACAACGTTCAGCACATTTCTTTAGGTAGTCTTCTGGTACAGCTAACAGATTATCTCGCTCCTCCTATAAGAATTTCTTATATTCTACAGTATTACACACTCCTCTGTGGTCCATAAATTCTGGATTCAAAGATTGTATAAAGTATGGAATAAAGAATCCACTCTCTATAGTAGTCCCATCCTAAGTCCAATTATGTCTAAATGGAAGAATCTTATATGCTCTTGGATTATAGTAAATCTTTTTTAAGCCCTCTAGAGGAGCACCCATATCACCGCCAGTACCTCCAAACAACATTGTTCCACGAGGCATACCTTGAACTTCACAAAGTTCTTGACCTTGTACCACAGCGGTATCAAGTCCAGGCCAGGAACCAGCTTCATCATATATTAATAAATCTACACGGTCTCCACGAATGTTAGATGGTTTAGCTCCGTTAATTGCTACAACCTCAGATTTAAATCCTACGTCTTCAAACTAACCATTTATTTTGATTTGTTTACCTGATTTCTTTCTCAAATCCTGGTCAATAAGTCGCAATTTAAAAAATCCTCCTCCAGTACAGGTATTTAAGAATGTAAGAGCATTGTCAAACTTACTAAAGGTACCCTTAAGGAAGGTATCATTAAAGCAAGTAATCATAACCCTACTTCTTCTAATAACAGAGTACATACGAGCAGAAAGAGAGGCGTTTATTTCAGAGAATCCAATAGAACGAGCTTTCATTAAAGCTGCGTGCTTGTGTAGCACTCTAGCCATCTATAGATAATGAAAGAACATATAATGTGATGCAAAGAATATTGGGAAGTCATTATCAGTACCCTCACCAGAGGCTTTCTACTAGTCAATAGTAGGTAACTAATAGAAATTTAAGAAGAAGTAATTATCTCCAGTAATGGTGTATCCATTAACTGTCATTCCATACTTACATCTTCTATATTGCTCTTTCCAAAATTCGTTGTACCGCTTACTATCTCTAAGGTAGGGACAGTATTGACCAGTTCGTTTATATACTTCCCTAGTCTCGGTAAACCAATCTGGATTAAAGTCCAATCCATGAGTTTCGTCAATAGGTCTGTATCCAGTTATTTCATAAGATAAGGTAGGGTCAAATACTTCTATTTTATCTCCTATTTTAACATCCCAATAGTCAGAATTTCTGACCCTTTCCTCTCTTATTTTCTATACTAATTCTCTAGCTTCTTTAGCATCCTCTTTCTATTCTTTTTCTCTTACCTAATCTACAATATTCTATATTTCTTCAGGTAATATCTTTTTTCTTGGCATAATTAAAAGTCTCCTGGGTCAAAACCATCCACAGCTCCAGCTCTAACAGTAGATTGTTCAGTAAGTTCTTTCTTAACCTAGTCTTCTAGTGTTATGAGTTCTTCATGAACTTTGTGAAGGGTAGCCATTTCCTTCATTACTTTTTCAGCCTGGAATACTGGTTTGCCGTTATTATCACGCTCATTTAAATCTACAATAGTTTCGAAATAATCAATAAACTAGTCTGCAGCTCTTTTAGCTGCTTCTAGTAATTTTATTGACTTGTTTGAATCTTGTAACGCTCTGTATTTCCTACAAGCTTCTCTAAATATAGGGTCATTAAATTCTGACTCTGTCAATCCAGAATCACTAATAGCTTCGTCATGTCGTTCATGTTCCGAATACTAACTGTACGGACTTTTCCAGTCTATAGCTAAATAAATGTAAGATAGTTCTCTAGTAGCTCTATCCTTTTCTGCAGATTTATCCCTCTAGATTAAAGCCTTAAATTCCTTAACTAGCAATATCTCTGGTTCATTTATTTCTAGCTATTTAGTTAAAGTGTTATAGTTAAATACATTCATAATCATTAATCATTATCATACACATTAGATAATCTTATTATTTCTTTTTCATTTTGGAACCGCACTTATTGACTTTCATTTTGGAACCACAAGCGTCTTTCTTAGCATATTGTTTTCTGTCAGGAACCCATTTTCCTCCCTGGAAATTACCCTTATGTCCCTTATTGGCCATAGTTTCCTAATCATTGTATTTATTGATTGATATAGAATCTCTTGAGGCTTCGTCTCTAGCAGATTTCATATCTTTCTTATACTAAGCTCTTCCAGCCTTAAATTTATCAACTTCATTAGCTTTCTTAGTAACTTTAGTTCCTTTTTGTGCTTTCTGGCAAGCTTTACAGATTCTACCGCCTTGCTTAAAATATACAAGCTCTTCTCCTTCTGGACATACTCCTTTTAGCTTCTTATAATACTCAAGCTTAGCTCCAAGCCTAGCCATTACTCCTCCTTGCATTTTCTGCATAAATTCCTGATACTTAGCTTTAATGCCGTCTTCTCCTAATTGTTCAGCATAAGCTTGTAAATCCTATTCAGATTGTACTTGTATTCCCTACGCAGCGGCATCTTGTATTAGATATGCCATAAATGCTTTTTGTAATTCTTCCTAGTTAGCCATTACTCTTCTACTTTAATTAAATCCTTAGTATTAAACACTGCTTCCTACATAAGTCCGGAATCAGTAAACCATCTACATCTTAATCCTCGTAATCCTTGGTTATCTTTAAATAAAGCTGCTTCTCTTCTTAGAACAAGCATAACTGGAGAATGCATTACTTTACACTACCGTAAAGTAACACAATCCCCAGGCTTAAAATAAACTTTTTCATCAATTGTTTCCATACTTCAATTCGTTTCTTCTTTCAGTTAGCTTTTCGTTAACTACAGCCATAATTCTGTTCTCATTAACTACAACAAATCCAAACTTGTAGAACGGAACCATGCACTCGCTAGCTATTGTATAGAATACTATATCTCCAGGTTTTAGGAACTCACACTTGTGCCCAACCTCAATAACAGTACCCACTTTAATAAATTGTTGTTCTTCTTCTATTTCTCCTGTTTCATTAGATTTATATGTTGGAGCAAACCCACCTAAGTCTGTAATTAATCCACTCTTAGTAGTTTTAATTTTTTGAAACGGATTTTGTTCGAAAGGTTTAATTAATGCATACCCATACATAGGCATAATTTCTACACCATTCATATCCTCAGATAATGATTTGGCGTAAGATTCTAAAGCTGCATTATGTTTAGAGAATTTATCTTCTAATTCATCTACTGCTGTATTGAATCTTTCCTGTTTTTCTCTTAATAAAGTTTTATCTGCAGCTTCTCCATTTACTATAAGGTGCTGTCCTGTACCTTCCATACCAGTTATAGCTAGTGCTAGTTTCTCATTACTGTTCAATTCTGTTCTTAAAGTTTCCATAATTCATTTTACCATTTACATAAATCACAATGTTCATCTTCTATTCTAGTTTTGTTCTCTAGTATACAACCACACTCCTCACATACTTCTCCAAATGAAGTCTATAATTTATGAGGACAAGTATTACAAATATTTAATCTTGTGGTTGCTAAATCTTGATTAATTCCAAATATATGGAAATATATACTCTTCAATATTACTAAAGGTTTAGTAAATATTGCTTTAATCCATTTCTTTGGCATCTTTTCAGTAGGTTCTTGAGTCATAAGTATATAAGCCTTAGTAGGGTTAGCCATTACTGGAGTCCCATATAGTAATAAATTATTTACCATTTCTTCGCAGGACAATGCTTCTTCTCATTAGGTATCTTTAATTCCAGTAGACATCCGCATCCTTTTATATACCCTTCTTTTGGACCAATACTTATGTCATTGTTTTCTGGATTTAAATACAACTGTCCATTACATATTGCATCTTCTTGATTACATATTGGACAGCGTCTACATATTTTCCATCTTTCTTCTATTTCCTCTAGTGTCATAATTAATATTCAATACGTTGACGTTTCTTTTTATTTTCTGCCAATATAGATTCTTTCTTGTAAAAAGAAAGCATTCTTATTACTTCATCTTTTAAATATGGTAAGTGATATACTGTCATGTTATCACTGTGGTCGAAGTGTACTAAAACTAAGTCTTCAATTTCAAATTCTGGGTTTTTCTTCTGAATCATCCAGGCGTAAGTACTTAGCTGAAGGGCATAATGCCAATAATTAACATCATCTAAATTATTTAGAGGATACTTCATCTTAACTGATGTCTTAGTTTTAGAATTAAAGAAGCTCTTTGTTTCTATTTTTTTATTAGTCTTCCAGTCACCAATAATTATCTTATTACCTCTTTTAACTAATAAGTCAATTTGTCCAGCTATTCTTAGTTTTCCGTCCTCAGATACTCTAGAGATTAGATACTCAGGATATACCCCATTCTCCAAATCTAGATTGTTATAGTCTTTTATACACTCAAACTTGCCACCTATTTGATATTTACTTAGGTCTATATCCTTCTTCTTTTTGTAAAAAGAGTTTTCCAAATCTGCATGGATTCTAGTTCCTCTCTCGCAAGAGTTTCTGTTCTCCATATCCCATGCATCTAAGATAGCTTGTTGTTCTTTATTAAACTCGTCTTCTGTAATGTTATGAAGTTCAAGTAGAACTTTGTCAAATTTCTTAGTATTCAGCAGAGATTTTTTCTCGATAGCCCAATCTTCTTTAGGTAGAAGTTTCTCTAGTGCTTTATAAGCTGACCAGAACTCTTTATCAAAGGGTTGGGTGAAAGAATGAATTAAAGTCGTTACAGATATAAATTTCTGTTCTGGCTTTGTAACATCATAATAAATATGAGCTTCCTCTTCGAAAGCTATGTTCCCATTTTGTTTTGTAATTTTACTTTTGTCCATTAGTCATAATTCATTTAATCATTTATCACATTTATCTATATTTATTTGATACTTTTCAAGTATATTAATATTCTTTGTAAGATACAAATCAATAAATAATACATTATATTAAAAATGTCTAATATGACAAAAATGGTAACATTTGGATGTCCAATTTTTAAAAACGGGTCAGGCATTCATATTAAAGAGAAAAACAAAGGTAAATTTACTGCCTCTGCTAAGGCTGCAGGATAGTCTGTACAGGAACATGCTAAATCTGTACTAAACAATCCTAATGCTACTCCTCTTCAGAAGAAGCGTGCTAACTTTGCTAGAAACGCGGCTAAATGGAAACACGAAGATGGAGCTAAGATACATAAACCAAGTGGACATAGATCTATTCTAGATAATGGATGGATTCCTACTACTAGATTAAAGAAAGGAAATTATGGATTAATTAAAACAAGAAAGCAATGAACGCTGTAGTTAAATTAATTAAAGAATTTATACTTAAGATATATCTTTATTTACTATTTATATTTAATAAGTAATATGGACTATAATAGAGCAACTCTTTATGCGGCTACTGGTCGTACTTTATTACTCCCTGGCTGGAAAGGGTATTTTTATTGGGACTATACTAAGAATGAATTAAATTTTAGAAATGGAGACTATCATTTAGATAACAAATAGCTCAAGGAGAAAGGAGTTATGGAACGTAATGATTGGTATTATATAATATGATAATTAAAAATAATATTATACCGTTTGGAGGTTATAAAGTAATTAATCTGTTTGGATTAATATTTACTAAGTCGGATTTGACTGATGAGGATAAGAATCACGAGAATATCCATTCAGTATAGATTTTAGAATGTGCAATAGCGTTTGCAATACTTATATCTATATTATTTGGATTAGAATGGGTATGGTTAGCTATTCCATCTTTCTATATCTGGTATGGATTAGAGTATTTAATTATACGACTATTAAGACTTAAAGATTCTCAAAATGATTGCTACAGAGATGTAAGCTTTGAAGAAGAAGCTTATATGAATGAAGACAATTTACAGTATCTAGAAGGATAGAGAAAGATGTTTTCATGGATAAAATATCTAAAAGTTAATGCATAACAAAATAGGCGAACTTAGACAATTAAGTCTAGGCTCGCCTATTTTTATTTACTATTATACGTACAAGTGATTCTGTTTGGCTCTTCCCACCAAGGTTTATCTGAAAGTGGAGTTCTGATGCTATTGGGCCAATTTATAATTGGAGTAGTTTCCTCTACTATAGCCTCCATTATTTTAAATAATGTATCCAAGTCTAGCTCTGGAAGCAGCTCATGAATATTAGTTATTGTTTTCTTATAATTTATCATACCTTCAAAAGTGTCGTTAATAATTGCTTTCTCTATTGTAGTATCTTTATATAAACCATGTTGTAGTATATTTCTTACTTGATGGTCTATTTGATTCCATATATCTAATAATATAGAAGAATCATCTGAAAGACTATATTGTGGATAGCTAGCCCTTAAACTGCTAAGTACTTTGCCATTAATGTAAATGTCAAATACGAAATTTTTTATATCATCTGTAGTTTCTCCAGAAATTCCTGCAGCTCTTTGTAAAAGTTTAAGAGCCTTTTCATATACTTCTCTTTCTTCACGTTCTCTTCTTGAAGAATTAAACATCATCATATTTGCGGCTACTGACATATTAGTACGATACACTTAGCTTATTTAAGTTGTCTAGATAATCTAAGAACCATTGTTCGTTTTGTTTTCCTTCTTCTACAATAGTATTAATTAAAGATTCTGTAGCTAATAGTGTTATTTCTGCTAGTTCCTCTAATTCCGATTTAGTAAGTTCGTTATATTTTTCAATCAAGTTTAACATAATCCATCCAGTCTTTTATATATGATTTACATTCTTCCAAATCTGGATAGATACTTGTTATAGAGCATCCAGTTTTCGGATTTTTAAAGTGGTGCATCTTAGCCTCTTCTTTTTTCTCCTCTTCTGTATTTCTATTTAATGTTCTATTCCAATAGTTGTACTTTTCATCTAACATTTCCATATCACATTCCTCTAATATTTTCATATTAGGGTTATTCATTATCTTGTCGTACTTTCTCTTTAAATTAGAGACTTTGACAACATCATTTCCATTTAATACAACTGCACACTGTTTCATTTCAATACCTTATAAGTACATATCTTGCCTATCTGTTTTCCTTGAATTGTTATTTGCGGAAGAAAATAGCAGGCTTGATTCTCAAATTCTTGAGGTACAAAGATATAATCAAACTTACTTCCAACTACCTTCTCACAAACTTTATTCCAATCGTCTCCCTCTTCTATAATAAGAGTTTTAGCTCCTGTTGGAGTTACTACATAATTCTCATTTAATTTTATCATAACTATTAATTTTGGCGTTGCCCTACTAGGATTCGAACCCAGACTAAATGATTTAGAGTCATCTGTGCTGACCATTACACCATAGGGCAGTAACTTATTTCTCTTTTAGAGATTTATTTTCTGCTGCCAATTTCTCTAGTTCTTTTCTTAATTGTTCATTTTCGTGAAATAAAGCCTGCATAGTAGCGTTGATACTAGCTAATAGTATTCTCATTTGAGCAACCTATTCATACATAAGCTTTCAGTTGTTCAATTCTCTTTTTAGCTATATCTGACAATGCCATTTTGAATTTAGCAATACCAGCTCTTACTGTTTCTAACTTGCCGCTTTCTAAGCATTCTTGTATTTTATGAACTTCAAGCTCTCCTAGATATTCGCATACATCTATAAATAAATCATCATCTAGAGATTCTAAATATTTCTGGAATTGGTCTACCTCTTCATTAGCTAGACAGCTTTCTTCCTTCTATCTTTCATAAGATATTAATAAGAACAAAGAATCGTCGGTAGATTCGGACTTAATAGTTAGCCCATTACCAGACATATAATATTCTTGATTCGTATTAATTGCCTCAACTAGCTATTTAAACTAGTCCTAATTTAACAATGTTTCTAAGTCTGTAATCATAATTGTTTTCTTTTTAGTTATATACAACAATAACCTCCGAAAAGTTAAACGCAAAGTTAAAAAATTCTAATTCAAATATTATACATATTTTATATATTAAGGGGAAAGCCGGTACAGGTACTTTATATAAATAGCCCCCTGGGGTTATTATAAATTCCGACTTTTATATTTGGAGGGCAATTACCTAGATTCCAAAAATTCATAGAGTGAGTGTAGTGGCGGTCCACAACCCCTTTAGTCCCCCCCTGTATATTGATATAAAACTAAAACAAAAACAAAAATCAATTTCCAGTATTAACATTTTAAAATTTTAAGATTATGACACTCGAAGAATTGAAAGACCAGAACGTAAGCGCAGTAGAAAGAGCTAAGGCAGTAGTATCAGCATTGGGACTGAAAGGTGGTGAACGCTCAGTTGTTGTCGGCTTGTCAAAGGGCGATAAGTTTAAGTTGGTAGCAATGAACAAGGTAGATTTGCCTGCAAATGCCAACCAACCAAACCAAAGCAACTTTACACCGATTACATTTAGCACTGACACAGGTGCAACCATTGGTGCAAAACACTTTGCGGGCGTAGAAATCGACGACGATGCTCCGGCAATCGGTTCAACTCCGTTGGAAAATGCCGCTTTCCTTGTTTATTGCATTGACCACAATGTAACATTTAAGGTAGACAAAAAGGTAACGGAAGACATCGAAGCTACCACTGACCGCCAAGCCTACAAGAAAAATACTTACAAGCTGGTAGTGGAAGACTATGATTAAAAGATTGGGGAGAAATCCCCTTTCTTTTACATACAAATAATCTTTGTAGAAATGGACATAAGAAAAAAGTTTAAGACTATAAAGTGTTTGTATAATTGGGGCATAATCTATGACCCAAAGACTAATGAAAAGTTAAATTTCAAATCCAAACGTGTTTATTGCGTAACTTCTTGGGCTTGGATTATGACCTATCAAAAGTCAGAAGAAGATATTCCTGAGATAATTAGGATACTCTTTGTAGATTAACTCTAAGGTACTATGAGTTTTAAATAAAGTGCCCACATGAACCCCATCATCGGAACGTTGGTTAACGGGGAAAACAACATCACAACAAATCAAATCAAAGTTTTTGTTTAGTTTTAGGATTGTATCTGGCAGCTTGGAAAGACAAGCAAAATCTTTATACCTATCTGCTAATAGGTTTAGTGTTCAACGCGAAAATTCGGTAAAGGAAGGAGAGAAATTGTCCACTAAAAAGACCCTCAATTTCCGGACTTTTTCCGATTTTCAAAAAATCCGCCAGAGTAGGAGTTATATAGCTCACACTCTCTATAGACATTATTTAGTATTTAGCCTATAAAAAGGCAACAAAAAGCGAGGCTACGCAGAAGAGCCTAACACCAAAAATAACTGCTACAAATTCTATGTGCATATTCGCAAACTTGAGCACTATAGGATTTAGGTTGAGCTGTAAGGATTGGTCACTTATAGCAATATTATGAGTACTGCTGATATGTCAGTGACCGTACATATCACATATAAAATATGTTATACAATTATGTTAGAAGTTGCCAGGTCTAAGAAGCCTGATTAAAATCTCTAGATAGTAAGAGAGAACCTCATAAGGGTTCATTTTCCATCTCGAATCTATTCGCAAGTTTTGAGATTAGCTACCTCAGAATTTAGTGAACGTTGATAACGTTGTATGTCTGGAAAACATACTAAATAATCTCCTATCTTATACTAGTTGTCAAGATAGGATTTCCCCATTAGTATAATGCTATTGCGCCTTCCTCTAAAGAAGGAGATTCTGGTTCGAGTCCAGAATGGGGAACTTGGTATTTGAGGACTACAACTACTTGTAGACTCTGTTGCAGTTAAAGATTATAATGGGTACGCCCTGAGACTAATGCAGAGCATCTCTTATGAATAGAGGTGTCTTATCGTGAGATAAGGCAAAGTATTGTGAGATTGAGAGAATTACTAGCTAAAATGTTAGAAGAAGACCCAGATTCAAGTAGCAATATCTACAAAGAAATATGGGGAGCTTATACTGCTGGGATGAACTCCTTGCTCGAGTAGCAACAATTCCAAGCTTGGTGAATTAAAACTAGCTAACCTAATTACTCTTTATAAGGTTGAGAATGTAAAAAGAGAATTGGAATGGTAAGCCCATCTCCCTTCGTCCTTTGCTGGTTTAGAAGTGAAACAGAAACCAGCACTTTTTAGTAACTTATAAACTTTTATAATATGAATACATTAGCATTAGATCATGTAAACAAGCGCGCAGAATTCGTAATGTCGTTTACTATTCCTTTCAAAGCAGTTGAAGATCCAACGTCGCAGGCCAAGTGCTACAGTCCGCATGAAGTAATTATGGCATGGCGAGAGGTGTGCATCAAAGCATTACGAATGAGAATCGATGCCTGTATGGAAATGTTGTTCCGCAACAAGGACAGAGTGATAGGCTCGGACGAACGTGGCGTTTTGTTTAAGAAGAAGAATGGAAACATTCACCACTTTTCTCATGCTAGCTGTTTTGCTATGGAGGCTTTCATAGAGATATTGGAAGAAGCAGAGAGTGCCGGGGACATAACTTTCGATGCTCTTCAAATACAGCAACTGATGAAGGCTTTGTACTGGATTCCAGACGAACTGAAGAACGATCATCAGGGAATAGGTTTCGGAGAACTAATTGACTGCCTGCTCTGCATTTTTAGCAACTCTCTGATAAACGAGTAGGAACTATCGTAATGATAGCTCTAATAGTTTCATCATTTAATTAGCATATGAAATATAAGATTGAATTTAACTATCGTTACGGTAAAGACTATGTATACTGTAATGAATACCATGAAGATGAGCGGTTTATACAGCCACTTAATTCTAATGGTAAACCCTTATGTACTATTGCAAAGACTAATATATTATCTATTAGAGAATGCAAATAACGCCAACGCTATAAAGATTGGCAAATTTAAGATTGCACATGGAGATTGAACGCTGAAACATGTGGTAACTAAATAGGAGAGGTCTTGTAAGTTCAAGGTAGTTCCGCTTAGTGCTTGCCTGCTAAGTATCACTACACAGTCAGTTGGAAGACTAACATTTAAAAAACTCAATAACTTCCCAAGACATTGAGGGCACCAGTTTCTTATGAATAAATACTCTGAAAAGCCTATATATGGGCAGGACAGAGCCTCGAAAGTCTTAGACCAGAGAGATAGTAAGTTTTAGGTGTAAAATGCGATTAATAAAAGAAAAAGATTATGGAACAGTATTTAGATGCAAAAATTAAGAGATTTACTCAAAAGCAATTATTCAAGAAAATAACTAAAGTTAAAACTATGCTAGGTTTAGGAGGATTACATCCTGAGAAATACCTAGAAGTTGTACCCGAACATAAAAATTGTGTCCTAGTTGACTTCAATCCAGCAGATGCATTAGTAAGAAGAAATTCTCTTATTGGAGAGTTTGATTTACTTACTAATTCTCCAGCGGAGAGAAGTCCGCTCAACTTCGTTGATTGTGATTTCTGCAAGTCCATTATAAATAATGGAGCAGATTTACTATATATTTATACGAAGATGCAGCTTTCTCCAATTAGAAACAAGTATATCACATTTACTTTTAGTTGTAGAACTGCGGGAGACGAGAGAACAATTGAGTGGTTGGCAAAGAATTTCCCAGAACTTGATATTCCAAGAAATTACGTGTTTATAAATGATACAAGATGTAAAGAGATTGGATATCGTCAGTATGTTAAACGTATGTATGATCCAACTAGAGACAGATTCTTGGACATATACAAATACAGAGATTCTGGAGATAACATGATTACCGGACTAATTAAAATCCTCTGATGAGTCTTTGAAAATTAAGACGAAACTACCCATCTTTGGGTAGTCAGGATTAAAAAGAAAAAGAAATGAGAAAGTACAACAGATTAAATTGCGATTCAACTGTTCGCGCAAGATTTATAGATACTTGGGGACGAGTAATAACTTTAGTCGGAACCCATGCCTTCGAATATGCCATTCACATAGAAGGAGTAAGAACAGTTACTGAAACATTTGAGAATGGAACATTAGCAAGAAAAAGATTTAACGAATTAAAAAAGAAACCATGAGAAAGAGATTTAAGATGAGCAGAATTGCTTCATCAGACAACTATGAGTTGTCAAGAAAGATTCACGCAATGTACCTCCAAAGATTTCACGAGGAGAACATAGAAGTGATTACAGAGATTTCATCTACATTAGTAATTAAAGAACAAAAGTATATTCGGGTATTTGGGAAGTTAATTCCTGTTTCCGAAGAAGAATTGAGAATACATAACACTTTAATATCTGTGAAATGATGGAAGATTTGTTAACAATAGTAAGATGGGCAATAACATTGCCTGTTTGGTTGCTAGAACATATACTTAAGGCTATGACCTTGATAGTTCTGGTATTGGTAATCATCGTCATGGCGGTATTATATCCGCTATTTCGGTCTATCTGGCGTAAGACAGGACAGTCTGTGATTTTTAAGTATGCAACAAAATGGAGAGGAAACTATCCGCTAACCAAAAAAGTATTTGACTTATGGCAATGATGAGAAGAATTACCGAAATAAACGGTGAGATAATTGTGGTAGAAACTATGATTATCGTAGGAGAAATAGTATTAATTACAGTACAAATAAATGGAGAACTAGTTCGCTATGAAATATTATCTGTTAGACAGTTATGGGAAGGTCGTTAGGGCCTTCTCAAGCTGGTCTGAGGCTAACAAATTTCGTATAACTAGAAATAGACCAGATTGGAGGATTGTATGACATACATCGTTGTATTTATAATATTAATCATCATGTGGAAAATGATTGAAGACGAATGAAAACAGTATTAACCCATACAGGAAAAATCTATGTTGATACAGAACATAGACTAGAGTTCTTAACTGTAGGAGACTATGGTAAGGAGAACAACATCAAGGCTGATTTCTTAGGTCTAACTAAGGAAATCAATGGAGTAGAGAATACAGCAGTAGACCTAAGCAAGAAATGGGTAGCAACTATTTCAACTCAGAAAGGCTGTCCTATGCATTGTAAATTCTGTGATGTTCCCAAGTTTGGATTCTATGGAAATGCTTCTATAGAAGATATGGATAGACAAATCCGAACTATTATAGAAGGCGAAAGTGTCAGAGAAACAGACAGGTTTAATGTACACTTTGCTAGAATGGGAGAACCAACATGGAATGATAATGTATTAGCATTTGGACTTGCTCTCAGAGGTGTGGTTAAGTCTGCAGGGTTAATAGCTAAAACTGTTCATCCAGTAGTTTCCACGATGCTTCCGAAAGCAAATAATAAGCTTGGAAACTTCTTACAGGTTTGGTGTAGCATAAAAAATGAGTTCTACAATGGAGAAGCAGGCTTACAGTTTTCAATCAATTCTACAGACGATGAACAGAGAAACGAGCTGTTTGACTCTAAGAGTTTGTCACTAGCACAAATTTCTCAGTTGGCTAATGAGTTACCAATGCCAGTAGGCAGAAAGTATACTCTAAATTTTCCAGTAACCTCACAAACTATTCTCGATGCGAAGGAATTGTCAAAGCTATTTGATAGGGAGAAATTTATTGTTAAAATCACTCCTATACATGAAACAGCTTCTGCTATAGAGAATGGTTTCCAGGTAACTGGATACTCTGATTATGACGTTTATCGTCGCTTTGAACAACCTTTATTGAAAGAAGGTTGGGATGTTATAGTGTTTGTTCCATCTAAGGAGGAAGATTCTGACCGAATTACTTGTGGGAACGCACTAATCTCTGAAGAAAAGATTTAACAATTCTTAACTAAGGAGAACGTAGTTCGCTGTATATAATAGCGAACACGATGTCCCGTTAGCTCAGTTGGATAGAGCAACAGCCTTCTAAGCTGTGGGTCGTAGGTTCGAATCCTACACGGGATACTAACAATTAAAAAACAAAACTATGATACTATTTATTTATATCTTAGGAGTACTAATGGCATGGTTTCTAATGTATTTAGAAGAGAAATATCGTTATAAGAAGGAAAAGAACTATAAATTTACTTTAGGTAATCTGTTATCAAGCATATTCTTTTCTTTATTTTCATGGATTGTAGTAGCAGCGTGCCTAATATCCTTGTCGGATAAAATAATCTTAGTAGATAAACCCGACTAATTAATGACTCCGTAGCTCAGTTGGTTAGAGCACGATACTTTTAATATCGGGGTCCCGAGTTCGAATCTCGGCGGAGTCACTCTTTTTCTTTTATTCCGCTAGTAAACATTTGTTGTGAAACACGTGTTTGCATCTGGGTATAGTCGAGTTGGTAAGATGCTACATTTGGGATGTAGAGACCGCAGGTTCGAGTCCTGCTATCCAGACAAGAAGTAATCAACATTCACTATTAGTACAGCAATTAGGACTGTAGGGTGCCTTTTAGATGAATCCCTGATTACTCCGATTAACAGAGGCAATATCCTTAATATCGTTACCACGCACTGCGGCTATTAGCTGTTAGATGATTTGGGGTGCCAAATGGAAGAACGGTGACAGCTATGTTAATTAGAACGAATCTGTTAATTGTATGGGAGTGCGCCAACGTTGGAGAGTTGGGCTTGACTGTAAATCAAGTGCCTATGGCTTAGAAGGTTCGAATCCTTCCACTCCCACAAATTTAATGAATATGTTAATAGGATTTTTAGTATTTATTATTCTAGAAATAGCTATAATAGCTACTATAGGGTTTACTTATTTTCACGAAGATGATAAGAATTTCAAGAATTATCGCAAAGGAAAGAATAGCTGATTTGTTAGACTTAAATTTCGTGTCTAAGATAGAATTAAGACAGGGAAAACAAGGATTTAATAATCCTGCTATTTGTAGAGTAGAAATCTATTTACTACTTGAAAACGACAAAGAGTACTTTAATTCCAAAATGACTGATATTATGTCATGGGCACAAAAGAACAAATGTAACATTGCTTTTACTACTGCTAGTATGGCTCTCAAAGACGGATTTATTAAAGAATCTGCTTTTGATGATTTTAACTACCCAGTTCCTAAAAAGTATAAAGCATTATGTGATATTTATTCAGCAAGTTACTTTAATCTATTTAATAGGAGAAAATTATGAAAGAATTAAATAATTATATTCTATATTGTTCTAACTTAGATGATAATGAGTATAATCTATTGTGGGAATACTATAATGAACAGTCCTTTCTTAATAAAATTAAAGAAGATTTTAGTTATTTATTTTTTACGTTATTTATATGGAAGATAAGTACGAAGGATTATCTGACGAAGAGCTTAAAGAGATTTTTGAAGATATGGAAGCAGACTATTGGATAGACTACTATCAGTCTCTTTGCGAATGAAACGCAGCAGTTGGCTTTCGGAATCTCTGTCTTAACAAAATGAGTCCGTAATTGGGATTGTAACCGGTAATTGGTAGCCGCGCAGACTGTAAATCTGCTCTCTTTTGAGACTGGAGGTTCGAGTCCTCCCAATCCCACACATTTTAATTAATTAGATTATGACAAAAGAAGAAGCAATTAGAGCTATGTCTGAAGGAAAGAAAGTAAGGCATAGATACTTTAGTAAAGACGAATGGGTGACTATAAATTCCAGCGGACTATATGAGTTCGAAGATGGTGTAAAAGTTGACTCATCGTTATTTTGGATGGACAGACAGGATTCCTACTGGAATGATGGATGGAGCTTAGTTTAACTTTAAATAAGAATAAAATGACAACGTATGAGTACGGAAAAGGATACTTGCCAGAAATCTGGTACTAGTGTAATATTCCAAAAAGAAATTACGCAGTGTAGGGAATGTCCTCATTGTAGAATCGCTCCTGACCCAGACCCTGACGACTGGTTCAATGACGATGATGAAAAAGCGCTTTGTAAAGAAGCAGGGAATAAACTAATTGAGGGAATGTTAAGACCTTACGAAAGGGTATTAATTCCGGATTGGTGTCCATTAAAAACTAATAAACAAAAATGAATAGAATTAAGACAAAAGCCTATCTTGAGGTAACTTTAGAGCAGGCACGCGAATGGTATGAAAGCGGTAATGAAGACTTGAAGAAATTAGCTCTTACTGCATTTAGTGAGGAAATGCTAATTCCTTCCTTTAAAGAGATAGTAGAGTCTGAAGAAGATTATGGTTTTTGGAATACATTAGTATGTCCTCCAAGCATGACAGAACAACTCAGTTCTCTAGCTAGTTTACAAATAGTTGCTAACTATCTAAATAAAGGATGGATCAAAACAGAAGGTAATACTGGCTATTTTCTTGGAAAAGGTTCTTCTCTATCTGGAAAGACGGAAACTGATATAAAAGGAGTGTACGTCGTCATGCATCAAAACGTAAAATATCCAGGTATTGTTTATTTTAGAACTGTAGCTGATGCACAGAAAGCGGTAAAGATTCTTGGTAAAAAGTTATTGCCGTTGTTTGAATAAATGATTAGATGGTGTTATTAGTTCAGTTGGCAGAACGCTACATTGTGGCTGTAGAGGTCAGCGGTTCGAATCCGCTATAACACCCATAGTATAATTCCCAGAACGATCAACAAATTGGCAGATGTACAGTGTTATCTCATAACAAGACATAGTGTAGAGTCTTAGGAAAGTCTGAATAAGTGAAGAATCGGAACTCTTATTAATTATATTATGAAAGATAGAAAATTATTTTGGTTTTGGTTTTGTGTAATATCTATAATTTACATAATTACCTATTGGTGTTTTATTAAAAATTACAACGAATGAAAAAGACAATTGAAATCGAATGTCCTGATGGTTACAAACCAGTTTACAATGCAGAGACTGGAAAAGTAGAAATTGTGTCTGAAGACATTACTGCAAGGGTACAGACTTACGAAGATGCTTGTAAAATCATGAGTAGAGATGTCTATGGTAATGTTCCTGCAAATTTCTCTGTTGATGCTTTGCGCAAATTGCACGTCATTCTCGATGCCTTAAACGAAGGACATAAGTTTAATCTATTAACTGGAACTGTATGGTATCCTTGGGTTCGGTTCTTTAGAATGAAATCAGTACCGAAAGATGCAGAGGTCATTGGACACTTCCGTTATCAGGGCGAGAAATTCGCGTTGGTGGGCGGCGGCGCGAATGTTGGCGGCGATGCGGGTCTCGGCTCTTTCTATTCTGACTATGGCGTCGGCGATGCCTGTTCCATTGTCGGGTTGCTTGCGTGCAAATCTGAGGAGATTGCCAAATATGTATCAACTCAGTTTGGCAAACTCGTATTCGAAGCTTGTTTTGCCAGACACTTCAATGTAGGAGAATTTGAATGGCTAGACTAATTGTAATTCTACTATTGCTTGCCTCATGCACACACGATAAGGTAGTAAATCACAATCAAACTGATACCATAAAGTATGAAGAGATATATTGCCCAAATTGTGATGGAATTGGTCAAGTAAAGATGTCAGCTGGGTCTAGAGTTGTATTAGGCATCCTTACACTAGGTCCAGGTGCTCTTTGTGATACCGAATCATGTAGTATGTGCAATGGAACAGGAATAGTTAAAAGAAGAGTACTAAACAAATGAAGAAATTTTTAATGCTTATTGTGGCTATGCTCTTTATGAGTGTAGCCTCATTCTCTCAAATAACCATATCTCAAGAAGATTATGATAGGTTGCCTGGAGAGACGAGAACCCAAATCGAGAAAATAACTACCGAGAAGGCTATAAAAGGAGAAATCAAAGAAGTATCTGAATATGCAAGTCTCGGAAAGGAGATTGGAGTTGCAGTAAATGAGACACTAAAAGCAGTTGAAGATTCGGCTATAAGAATATCTGAATCTAATCTAGGACAAACAGCGATAACTATTGTAGTATGGAAATTACTATATAAGGAGATAGCTGGAGTCGTAATAGGTATACTACTGCTAGGAATATCTCTATTTTTACTAATAACTGGAAGAGGAAAACTATCTAAAGACGATGAAGATGCTGGCGGATGGATAAGTGTAGTCGGTGGCGCAGTATTCTTTATTTCTTCTATGATTTGTGTATTTGGCTGAGGAGCAGTCCAGGCTATAGGCTGGTGTATTCTAGCTATATTCTGTGTATTATTGCTTCTTGGATGTATGTTAGGCTAACTAATTGGTTAGCCCTTTGGAAGGGTGGCAGAGTCAGGTTTAATGCAACGGTCTTGAAAACCGTCGGGCGGTAAAACGTCCCCAGGGTTCGAATCCCTGTCCTTCCGCAATTAACTATAGGATTGGTGTTAACGGTTAGCACGTCGGTCTCCAAAACCGAAGGTAAGGGTTCGAATCCTTTATCCTATGCAAATATCAATAACTAAAAACTTATGAAGAGAATTAGATTAATTTGTATGATGGCTGTTGTAGCAATAGTTACGGCAGTCTGTTGTTCGTTTACTTCTAGGGAAGACCGAAATCATTTTTCGGTTATAAAGGTATATACCGACCCTAATAGTCACATGAATGTCTATAGAGTCTCCGTTCCTGGGAGAGTGTATTACGTACTTCATAATACGACTCAAGGAGGGTTATGTAAATTACAATGAGCGAAACTTATTATCTCTTAGCAGCCATTTCGTATGGCATTTTTATTGTTCAGTTCATACTCTCTTGGTTTGGTGGCGACACTGACTTAGATGTAGATTTAGATGGAGAATTGGACATGGATGTGAGTGATATTGTCTCTTTTAAAGGACTAGTACATTTTGTAATGGGAGCAAGTGGATGGCTTTGTATTAAGCATTCCGTTTCTCATTCTATAGAATGGTACGATTATTTAATCGCATTAATATGCGGTATTCTTTTTGTGGTTATACTTTACTACTTATATAAACTTTGTTTAAAACTCCAACATCAAGTTATTCCTGAAAAGGGTGAAGCCTTAGTTGGGAGAATTGGAACAATCACTATCCCTAATGATATTTCTGGTGGTAGTTCTGTTATCTTAGTTGAGATAAATGGAATGCTTCAAGAATTGTCAGCTTATGCTGAAGAAGAGCATAAGACGTATAAAAACGGGGACAAAGTGAGAATTTCAAAATTTGAGAATGGAAAGTATTATTTTAACTAAAAAGAATTTTTAAAGATGACAACAGAAACTCTTATTGTAGCGGGTGTTATTGTACTCTTAGTAGTTGTAACTTTTATCGGACTTTTGTCTCGGTATCGTAAGTGTGCTAGTGATGAAATCCTGGTAGTATTTGGTAAGGCAGGAAAGAAGAAGGTAGTTAACGAGAAGACTGGTAAAACGGAGGAAGTTATACTGCCGTCTAAAATCATCCACGGCGGAGGTACATTCGTAATGCCTGTCATTCAAGACTGGGCTAAAATGTCCTTGAAACCTATTCAGATTCAGGTAATGGTAGAGGGAGTATCCAGCCAAATGATTAAGGTTAGGATTCCTGTGACATTAACTACTGGTATAGGAACCGATCAAGTACTAATGCAAAACGCTGCAAGCAGATTCTTAACAGCTAAAACTTCTGAAATCTCAGACCAAATCAAGGATATTCTCATTGGTGAAGTGAGAAGCTTGATGGCAACAATGACGATTGAGGAAATAAATGCTGATAGAATCAAATTTATCGGCAAGGCAAAAGAGAATATTGAAACTGAGTTGAACAAGGTAGGTTTCAGTATTATCAATATTAACAACGCTGATATCTCGGACGATGCAAACTATATCAAGAATCTTGGTCAGAAAGCTGCAACTAAAGCTCTTGCTCAGGCACAGGCTGACATTGCAGAAGAGAAGAAGAAAGGAGATATTCAGATTGCAGAAACCAACAAACAGCGTGAGATTGCCGTAGCCGATGCTGAAAAGGAAAGAGAAACTACAGTTGCTCAAACTAAGCAAGAACAGGAAGTAAAGGTTGCTGAGATTAATCAGGAGAAAGCTATTCGCTTGGCAGAAGCAGAAAAGAACAAACAAGCTGGTATCGCTGAACAGAAGGCGGAACAAGAAGCTAGTATTGCTCGTGCAAACACTCAAGCAGAATCAGCTAAAGCTGAAGCTGAATCTCAGAGAATAGCTAATGTAGCGAAATCCGCTTCAGAGGCTGCTTCTAAGAAAGCTGCTGCTGACGCAGAAGCAGAAGCTAATGTAGCTAAAGCTAAGGCAGAAGCAGATTCTAAGAAAGCTGAAGCTGAAGCTCTGAAGCAAACTCGTATTGCTCAAGCTAAGCAAAAGCAGGAAGCAGACACTCAGAAAGCAATTAATGAGCAAGAAGCTGCTACTGCAGAGTATGAGTCTCAGAAGAGAATTAAGGCTGCAGAAGCTGACAAGCAAGCTGGAGTAGCTGAGCAGAAAGCAACTATTGAAGTATCAAAGGCAAAAGGAGAAGCTGCACAGGCACAAGCTGAAGCAGAAAAGGTAGCTGGTACTTCTAAAGTAGAAGCAAGAATGGCTGTAGCCAAAACAGAACAAGAACGCCAGATTGAGGTTAACGAAGCTGCTGCTAAGGCAGAGGAAGCAAAACTTCAAGCTGAAATGATTGTTCCTGCTCAGAAACAAAAAGAGAGAGTAACTATTGAAGCAGAAGCAATTAAAGCCAAAGCGGTATTGGAAGCAGAAGCAGAAGCTGCAAAGATTTTGAAAGAAGCAGAAGCGAAAGCTGACGCTACTAAACTGCAGTTAGAAGCAGAGGCAGAAGGTACTCGCAAGAAATTGCTTGCTGAAGCTGAAGGTAAGAGAGCATCATTGATGGCAGAAGCTGATAAGGTTCAAGCTATCGAAATGGCTCCAGCCTTGGCAGTTGAGAAGATGATTGAATCTGGCTTGACTCCACAAATGGTGGTTCAGTACAAGACTGTTGACCAATTGGCCGGTATTGCTCAGGCATCTGCTCAGATGTTTGAACACATTCACCTTGGACAGGTTACTGTTTATGGTAATGAGAATACCGCTGGTAATTTCATGGCTAAGACTGCTGAGAACTTGAATCCTGCTCTTGACTTATTACGTTCTATTCCTTTCGCTGACACAGTAAAGGAAATGTTCGGAAAGAAGCAAGTAGAAGCTACTGAGTTTGAAGAAGTGAAGTAATCACAGCGAAGGGGCTTTACAAAGAATTAGTAAAGTATAACAAAAGCCCCTTCGCAATTTGGAGGTATGGGTGAGCGGTCTAAACCAGAGTCCTGCTAAGACTCCGGGCCTCAAAAGGGTCCCGCTGGTTCGAATCCAGCTGCCTCCGCATTAACTTAAATAATTATTAGATATGAGCGAATGGAAATACATAGATTCAATCGCAGAGCTATCCGATTTTGAATGTGCACACTGCGATACAAGAGATTTTTATATGGTTACTTATGATACTATAAGTCAACCTTGGAAAGTATTAAATAAATTCCTGAAAAAGAATAGAATTATAGTAGAACAATGTTCGTTTAATAAGGACGAGATTATTCCCTTACTAAAGAGTTTAGAGACTGCATCGGGTGGTGAGGGAGACTGGAGGCATTTGGTATTGGATTCTATTGACCATTGGTGGATAAAGTATATCCGTTTCCAGAGACTTAGTAATGGACAATACTTTTGTTTTACTGATTCTGCTGATACTATTATTCCGCTTTATAAGGATAAACTTAAGGCAGAGTTCGTGAATCAGGATGAAAATCATAAAGTTCATGGAAGATAAAATTGAAATATTTAGAAGCCTTCATAAAGAATTTCTCAGTATGCTTCTAGATGATACTTGGCTATGTGAGGAGCCTATTGAACTAGCAGAAGTAGAAGCGTGTTGGCAGTGGGCTATAGAAGTAGGAGAAGAAGTTGTTCCGTTAGAAGACTTTGAAAAAGAATTTAAGTTTTCTTTACAGGATTTAACTAACTGGTGGAACAAAAAAATACTAGAATTGGAATAACTGATAGTTGAAAGTGCACTTAGTAGACTATCGACTGCATAGACCCCTTATGTAGTATATAGAGTGGATGGCTGAGGGATAAATCCAGCAAAACGTTATTAGTAGTGCGCAATGCTAATAACCTTAAGTCCGTTGAAGTCGCCTTAGTACGTGCGTAACATACTCGGAAATGCATAACTTGCTTTGGGGACTCTTTTCCATAGATGAAGGTTTTATCCGTTTACTTCATCTATGCCTATATATTATAAACGGACATGGGACGATAGCTCAGTAGGTAGAGCGCTGGACTGAAAATCCAGGACGTTAGCGGCAGTTCGATCCTGCCTCGTCCCACTTGCATTGTGTGTTTTTCATGGTAAATAGACTTAGTGGTTCGTGAGAATAGCTAAGCCAAAATTGGGCTATGGTGTAATGGTTAGCACTACAGATTTTGATTCTGTCAGTCTAGGTTCGAGTCCTAGTAGCCCAACAAAATTAACAAATATGGAAGAGATAGAAAAGATTAATATCATTAACAAGAGGCTTAGGCAAAAAGAAGCCAGAGCAGACTGGAAATGGGTGAATGATGGCAAACAATTTGGTTGGGCACGTGGTCGTTCTAAGAACCGTAAATCTAAGAGAGGATATGAGGTAGGAACTAAGGAAAGTAGGAAGCTTGAGAGGAAATGGTTTAAAAATATACACCACAAGATATTATTTCATATTCCATTAACCGAAGAAGAGTCTAACAGTCTTGAATTTCATTACAAATGGAGAGAACAAACTCATATGATTCAAGCGTTAATTAACGATATACGTTCTAAATTATGAAGCCAGAAGATTATAGAAAGGTTGTCAAGTTTTGTGACAAAGGTAAATGTAAAGTTCGAGAAAATTCATTCGGAGTTTGTTGGTGTGTTAGGTGTGGTAAGCTACACTCTGATGCAGCAGAAAAGTTAAAACCAGAAGAACAAATAATAGTAAGAAATGAGAGTAATAATTAATAGTTGTTTAGTTACAGAATTGTTTGCCAATTTTCAAACTTCTATAGATAGAAAAAGTATCATAGGAGAAACACATTCCGTAGAAGAAATGGAAAAGTTGATGCTAGAATTTGCTAAGTTTAATATAAAACCAAGCGATGTTCTAGGGAAGACGGTAATATTTGAATGCAAATCAATAAGTGCATACGAATAATATTTAGGACCTATAGCTCAGTCCGGTCAGAGCAGCTGACTCATAATCAGAAGGTCGGGGGTTCAAAGCCCTCTAGGTCCACATCTGTTTATCGGAAGATAGATAGTATAGATTGGTATAGCCTAGGACAATGTATTAATCTATGGGAGTTAGAGCAGTGGTCAGCTCGCTGGGTGCATAGCCCAGAGGTTGTCAGTTCGAATCTGGCACTCCCAACAAATATTTAAATTTTTGAGTATGAATTATCAGTATTTTGGATTGTTCTTAGATGAACCAACTAGAAACAAACTTATGCAAGTTATCATTGGAAATCCCATCATTTGCAATCTGGTGTTCCAAAGAGGAAGTACTATTTATTTAGATCATTGCACTCTTCTCCATAAAAATCAACATGAAGAAAAGATGGCTAATGACCTACAATATCGTATAGATGGTAATTTTCGATTAATTGTAAACAAAATAGGGATTTCTGAGAAAGCAATAGCTTTTGGAGTAGAATTGGGAGACCAATATCTGCCTTGTGCAAATGCTAAACCTCATATCACTATTTGTACAATCAACAAGGGTAAACCAGTAGATAGCAATGGTATTGCAACTTGGATTCCAATTCCAGAATTTAGTATTTATTGCCATCTTAAAGTAGTATAATATGTGGGGAAGAAAGAGTCCTATAGAAGAATATCTGGACAAGCATCCAGACAGCACTCTAAGAGAGTATAATGAATATGTTAAGGAAGAAGAACGGAAGAGACGCCAAGAGAAGGTAGATAGCGATAATAGACATAAAGCACTACTTAAAAGCTATATAGGAAAGTGTTTCAAGATAGACTTCAATGGTATGTCAACAATGTTTTTCAGACTTACATCCGACCCAACAGATCCACGAAGTAGTAGAATCGAAGAGGATGCCTATTCAGTTTATATTGATTCATCTAAGGTACATATGGAATTAGAAAAGAAGAGATATATTAATGTAATGTGGCTTCCTGGTCAAGAAGAGTGGTATGGAAACTCTCACAAAGTTTTTCAAATATCTGAAGAAGACTTTAATAAAGTAGTAGAGAAATATAACGAAATGGTTAAGGTTGCTAAAGAAATAAAAGCAACCTAACAGTTGGGGTAGTGGCGGAATTGGTAGACGCGCTAGACTTAGGATCTAGTGCCGCAAGGCGTGAGGGTTCGAGTCCCTCCTACCCTACAACTTTTATTTATTAAGTAATATGAAAGAGTTAAGTGAAATTATTCAGGAGATGGTAGACAATGGCAATTCCATGGGTCAAATGGACCTAAAAACTGCCATAGTGTTTGTTACAGAGGCTTACGAATCTGGTATGGAAAAGGCTCGTTCTCTCATAACTAATGAACATAACGAGGAGGATTACTAATGACCGTAGAAGAATTAGAAGGTAAGCTGACTAATATCTACCATGAATTTGCTGAAACAATCTCTGAAAATGAGACTGATGAGCAAATAGTTGCCCGTTCTAAAGAGTGGTTTGTAAAAAGACTCTCAGAGGAAACTGATAACAAAGAAGCTATAGAATCTATAGCTAATCAATTAGTAGGATGTCTCAAACAGGCATCTGTTTTAAGTAACCTAGAAAAAGAAAAAATGAACAAAGTTTGGATGTGTTCTGGGTCTACATATACCCAGGTAAGCTCAGGCTATAGCGTTGAGCAGTCTCTCCCAGTTGGAATCTACAGTATTTGTCTGACAATGACAGGTTATCACCTAGACAGATATGCGGATAAGTTTGTATTCCCGTACAAAATGTATGGTTTGCAGAACGAGTTTATTGACCATGTAATTAAGACGTATCACGCTACAGAAGGCAATCTCGGAATTATGCTTACTGGTACAAAGGGCACTGGAAAGACTGTTACCGCTAAGGAACTAGCTAACAAGCTAAATCTGCCCATCATTATCGTAAAGGATATGGGAGACCATAATCAATCTATGATTGAGTTCCTTTCTGGTATTGAAGGAGATTGCATTCTGTTCTTGGATGAATTTGAAAAGAATTTCAGTGAATCGGATTCTACTATCTTGCAAATCATGGACGGTGTTTACAACTCTAAGTATCGCAAGGTTTTCCTGCTTACTACTAATGCCATGACCATCAATGAGAATATGGTAGGACGTCCGTCTAGAATCCGTTATGTCAAGGAATTTGGCAACTTGGATTTGAAGGTTGTGAACGAATATCTGGACGACGCACTTCAAGTGCCGGAAGCTCGTCAAGATTTGCTTGATTTCATTGATTCTTTGACTATATCTACTATTGATATTCTCAAAACTATAGTTAATGAGGTCAATATTCACGGTATAGAAGGATTGAGAAGAGCTAAGAGCTTCTTCAATGTAGTAACTAATGAGTATGACTATTCCTGCGTCAGAGGTTATGCATATGCTTATGAGATTTCTTCTGCCGATAAGAGTAAATTCTCTATTGAGGAGTTCTCTAAAGCTGTTGAGAGATTCAACAATCCGATACCGAAGCCTATTGTAGACGATGAGGATAACTGCACTGTTGAGGAAAGAAAAGCTCTTAACGAGTATTATGAATATCGTCGCCACAATTTCCACAGTCTGTCATATTTCTATGTATCCTCGGATATTAAGTTCGCAAATCTGTCAGTTGGAGACGACTTCTATGATGAGGAAATCATTGCGATTGACAAAAAGTTGGGAATCGTAGTTACTAAGGAAAATAATGAGGTTAACTACTACTGGGTTAAAGATCCAAATAGTAAACCGTCTCTGTATCGTAGAGGTACTTACAACTCTTTGGTACTATAAAACTTGGGGAGCTAGTCTCCCCTTTATGTCTAGATGCCCGAGCGGTCTAAGGGAACGGTCTGCAAAACCGTGTTTCGTGGGTTCGAATCCCACTCTAGATTCTACACTAATCTTATTGCTTATGGATAGAGAATTGAGAAGAGAACTTTCTAAAAGAAAGTGGATTTCGAGAGCTAAAAAGGTTTACAACGCTTGCGGTAAATTTTACGTACCTGCTGCCGGGATTAAAGCCAATGTAAGGTATAATGTTCCTATAATAAGGAATAAGGCGTTGAAGGTCTGTGAGTCAATTACGGATTTCCTTGATAGTTCTAAATACGCAAAGATGCTTAAGAATTGTACTTCTCCTTATAGAAGCAGAATGATGCAATATGAATACAAGAAAGAGAATAGAAAGGACAGATATAAAGCAAAAAGAGATATTCAAGAAGGTATTCAAGAATATGAATCTAGGGACAATCTTTCGTGTTCATCCTGCATTTTCTATGATAAAGGCTTTTGCGAAAAGGGATTATTAATGACTGAAAACTGCCCAGAATATTGGGATTAAAGTATGGACAAGTATATTAATGGAAGTTTAGTAAAGAGAGTTTTAGTTTTTAAAACTAGAAAGCATCCTGATTGGGTACATTATGTGGACAATTACCGATTCTTGTTTTGGAAAATACATCGAGATTATTGGTATTATTGGGACCCATGTTTTGGAACTTATACGGAAGAAAAAATGATTTCATCTTTAGAGAAGAGATATGCCTTCTACAAGGATGGAATAGTATATCAGAAACCTCATATCATTTTAGAGTTCTCTAAAAGACATGATGAATCTATCTATTTTGATAGTGACGAAGAAATGGAGGGATGGTTTGAGTCCTTCATGGAAGAATTTGGAAAACCGTTTATTTACATAGACTAATACCTTTATCCCAGTTTAGAGCTTAGCTCAAATAGTGAATAATAGTAGCTATTGGTTAAAACGAGGTGGAGTGCCAGACGAAAGACTGGAATTAACATAGTTTAACTTTGAATCTCCGACTATGCGGAGTATTATTATGGCAGAATTGATTTTCTTAGCTAATGGAAAATGCGACTTGAAGTTCCACGCTCATCCCAAGAATTTCAAAAGGGTTGAGAAGTTCAACTACAAAAAGAACTTTTTCAAGGTTTACGTTGACCGAAACGACAGCGTTTACGAGATAACTCGCTGCGAGGTGGTTACATGGAAAACCATAGAGAAAGGCAAGAAGAAATTTAACGTCCCTGACGAGGTGAAAGAAACTCGTGATGCTCACTTGTTTGACAAAATCAAGGGGAATCCGTTCAAAATCGCTATTACTAAGGTAGCTGGCGAGATTGATATGCAGGAGCTGTTATCTGAGTAATTCGTTTAGGAGAGTATCGTAAAACTCTCCATTATGCAGGTGTGGTGTTAATGGATTGAGCACGCCAGACTTCCAATCTGGAGGGGAGAGTTCGAGTCTCTCTACCTGCACATTTGTGGGTATAGCACAATGGTTAGTGCATCGGCTTGCCATGCCGAGGATGTGAGTTCGATTCTCATTATCCACTCTTTTCCGATTTAGCTCAGTATGGTAGAGCGCCCATACCAATAAAGCATTAGTGGGAGGTCAGAGGTTCAAATCCTTTAATCGGAACGACGAAACAAGGCTCCACAGCAGTTACAAGTTGTAACTGGTCTTATCTCCGAATAGCTAGTCTTACGGGGTGGAGAAGTAGTCACCTCGGTGTACCAGAGTGGTTTAATGGCTCAGACTGCAAATCTGCTGATTCGTCAGTTCGAATCTGACCACCGAGTCTCGACGTGCAAGTCTTTTAACTACAATAGTTAACGTGTCTGGTTACGTTATCACCCAGTCGTCACCTACGGTTAGAAGGGCGTCCCTTATCGTGAAAGGCATCCCTGAGTAGCGGATGTAAATTAGCTACTAATATCGTGGAGTAGAGAAGTTGGTCATCTCGCTAGGCTCATAACCTAGAAATCGTCATAAACGGTTCGAATCCTACCTCCGCAACTAAACTCCTTTTGTGGCTCTGTTATTAGATTAATTATTAACAATTTTAAACTTTAATGTTATGAAGAAAGTAATTAATGTTGTAAAGAAAGCTGCTAAATGGTATTTTGAACAGAGTTCTAAGAACTACACTTGGTTAGTGTCGGGAACAATACCTCCTCCATATAGAGGACAAGAGTAAAAATATCATTAAAAGGTAAGTACCAATGGGGTACTTACAGATGTCTGGGAGGAAATAATATGTATGGTTAGCCAAGTGGCCGACGGCAGCGGGCTGTTAACCCGTCGTGAGAAATCCCATCGCAGGTTCGAATCCTGCACCATACGCCTTTTTGCTGAACCCTCCTTAGTTTTAACTAAGCAATAGTAATCCAGCAAACTCTAGACCGATGTGAGGAAGAGAGTAGTCTAGACGGTAGCTAGCACTGTAGTACGCAATGGTGGAATAGAAACGGCTAGCATCCACCAACTTTTAATTAATTAGATATGATAGTACAACCTATTGGAAAGTTTAAACTTACTTATGCAAATGGTATAAGTCAAGTTAAGCTGTTAATAACTCAGGAAGACTACAAGTCTATTGTCAAACCTATATTAGATAATATAGCTGAGTTAGAGGCACAGCGAAGTGGGATTAATAAAAAGAGTAAAAGGTATAAGGAAATTTCGGAAAAACTTAGAGAACTGAAAAAACCTATATCGGAACTTGGAGAGTTTTTTACAAGCACGTCTCCTCTTGGATTAGCACTATGGAGTAGTCGCTTCCCAAACTTGATACTTCCGCCTCAACAAGGCGGTGGACATTTTGTTAGATTTGAAAAATTAGATTTGTATGAAAATAAGGAAGGTTAACTCTACTATCAAAAGACGAGTTCTTAGGGAAGTGTCTAGAGAGTGCAGAAAGAGGAATATGATGGACAAGAAAGGTGAAATTCCAAATGATATTAAGGACATATGGGAAGCGATTAAAGTATTAACAAAGAGAAATAAACAATTTGCTGTTAGATATGCATCAATGTGATTATTGTTGTTGGTATAATCCTGCTAGTGGGTGCTGTAATTGTCCATACGTAATGAGACGGAAAGCGTGTGAGAAGGCTCGTAAACAGAAAGAAGAAAATGAAAAGCCTAGAAAGTTATAGCATATTTACTAAGCCTAAACTATCTAATCCTGTATCATGGGAGGATATGAAAGAATTTAATACCCATATGAAGGAAGTAGTTAGAGACTATAAGATTAGGCAAGCTAAAGCTAGAGAAAGCGCTAAGAAAGTAATTATTAAGTAAATACTAACCTGGCAAGGTAAAAATCCAGTCGGGGTCTGTTAGCATTTATGCTAATAAGTCGAAGCCAGTCCCTGCGTAGTTATAATAGGCAAGCTGAACTTGAGAATTGTTAAACGGATGGTTGCCGTTAAAAGATATATAGTTACAAACTTATGTATCCAGAATATAACTAATTAAAGACTTATCTGGTGATGTTAGGTTATGGAATCCTAACAGTGGAAATTTATGAGTTATGTCACCAATTAAAAAGAAAATCTCAAACATGGGCCGTTAGCTCAAATGGCTAGAGCGCTGGTTTTGCACACCGGAAGATAGGGTTCGAGTCCCTGCGTGTCCACAACAAAATTAAATAATTATGAAAGTATACGTAGTCGTAGTGAATCATCATCCAGCTAATGCGCCTCAGAACTATAAAACTGAGTGTCAGATATTTCTGGATAAAAAGGAAGCCGAAGGCTATAAGAAAGCCAAGGAAGAAGAATATCCCATACGTTGGGGAGGTGAATACAATCATTGTGAAATATTTAAAAAACATTTGTAATATCGCGGGGTGTTAGCAGAGGTAGCTAGTCAGGCTCATAACCTGAAGGTCGAGGGTTCGAGTCCCTCTCCCGCTACTAGTAATTAATTAGATACTTAATTTTTAGATTATGAATTACGAAAATCTTACCAAAGAAACTCTCCCTGTAGAGTTTCAAAACAGAATCGAACGATTTAATCGTCTATTCTCAGCTGCAACCGACCATTCCTTCGAAGAGGATGACTTGTTTGAGTATGAAATGTTATGTATAAAGCAAGCTCTTTCATTCTCGGAATTTTTCCAAGATTTCGGTGATGAACAGTATCAAGACTTCTTGAAGCAATATGAGAGCTTATACGACTTAGTTGATGCTATTAAGGACAAACTTCAGTTCTTTGATAACGGACATACTGGAAACTCTATGAGCATGAGTTGGCTTTTATTCCGAACTTATCGAGAAAGACCGGAATTAGTTCCGTATATGCACGGATGCTTGGCTCAGCTCGTTGGGGATGAAGGCTATTATGATGACCGTTCAGATGTTCCAGAACTATGAGCGTAATACAACAGGTCTACTTAGCTGAATCAGGCAGTTCTATTTACATAAAGGGGATTAAACCTGATAAAGAGAATGAATATTCTGGTGAGATTACTCTAAATGGTAATCCCACTAGATTAGAGAGAAAAGAACGTTACCATATAAGTAACGGTATGCTTGTTACAGATAGTTATCATATCCCTATGGAGTTCATTATTAGCTTCTTGCAGGCTAACGGATGTGTTCAAGAAGGAGAAGATGGCAAGTCGTATGTTGTTTTAAGAGAAGTAGAATTTAAATTGAATAACTAATGTTATCAGTATTATATAGCGAATATGAGCTGTGGGGTTGTCCTAATTGTGGGTGCGATTCTGTTATAAGTAGTGGAGTTTCTGGAGGAGGTCTAACATCTGGAACTTGTAGACATTGCAAGTTAAAATTTGAAGTTAGAAGCGAAAATCCAATGGGAATAGTCAAATATGGCTGCCATCCAGAAAATCCCTCAGACCCGAAATCTAAATGGGTTATGGAAAGCGCAATCAGAATTGAACATCCTAGAAAAGGTATTCCTGCATGGAATTGGGAACCAGTTGACGAACGTCCAGAAGAAGGAGAATATTGGAACTCTCGTGGTCCTGGCTATCCAGATGTTTCTGGCTTTGTAAAGACCAAAGCTGCTGGTGAGCGTATTCTAGCTATGGTGCATGAAGTGTTAGGAACTGACAAGTGTAAGACTTATCTAGATTTCAGACCAAGTGAACCAACGTGGATTCAATTCAAATTTCATAAAGACGAGTTTGATATAGAGAAACTAGATTCTCTTACTCGTGATAGTGGAATAATTACTAAAGACATAATCAAACAATGTATTTATGGCAAAAGTAGTAAATAGGGCCTCTGATATAATCCAACTTAAAGACCTAAAGGATGGGGAATTTGCAGAAGTAATAGAATGGTTTGAGGATGGAACAGTATCTAACGGAGATATAATTCAAAGATGTGGACTTGCACTATTTATATTAGGAAGTTGTTCTTACTATCCTGAGATATTTAGTAAGGGTGCTAGAGACTATACTAATACTAAGTTACGAACACTACCTGAGGGTACAACTATAATGTTATAATTTCTTTTTCCAGTTTTCTAATTAAAGATAAACTGGGTATGGGCCTACTTGGATTTGACAGGCGATTACAAATTATAAGGACGTGTAGAGCGCAATCTCTTTAAACGAAGAAAAAACAATAAATGCTACTTATAGCGAAGTAAGAATGGCAGCCTAAGCTGCTGGCTTGTTGGTAGACACTATTAACTAAGTCGGGTTACGGGAGAGACCTAGAAACAGAAGAGGTTGAGTATATTGATATAATGGAGAGCTAGGCTCTAATCCTAGTAATATACTCTTAATCAGAACACTCTAAGAGTTAGTAAGACTGAATCTCCTACGTCATAAAACAGATGGAAGATGTGTTCCATGAGATGTGACGAATCTCTAAAGTATCATCCCGTTCTCCAACGTAAATGGAGTGGTGGAACGTTGACTTCGGTCAGCCCTATAGTTTGGTAGCTTGTAGATAAGCATCTAGAGAAATACTTAGTATGGACTCTTGTAAGACTTATAAAACTACCTAAATGCTAGAACTCCCTAGCTGATGTAATAAAAATGAGACGCACGTTATCCTTGTAACGAGGGTTGTTTGGACACGGGTTCGACTCCCGTTAGGTCCACATAATAGGGCTATAGCTCAACTGGTTAGAGCACCACATCAATAATATTGGGATGTAGTTTAACGGTTAGAACAAGAAACTGATAATTTCTAGACGGCAGTTCAACTCTGTCCTTCCCAACTAATACTGTAAATAATATGTAGAAAATTTCTGAACAAATCAAACAACAAGTAAAAGTTCTTAGAGAAAATGGATATTCTTATGATAAAATATCTGAAGAATTGTCTATTGGAAAAGGTTCTGTTTCTAATATCTGTAAAGAATTTGGATTATGCCAAAAGATAGTTGAGCTAACTCCAGAGAAAATTATAGAAGTTTAGAAAATGTATGACGAAATAGGTAACATAAAAGAGGTTGCGAGACTCTCTGGAATATCCTATAATAGACTTCGAAACGTTATAGTAAGCAAAAAGATAACTCCTAAAACTGGCTACGACAACGTTAAAGAATATAGAAAGCGTACAAAATAGGAACTAGTCGAGTATAAAGGTGGAAAGTGTTAGATATGCGGCTATAATAGATGTAATGAAGCATTAGACTTTCATCACCTCGACCCAAGCGAGAAAGATTTCTCATTATCTGGGTAGCACAAACCTATAGAACTTTTAAAGAAAGAGGTAGATAAATGTATACTTCTCTGTTGTAGGTGTCACAGAGAAATTCACGCAGGAGTAATTGCGCTATGATGTGGAGGTTATCAGTTCAAGTCTGATTAGCCCTACAAAACCGCCAGCTCACGCGGTATATAAGAAAGGATTGCCGGACTCGCAGGTGTAACGAGATAAATACCTGCATTTTCGAGGCTGTGGTGTAATGGCTTGCATATCACACTGTCACTGTGAAGGTTGGGGTTCGAATCCCCCAGTCTCGGCATTTATTCCCCTGTAGTTTAGTTGGTTAGAACACGTGATTTGTAATCTCGAGACCTCGGTTCGAATCCGAGTGGGGGATCTTAACCATTAAATCAGATTAATTTTTATGACTAGATTAGAAAAGTATTTAGTAGCAACTGCTACTGAGATTATCGAAGCGGAAACAACTGTTTCTCGCTACTTTGTCATTGGAAACGTCAAAGTTAGAGTATCAGACCATTTAAGTAAAATGAGTGATGCAGACTTACAAGTAATTATCCCATTGAACGGAGGGACTAAGTATATAGTTACTGTTAAGGATAGTCCTGGAAAATTTCTTGTATGGAATGCAACTCAAATAAAAGACTTTATTCCTTCATTGCAGATTATTAAGGGCTTGAAGGAAGGAGTGCAACTTAAGCCAAAACCTAAAGACTCTGCAGTTCAGAAGATTCAGCTAGCATTAAATAATAGTAATACCGATGGAGGTTCGTTAACGTTTGATGGTACTATTATTGAGTCTAGATTGAAAGAAAAGCAACTTACTTCCAAACAGCGGGAAGTTTTCAGGAGAACTAAATCTACTTGGGATATTTCTCAGATTGGAACATTACCCAGTATGATTAAAGTAGATTTGGGATTGTCAAATGGTTCTGTAAACGAAGATGTGCAGATATTTCTAACTTGTACATCTTTAACCTACAAAGAAATTCTGAACATTTATAAAATAATAGTTGTTGATAACCGTATGGTTCCAACTATTAAACTGTTGCAAGAAGCTTATAGCTTGATTGTGCAGTAGGATAGCGCCATCATCTAATGGTTAGGATTTAGGCTTTTCACGCCTGCCATACGGGTTCGAATCCCGTTGGCGTTACTATGTACCCCAGCAGCGAAAGTTGTTGGGGTATTTTTTGTTTAATATAATTAATAATTGATGAGAAAAACATTTGAGTTTGTAAAGGTTGGAGGAGTCTGGTTCTATTGGTGGCCAGATTATGACGGAACACCAGAGGAACTAGCAATGGTTGGTGGTGCAGATGAACTTCTTGATTCTCTAGATAATAAGTTTGTTAGATTGCAGATGGTTGACCCAGCTGCAGCTAAGATAACGTTGTCTAAAATTGAGGAGGATGAATGTGGAGCAACTTACTTATGCAAAAGTAAGAATTACAATGACAGGGTATGGATTTGTGCTGTAACTCTATCAGTATTCGGGGAATATCCTCAAAATATTTACCTAAAAGATATGTAAAAAATGAAAACGTTAAATGAGATTTTAGACAATTACAAAGACTATGCCGTAGTTCTCGATGACCGTTTCGGTTCTAGATTAGCAAAGTTTTTAACAGAAGAGCAGTTAGAAAAAATAGGCTTCAAGTACGATGGTGATGAGCCTTATCCAGAGCCTAAGGAATGGACTAGAGAGAATATCCTAGAGCAACTTAAGTCTGACGTGGAGTTTGGTTTTGAGAAGGCTCTAGACCAGAGAGGCATTTCAGCTAGCCTAATGTTCTACGTGGTACTAAGGTGGAATCAAGTTCTAGAAGAGGGCTTAGAGAATTATCCTGAAGAGAATTATGCTATGTATGGGTTGCCTTTGTTTAAGGCTACTGCTGTAAAGTATGGATGGGAGAATCCTATAGGCGACGATAATGGGGACGAAGAGTTCTACAATGAATAGCGCTATGAAGGAATCTTCTATACTTAAAGCAATTTCTGACGCTATTGAAGAATACGAGGAAAATCAACAAAGACGAATAGACCTGTTAGAGAGTAAAATTCTGCTATTTGAGAGAGAAAGGGAGGCTTTTATTCGGCATTTGAGAGAAGGAAACATTCAATTATTAAAGGATTATCTAGGAATTAAAGATGAGTAAGTACTATTTAATTAAGGAATGTAATAATATTCCTTTTATCTTAGGACAGTTCGATAGTATTGAAGAGGCTGAGGCCGCTCTTCCTTCTACAAATAAGAAGGGAGCTAAGCACTTTGTCGTTTGTTCTACAGAGCAATTAAAGTCAGCAAGGGCGGCTATATCCTACTTACAAGAAGAACTTAGAAAGAGTCGAGAGGAGGTACGGCAATGGAGGGATTTAGAACTTAAAACAAGGCTAGATTTCTCAAACCAAATCTGTGAATTATCGAAGATAGCTAATCTAACTGTAGAGGACCTAACTAAAGTATTGTTATGATAGTAAGTTCTCCTTTTGATAAAGATTTGCTTGGACATGAGATAAGGGGTGTAAATACATCTTACTACGGACTTTCTGCATTGCAGGCTGTAATAAATCATGACGGAATCCGTCAAGATATTGCAAAATATATGTATAGAGACTGCATTGTAGATGGAGGACGAAAAGGAGTAATCATAGGATTTGAGGATAATAATCAATTCTTTGATTACTACTATATAGTCTATGTGCCAGAGCTAAATACTACTGTATATCAATTAGCTAATGATGCGAGATTTATTAATTCAATTGAGATATGAAAGTATATTATATTTCAATTCCCACGGCATATGACGGGCAAGTCCCTATAAACTATGAGAAGATCTCTCCTCTTTTTCTAGAGAAGAAAGACGCTATAGAATGGGCGGTAACTCAAAATTACTGGGATATTAGATTAATAGAAGAAGAAGTTTTATGAAAAAGAAAGTTTTAATTATCCTTATGATTAGTATTGTATTCGGATTTGCAACTGGTTATTCTTTGCATCATCTGATACATTTCAATCAGAAACAGGAGGAAATGGTATTGCTGCCAGAGCATCCATTCTACTTATTGGATGAAGTAAACGAAGAAGTATTGTACAATACTTTGAAGCATTACGATTTTCCAAATCCAGCAATTATAACAGCTCAGGCTGTTCTGGAATCTGGCAATTTTAAATCGAAACTTTGTAAGGACAATAACAATCTGTTCGGATTGTATAATTCCAGAACAATGTCTTACTTCAAGTTCGATAGTTGGATAAGCTGCGTGTTCGCTTATAAGCAATTTATCCTTAGTAAGTATAACCCAGAAGAGGATTATTACAAATTCCTAGACAGAATTGGCTACGCTGAGGATTCCTTGTATGAAAGTAAAGTTAAGGAATTGGAATTAGATATACTTAATAAATATGGAAGCTCAAATTGAAGAAGCTATCAAATTTAGAAAGAAAGCTAATTTCAAGATATTAACTAGATTAAGTCAAATCATTGACCAATATCCTTATCTAAGATTTCACCAAATTCTTATTATATATAAGATTAGTGAGCTGGGAGTGGATAAGTTCAATGAGGAGAGTGTAGAAACTTTGAAGAAGCTAGAGCATGAAATGGTGGAAAAAGGAATTAGTAAGATTACTAGTAATAGTTCTGATGGGAACAATACTATTAGTAACTAGGGAAGTAACGGGTTTTGAGACCGCAGTTATGACTGGTCTAACTATTATATTATGCAATCAAATATTTAACGAATAAAGATTATGAATTTTAAAGATTTCAAGAAAGATGTAGAGTCTGCTTTCAATGCTATGATTGCAGATAATTTATTTGTAGTTAATGTAGACAAAGACCTTTTGTGGATGAGTTATCTTCTCTCCTTTGAGGACGAAACAATTCGGCAAGATCACAATTGTAATGCTTGTAAGTCTTTCATACGTCACTATGGTAAGGTAGTCGCTATAGACCCTCAAACCTACAAGGTGAAAACCTTCTGGGATGATGTTCACACTCCTGGCTATGAAAAGACCGCATCTGATTTAGCTAAGCTCGTTAAGGAAGCTGGAATAGGAGATATATTCATTCAGGATGTTAATGAGTTTCACGGTTGTGACCATAATGTGCAACTTCTTCCTGATGGAACTACTAGAACTTGGACTCACTTGTACGTGACTATTCCTAACAAGTTTAAATTCAACAAGAGAGTACATCATTTCGATTCTGCCGCAGGTTATCGCGGAGATGTTAGAGCTAGAGCTGGTGTCTTTGAACGCTCTCTTTCCGAGCTTAAACTAAGTGCGGTAGAAACCGTAATTGAGTTGATAGAGGATAATAATCTCTATCGCGGAGAAGAGTTCCTAAAGACTCTGCAAGAGTTCAGAAGAACTATGCTTGAGGCCGATAATCTCTCACCAGAGGTTCGCACTAACTATTGTTGGTTTAACTTCAAATCTCCAATAGCTAAAATTAGAAATACGGCTATGGGAACTCTACTGATTGACTTAAGTAATGGTGTAGACCTGGAAAGAGCTGTTAAGTCTTATGAGAACATTATGGCTCCATCTAACTATAAGAGACCTACTGCTCTTATTACTAAGAAACAAATTGAGGCTGCTCAGAAGAAGGTTGAAGAACTTGGGTTAACTGATGCCCTTCCTCGCCGTCATGCTCGTGTAGAAGATATTTCTGTAAACGACGTTCTGTTCGTAAATAGAGACACTCGTGCACGTATGAAAGGAGGTATATTTGACTCTTTAAAAGAGACCTCAACGGTTAATCCTAAAGAGTATACCAAAGCTACTGAAATTTCAATTTCGGAGTTTGTAACTAATGTATTGCCACACTCTAAGGATGTGCAAATTCTTGTTGAGAATAAGCATATTCCTAATTTTGTTACCCTAACTGCTCCAGAGAACCCTGATGCAGGTCAGCTGTTCAAATGGAAGAATAACTTCGCTTGGGTGTATAATGGCTCTATGGCGGATTCATTCAAGGAGAAAGTAAAAGCAGCAGGTGGTAACGTAAATGGATTCCTAAGATGTTCTCTACACTGGTTTAACTATGATGACCTTGACCTCCATGTAACAGAACCTGGTGGTAATGAAATCTATTACGGGCATAAGAGAGGATTAACTGGTGGTACACTAGATGTAGATATGAACGCTGGTTCTGGTAAAACCAGAGATGCAGTCGAGAATATTATCTGGACTGACCAATCTAAACTCAGAGCAGGTCGATATGAAGTGCGTGTGCATAACTTCTGCAAAAGAGAACATATAGACTTTGGATTCGAGGTAGAAATCGAAATCAATGGAGAACTTCATAAGTTCAACTATGATAAGATGGTGTCAGACAGAGAATATATTGCGGTAGCAATTATCAAGGTAGATTCTATTGGTAATATAACCCTAAGTCCGGTAATTGCCGAAGGTGCAACTTCATACAAGTCTATGAACGAGTGGGGCATTGATACTATGCGTTTCCAAACTGTTTCTTGCATCATGTATTCTCCAAATTATTGGGAAGGTAATGAAATAGGAAACAAGCACCTATTCTTCATGATTGATGGATGTAAAAATCCTGACCCAGTTCGAGGATTCTTCAATGAATATTTGAGACCCGATCTCGAAAAAGATCATAAGAGAGTATTCGAAGCTATTGGCTCTAGAGCTAAAGCAGAATACAACGATAACCAGTTGAGTGGACTAGGATTCTCTAGTACGTCTCACGACGAGGTTGTAGTTAAAGTTGATAATAAACCATTTAAAATTAAATTCTAATTATGTACAAACAAGCGTCTAAAATGAAGTTGCGCTTTGCAACTAGTAAAGGTAATTTGAGTGTGGAAGATTTGTGGGACTTAAGTCTGCCTGCATTGGACAGACTGGCAGTGTCCTATGACGAAGAATTAGCCAAGAGTCCTAGAAAATCTTTCATAACTAATGATACTCCTAGCAATAGCGAACTGGAGTTAAAGTTCAACATTGTGAAAGATGTTATCACTGATAAGCTGAAAGACAAGGCCGCTAGAGAAGCAGCTAAAGATAAGGCAGCTGAGAAGGCACGCCTGACTGAACTGCTGGCTAAGAAACAGTCTGAGAAAATGGAAAGTATGTCCGAAGATGAAATCAGACAACGACTTGCAGAACTCGGATAATTGTGTCGTATTGAAAACAGTTAGTCCACAAATCTTAGATAAACTAAGGGAAAGTGGATTGACTGTTTGTACGTGTTGTGAATTTCCTGGTACAGCCTGGTTAGTATTCAGACCAAATATGCCTACATCGGATATTCACGGTGAGGGGTATGATTTCGAAGAGATAGGACTTTTTGGAACAGAGGCTGTTCTCAAATACTTCGAAGCTAACACTCCGAATTATGTAGATTGCGGAACTGATGTCGATAAATTTATTAACATTTGTTTGCAGTTTAAATAAGTTAACGGTTTTTAACTTTGAATTTAACACTTGTACTGTTATTATAGTAAGTTGATTAGCGGTACGTGAGTATAGCTAATTACTATGCCCGAATGGTGGAATTGGTAGACACGTCAGATTTAAGCTCTGATGCCCAGTAATGGGCGTGTGGGTTCGAGTCCCACTTCGGGTACTAATTTAATATCAATAATATGGAAAGATATATAGAAGAACTTATTGAAATATATAGAAAAAATACTCTAAAGTCAGATGAAGAATTAGAATCTCTGAAGAGTTTACTTAGAAATGTTCATCGTGATGGATTTATAGCAGGAGAAGAATCAATAATTAATGTTGTGGATAAACTAACAAAACGTAACTAATATGAACAGTGTATTTTTTGGAAATGAAGGGTTGACTTCTACGTCAGCAAACTTCTATGCGAACATCGCACAAGAAATGATTCAAGCAGCACAGGAACGCTTGAATAATGTGAAATTCTTTCAAGTATCTGTAGCCTCTATCGGTGGAGGAGAAAAGCAGTTAATGACAGTAGGACAAAAGTCCCTTGACTTTATAAAAGATGATTTGGAAAAGGTCGCTGCCATGAATAGTTTTTGTGCTTGGGTACGAGAAGCTATTAAAGAGAAAGAAGGAATGATTGGCAAAGTATCTGCTACTATGCTTGATGATTGGGCAGAAAGTCAGGGAATAGGACTGCCAGAGCAGCCTAAGTATCCAGAAGCTCTACCTTCTCCGACTGAAGAGACTATCATAAAGTCGTGGGATATTAACAAGAGAAATAAATTCCTAAGATTAGAGGCGTTTGCTTCTACCTATGGAAAGTATATTCATCCAAAAGGAGCCTTTAGTAAAGCACGAAAAGAAGTTCATGCAGCTGAGAATTGTCCTATCTATAAGGAAGGCTCTGGAAGAGATTTAATTCTCTACTACCAAGACCCTACCATCGAAGTAGAAAAAGTGGACAATATGTTCATGTCTCTTCAAGACACCTATCGTTCTTACGAGAAGGAGTTAAATGCTCTTAAAGCTGAGCTTAAGGAGGAGGTTAATAAACTTTCTAACACTCAAGAACAAGAGTATCGTGAGAAAATGGCTGAATTTAAAGCAAAATACGACAAATATACCTCCGAATTAGGAGAGTTGAGAAGTCGTTTCAATAGTTGGAAAACTTCTGAAATGGAACGTATTTCCAAACTAAAAATCGCTTTGCCTAAGAATCTTTTAGATATTTTCGAAGAGATTAGGAGACAAGGCGACTCTTCCTCTAAGTAATTAGAGGACTTCCGTAGGAAGCTAACATAACATACTTAACAGGAATAATTATGAACAGTATATTCTTAAATCCGCATGGATTTAATCTTTATTCGCTGGCTACACAAAAATTTACAACCTACTCTCTAATTGAGAGTCTTTGTCTTAGTCTTTGTTAGTGTAGCTAGGTCTTTGACTACGGCTTCATCTTTGCCTGCGCGTTAGCTTCCTACATAGCTCGTCAACCACGTGTTGAAGGAGTTACGGAATCCCTTCGGGATTCTAGCCTTTTGCTTCAGTTACAAGTAATCTTTAAACTTGGTGACTATTATCCCAAATTCTCAACAAGATGAAGAGGGAGGTTGACCAACCTAATAATGGTACAAGCTCTTCGGAGTGATAGGAGTGGGGAAAGTATCTGGTGAAGCACAGATACTGGAACCACTCTTTTTTTTGATAGATAAAATGATTATTAACTAATTTAAATTAAGAAAAATGAAGAAAGTACTATTGCTTTTCGGAATGGTTGCACTGATGTCTGCTTGTGCAGGTAATACAAAGACTCAGGCTCCAGAAAACGATTCTATCGCAATCGTTAAAGAAGTTGCTGACACAATGAGTGTAGACACTCTAGGTGTGGATAGTCTTGTAATTGATAGTATTCAGTAATATGGATTTTATCGCAACCAGAGTCAATGAACTCTTAAGTAGGGTATCTCCTATTAAGCGATGGCTTATTTCTGATGTTGCGAATGAATACTATCGAGCAGGATATCAAGATGGTCAGAAACTAGTCTACAGAAATGTGTTAAAGGGAAGCGCATTGAGAGAGTTTATCGAAATTCTAAATCATTGCGGAATTAAACTTAGTTACAACTTACGTAAGGGTGGGCTACTGGTCAGTGTAAGAACTGATAAGTTGTCCAACTTACAGAATCTTGTTAATTGTTACAAAAATGAGCAAAACAAAGAGAACAGTCCTGACAAGGGATGATTGTCCCCCATTGGAGGAACAATACAAAAGCATTATGGAGAACTTTGATTTTGATAAGGTTCTGGAGTATATGCAGTGGGACAAGAGTCATAGAGAATATGATGACGAGGGTCGCTGTATAGGCAAAAGTACATGGAAAATGTATGTAGGTCCGAACGAACACAGAGTTCCCACTCTTTACGAACTATCCAGAAATGCTAGCGTACTACTAAGAGAAGTAATGAAGCTGTACAATGACAACAAAAGTCCTTATCTTTCTATAGCTACTGGACCATTCAAGGTTATTTGCAGATATGGGATGCTGGAACTTATAGCTTGCCTAGAAACTTGGAGTTATGATTGAATTTAATCAGATTTTTTGTGAGGATTTGAAAGATGATTTCGAGGAAGCTGGTAGGCATGAGAGAAATTTCGAGTTAGACGAGTTTATTCAGAAGGATTTAAGTAGAGCATTTGCGTTTGGTTATTGTCATTTAGACTGGATAAAGGAGAAAATGTGGTTTCCTGTTCCTATTAGGAAGGCTTTACGGCATTTAGGGGACGACCTAGAAGATTTTGCTCCTCAGCTTAAATGGCTTAACGAAAAATATGGTGCTATAGGAAAGAGAGTTAGAATTGTTGATTATGCAAACTATATTTTAGATAATATATTTTGTGACAATCAAGACGATTTGCTAAAGATAGCAATATTACTCGGAACTAACATGAGAGTAAATACTGCTGATGAGCAGGCTAGAAGTGTTCACTGATGGAGCTTTTAGCTCGTCTAGAGACACAGGAGGAGTAGGAGTTGTATTCGTAATTGATGGGGAAAAAGCCTATGAATTTAGTAAGATGATTCCTAATACTACTAATAATAAATGTGAGTTGTTAGCAGTAATTTATGCTCTAAATGCAGTAAGTCGTAAAATCGAATCTCTGACTATTTACTCAGATTCTCAGTACGTCATAGGATGTGCTACTAAAGGATGGAAAAGAAAGAAGAACGTAGAGTTATGGAATTTATACGACAAGGTCTTAAATAAGGCAAAGCAATTTTGTCCTAATATAGATTTTTGTTGGGTGAAAGGACATACTTCAAGTTCAGACTTCTTTTCTCAGATGAATAATCTCGCAGATAAATTAGCAGTTGAAGCAAGTCAGGAATATGAAACTAAGAAAGAATAAGAATAAGAAACTTATCAAAGAAGCTATGAAGTTTTATCCATTCGATTATGGATTTGTTCTCTCTTTAGAGAAACAAGCCCTAATTAGAATGTATGAATACTTTAAGGTATCTAGAATTGCGGAAGGCAATGAACGTGTCGAAAAAGAGCTAAATCTAGCACTAAAGCTATTAGATATTGTGCTAGAAATAGATTCTGCGTATCACCATGACTTTAGACCTGGGTCAAAGGGATTTGTAGATAGACACATAAATACTAAAAATTGGAATCGATTCCACCCTAAGGCTGCTGATCTCGATTGGAATACTCCAATCCTTAAAGATTATCTGAGAAGAGAAAAAGCCTGGTACTTATACAACAAACTAAAGTTTGAACGTATGAGGTCTTGGTGGGATTAATTTAATTAATAGAATTATGAAGAAAATTTTTAGTATTATTTGTTTGTGTTTAATGTGCGTGTTTGCTAGCGCACAAGTTGTTGAAACTGGAAGTTTGAAAGATAACTGGTATGTTTCTGGTAATGTAGGTACCACAATTTGGGACAACTCAAGAAGTTGGGCTGAACCTCATGATGTATTAGTAAATATTGCGGTGGGTAAAGAAATTACTCCTATCTTCGGACTAGAGTTAGATATGATGGCAGGTATGAATCAAGGCAGTAAAACGTTCTTCGATTCCCATAACCTTACAGCTAATGTAACTACTAATCTAACTAATCTTATTTGTGGATACGAAGGCTCTAGACGTTTATTTGAGCCTGTATTACTGATAGGTGCTGGTTGGTATCATACTTATGGTGATGTTTATAATAATGTATCTGCAAGAGGTGCAATTAGATGCAACTTTAATATTACTGATAGTTGGGCACTAAATGTTACTCCAGAGTATATGCTACTTCCAAAGACTACTCCTCTAAATCATGAAGTAAATGTTTATATAGGAGCCACTTACCGGTTTAAGTCTAATAAAGGAAACTTTCCTATGATGAAACTATATAGTGACGCTGAAGTAGAAAGTCTTAATGCTGCTATTAACGAGTTGAGGGTTAAGAATAGCGAATTGGAATCTCGTAAACCAGTAGAAATAATTAAGACTGATACTATAGTAGTTACTAAGGTAGAACTTCTTACACCTAAAATTCAGTTTTTACAGAACTCTTCTGAAATCTCTACAACTTCTAATGTTGCAGTATCGGAGTTAGCAGCTTATATTTCAAATAGTGGTAAGTCATATATGATTGAAGGATATGCTTCTGAAGAAGGTCCAGTAGATTTTAATGACAACTTAGCTGTAGCTAGAGCAGAATCTATGAAGAAGGCCCTTATCAGTTATGGCGCTCCAGAGGATAAGCTTATAGTTAAAGGCTGCGGAAGCACTACTGAGTTTGGAGATAGAGAATTTAACAGAATCGTAATCGTAACAGAACAATGAAATACAAGAAAAAAGTAAAATGGTTAAAGGATAAACAGGCATGGTGGGATAAGCAGGGAAAAGATTTCCAAGCTGCAACCACTAGACCTGGTTCCGTTAAAACTCGATAATCTATGTTAGCTATTATACTAGCAATAGTCTTGATAATCGCCTTTATTTATTACGACCCATATGTAGATATTACAGAGGATAATGTCTTATTATGGTATAATGGTAAGGGATATAGGGAATACATTATTCTGTGGTCCAGAAATACTAATTAAGTATGGACGTAAAGATTATGTTGATAAGTGATTGTATAGGAGTTGTGCTCTATGCGCTCCTATACTATACACTTTATCATACCTATGAACTAGATTATTTAGGTTCTGGAAGGTGGAGAAGGTGGAGAAGAATATCTGTGCCTGGTTGGGCTGTAGTTATAGCCCTAGTGAGCCTATGTCTTCCTCCTGTAGCTGTCTCGCTTTCTATAGTAAGCTGGATTATATATATGCTTAAGTTTCTCGGCGATAAATATTACGAGGTAGACGTTTCTTTTATTAAGTTTTTATCAAACTCAATACATGACACGAATATTTAAACATCTAATTAGGATTATTAAGCATAAATACTGGGTAGCACGCTATTGTTTCCAGTTAGGTCTTTATTGGCAGGGAATAGTACATGACTGGTCTAAGTTTAGCTATACTGAATTTAGTAGGTCAATAAAGTATTGGGACGATACTATTAGTCCTCTAGCTAATGAGAAAAACATACACGGATATTCTGAAACCTTCCTACATCATCGAGGAAGAAATCCACATCACTATGAATATTGGGTTCATAGTTTAGATGAAGGAGGAGTTCCAGCGAAAATGCCAAGAAAATATGCTTTGGAATTAGTCTGTGATTATCTGGCTGCTGGGAGAACCTATAATAAAGATTTTACCTATGGGAGTGAGTACAACTGGTGGATTAAATTTCTAAGTTCACCTAGAGCTATACATCCCGAAACCAAGGACTTCGTAACTAAATGCTTTAGGCATTTGAGTGCCGGAGGTAATATTAAATATTTATTGAAAATTGACTATGAGTAAGATAATAGGGCAAGACAAGTTAATTAAGGAAGTTAATAGAATATTTCAGGTATTTATAAATAGTAATTGCAAGATAAGACCGCACTTTATTCTTACAGGTGAGAGCGGGTCTGGTAAGAGCTTTACTATTAAACAGTTATGTGATATGAATGAACTTAGCTTTCTAGAAGTTAATGCAGCTCAAATAACTAAAGAGGGTATTTCTGGAAATAGTTTAAGCAAAATTCTATCTCCACTTGTTAACTATAGTCACACACCTATTGTAGTCTTCGTAGACGAGTTTGATAAACTTTTCATCAACGGAAACACTAATAGCCAACTGGCTAATGAATCTACTGCCAGTGTACAGAACGAGTTTCTCAAACTTTTAGAGTCTGATACTACTAGTGTTTTTGGCGATTATGGGAAGTACATATCAGTCCCTATTGATAATGTACTATTTGTGTTTGCTGGAGCATTCAATAATGAGCCTCACATTACATTAGATAGACTAAGAGACTTTGGAGTTAAAACAGAGTTTCTTGGAAGAGTAGGATTAATCTACAATACTAAACCTCTCACTCTAGAGGATTTGTATTCTATCTTGGAGTGTTCAGACTTGTTGCAGAATTATCTTGACTTATTCTTTAATGTAAATAGAGAACAAGTCATTAGTGATTTGAAAGGGTATCTCGAAAGTTCTTTTCGCAATAATACTCTTGGAGCAAGAACAATTAATACTCTTATTCACCAATACTTTATCAAAGGTGGAAAACTCGAAACTGAAGAAGTAAAAGAAATAACTTTTAACAAAAAATTAGAATGGAAATAATTAATGCTACAGATGGTTACAAGTTGGGCCATCACAGAATGTACCCCGAAGGTACTGAACAAGTTTATAGTAACTGGACTCCTAGAAGTAATAAATACTTCCCAGAAGCAACCGAAGGTTCAGTAGTATTTGGTATTCAATACCTAATCAAAGAATATCTCATTAAACAGTTTGAGAAAAACTTCTTTAATCTACCAAAGAAGGAAGCTGTGGAGATGTTCTATCGTAGAGTAAACAACTTTGTTGGTATTGAATCCGTTGGGTACAGACATATTGAAGCTTTATATGACCTTGGGTATCTACCAATTCGCATAAAGGCTCTTCCTGAAGGTTCTGTGTGCCCTATTCGGGTTCCCATGATGACCATTACAAATACTCTACCCGAGTTCTTTTGGTTAACTAACTACTTAGAGACTATTATCAGCTGTACCTTGTGGATGCCATGCACATCTGCTACTAGAGCTAGGCTTTATAAGAAAGAGCTACATCGTCATGCTTGCAAGACTGGTTTTCCAACAGATGTAAATCTTGGTTTTTGTTGTCATGATTTCTCAATGCGAGGTATGGCGGGAATGGAAGCCGCAATTATATCTGGTATGGCGCATATGACTTCTTTTGTGGGAAGTGAAACTATTCCAGCTATTGCTGCTTTGGAAGAATATTATGGAGCTAATTCAGACGAGGAATTGATTGCTGCTACAGTTCCAGCAACAGAACACTCTGTAATGTGTGCTGGAGGGGAGGAAGATGAGCTGGGCACTTTCAAACGTCTAATTAATGATTTGTATCCTTCTGGGTTTGTTTCTATTGTATCTGATACTTGGGATTTCTGGAATGTAATTGAAAATTTCTTGCCCAAGCTGAAGAAAGACATTATGGCTCGTGATGGTAGAGTAGTAATCCGTCCTGATAGTGGAGACCCAGTAGATATAATCTGCGGGTTGAGAACTAATCCTCACTTCAATACCAGAATGAAAGAAGGTAAGTATTATTGCTGCTATGCTCCGTTTAACGACGATGCAGAGTATGTTGAAGTGTCCGAAGGTCAATATTATGGGGCATATTATATGCTTGGTAAAATCTTCGGATGGAATACTACTTCAAAGGATTACCGTTATCCTAGCACTAAGGTTGGTCTGCTTTATGGAGATTCTATTACTCTGGAACGTCAAAAGCAAATCTACTTGAGATTAGAAAACGCTCATATGGCGGCTTGTAATCTCGTTCTGGGAGTAGGTTCATATTCCTATCAGTATGCAAGTAGAGATAGTCTTGGGTTTGCTATTAAGGCTACTGCTTGCGTAGTAAATGGCGAATTGAAAGAAATCTTCAAACATCCTAAAACTGATGATGGTACTAAGAACTCTTTGAAAGGTTTGATTGCTGTCTATAAATGTCTGGATGGGAAGTATACTGCTACCGACCAGGTCTCAATCGAGGAGGAAAAAGAGGGATGCTTAGAGACTGTCTTTGAAGATGGTATCTTGAAGAAAGAATATTCTCTTGAAGAAATCAGACAAAGAATTGACCATGGACTTTAATCATCCTTTTGGGAAAGAAGCTTGCAAGAAACGACTATTAGAAGAGTATCATAAATACGGAAAGCTAATAGTCGCTTTCGATTTTGATAATACTATTTTCGATTACCATAATACTGGCGGAGATTATAGTTGCGTTATAGAACTACTTAAAGAATGCTCACTTCTAGGTTTTGAAATGATTTTATTCACCACTGATGAAGATGATTATAAAATTATGGCAAAGCAGACAATTTGTATGCGATTAGGAATAGCAAATATTACTTCTAATACTTTATCTGCTCCAAACATTAGTAGTTCTATATTCTCTAAATCTAAGAAACCTTATTACAATATCCTCCTAGATGATAGGGCAGGTCTGGAAGAAAGTTATGAAATCTTAAAATATGTAGTAGATGAAATTAAACTTAATCAACAAGGAAATCAGTGAAATTAAGTACGATGTTACTAGATTTCCTGATGGAGAGCCTCAGTTTTTCCTTACTGAGGAATTAAACAGAAAGGAATCTATTGATGTCATTTGTAGAATATCTAATACTGAGGATTTATTCCTCTTAGTGCAAGTAGGAGATATTTTAGATAGACAAGAAGTAGAATGGGATTTACACATTACTTATTTAATGTCTATGCGTATGGATAGAGTAATGAGTTTTAATCGTCCATTCTCCTTGAAAGTAGTATGTAATATGTTAAATAGCTTAGGCTATAGAAACATATATGTTCTTGAGGCACATTCTAGTAGAACTTTTCATCTTCTTGGTGACAGATGTTTACCTTGGGAATTTGGACACCACTCTTGGATTCCAGCCCAAAGTAATATCGTGTTCCCAGACCATGGGGCGAAGGACAGATATGGAAGTAACTATTCTCACTATGGTTATTTAGTCTTCAAAAAGGAAAGAAATCTAGAGACTGGAAGAATTGAGTCCTTTGAAATAGAGGAGTCTAAGAATTGCTACTATTCTACATTTGTGTTCATTGATGACTTGTGTGATGCCGGAGGAACTTTCCTAGGAGAGCTTAAGGTTCTCAAAGAGAGATATCCAAATAGCAAGTTTATCATAATCGTATGTCACGCAGTTAATGATAAAGGTCTGATTAATATGTGTAATAATTTTGACCAGGTTATTGTATCTAATTCTCATAGGGATATTAATTATCGTCCCAGCAACGAGAACTTAACTGTAATAGACGTTTGTAAATAACAAAATAAAAATGGTAATTGAAGGTCCTTTTTACAGACTTACTCCCATTAGTGAATCTTCTCCGAGGTTTGACTTGGAATTGTTGTATGATATTGGTGGGAAAAATCCGAGAAAAGAATTTAAAGTGGAAGGCTATGGCTATCCCCTAGAAGCTGCTATAGAGCGATGTCGCCATTATGCAGTAAGAAAAAAGTTCGGAAAAGATGAAGTTATAACTTTAGGTAGGTACTTAGATGAGTTTAAAAAGGCAAAGGAGGAAATTAAACTCGAAGTCTCAGGAGATTCAGGAGATTCTAGCGGAGAGGCTGAATAAGCTTTGTAGATTCTTAGATGAGGAATATGACGTTAATTGTGGAGGGTGTTGCTATATAGCATACTGTCTAGCTAGGCTACTAAGTAGAGATAAATTCAAGTTCAAAGTCATTATTTACGAGGATTATGAACTAGAAGAAAAGTTTAGCGAAGTAGCGAGAAGTCATTATCATTATGCGATTTCTATTGGAAAGTACACCATAAACGCAGCAGATTGTGATGATGACGATAGCTTTTGCAGAAATGTGTATACTGGCGTAAAAGCTTCCGAACTACTATCTCACTATCAGAAATGTAGCTGGAATGACTGTTATAATACTCAAAAGAATCAATTCATTTTTAAGACTATAAAGGTGTTTTATGACGACCTCACGGAGGACTTACGAGAAGGATAAACAAATTGTGCATACGCACGATAAGTTTATCTACTGTAGTTCAGTATATCAAATATGGAGCTGGGGAGCTGCTCTAATGGAAGAAAAATACTACTCTTCTAATAAACCTATTGTATTGAAAAAGAATCAACTATGTTGTAAGAGGAAGAAGTACTCTTTGCATAGATTCTTTGAATTACAATTTGCTCCCGAAGAATATTTAATTAATAACGGTTTTAAAATTGTAGAAAATGAAACAGGATGTGATTGAGTACATGGTAGACTCATTTGTAGACTTTAAGGGTGAAGAACGTAAAATTGTAGCTTGTGCTTTAAGTCAGGCTGCTGAAGTAAGTGAGGATGATTGTGTCTTAGCAGTAGGTTGGGTAGCTCCCGATGAATACATATGCACAAATGATCCGGACTATGCTAGAATCTGTAGAGTAGTAACCGTTGGTATTGCAGTATGTAATCCTAGTGATACCTTCGATTTGGCTAAGGGACAGAAGAAGGCTTACGATAAGGCTCTTCATGATCCAAAGTGTCCAGCTATTTATACTACATCTAGAGGTGTAGCAGGTAAAGTGCTGGTAAAAGCATTCTTGGAACAGGAGCTTACTTTCTTGAAAGAAAATCCAGAGCGTATCATTAAGGGGTATAACCAAATGAAAGCTCGATTCGAAAGAAAAGAAGCCCTCAAGAACGAAATCAAAAATCTCTCTGATAAAGAGAAGCAAGCTTTGAATCTAGCTAAAGAAGGTATAGATGTAGTTAAATGCGCTGAACTGGTAACTAAAGCCAAGGCAATAGGCGTTGAGCTAAATGAACAGGACTAAGTTTTGCTATATCTTAATAGCCTTGATGGGATTGCTAATTATTTATTTGCTAATACCTAAGAAGGAAACCGCAGTTTCTCCGCCTAATGTGCAGGAAATAGTAAGGGATTCTATAATTAGAGATAGCATCTATATAGTTAACGATTCCATCGTGGAGAAAATTAAGTATATAGACAAAGAGTATGATGAGAAAGTATCTACTATTATGTCTAGTTCTGATAGCATCAATTTGTGCTTTTTCTCAGAATACATCGACCGTTACAATAACCAGCGAGCAACTAAAAACAACTAATCTGATATTTGCCGAGCATCAGAAGTTGTCTGAAACTGTTCCGTTATTGAATAAGCGAATAACTAATCTAGAACTAATAAATAAGAGTTGGGAAAAAACGGATTCTCTTCGTAGAGTTCAGTTACTGTATTATGGAAACATAATTGAAGATAAAAATAGATCTATTGAAGGTCTTAATAAGTCTTTAAAAAAGAAGCAGAATGTCATTAAATATGGCGCTGCTGGTTCATGTGTATTAATATTATTATGCCTATTACTGAAGTAATGTTTAAGGACAAAGATGGTTTTCACTACAAACATCCTGAACGTAGCTGCACTAGGTGTAAGAATTACCCTTGCTTGCCTAACATGGATAAGCTGCAAGGAGACTTCGCTTCTTATGGTTGTAGGAAGTTCGAGGATATTAATACATTTGAAGTGTGGAAACCAAAGAAGTAACTTACCATGTCAAATTTGTTGCTGAATGTGAGGACGGGATGGGATACGCTAATTATGTCTTTGAAAGGCTAGAATATGATAATCTAGATTACAAGGATATAATGTGTGTTCGATTCCCGAATTGGAACCAGTGTTCTATGAAATTAGGAGATGTCGGCTATGTTTCACTAAGATACGTAGAAGAAGGCATCGATAGATGGTACGATGGTAAAGATTTTGTTCCATACAAGGATAGTAATATAATTTTCTTGAAATTTATTCATGAAAAGCCTATCATTGAAGATGGACAAATATTATTAGATTAACATTAAAAAGGAGATAAACTATGAAGTATTTTTAAAGAATAATTTATGACTGTATTAGGAGATAAGCTGAGAGAGGCTTTGAGCGATAAAGCAAACGACGTTAATAGCTATGTATGGAAAGGACCTAAGGTAAATGGGGTCCAGGAGGAAATTAAATTGGTAGACGCAGGTTATGACCAGCTGAGACGATTCTACAATCATTGTGAACAAATGTTGTACAACTCTGATACCAAGAATCCGGGTCGTGTAACATTACTCGGAATTGTGTCCGACCAAATACAAAGATGTCGTGCAGAGCTTCTTATTAGATGGCTTAGAGCTGAAAAGCAATACACAAACACACGTTGTTTGGAAGACTTGAAAGCTGTTATCAAAAACAATAAGGAAGTGTTAACTAATGAGGCTATTAAGGTCTATCCAATTGGAGAGATTCTTAATGGAATCCCTGTAGAGTTTAGAGAAGTACCAGTAAGTTTAGTTATGGATGCTTGTTTAGATTCCTTGGGATTGTTTGACAACTCTCATTTGACGCTTAACTTCATTGTAAAAATGGGACTGTGGTTTACACAGCAAGAAATGCAGAAAGACTTGTATCGTAAAGACCCAGTGACAGGTAAAGCTGTTAACAGACTGTTAGTAGTAAGTAAGGAACTTCGTTTGAATCCTTCTATAGCTCTGAAAATCTGTGATACTGGATTAAGTTATGCTGAGTTTAGATCTATGTGTAGATTGAAACGAGATAAATATGCTAACTTAACTAGTGATCAGCTCAGACTGCTATCAAACAAAGTTCTTTATCGCTTCCAAAATCAATGCGAGAACCAGGCTAAACAATGGAAGGATAAGATGGAAGAAATCAAGAAAGTTGCAGAACTTAAAGGATGGGACATCACTAGGAATATAGATTGATGAAAGACCTCTTTACTCCTGTTACTCGTGATGAGCGACAGGAGCAATGTAAGAGAGCCTGGTTATTACATAAAGGAAGAGGCACCATAGAAGCCTGTACAGGCTTTGGTAAAACACGATGTGCTATTAATTGTTTAAAGGCTGTTCTATCTAAATATCCTACTATTAGAGCATTGGTAGTAGTCCCCACGGAACTTTTAAAGAATCAGTGGATAGATATATTAGATAAGGAAGGTCTAGGGTTAAATACAGAGGTGCAAGTTGTAAATACTACAGCAAAGAATGGATACGAATGTGACTTTTTAATCATTGATGAAATCCATAGAACTGCTGCTGAGACTTTACAATTTGTATTTAGTAAGGTTAAATACAAGTTAATTCTTGGACTAACTGCTACTCTGGAAAGACTTGACGGTAGACATACTATAGTCGAGAAATATTGCCCTGTAGTTGATAGCGTAACTATTGAAGTAGCCAAAGCCAATGGTTGGGTATCTGATTTTACTGAATATCAAGTAATTATCACAGCAGAAGACATCGAAAGCTATCGAGAGCAAAATAGGGAATTTATAAGACATTTTGAATTCTTTAACTTTGATTTTGGACTCGCAATGAGTATGGTTGGTAAAGACGGCCTCAGAAATAGGCTTAATTACAGAAACCAGATTTGTAGTAGTTCGGATAAAGCTGAGCTGTCTAATGCTTTGAAGCAGATTACCTTTCATTCTACAGCTTTTATGAGAGCTTTACAAGCTAGAAAAAAGTTTATCCATAATCATCCGGCTAAATTAGAAGTGGCTAGGGAGATTATTGCTCACAGAGCAGACAAGAAAATTATTACATTCTCTGCTAACACTGCAATGGCAGAGAAGATAGGAGTAGGATATGTTTACACTGGCAAAGAAAGTAAAAAACAAAACAGAATTACACTTGAGGAGTTCGCCCTACTAGACAAGGGCGTGATTAATAGCTGTAAATTGGCTATTGAAGGTTTTGATTGTCCCGGTCTATCGGTCGGGATAATGCTTGGAGTTGACTCTAGTAGCACAAAAAGCACTCAAGCCGCTGGTAGGGTCATTAGAAAAGAAGGTTCTAAATACTCTGAAATATTCACATTAGTGCTAGAAGATACCGTTGAACAAGAATGGTTTAAGAAGTCTCATCAAAAGAGCGAGTATGTTACTATTGATGTAGATAACTTACGAAAGTTACTTAATGGAGAGCCTTGGGAACCTTACAAGAAAAAATTGCAGAATTTTACCTATCGTTTTTAATTATGGAAACTTATTACACTAAAAAAGAGTTTAATGAGATGAAGTCTGCTTTGACTAAGAAGTGCAAAGCATTGGAAACTAAAGTTAGTAAGCTTACCGCTGAATTGAAGGAATTGAAGGAATTAAAGAAGGACTATGCAGTACTTCTTGAAACTGCCAGCGAAAAAGTTGAGGACTAAAGTTTATCACGTAACCAAGTTTTAACGCTTTAACAAGTAAACTAGACTTGGTGTATAGATTAGTAGAAAATCTATTAATTTGTACACGTGAAAAATCTTGAACTGAAACAGCAACTTTTGTTTTGTGAAAAATATAGCATAAACCCAAGTGAGCTGTTGTTGTTAGAAATTCTTCTTATCGCCCAAGAGGGTGATGAACCCGAAATTGTCCACGAGTATTTCTCTTCTAGAGTATGCGCTCGTGGTTTTACAATAGAACTATTAACTGGACTTCGCGATGCTGGAGTTATTCATAAATCCTATAAGATTCCTGAGAAAGGGTCTGTATTTAACCCACTAGATGTTCCTCTAAATAAGTTAGTTGTGAAAGACTTTTATAAGTGTTCATTCGACTTAGGTAAGGAATTGTGGGATACTTATCCATTATTTGGAATAGTTAATAATACACAAGTGGGTCTGAAAAGCGTATCTAAGAAATTTGATACAATTGAAGACTTCTATAGGTTTTATGGTAAAACTATCAGATGGAAGCCAGAAACTCATAACCATATTATAGAGTTAGTTAAGTGGGCTAATGAACACAATATATTGTGTACCACAATAGCTAATTTTGTAATAGACCATAAGTGGGAAGAACTAGAGGCATTAAAGAATGAAGGCGGAGTTAATTATGATTCTATGAGATTACTATGATTTCTGATAAACTTCTCAATGAAATTGATAGAGGTAGACAGGGACTAAATCATGGTATTTCTATGAAACTTCCTAAGCTAGAGAGTATTATTGATGGAGTTACTAGGGAAACCTATACTTTAATTCTATCAAACTCTGGTGCAGGTAAGACTTCGTTTGCCTTATATGCTTATGTATATCGACCACTAATGGAACATCTTGATGATGATGATTTTAAGGTATTGTATTTCAGTCTTGAAATGGGAGAAGTAGCTTTGTATATTAAGCTGTTATCCATATATATATTTGAGACCTATGGAATCCAACTATCTTTTAAGAAGATATTGTCAAGAGAAAAAGAATATATTTTATCTGATGAGCATTATGACTTAGTTAAGCAATGTATGCCTTGGATAGATAAGATTAGTAAGAAGTTAGAAATCTATGACAAGAAGGTAACTCCGAAGAAGGTATATGCCATCTTGAAAACTAGGTTGGAGGAAATGGGAACTTTTTCTGAAAGTGAAACCCGCCTCGTCTACACTCCAAATAATCCTAATCTTATTTATAATGTAGTCGTAGACCATATTGGTCTTGTTGGTACAAAGCCTGATATTGATTTGTTGTCTAGCTATCTTCTTTTTCTTAGAGATAAGTGTTTTATTAGTCCTGTAGTAATACAGCAAGCTAATAGAGAGCAAGGAAATATTGAGAGGTTTAAGCAAGGCAAAAGTGCGTTTACTATTCACGATGCTAAGGATTCAGGTAATACTGTGCAAGATTGTAATATCATGATTGCATTGTATAATCCTCACAGAGATGGATTGAAGACTTATAAACACTACAATATTGAGTATCTAGGCTCTTATTATAGGAGTATTATGGTACTTAAGAACCGATATGGGGATTGCGATGTTGAGGTTGGAGTAAACTTCTTTGGATGGATTAATATGTTCTACGAGCTGCCGAAGCCCGATGAAATTTATGATTATGAGAGATATACAAGTCCAAACTATATATTAGAAGATAATAGTTCTATTGTAGAACAGGAGCTAGATGATATTACAGAATTAGATAATTCAAATTCGAATTTTAATTTTGCATTAGAATAATGGCTGCTGAAACAATTGCTATCGTAGGTGAATCAGGTACTGGAAAAAGTACAAGTTTAAGAAATCTTAATCCCGAAACTACTTTTATTATAAGTACTACGGGTAAACCCCTTCCCTTCCGTGCATGGAAGAAGAAGTATATTCCCATCAAAATCGAAGGAAAGAACGTGAGTGGTAACTACTATGTAAGTTCAAAGTGGGACCAAATACTGAAAATTCTTCAAATTATTGATAAGATGATGCCGCACATCAAGCAGGTAATCATTGATGACTTCCAATATGTTCTCTCTTATGAGTTCGTTGATAGAGCAACTGAAGTTGGTTATACTAAGTTTAGTGAATTAGCTCAACACGCTATGGAAATTCTGAGATATTCAGAAAAGATGAGGGAGGATTGCAAAATGATCTTCTTGACTCACTCAGAAAATGTTGGAGACAACGTTAATCCTAAGTATGTTATCAAGACTGTTGGTAAGTTGCTATCTGAAAAAGTAACCTTGGAAGGTTTGTTTACATATATCTTCTTTACTAAAGTAAACGAAGGAGACTCCGGTAGAATGGAGTATAAGCTTATCACTAACAATGATGGTAGCTGTGTAGCAAAGACTTCTTTGGGAATGTTTGAAGACTTAGAAATTGATAATGATTTGGATGAGATTATTAAAGTTATTGACGCTTATAACGAAGGGGAATAATGAAATTAGACATACTGTTTCACTATGATGTGAATGAGCAAACGGGTGAAATCACCTATATTGGTAAAGAAGAAATCCATGTTGACACCGTAGCTACTAAGAAAGCTGCAAGTAGTAAATCTTCATCTGCTAAGGTAGATGAAAATCCTGAACCTATTATTACGCTTGATTCTAACAAGTTGATTTTGACCCAAGGGGCAGTAAACTTGTTACAAGTCTGTGCAGATTGTCGTGTAGACATCAAGTATAAGAAAAAGGATAAGAAGGCAGTTCCTATTATTGGAACCGATGCTGCTTTCGGTACTAAGGCTGGAAACAAGCTGACTAAAAGTAATACTGTAAGTTATAGAGGAGCTGCTAACGAAAAGCTTTCCGCTTACGGTACTGTCTTTAAGTTAGAACCTACAGAGGATAAAGGAATTTATTATCTGATAGGAGACAAGGTACAGGAGTCAAATCCTGTGCCGGAAGAGATAATTGATATCGAAAAAGAACTCGATATAGAAGCATTAGATAATTTAAACATAGACGAAGATGACAAAAACTTAGAAAAATTTGATTTTAATTTGAATTAATTATGGCATTTAATTTTGGTATATCAGCAGACTCAGCAGTAAGAAACACACGTCGTCCTTTAACCCCTTGGAATATCCATGATGTAAAATTCATGGGTTGCGAAATCAAGGAATTTGATGGGAAGAAGGACCCAACAGCTCACTATAAAGTTTTGTCTATCAATTTTGAGAACGAAGATGGTTACTTCTCAGTAACTCAATTCTTCCCGAAAGCTGGTGATGATGAGAGACGAGAATTTGATAGTAAGAATGGTGGAAAGGTAGTGATGCCTTCCAACTTCGAAACTTTGATGGCTGTAGTTAAACAGACTGCGCAGGTTCTTAACCCTGCAGGATTCGAAAAGATGCAAGCAGCTAGCTCTAAGTTTAAGAGCTTCGACGATGTAGCTAAGGCTTTGATTACAATCACTGAGAAGGTAAAGGGAACAGAGACTAAGTTGAAGTTGATTGGTAGAAACCGTGACGGTAAGGTAGTTGCTGATATACCGCGTATTGTTGGTATTAACAAACAGGGTGAGTCGTTCATTTCTGATAACTATATTGGCGATAAGCTGTTCTTCTCTGACTATGAGGAAGGAGAACGTCAGAAATATCTGAAGGCTAAGCCTACTGAAATGAAGTCAGAAGATCCAATTGCAGATGTAGCAGGAGTAGACCAAGCTCCAGCAGATGATTTGGACATCACTGACTTACTCTAATGATTTGTTAGTAGAGTAATTCATAAATTCCTTAGTGACCATGTTTGATTATACTTTTGAACCAAAAATTACTAAGGAATTTCTTCTATCTAAAAACAATGAGGAGACTTACATGACTTATTATCTGGGCATCCCAGTTAAGAAAGGATTGTTTAAGTCTCCTTTGCGTAGTGACAGTCATGTCACTTGCAGTTTCTTTAGAGGAAAATCTGGAAACTTGTATTTTAAAGACTTTGCTTCTGGAAAATGTCTCACATTCGAAGGAGTAGTTATGGAAAAGTATAATTGTAACTACCACACTGCTTTAAGGATTATAGCTAAAGACTTTGGATATACGAAAGATTCTTCCGTAAAGAAAGTTGCAGTGAAAATCCAGCCTAAGTTTGAAGAAGAGAAACAAACTTTTATTCAGATAGAGGCTAAGGATTTTTCAGAACCTGAGTTGAAGTGGTGGGGAAGTTTTGGTATAACTAAAGACATCTTATATAAGTTCAAAGTATACAGTTGTAGTACTGTATTTTTGAATGGGAACATATATGCACAATCTGCCCAGCATAGTCCTATATATGGCTATTATTTTGGAAAGAAAGAGAACATCGAGCAATGGCGAATTTATATGCCAAAACGAAAGGAGTTTAGATTCATAGGAAATGTTTCAACCAAGACTATTCAAGGCTATAAGCAATTAGCTAAGAGTGGAAAACTAGTTGTTATAACTAAGTCTATGAAAGATGTAATGTGTTTATATTCTTTAGGAATACCAGCTATAGCTCCCAACTCTGAAACTCAGTTTGTTTCTGATAAGATTTTAGAAGAATTAAAGCAGAGATTCAAATACGTTGTGTTGCTATATGATAATGATTTGACTGGAGTACGTTTTACTAATAAGATTAGGAAAGAGCATCCAGAACTAATTGTATCAATGATTCCCAGAAGCACAGGAGCTAAGGATATAAGTGATTATTACCATATGTATGGAAGAAAAGGTACACAAGAATTTATTACTAATTACATAAAGAAACTTAAGAAGAATGAAAAAGTAGACTAATACAAGTGTTACAGCCATCTTTAAGGACGGTAGTAGAAAAACTTTTGAATCTGTTGAATTAGCCTCCGAAGGAACTGGTTTGGAGATAAACTCAATCAAAGCTAGAGCTAATAAGCCTGGCTCTGGAGCAAAATCAAAAGACGGAATTACCTTTGAATGGGCAGACCCCGCAGTTAGAAGAAGTAAGCAGGCAAAGAAGAGTAAACAAAAAGGCTCTCAGTATGAGTTAGAAATAATTCACAAACTTAGAGATATAGGATACGAAGGATGTGTGTCTAGCAGAAGTCAAAACAAATTGGCTGATGCTGACAAAATAGATATTGTTGACATGAACAATGAACTTCCGGTTAATATCCAAGCTAAATTTACTCAGAATATGCCTAACTATTTTGATATTAGAGATGCTTGCAGTGATAAGTCAAAACCGTTCTGTATATGCTGGAAAAAGGCAGGAAAGAACGGAGAACCCTGTCGAGGCCAAGTCGCTGTAATACCTATAGAATATTTTTATGAATTGCTTAGAAAATGAAAAAGTTAGTAGTTAAAGGTCCGGTTCCTACGATTAAAAATTGTATAGTTAATGACTTTGATGATGAATATGCTCTTTATTTAAGGACAGCTAAAAAGAATTGGAGAACAATGGAAGCATTCTCTCTTGAGTTTGATTCCACTTTATCTGATTTGAAGAAAAGTCATTTCATCTACGTAGATAGAGAAGACCTAGAGCTATTAATAAAGAAGCGATTGAATGTTATTGAAGTAATCGAGTTATGAACATATATTTATTTCCATGGCATACAGACGAAGCCTGTACTATTAGCAAAGTAGTAGCAAGAAGCTATGAGGATTGCGAAGAGAAGATAAAGAGTATGTATATAAATAAATACGACGATTTAGACGATCTTCTAGATTATGATGATTTCTGTATAGAACTTGCTGAAAAACATGGAATATATTTAGGAGACGTATCTGAGATAAATGAATTTATGTAATCCATTAAGGATAGCGTTAGACTTGGATGACACAATCTTCGATTTCTGGGGAGCATATAAAACACTATTCCCTAGAGAATCAGATTTAGTCGAGCACGTAATTACACGAAACGTAGTAAGTCTTCGCTACAACAAGGAGTTTTGGGAAAATTTACCCTTGCTAGAAAAGCCAAATTTCGAGCCGCATATTTATGCGACTAAAAGAATTAACAGTAAAACTTATACTCGAAATTGTCTAGCTAAATACAATTTACCCATAAGACCTATTTATCAAATGTATTATCAGCACGGAAACAAGGCTGACTTGATAAAAGGCAAATGCGATGTATTAATCGACGACAGTATTAGTAATGTGACTATGGCAATAAACTCTGGACTTCCAGCATTGCTAATAGATAGGCCACATAACCAGAATGGAGATCCTTTATTCCGCATTTATAGTTTAGATATTGACGAAATTAGATTTGCATATGAATTAGAATTAGCAACTTTAGGATGGAATTAAAAGATATCAAGCTTAGGCCGCTGCTAGACACACTAAGATTGGAGAAGATAAGTGATAAGGTATATTTTTCTGAACAGTACAGTGGATACGTTAGTAATTCCCGTTTAGGATTAATTAATCCTCGGCAGGATGGTAATCCAGATAAATTCTTTACTGGGTTTAAAAATACTTTCTCTTCTGCTCTGGAACTTGGAAGCGCTGTACACGAGTTAGTGCTACAGCCAGATAGTTTTGAACTGTCAGAAGACATTGGTAAACCTACTGCAAAGTTAGGAGCAATGGCTAATGAACTCTATCCCGTTTTTCTGAAAGGAGAAGTAACATTTGACGATGTAAAGAAAGCATCAGACAAGGTCGAATATTACAAGGGAAAGCTTACCAAGGAACTAGCTAAATCTGTGATTGAAGCTTCTACTAACTATTGGAAGAATAGACAGCTAAAAGAATTTGATTTAACACAAGATAAGGAAATTATATATCTTGACAACAAATCACTAGAAATCGTAAAGTCTTGTGTATCAGCATTAAATAGCAATAAGCAAGTGCAGAAACTTTTACATCCTGAAGGGATAACTAAAACACCTATTTCTGAAAATGAGCAAGCTATTTTATTGGACGTGGAGGCGACCTGCCCTAATGGAAAAAAGTTTATCTTACACCTGAAGTCCAAACTAGATAATTATACAATAGATACAGAAACTAACACTATTGTAGTGAATGATATTAAGACGATTGGAAAAATCGTTAGTGAAATTGACACCAATATCAATAAGTATCACTATAGTAGGGAGTTTGCGATGTATTTATACCTTCTGAAGTTGTGTGCTGAAAAGTTCTATAACTTGGAGAATCCAAAATTGCAAGCTAATTACTTAGTAGTTTCTACCATTCCGAACTTTTATAGTAAGGTTAGGCCAGTTACTTATTTGGAATTGCGACAAGGATTTCATGAGTTCAAGACTCTTTTGAAGTATGTAGCCTATCAGATAGGTTATAGAGACTATTCTCTTGATGAACGACCTTCAAAATATCAGCTTTGAACAATTGTCATCAATTTACTCAAAATACTTTACCTTAAACTACCTAGGGAGCAATATGGGTGATAAACTAGCCTGTATTGCTCTTACTTGTTATATAACTAATGAGTTAAAGAAAAAAGGTCAAAAGGTAACGTGTTATGATGTTTTATTGAAAGTCGGAAAAGATTTTAGGGAGGGAGAAAAAAATACCTTTCTGAAGTCTTTAGGGGCTATCTGTGAGGATTTAATGTACGGGTGTACCACTTTTCTTGACTTTGGCATTAAGCCGAAAGATATGCCCAAACAGCTCCAGATTTTGCTCGACAATTATGTACCATTTTAAGAGATTTTTAGTTAAGAGGATTTTAACGTCCTTTAACATAAAATTAACATTTGAAGATTAGGGTTTCTATGTATGATGTAGTATAATTGATTACATCAGTAAGGAAACAATACTGATTAGATACGGAAAAATAATTTCAGATTATATGTTAATGATTTATGTTTAAAAATTTTATTTATTATGAGTACAACGATTTTGAATTTTAAGAAAGTAGAAGTAGTAGCAGAAAGCAAAGAAGCAGCAATCGCACAAGTTGAAAGCACATTATTCCATGTAAATGGTGATGCAACTCAGGCTTACAAAAATTGGAAAGCTAAACAGACTAAGGGTATTACTGAGCGTGATGTAAAAGAGTTTATGCTTGAATATCTCGCTAAGAAAGGCAAGAACTGCCCCGGTGCTGGTTATCTGATTACTATTGAATCGTCTGTTGCAGACACTCGTGAGCGTCCGTACAAGATTGACGATGTTAAAGGTGATGGAAAGCGTAAGTTTAAGACTTTCTACAAGTGGATTGACAAAGAAACTAAGACTGTTGTTTGCCAAGTTGATACTAACAAAGCTGACGCTAAGAACGCAATCAAAGAATTGTATAAGAGCGGTAAGTATAAAGGAAATGCTGAGTTAGTGAAAACTAAGGATGTTGTTGAAGGACAGGCAGTAGTAGCAACTGCACAATATACTCCTTCTAAGAATACCAAGAATGGTACTTGGTTAGCTTTCGGTATCGAAGCCTAATTTCTTGAAAGATATACGTTTAAAAGGAAGATTGCCTAAGGGTGGTCTTCCTTTTTTATTTTGAGATAAGCAATATTTAATAGATATTAAACGTAATTTAATTATGGAAGTGTAACAACTAATTAACAATTAAATGGAATTTACTCCTATAACAGGACTTCAGATTAGAATTAATTTCTATACAAACAGAGGTTGTGTGCTTGAAGATGTAATAGAAAATCATTTCTATAACTATTTTAGCTTAGTTAATCCTCTAATAATCGGAAGAAAAGAATCCATCGCGGGAAAACCTACAGATGGAATAGTTAGGTTCTATGACGAAAACCGGAATGTCAAGTTCTGGATTCTTCAAGAAACTAAAAGAGATATAGGTATTAACTCTGTTTTCGTACATAGGTCTTTATTACAGGCTATGATGTATTTAGGAAACGTGTATTATGATACTAGTACTCATTTAGGAGTAGATAATTTCAATGGAGTATTTCTCGATTCGGCAAGGTATTTTTGCTACATTCCGAGAAGAGAAATAGATACTCTAATGGAAAAATTTGAACCTTTATGGCGCAAATATTTTCGAGTTTCACCTTCCAAAGCATACAAAGAACCAGAATTAGAGAGTTTTGCAGAATTAGCTATGTATTCTCTAAGGCATAGGGTTAAAGCATTGGATGAACACTTTAGATTAGACCTCCTATTAAAGGAGATTTACTATAATAATGTTTAAATATGGAATTGACGATTGAACAATTGATGCAAGGGAAAGCAACTAGAATTAAGGATAAAGAGTATTTTACTACTGAAGCCTATGTAACTCCGTTTATAGACAGAGTATCTAAAATGACTGATAATTTTATCATTAATGCTAAGCCTGCTGACCAAATATCGCTTACTAAAGATGGGGAGATTAATTTTGATGATGTAATATACAATAGAGTTTGGATTCAAGGTGTTTTGCCGGACGAATATGCTTGGGATAATCATAAAAGAGTAATTAGTATGATTTATGCCCTTGATACTCGTAAACCATTAGTTAAGTTCTATGTAGGAGCTTTAAATATGGCTTGTCTAAACTTGTGTGTATTTAATCCAGAAATGTTAAATGTTTCTGAGCTAGAGCCAGAATCTGCTATTAACTATAGCTTCTTAAGAAATGCTATGTCGATGACAGATGAAACCAACTTAATGCTTAAGAAACTTTCAGAGATGGAGTATAAGAAAGATGATATATATGCTGACCTAGGTCACTGGGTTGACAACTGCATCAATTCTAAAATCAACATGGGATTTGGTTCTGTAAAATTAGCTGAATCTGCTCCGATTGATGTTTATAAAGATTTGTTTTATGATGAAAAATCTAAGTATTATACAACAGACAATGTTGTAGATGGATTTACCGTGTATAACGCATTTACTGACTTGATTACCCAGGATAAGAGAGACTTAGTAAATAAATTCGAGAAGACATTGTTAATTAAGGACGTAATGGGTATTTAATATGCAAGTAGTAAAGAGAGACGGAAGTTTACAGGAATTTGACGGTAATAAGATAGTAGAAGCAATATCTAAAGCATTTAATGCTTGCTGTCCTGAAGAAAATAAAGAAGTCATTACAGCTATGGTGGCTGATATGCATTTATGGGACGGTATTACTATAGAAGAGATTCAGGACGTAGTAATAGAAACCTTGAGGGACTATGGTTACGATGATGTAGCCTCAGCATATTCTCAGTATAGAAGTGAACAATCTAGACTTAGAGAAATCATAGCTAAGATTAGTTATCAAGATAACTATATTAATAGTTCCGAAAATGCAGCTACTTCATCTGAAACAGATGGAAATGCTAATGTTGTATCTAAGAACGTTGCTACATTAGAGAGTGAAGATAGAAAGCGCGAGAACAGAGAAATTCAGCGCTATCGTATGAAGAAGAAATTAAAGCTTCTTTATCCCGAACTCTCTTCTCAATATTCTAGAGACCTAGACAGTCATATTATTTATACTCACGATGAGGCTTCTACGTCAGTACTTAAACAGTATTGTATGGCAGTCTCGTTATATCCTCTAATGTTAGAGGGAGTAGGTAATATTGACGGAGTTACTCCTGGCCCTCCTAATGATTTGCAGTCATTTAGTGGACAGGTTACTAACTTAGTATTTCTATTGTCTTCTCAATGTAAAGGAGCAGTTGCTGTAGGTAGCTATTTTATTGCACTTAACTATTATATTATTGCTGAATACGGAGAAAAGTGGTATGAGAAGCTCGATTGTATATGTACTTCGGAACATTCTCTTATTAAGAGAACTATCGAAGACTCCATCCTTAAAGCTTTTAAACAGTTTGTTTGGGGAATTAATCAACCTGCTGGAAACAGAAGTTATCAATCTCCCTTTACTAATGTTTCGTACTACGATAAGACCTATTTTGAATCTCTATTTGGAGAATTTTACTATCCAGACGGAACTAAGCCAGAATGGGTAGCAATTGATACTTTACAGAGATTGTTCATGTCTTGGTTTAATAAACTTCGCTTGAAACAAGTTCTGACATTTCCAGTAGAAACCTTTGCTATGGTGCATGACGGTAAAGACATTATAGATAAGAACTATAAAGACTTATGTGCAGAAATGTATTCTCAAGGTCATAGTTTCTTTACCTATATCTCAGACAGTGCAGATAGTCTTGCATCTTGTTGTCGTCTTCGTAATGAATTAGCTGAAAATACATTTAGTCCTACCTCTGGTATGACTGGTGTAAAGACAGGTTCTTGTAATGTTATTACTCTGAATATTAACAGAATTGTCCAAGATTGGGCTAGACAAGAAACTACTTGGTGGAGTGAAGATGGAGACAAAAATCTCTTGCATTGTAAAGATAATGTTGCCCTACTCAAAAAATATCTAATAGATATTCTAGAGAGAGTATACAAGTATCACATTACCTATAAGACCATGCTCTATGAGTGGGAGGATAAGAAGATGTTTGCTTCTTCAAATGGAGGTTATATAAACATCAAAGACCTATATAGTACTATTGGGCTAAATGGTCTGAATGAAGCTGCTGAGTTCTTAGGAATGAAGGTATCTAATAATCCAGAATATTTTGAGTTTTTACAGCTCATACTTGGAACAATAAAAGAGCAGAATAAACTTCATTCTATCCATGACAAAAAGCGCCCCTTCTTATTTAATTCTGAAGTCGTTCCAGCAGAGGGACTTGGTGGTAAGAATTATAAATGGGATAAAGCAGATGGCTATTGGGTTCCTGAAGATAGGAATCTATACAATAGTTACTTCTATAATGCCCATGATGATACATCAGTGTTGGATAAGTTTATACTTCATGGAAGGCAGACTTATCAGTATACAGATGGAGGTAGTGCAGCTCACATTAACTTGGAGGAACATCTGTCTAAGGAGCAATACTTGAAGCTTATAGACTTTGCTATTCAGCAAGGAACTAATTACTTCACGTTCAATATTCCTAATAGTAAGTGCGAGGATTGCAAACATATTGTGAAAGCTCCCATTAAGGTATGTCCTAAATGTGGAAGTGAACATATTACTCAATATACCAGAATTATTGGCTATCTAAGACCTATCACTGCTTTTGGTAAGGATAGAAGAATAGAAGCTGAAAGAAGAACATATTCAAAAAATGTATAAAATAGAAGAGTTTGTAGGAACAGCTGCTGAGCTGGAGAAGTTCCTTAATGAAATGCAAGTTATTAAACATTTTAATCTATCTCATATAGTATCTAGACAAGCTAAAACTTTTGCAGGACCTGGATGCTCAGTTGATAGAACCGTTTATACCTTAGTATTTTATGGGAATGACGAAGAAAAGAAGAGACAAATATATCTTGAATATGCTAAAGAAAACTTATGTAAAGATTGCTTGACTTGTGCAGACTTCGGGTATTATTGTAGAGGAAATAAAGAAAGATGTAATGCGTGGAAATACGATGAAAAAGCACATTATAGAATTGATAAAGTTGTATGAGTAAAGTTTTAATTATTCCAGATGTTCACGGTAGACCATTCTGGAGAAAAGCAAAAGAGAAGATTAATAGTGTGGATAAGGTAGTCTTTTTAGGGGACTACCTCGACCCATATGGTTATGAAGGTATTACTAGAGAGAATGCGATAGAGGAGTTTAAAGAGATTATCCAATTCAAAGTTGATAATCCCGATAAGGTAATACTACTCCTTGGAAATCACGACTGTGCTTATTGCTATGATTTCGGAAGTGCTTCTAGGTATGATTACGCTAATGCAGAGCTAATTAAGGAAATGTTTGAGAATTTCAAGTCTCTATTCCAACTCAAATACTTCTCGGAAGGTATTCTATATACTCATGCTGGAGTTACTAATGATTGGTTAAAGAGTATGGATTTTACTATTACTGACCTAATTACTAAGCCTGAGGACTTTCTAGTTGGCTTCCTATGGGAAGTATCTCGTATGAGAGGAGGGTGGTCTAATACAGGCAGTATGGTATGGAGCGATGTCAGAGAAGGAGATAGAGAGTCTACATATTATCAAATATTTGGGCATACTCAATTGGAATCAGAACCCATTATTACTGACAAGTTTGCTTGCTTAGACGTAAGAAGACCTTTTATATTAGATACAGAAACTAAAAAGATTGAGGAGTATGCTTAAATATGTTGATGCCAGAGTAGTCTTTCAGGAAATTCCGGATGAGATTACATTAGCTATAAATATATCTAACTGTCCTTGTCATTGTAAAGGATGTCATAGTCAATACCTAGCCGAAGATATAGGTAAACCATTAATTGAATATCCGCAGGGGTTCTCTGATGATTACATTATTCATCTAGACGAACTAATTACAGATGGTATTTCGTGTATAGCATTTATGGGAGGGGATTCTGACCCTCACTTAGTAAATGTGTTAGCTAGTTTTGTTAAAGATTATTATCCGAATTTAAAAGTGGCATGGTACTCAGGTAGACAAGAACTATCAGAGCACGTGAATATGAAGCATTTCGATTATATCAAGCTAGGTCCATATATTGAAGAAAACGGGCCTTTAAATAGTAAGACAACTAATCAAGTTATGCTTCATATAGATAATAGCTGTGGAAAACCCATAGTTAAAGACATAACATCACGTTTTTGGAAATGATTCTTAAGGTTGCATATGATGATAACAGTCAACATCTGGTTGACGAATTAAAAAAGGTTCTTTCTAAATATCCTTTAGTAGAATTACAAACTTACCATGAAGGCTTGTTTAAGGAACGTAAAAACGCCTTCAAGCTTAAGGGAGGTTTTAGCGCTAGACATACTCCATTTGCTGTATTAATTGATAATGATGCAGCTCCAGTAATGGCATTCTACAGTGAAGCTAATACTTGTACCATAGAAGAGATAATGAAAGCATTAAATAATCCTGTAGTGTATGGTAGAATTGAAGGTTAAAGATATTATTGAAAGGAAGAAACTTCTGATAAAAGGACTTGAAGAGAATATCTTCAAGGACTTTACTGAAGAAGAAGAAAATCTCTTGCACTCCAAGCACGGAATGATTAAAGTTAGTCATAGGTCAGGCGCTGGTAAAGTGTACGAAGGGATAACTGGAGCGTTTAAGGTTGGGCTTCCTCTAATTATTGATAGTGAGCCGACTAAGATAATACAGAGAATTACCATGATAGATTGGGACTCTAGTATGTTCCAGGATGCAGATGGAGAGTGGTTTATATTTGAATTTACTCCAATAAGACTCTACGAATTAAGTGTATGATAAGAAAATTTACTAACATCGTTTGTGTATATTACAACGACAAAAATTATATTCCAGCTAAGTATAATTGTCCAGACTTAGAGATTGATGATGTAATTCTCAACCTGACTACAAACAAGGAACAGAATTATGAAAAGATTTCTGAGATTATTGTTGATTATGCCTTTGCTTTGTTCTGTAACAAATCTGATTTAAAAGATTTTTCACAAGACCATAAGAAGTATAAGAGGCAGAACTGGAAATTGCTCGACTTTAGGGAAATAATTAAAACAACAGAGATAAAACCAAAAGATCAGAAATGAAATATGGAGTTATTTTAGCTAGGTTTCAGCCCATTCACAATGGGCACCTAGCTTTAATTAAAAAAGCTTGTTCAGAGAACGATAAGGTTCTTTTGTTAGTTGGTAGTGCTGATAAAGTAAACAAGCGTAATCCTATTCCTATAAAGGTTAGGATAAAATTACTAGAAACTGCCTTAGAGGACGAAGGTTTACTTAGTAGATGTATCATTCATCCTCTTAATGATTTGACTGATGAGTCTGATAACTCTCAGGATTGGGGATTCTATTTATATGCTAACATAGTTAGTATTATAAAAGAGTCCCATTTTAATATCTACTATAGCGATGGATACGAAATTATTACAACATGGTTTCCAAAGTTTATGCTGAAGGGTTATATATCAATGACTCTCATGGCAAGAGAACAGGTAGAAGAAGGTATATCGGCTACTGTTGTAAGAGATGCCCTAAGATCTAATTTAAGCCTAGAAGGACTAGTTCCTAAGTGTGTTATAGATGCAAGATTTTATTTAACTGAATTTATTTTATTACATGAAAGTACTCATAATTAATAAATCAAGACATCAACTTCCTCAGTATGAAACTCCCTTATCAGCAGGTATGGATATTAGAGGAGACTTTAGTAGAATTAAGTTAGTAGACAATAAGCCTGAGAAATTCTTTTTCGATGCTGATGTTGTAGCTATTAGTAAAATTGAAGATCCAAATGGTCCATTTGTGGTAGACAAGGAAGGAAATCTTACTAATAGAAGAGTTCCTAGTATTCCCGTTGCTTCTACTATTGAAATAAAGCCCGGAGGTAGATGTTTGATTCCGACTGGATTGTTTATAGCTTTACCTAAGGGTTACGAGGCGCAAGTTCGACCACGAAGCGGTCTTGCATTAAAATTGGGACTTACTGTCCTTAATTCACCTGGAACCATTGACGCCGACTACAGAGGAGAGATTGGAGTTGTATTAGTGAACACTTCTAATGTCCCAGTTAGAATTACTGATGGAGAAAGAATTGCCCAAATAGTTATTGCTAAGCATGAAACTATAGAATGGGAAGTTGTTGAAGAATTACCTTCCACTGAACGAGGAGAAGGGGGATTTGGACATACCGGAGTATGATATGGATATTAATGGTATTGGGGTTATGTAATTTAGCCCTAATACTTTGTCTCATGCGGAGAGTTGAGGACATTAGTAATCAAATCAAAACTAATTATCACTTTATTGATGATACAAGAGACAAAGTCAAGTATCTAACTTCTCTAATGGATATACGAGTGAATATTCCAGAAGAAATCGAGAAGCAATTTGGTAAGATGAAAAAGGAAATTGTTGTTAAAAATGTATTAAAAGTACCATGACTAAAGAGGAATTGAGGTCTAAAATATTAGAACTCGAAGAAGCTATGAGAGAAGAAGACAGCAAGTCTACCACAGCTAAACTAAGTGATGAATGGGATGAATTAATGAGTAAGTTGGAAGATGTTATCTATGACGAACTCGAAGGTGTTGCAGTTAAGATAGTCACTGAAAGAATTGTTGATAAATACGATGTAGACACTGATATATTAATTGCAGAGTATATGGAAAGTGGAGACCTAGAGGAATCATTTAAGATAGCAGCCGAGGAGTGCGATTGCGGTTGGAAGACAGATATTACAAAAAGAATATTAAAATAATTACTACTATGACTAAAGAAGGATTTGTAAAGCTTATTGAAAATGCCCAGAACTATTCTAAGGAATTGGATAGATGGTCTGATTTTGGAATTGATTTGTTTGAACTTCCTATATCCGAACTCGGTTGGGGATTCTTAAATACAGTACTTCCGGAATTGTTCTCTGATGAAGGAGTGGACTGGGTTAATTGGTGGTTGTTTGAGAAGCCTGGACTATTCAAAAATAGTCTTCCTAATGAAGCTTATGATGAAGACGGAAATATAATTCCTACTGATACTATAGATGATTTGTGGAACTTAGTTAAGGACTATCAGAAATGACACTAGAAGAACTTAAAAAGAAAGTAGTCACTATTACAGTACACAAAAATATTGTATTAGGAGAAGATTTACAGGAAGAATGGCTAAAGAAATATATAGAGGAAGAGTTCGTTAGCGATGAAGAGCTTTTGAAAACCTTAATCGAGAATGAATATGACTACAGTGGACTAGATGATGTATTAGACTATGATGATTATAAGGTAACTATTCATGATTAAATATTTGTTAAGCAAAGCCTCAACTGGCAAATTTAGAGTTGTATATTTATCTACTACAGAACAGTGGGATGAAGAAAAAGCTGGATTTGTAATTAATAGAGTTACAGGACAGCTACATGGAAAGATGACAGAGCAACCAGAAATAGTCATTACTAAAGGAAAAGCTGGTAGAACGCATAGAGAACAACTTGAGTTGCAGTTTAAGTCTGAGCTTAAGAAATATTTAGATAAGGGTTACAAGGAGCTAGAGAACGATCCCGAAACTTATAGCGAAACTCAATTGGAAGAATTTTATGGAGACATTAAAACCGACCAGAATGGATTTGCAAAGCACATGCTTGCAAAATCTGCAGATAAAGTTAAGGAATCCTCAATCAATAAGATTAAGTATTGGTATGCTAGCAGAAAAATTGATGGAGTTAGGTGTTCCTTCTACTATAAGGACGGTGAGATTTTATCTGCTTCCAGAGGTGGGGGAAATTATGACTATTCAACAAGCCATATCCGAAACAATGAGAGATTGCTTGAGTTCTTCAGGAATCATCCCACTTACATTCTTGATGGAGAGTTGTATAGACATGGTAAAAGTCTCCAACAAATCAGTGGAGCAGCTCGTCTTGAGAAAAACGCAGTTGACTGCGACTGGCTTGAATATTATGTTTACGATATAATGATTCCTAGTATGAAGTTCTCTGATAGGCTTGAAATTCTTAAGCAGCTTCAGAAAGAACTTAATCTTGGATTTAATCCAGATAAAGATTGGGAAGAGGGTGAGTTACAATTGCAAATAGTCCCGCAGGAAAAGGTCTCTGGGTACGAGAATATTATGAAACTGCACAACCAATATGTTTCAGAAGGTTGGGAAGGAGTAGTATGTAGAAATCCAGATAAAGAGTATGGCTTCGGTAAGCGTACTAATGATATGCTAAAATTTAAATTCTACAAAGATGCAGAGTTTGAAATTACTGGTTTATCAGAAGGTCTTCGGGAAGAAGATATGTGTTTTACGCTAATAACAGAAGATGGTATAGAATTTAAAGCTAAACCAATGGGTTCTAGAGAACTTAAACAACAATATAGGGAAAGACTTAAGGAGCTGATAGGAAAGATGGCTACTGTTAAGTATTTCTATCTGTCTGATGAAGGTACTCCATTGCAACCTGTACTAAAATGTATTCGCGATTATGAGTAAGTACAAATTTGATGTGTCGCTTGTTATATCTGGTCTTAGTGAAGGAGTATTCGAACTGCAGCCTAGTGACTATCTATACTGTGAGGACGAAGATGAGTTATTTGATGAAGTTAACGATACATTGTGTGGTACACTTCGCAAGCATATCAAGTTCTCTAGAGTATACACTTGCGAATCAGACTGGCGTTACCCAAAAGGATTTTTGGAAGAATGGAGGCGATTAAAGAATGAGCGCTGAAGATATAATTATTTTAGTTATCGCTAATATAGTTGGCAACAGCTCAAATAGATTCGGGCAATCACACGAGCTGTATCTTCCAAAGTCTCTAGAGTCAGAAGTACATGATAAGTGGGACAACTGCTATCATCAAGGCAAATACTATATAGCTGGAAATACTTTTAAAATCAATTTTTATGAAGAAGATTAAGTATAGGCAATATTACTACGATGGGAACTTTTCTAGCCTAGAGTTAGAAGTTCCTGACGAATGCCGTATCTACGAGATAGGCTTTATGAATATATCCCACAAGATTGAAGAAGGTGAGACTAAAGCTTATGTTTTTCTTTGTCCTTCAGAAATCGAGGATTCTAAACTGCTTTGTAATGTTTATCTATCTTACCTAGACGATGTTTTTATAGAAAACTCAGAAATACCTATACAGAATGTAGAGGAAGCTCCTAGATTCGAAAACGCGTATATGGTAAGATACTACAAAGATGCTGTGGCAGAAAACAAAATATCAGCTATCCTGAGTAAAATAGGAAAGCTCAGTGAAGCTTCTGAACAGGATAGGAGTGACTTACAAGTATTATATAAGGAATCTAAGGGTATATCCGAAATATCTAAGCTTAGACGTATTACTTATAAAGGTATAGAGATAGGTAGTGTGTATTTCAAGAACTGGATAGATGGAACAGAAGTTGCTTCTATGGCTGTTAGTGAATTACCATATGGACGTATATGGTTTGAGGAGTTCTCTAATTCCAATGATATAGTTGCTAGGTTTAAGGAAGAAGCAGATAAAATCTATAATTCTATAATAAATTATTAATTATGTATTTAAGTATTCGATTAGACGATGACAGCGTTGAACTAATGCAGTCTGACATCGAAGATATGTGGAATTATCTGGAACAGGATACAGAAAATTTTGTATATCATACAGCCTCGTACATAGAAGGTCTGGACTTGGAGTATTATGCAGATGAGCTTAGGCCGCTATATGAGACATTGAAAAACTTCTTTGAAAATGAGTGATGTAGAAAAACGCTATATTTGGCTAGTTAATCATCTAATCTGGAATGGCTCTAAGCAGAAAAACGGGGTTTATTGGGTAAAGATAACCAAAGAGAATGCAGCCCTTCTTGAAGAGAAATATGAAGTGTGCGATACTCGCGCCTTGAAAGGAGGGCTTAAAGTAAATGTTATAAAAATGTGTGATAATTTTATTGTACTTGATACGCGATGAAATACGAAAAATTTGATATTCTAAAGAAAGCTAAATATTCTATCGTTCCGAATAATAGAGAGCTGTATGTAGTTTATGTAGAATGTGACGCAAACGATGGTGATTACATGAGAGATACTATTGAATTTGATAAGGAATCGTTTGAAGAAGACGAACTTCTCCTATTGGTTTTATCATATGTTAGTAAGTATTCCGGAAGATTTTCTGAGAAAGGATGGAACTCTGCAGGATACGGGAAGTATGTAGACGAAAACACAGATTTTCCTTGGTTGTCGGAGTATCTATCTGAAAATGATATTCTGATATTCGCTGGAATGTGTGATACCATGTGCCATAGCGTATCTCAGATACGTATAGAATATTATGACAGCGATGGAATAAAGAATAAGGTAGAGCTTCCTGATGTAGATAATCTTTTTGAAAACAAACGGGAGTTTGTGGATTATTTAAATAGCCTGTACAAACTGTATTATGATGAAATTGAATAATGGAGGAAAGCTCCCAGACAAGTTTAAAATAGCTAATCAAGAAATAACCGTAATCATAGAAGACTCTCTTCCAAATAACGATTACGGTTATTTCTGTGATGCTACTAACACTATTAAATTAGCGAGAACAGTAAAGTCTGAATATGAAGGAAACGTCTCTATGAGTGATGAACAGCTTAGGAATACATTTTATCATGAGCTGTTTCATGTTTTCCAGTTCTATTACAATAATGAATTTAATGAGATTCAGGCTCAAGTATATGCTAACTTTATGTGTGAATTTATAGAAACTACTGAAGAACCATTTTAAAAATATAAGAAATGAAGTTATCAAAAAGTAAGAAAGCCAATGTCAATTATTTGGCAAAGATTGTAGAAATTAAGAATTTTAGACAACACAGTAACCCAGAAGTAACTAGACTTAAGTGTTGCACCATCGATGGATTTAACATTATTACTGGTATTGATTCCCAGCCAGGATTGTATGTTTATTTCCCAACTGCTTGTTGCATTAATCCTGATTTTCTAAGGTATTGCAACTTGTACAGACATAAGGAGTTGAACAACGACCCAGAACAAACTGGTATGTTTGAAGACAATGGTAGAGTCAAAGCTATTAGACTTAAAAATGAACTGTCGGAAGGTTTTATTATGCCCATTATACAGTTCCAAAACTATATAATGTCCGTAACTAATAAAGAGATAGAAATTGAAGTAGGAACTGAATTTGATATTGTAGAACATGAAGGCAAAGAATTTTGGATTAACAAAAAGTACATCCCTAAGAGACAGCAAGGGCAAGGTGGTGCGCCACGTAACAACCAAACGAAGAAGGTCAAAGGAATCAGCAAGGTCATTGATGAACAATTTAGATTCCACTACGACACAACTCTTATTAAGAAATGTCCTAATGTAATTCATCCAAATGATTTAATCAGTATTACTGAGAAAATTCACGGAACTTCTGGTATATCAGCTTATGTGCTTTGTAAACAAGACCTGAACTGGAAACAGAAAATCGCTAAATGGCTTACTGGAGAAGAGTTCAATAAGTATGACTATTTGTATGCTTCTAGAACGGTAATAAAGAATCAGTTCTATAATAAGAATGTTACTCCTGGATTCTATGGGTGTGACGTTTGGGCGGAAGCTGATAAAATAGTTAAACCCTGCTTGTCTAAAGGTATGACTGCATATTATGAAATCGTTGGTTTCTTACCTAATGGTGGCTATATCCAAAAGAATTATGACTATGGCTGTATGCCTCCTAAAGAAGGAGAACAGTATACTCATGAAAAGCACTTTAAAGTGCGAATATATCGTGTAACATTAACTAATGTTGATGGTGTAGTTCACGAATTTAGTGCTAGGGAAGTTCAACAATGGTGTGCTAAGGTAGGTCTTATCCCAGTAGAAGAGTGGTATTATGGTACTGCCAATAGCTTATATCCAGAACTTAACGAAGCTGAGCACTGGAACGAAAATTTCATGGAGAAATTAGCTAATGACGCTAGATTCTATATGGAGCGAACTTCGCCATCTTGCGATAACAAAGTACCTCATGAGGGAATAGTTATTAAGATTGAGAATATGAAATCTGAGGCATTTAAGCTTAAATGTTTTAAATTCCTAGATAAGGAAGGAAAGGAACTTGACAAAGGTGAAACTAATATTGAAGACGAAGCATGATAATAAGTTATAATGTAGAGGTAGTTAAGAACTACGATGTGAATATCCCTAAGTTAATCGACCAAGTGGTGAAAACACTTAAGGAAGATGAAGAGGGAGAAGTTGAAGGCTGGATGATACTTAATGAAGCGGGAGATAACATAGATTATCATCTGCGGAACTTAGGCTTTCCTGACTCTGATTGTCTAACTGACTATGTCATTGATGATATTTTAGACGAAATGGAGAAAGAGCTAGTAAAACAAGGATATGAATGTTAAAGAGTACTTAACTAGTAAAAAGTATGGCAGTTTGCGTTACAAGCTGTCGTACTTTTTTCATAGTAAAATTCCTTTCCTTTCTCCTGGCTGGAACGAGTATCGTAATCCATGGTATCACTGGTGGAAAGCCAGAAAATACTTTAAACGCCCCAAGGCCCACTTTCTATTTAGAAAGAACTTTTGGACATTTGGACTTCCCATAAGAAGAGACTACTATAGTCCGGTGATAGATATAGAATTTCATGCATTAGGATGGAAGGATAAATGGGACAGTCCCAGACACGAATGGGACCCGATGATTTGTATAACATTTTTCAGAACTTGGCATTTATTATGGATATTTAACTGGGCTACTAAACATAAAAAGGATAGTATTACTGGCAGCATGGCTACTTGGGAAGCTATTCTAGACTATACTAGATATGATAAATCTCTAAGCTATGTAGTAGACAATCATATATGGTCGTATGACCGTGATGGTGAAAAGGTTTATATTAGTATAGTACCTAATATGACTAGAGAAGGACTAAATAAATATTCTGATGAATCCAAACACACTGAGAAAGATACAGAGATTGGAGGCTGGTGAATCGTTTATAACAAGCGAGCCAGGAAATTCAATGCTCCCTCTGTATAAGAGCAATGAAAAGCATCTTGTCACTCCTATAAGGTGGCAAGAATGTAATGTTGGAGATGTAGTATTTTGTAAAGTTAGAGGCGCTTGCGTTACTCACAAAGTATACGCGATAGACTCAAACAAAGGATGCCTTATTGGAAATAACAAAGGGCATATGAATGGATGGACTAAAAATGTTTACGGATTAGCTCATAAGATATGAAAATATGTGCAATAAGTGATTTACATGGATTTCTAATTGATTATATAGAGCCATGTGAACTTGTTTTAATATGTGGAGATATTGTTCCTCTTTATATGCAGAGAAACAAGCCACAGTGTGAGAAGTGGTTGAAGACTGTATTTGCAGATTGGATTAAATCATTGCCGTGTAAGAAGGTAGTATTTACAGCTGGAAACCATGATTTTGTTTTTGAAAATAGGGATTTTCTTTGGAATAACTCTGTGATTAAATTTCCTACAGAAGGAAAAGCTGAATTTCTTGATAATTCTCATCTAGACTATCTAAGTGATGAAGGAAAGGTATATAGAATTTATGGAACTCCGGCCTGCCATGAATTTGGTAATTGGGCTTTCATGTATTCTGATGAGAAACTGGAAGAAATCTATTCACATATCCCAGGAAATTGCGATATATTGATTAGTCATGATGCTCCCGCATTAAATGATTGTGGTATGATTCCGCCTGGCAGGTGGAGTTCTACTCCCATAAATGCAGGAAATGAGGTCTTGGCTAAGGCTATTATAGATAAGAAACCGAAGTATGCTTTTTGTGGACATATCCACGAAGGAAATCATTGGCTACTAGATGCAGGCGAGACAAAGACCGCCAATGTATCTATTCTCGATGACTCTTACGATATTAATTATGAACCTTTATATTTGGATATTTAATACTATTCTGGTCTATATATTTGGAGGATTAGTATTGTCATTAGTAATAGTTGGAATTTATGAGATAATACAGGAAGAAAAGGACTTCCTTGAAACCTACGGGTCTAGATTCATTTGTAAATATTAAAAATTAATCAAATGGAACAAGCTGTATTTCAAAGAATGTTGGGAGAATTTAACGAAGTTAATGAACGTGCTGTTAAGCTCAGAGATTTTATCCTAGGGGATAAGTTCAAGGAGGTTGACAACCTTAATAAAGACTTACTAGTCGCCCAACTAAAAGCAATGGAAGCATATATATCAGTACTATCTATTCGTATTGGTCTTAATGCTCCTAAAGATGAAATTTCAGAAGCCCAGGTTGTAAAAGAAGGTGAGTAAAAAAATCATTTTCACAGACCGTTCTGACTCACTGTTGACGAGTTATCTCAGGGATATATCTAAATATAAGATCTTAGATAGTACTGAGGTAACTCGTCTCATTTGTGAGGCTCAAAAAGGAGATGATGTTGCTAGAGAACAAGTCATAAAATCAAATCTTAGGTTTGTTGTGACTATCGCCAAGCAATTTCAGAATAGAGGTATCCCTTTAATGGATTTAATCTCTAGTGGAAATGAAGGATTAATGAAAGCTATTGATAAGTTTGACCCAGAAAGAGGAGTGACATTCTTGTCATATGCTGTATGGTGGATTAGACAAAGTATCTATAATTCTATATATTGGCAAGCACGAGAAATTCGTCTTCCAATGTCTCAGCAATTATTGGTAATAAGTATACTCGATGCAACTAATAAATTCTTGCAATCGCATGATAGAAATCCAAGTTCCGAAGAAATATCAGAAATGACTGATATTCCTAGGGAGCAAATTGACTATCTAGCACAGTTTTCTAATAAGTTAGTTTCTGTGGACGATTTCATAGGAGGAGATGAAGAAAACAGTCAAGTCTGTGATATTATTCCAGATGGTGAAGACCCCCTTGATGAACAAGTAAATAAAAGCTATGTAACTAAAGAGCTAGAGAATCTACTTTCTAAATTAACAATTAGAGAGCACGATTTAATCTGTATGTTATTTGGTATAGGAATGGCTCCTGTCAATCCTAAAATTATAGCTGATATGTACGGTGTTGGAGGAGAAAGAATAAGACAGATGAAAGAGGGAGCTTTAGCTAAATTAAGACGTAGATTTTCTAATCAACTTAAAAATTTAATGTAATGAAATTCGGAGAAATATTGTCTAAGTTACAAGAGGGAAAAGTAGTAAGAAGGAAAGTATTTCAGAGCAATCTGGTAATATTTATGCAGATACCTGCAATGATTTCTGGAGATGGAATACCTGCTATGCGTTCTATCCCTGATGATATGAAAGCTCTTATGTGTAGTTACGGTGTAGGTATTACATACCATGACCAGTTTATCATGTATGACTTTTCTGATAGGACTTGTACTTACTATCCTTTTGATGGTGAAGATATAAACGCAGATGATTGGGAAGTAGTTGATCCTTTAACTTATGACCCATATGACGACTTTAGATAACTATCCAATGGGTGCAGCTAATGACCCTAGAGCACCTTACAATGAACCACTACCTACTAAGGTTAAGGTAGAAGTAGGAGTTGAATTAGGGTTATTCGTAGATGTAGAAGTAATAGATGAAGATGATATTAAAGGTGCAGTTGAAGAAGCTATTTATAATAGGTTCAAATCCAAAGATGTTGAAATAAATAACATCGAAATCTATCAACATGATTTATTTAGTAAGTCGGAATAAAACTTTATTTGTGTCTACAAAATACAAAGAAGTAAGTTTCGAGGAGGCAATGAAAATATTGTTGCCTCTTTCTTTAGTTCAATTTGATACTGAAACTAAGGGATTAGATGCGCATACTAAGGAGTTACTAACTGTGCAACTAGGTTGCAAAGAAAATCAAGTTGTCTTTGACTGGACAACTATGTCAGCAGAAGAGAAAGCTGAGATAAAGAATTATTTTGAGTCTGATAGAGTATTTCTTGGATGGAATTTAATGTTTGACTTAGGGTTTTTATATGTGCAGGATATTTGGCCAAATTATATCTGGGATGGTATGATTGCCGAGAAATTACTTTGGTTAGGCTATCCAGCTAATATAAGAGAAATGAGTTTGAAAGCAGCTGCATGGAATTATCTAAACTATGACTTAGATAAATCTGTTCGAGGTAAGATTATAAATGATGGTCTTACTGAAGATGTAGTAGTCTATGCTGCAGGAGACGTAATGTGGCTAGAAGACATTAAAGAAAAACAAGAAATAGAGCTTGCTAAGCAAGAATTAAATCTTGCTATGAAACTTGAGTGTGAGTTTATCAAGAGTCTTGCTTATTTCAAGCATTGCGGCGTTCATCTAGATGTCGTAAAATGGAGAAATAAGATGGCTAAAGACCTTGTTAAGCTGAAGGATGCTGAGCAAGAACTAAATGATTGGGTAGTTCAATGGGATTCTGAAAAGAGACATGAGCATGACGGATGGGATATTAAATATCCAGAACTGGAATTTTATAACCTTATGGAAATAGAGGATGAAGTAGCTAGACTACTAAAAGAGAAATATGTCCGATGCCCTCAGGAAGACCTTGAAACACCAGACGGAAAGGTTAAAGCTTATAGAAAAAGAGTAATAAGTCAATTTACTAAGGTAGATAATCAAGGTGATTTATTTAATGGCTTTGATACCAAGCCTAAGTGCACAATTAACTGGAGTAGCTCTCAACAAGTTATCAAGTTATTTGAATTATTAGGAATTAAAGTCAAGACATTTGATAAGCAAACTAAGAAGGAAAAGAAATCTGTTGAAGCTAAGCTTCTAGCTCCACAGGCTAAAGATTTCCCGATTATTCCTATCTATCTAAAATATCAGGAAGCTGCAAAAGTGGTTTCTACTTATGGGGAAAACTGGTTGAAGGCAATTAACCCTAAGACTGGAAGAATCCATGTAGATTTTCACTCACTAGGAGCTGATACAGCTAGAGTAAGTTCTGGAGGAGGAGTATATAAACTTAATCTACAGAATTTACCTCATGACAAGGAAACTAGAGCATGTTTTACTGCAGAGAAAGGTAATAAGTGGATTTCTGCGGATTATCAGTCTCAAGAAAGTAGAATCATTGCTTCTGTATCTAAGGACGAGGCTATGATTGAACTATTTGAACATGGCTGTGGGGATGTTCATAGTCTAGTAGCTAAAATGTCTTATCCGAATATTATCCCTAGAGACTGCCCTATAGAGGATATAGCTAAATTATATCATGCCCAAAGACAGGATGCTAAAGGTATTGAATTTGCCATCAATTATGGAGGCGATGCAAATACTATAGCTAATAACAAGGGGCTACCGTTGTCAGAAGCTCAAGAAATCTATGATAACTTTATGAAGGGTTTCCCTGGAGTAAAACAGTATCAAGATTATTGTAGAATGGCGGTAATGAGGGATGGTTATATTTTGTTAAATCCCATAACTAAGCATAGAGCACATATATATGATATTGATGACCTCTGGCGGATTTCTAAGAAGTTCAATGACCCAGAGTTCTGGGATTATTACAGAGAAATGAAGAGAGATTCTCCTGGCTGTGATACCGTCCAAGACGTTAAGAGATATTTTCAGAGAAAAGCAGCATCTGAAAAGCAGTCTATCAATTATCGTATTCAGAACAGGGGAGCAATGTGTTTTAAACTTTCCTCTATTAAACTATTTAATTGGATTAAGGAGCATAAGCTTCTTAACATTGTTAAGATGTGTGTTCCAGTCCATGACGAGTTTAATCTAGAATGCCCAGAATCTATTGCCGATGAAGTATCTAAGGTATTAGTTAAATGTATGATAGATGGAGGGAAACCATTCTGTCCTAATGTATTTTTAGGTGCAGATGTTACTGTATCAGATCATTGGATTCATTAACGAATAAGGGGCTATAGTAGTGATGCCAAACCTGAGCCCCCTTGGCCTACTAACAGTGCCTACAGTCCAAGGCGTAATGCTGAGAGCGCAGTTAGGGCATCATTTTTAATTAAATATAGTAGTGTATGAAAAAATTATTTGGTTTATTGTTAATAGCAATTATTGCTTTAAGTTCTTGTGCAGACAGCAAGACTTTTGAGAGAGCTGATGGAACTAAGTTTGTAGCTGAACCTTATGGTTGGGCAAACTATCAAACTAAGAAGATTGAGGGAGTAACCTATGAAGCGTGTATTGGTAACATTGTTTGGGATGTTATTGCTGTAGAAACTATAGTCATTCCAATATGGCTAACTGGGTGGGAATTATATGAGCCAGTATCTTTTGTTGAACCAAACGTCAAGTAATTATGAATGTAGAATTTACAACAACAGAATTAATTACAGATGAAGAGATTCTAAGCGCATTTGGAGAATCCATCCGATTTGACGAAGGGAAGTTTAAGATAGATTCTTTTATTGATTGCTTAGAAGACAGAGCTGACGTAATGGGTCTTTGTATTACTGAGAAATCTAAGAAAGAATTGTTACAACACCTTAAAGAATTAGTAATTAAATTAGTAAGCGAGTTGTAAGTATTGTTTTAATTAGACATAGTATGCTGAATGAGAATTTGATGGATTCCAAAGATATTATAATTGCTAAGTTAAAATTAGCTATAAAAGAGTTTCAAGAGTATGATATTGAGCGTAAGAAATACTATAGTAATGCTCTAGTGGAGCTTGGAAAATTAAAGGATGAAATTGAAGAGCTTAGAGGAATAAATAAATATTCTAAGAGCTATATAGCTATGAAAGATGAAAATAGGAGACTTAAAGCATCTTTAGCTCGGAAAGGCATTAAAGAATTAACGGATTTTTATGATGTTAAGAATGTTGAATTAATCATTCAAAATCAGACTTTAAAAGGAGAAAATAGAAAACTTCGCGCCCGTAATAGCGAGTTGATTAAAAATAATAAAATGTTAATTAATAAATTGAATAAATATGAGTAGTTACTTAACTATATATGGTGTTCCTAAAAATGAAGGTAAGCCTATAGATATTGTTAGCTTTAGTCGGTCCCACTGTATATATAGTGCAATTTGCGATGAAGTTAATGTGGCATGGGCTGGAGAAAGTGAGGTATATACCAACTTGAATACTTCAGACTTAGATGGAGTTATTCATAGTATTGAAGAGGATATAAAATCTTCTGCTGAGAGATTAACTCTATATGAAAAATATGCTGCCAATAATCCAGATTATATTGAGGAGATTATACTCTTAAAGGAGTATCTAGAGGAGCTTACTACTAGTAAAAATTATTGTGAGTTTCTACGGTATATCATATCGTGGACATCTTTAGGCTTTTCTGACTTCAGTCAAATTTGTTGTAACGTAGGTTAACATGAAATTTAAATTAGAATTTACATTTGATATCTCCGATAGCTCGTTATTGATAGACGCTAACGATGGTAGATCTGAAGAATATACTAGTTTAGAAGATGTACCAGAAGATACTCTGATGGACGTGGTATATAATTATCTAGATGGAGTTATAGAAGGTATAACTTACGACCAAATAACTGTTAAGAAATTATGAAAAGGTTTTTAATTCATGTTTCTACATATTGGTGTGGAATGGATGATACATTTAGAGCAGTCGCTGAATCAGAGATGGAGTTATGGGATTTAGCCGAACAACTAGCTTATGATAACTTTCAAAGCTACAGCTGTGAGAACGATATAGCTGAGGAAGAAGGCTATGACCCAGATGAAATGGAAGAAAGTGACTGGGATGAATTATGGAGTAGAGTAGACGAGAGTACCTACTATAGTTTTTCCATAGAAGAATGTGAAGATGACGAAGAATGGAATGAATATAGCGGAGAAATCTATGGAGAAGACAAGGTTTTACAATAGAGAGGATTTGAAGGCTAAAGATGTAGCACGTCTTATTAGCATATGGGAAGGAGAAGCTGGAGAGTCTTTTACTGACTATTGTAACTTCTCGCGAGAAGCCGATAAAAACTTCTTACTATTCTTAGCAGAGAAGTATCCAATACTTTACGATTATCATTGTAAGGTTGCAGGCAATGACTGGCTAGACCATTGTATTCAGTATGTAGTTGACCACTGTGGGGAGTATCTTACCCAATGGGTTCCTGCTGAAGAGTATCGTCTCTCCTGGCAGTTAGAAGAGATGGCAATATACCCTCTTGCTGATTTTATTCTAAAGGATGATGGAGCATGGGAGGACTTTGTAGACTTCTTCACAAGTGAAAAAGAAACTGCAAGTGGAACTCCCTATATTGACTGCTATGATATTAGAGAATTATTTGAAAATGGAGATGTTTAAGTTTTACGAAGTAGGAGGTAAGGTACGGGATGAACTTCTCGGCCTTACTAATAAGGATATTGATTATGTAGCAGTTCCATGCGAGGAAGCTTTAAAGGAAAACTTGACTACCTGTGATATGTTTCAGTTATTATGGGAACATTTAATAGCAGAAAAGTTTGAAATCTTCTTAGTAACTCCAGACTGCTATACAATTCGAGCTAGGTTTCCGGAGGGCTATAAGTATCAAGGAGTGGCTGATTTTGTAATGGCTCGTAAGGAGGTAGGGTACATTCCAGGTACTAGAACTCCAATAGTTGAGCCAGGAAATCTCTATGATGATTTATTACGTAGGGATTTTACTGTTAATGCTTTAGCTAAAGACCCTGATACTGGAGAAATTATTGATTATTTTGGAGGTCTTAAAGATATTAAGGAGAAACTTCTTAGGACTCCATTACCTCCCATTGTAACCTTTGATGATGACCCTTTAAGGATTCTCAGAGGCATAAGATTTTCTATTACCAAGGGACTACGGGTATCTGAAGATATGTGGCAGGCTATGAAGGCTTATGACTATTTAGACAAAATGCCAGTAGTATCTGAGGAGAGAATAAGGGAAGAACTGACAAAGTGCTTTAAGTGTAACTCATCTTTAACTCTAGGGTGGTTATCTGAACTCACTGATTTAAGAGATTACATTTTTAAGAATACTAATTTATGGCTTAAGCCAACTAGTGAAAAATAGTGGAAACTAAGAAACTAATTATCTGTAGAGGTATTCAAGGCTCAGGTAATTTAACTATTCTTAACGTGTTTTACTAGGTTCTGGAGTAAAATTTAATTATATTTGCATATACCAAAATTAATAAGTATGTGCGAAGAAATTAAATTTATACGCCAGTGTCCAAGCTGTGGTAAGGATATTACCTATGCTAGAAAGTCAGATTATAACAAGGCTCTTAAGAAAGGTTCAGTTTGTAAGAGTTGTGCAGTTAGTAAAAGTTCTATATTTAAACCTGGGCATCATCTCAATGACTGTGTTAAAAGAGGTAATAGCTTAAACAGATTAATTGATGAGAAAACTCCTCAATCATTCTACTGGTTAGGCTTCTTAATTGCAGACGGCTCATTCTACAGCAAGGGGAAATTTGAACTAGGTTTAGCTGAGAAGGATTTAGATGTAATAGAGGAGTTCTCTAAATATATATCTTACTCTAATAAGATTATGTATAGAGAAGACACTAAGAGCTATCGTATATCATTTGCTAATAGTATTGATATACCGAGATTTATGGAGGAATATGGGATTCAATTTAGAAAGACCTATAATCCTATAGATTTTAGTGTTCTTAGAAATTACAGCAGAGAGCAACTCTTAGCTTTATTAATAGGTATTATAGATGGTGATGGAAGTATCCAGCCCAACGGCTCTCCAAATGCCTTCTGTATAACTATTACAGCACACAAATCCTGGTTAAAGTTTTATCAGGAGTTAATGTCTAGTTTGGATATTCCTGAACATATTTCTGAGAGAAGTGATTCTAATACTCTTACAATTAGGATATGTAAAAGAGAGATAATACAGCTATTACAAGATGTAATAGTAAACAATAACTTATTCCACTTGAAAAGAAAATGGAGCAAATTAATGATAAAGAAGCCCTCTGCCAGCGAAAGCTAATTATATGCAGAGGGCTTCAGTGACAGGGTTCGGGAAAATCTACTTGGGCTAAACAATGGTGTCACGAAGACCCAGAGCACAGAGTAAGATTTAACAATGATGATATTCGTAACATGTTAGGTGATTACTGGGTTCCTAATAGGGAGAAGCTAGTTACTGAAGCTAAAGCTAATATGATAACGTTTGCTTTGATTAAAGGTTACGATGTAGTAGTTGATAATATGAATCTGAATCCCAAAGAGGATGAATGGATTAGAACTCTATGTGCCAATATAGAGAAGGACAAGGGAATACATGTTGATATAGAGTATAAGGACTTTTGGACTCCTGTTGAAGAATGTATTCGCCGTGATGCTATGAGACCTAATCCTATTGGAGAGAAGGTTATTAGGCAAACTTGGAGGCGTTATAAGGACTTCATAATCCATGAAGAAATTATGGCAGCCAAAGCTAAGTCATTAGTTCAAGATACTAACCTACCAGCAGCAATCATTGTAGATATGGATGCAACTGTATGTTTGAATACTAGTGGCCGTCCCTTCTACGGAGAAGGTGCAGCTGAAGGTATGCTTACTGATGAGCCTATTACTCCTGTCATTGAGCTTATTAGAAACTTCTGTGATAATTATCCTGCTAAGTTAATAATTCTAACTGGTAGAGAGGATACTCCTGAAGTTCGTAAAGCTACGGAACAGTGGTTAGAGAACAATTGGTTGCATCCTGACATACTTCTCATGCGTCCTGTTAAGAGCTTTACTGCTGGTCCTATATGTAAGAAGAAACTGTATGAGGACAATATCAAAGGCAAGTTCTATATACCTTTCGTACTTGAAGACAATTGTAAGTGTGTGGAGATGTGGAGAAATGAAGGCTTGATTTGTCTACAACCGAATGAGGGTAAGTTCTAATGGCAATACTTGTAGGACAACTGATTGAAATTCTCCAAAAGTATGACCGAGACAGAGAAATAACTATACATACTCTTAAAGGAGAAACTGTCGAAGTTAACGGATACTTCGTACAAAGAGATTTAAACGACAATGCATTTTATTTGACAGATTTAGATGTAGTTCCAAATGACTGATTTAGAGAAACGATTTCTAAAGAACACTGATGACACTGGTAGATTTATATATCAATCATTAGTGACTGGTAGGAAATACTATGTTGAACCAATTGGAGGACATTCAGATTGGGGAGATATCAATCCCGCTACTAAGAAGGTAGAGGGGGATTATGGTGAGAAGTATAAGGGCAGTGTAAGTGAGAAGGAATCAATGATTACACCAGAGAATGGATTTGTACTTATTGAAACCTTAGAACCTGGAGTATCACCATTATCAGTAATTGAAGAAAGGGATAAGCGATATGAACAAATGGCTAAGAAGTAATTTCGATGATTCTACTATACGCAATTTGCTTGCTATGGCAGCACCTTGGATGTTAATAGGAATGATAGTTGGGCTTGTAGCTCTGTTTACATGTCCTGTTTTAATGACAGAATGTTTCTGTTTAGCTCTGTTCTTCATTACCATAGACAGGTATTACGAAATTAAAGACGAGAAGAATGGTAATAGATAATTTTGACCAAATACTAGACATTCTGGAATTTAATAATTCAGATGAGTTCTATTTCTTGCAAATTATACAACGCAAGAAAGACGGCTGTGTTACTGATACTGGTAATAACGGATATAGGACTGTTAAAACTTACTATATATTCAGTAGGGAACAGCTAGAGCGCAAAAGAGCTAAAATTACTGAATTGTGCCAGAGTAATCATGCAAGAGCATACATTACCTTGAATAGACGTAATGCTGAAGAAGTGGCATGTACTGCTATACAAGAGTATGCCAAACTAATCCAAGAAGGCAACTGCTATCAAGGATATCGCATTTGGGATTCATCTTGTGGGCATACTAGAGCTAGAGGCTACAAGCCACTATGGGTTGTGGATGTTGATAGTAAGGACGAGAACTATCTTAACACAATCATAGAAATTGTTAATAGTTGTAGAGGTGCACAAGACATCAAAGTTAAACATGTAATTCCAACTGCACATGGTTATCATCTTATAACGATAGGGTTCGATACTAATCAGTTTGCCCAACAGCTAGCTATTAGGAATCTGGATTCTATAGATATACAGAAAGATAACCCAACGTTGCTGTATTTCGATACAGCTGATTAAGACTCGGTGACGAGGTCTGTGGACAGATTACTTATTATTAATTCTAACAGCTATTAATTAATGAGTAATTTACCAGCTGGAGCAGAACGTGACCCATTTGCTCCTTATAATGTAGAAGAGAAAGTCTTCAAAGTTGACATAAATGCTAAGGGATTAGCATGGTATGAATATTACGGACATTTGGATATAGATGAAGCCATAGAAGCTATTAAGAGCAGAATACAAGCCGCACTTAGTAGCTTAGGAGATGTTGATATTAGTACTGTTGATATTGAGGTTTCATGATATATCTAGTCAGTAATCAAAGGTCACTATTTGAAACTGACGCTTATAAGGAATTATCTCTATCTGATGCTATAGACATGATTATGCCACATAGTTGGGTAGAATATGATTCAGAAACTGCTGGTTTAGACCCCTATACAAAACCATTACTGTGTACTCAGTATGGTTTAGGGGAAGACCAAATAGTTGTTGACAATGTAACTATTCCAATTGAGAAGCTTAAATGTGTCCTTGAAGACCCTACTAAGACTTTCTTAGGTTGGAATATTGCATTTGATTTAAGGTTTCTATATCATCATAGAATAGTTCCTTATAATGTATGGGATGGAATGATTGCTGAAAAGTTACTCTATCTTGGCTATCCTCCCCAGTTTCATAGTCTTTCTTTAAAAGCAGCAGCTGATAACTATCTTGGTATAGATATTGATAAAACTGTTCGAGGGCAGATTATCACTCAAGGATTAACTATACCAGTGGTACAATATGCTGCCGGTGATGTTATGTATCTTACTAAGATTAAGGAGAAGCAAGATGCAGAACTAGAGAAGAAGGAATTAACTAAAGCTGCTGAATTTGAAATGAAGTTTACTCCAGTAATTGCCTATATGGAATATTGTGGAGCTAAACTTGACCCAGTAAAATGGAAGCAGAAGATGATTCGAGATAAAGAGGAAGTTAATAAAGCAGAAGCTAAGCTTAACGAGTGGGTTGAAAATTATTATAATGAACATAAATCTTCTGAAGGCTATATTAAAGCCTTCACAGAGGAAGTGGACATTATGCATGAGAATCAACTATTTGACAAAGTAGGCCCTCATATGGGACAAATAAAGAGGGTTTGTAATCCACAAACTGGGCTAATTCATTATGAATATGACAAACCTTTCCCATATGTTACCAAGAATCTACAAGGCGATTTGTTCAGTGGATTTGATGCTTCAGCTAAGTGTAACATTAACTGGTCTAGTAGTCAGCAAGTAGTGCCTTTATTTGAACATTTAGGTATTAATTGTACTACCATTGATGCTAAAACTAAGCAGAAGAAGAAATCTGCTGATATTAAGTTGATAAAGCCACAAGCACATAAGTGTAGTATAGTTCCTCTTTATGTAGAATATAAGAAGGCTAAAATTCTAGTTGATACCTTTGGACAGAAGTTCATAGATAAAATTAATCCAGTAAGTGGTAGGATTCATCCAGACTATTTTCAATTAGGAGCTGATACTGGGCGGTTATCCGCTACTAACCCGTCTTTAATGAATTTGCCGCATGACCCATTTACTAGGTCGTGTTTCATTTCTGATACTGGGTATAAATGGATTAGTTGTGATTATAAAGGACAGGAGTCTTTCTTAATGGCATCTATTGCCAATGATAAGGCGATGTTGGAAGAGCTTATCTATGGTAGTGGTGACTTACACAGTCTAACTGCCAGAATAGTATTTACAGACATCCCCGATGATACTCCACTATCTGAAGTTAAAGCTAAATACAAACCTCTTAGAGATGCTGCTAAAGGGTATGAATTTTGTTTTAATTATGGTGGAGATTGGAACACTTTAATGAAGAATTACGGTCTTACTAAGGCAAGAGCTCAAGAAGTATATAATAACTATATGTCTGGTTTCTCTGGACTAAAGAGATATCAGGAGTTTAGGAGAGAAGATGTCCTTGATAAGGGATATATCCTTCTTAATCCTATTACCAAGCATAAGGCGTTTATATATGACTGGGACAACTTGTGTAAAATCGACAGTGAACTTGGGTCTCCAGAAGCTAAGTATATGCTAGGGCGTAATGGGGACAATTATTATAAAACAAGCTCACAGCATTTGAGAAGAAGGTTATCTGATTCTATGAAGCAATCCATTAACTATCCGATGAACTCACAAGTTGTGTCGGAGTAAAACTCCCTTAATTCGGTGAACCCTGGAGCACAAGTCGTGATGATTAACTGTATGGGAATACCGAGCCAACCTAAACAGTAATGTTTAGAAGTGTGTAGAGACTAGAACACGGATTCCTTACTTTAGATGGTAAGGAAGGTAAAGTTCCACGAACAGGGAGAATATGTTATGTATTACACATAATATTAATTATCTTTGCAGGGTAATTAATAATTAAAAATTGTATTATGTGTAGTACTAAAATTTGCAAACGTTGTAATAAAGAACAATCTATAGACAACTTCTATAAAGTCCCGTCTATGAAAGATGGACATGATAATACATGTAAGACTTGTAGGAAGGAGTTAAGAAGACTAAGAGACGGAGTTAAAGTAACACCTATAGTTACTGAAGGTACACTAATCTGTCCTGTATGTAAACAAGAGTTACCAGTAGATAAGTTTGATACTTATGCTAAAAGTAAAACTGGTAGATATTGGATGTGTAGTGATTGCTATAAAGAGCATACATTAATTAATGGTGGACAAGATAAGAACTATTTCAGGAAGCTTAGAATTAAACTATGTCCAGAATATAGAGAAGAAATTCAGCAGCAGAAGAAGGCGTCCAGAGAACGTAACATAGAACAAGCTATGTTAACCAGTGCCAAAAATCGTGCTGCCAGAAAGGGGTTAGAATTTAACTTGGAACTGTCTGATATAGTAATTCCAGAGAAATGTCCGCTGTTGGAAGTTCCATTCCATTTTGGAACTAAAGAATGCTATGATTACTCTCCATCTATTGATAGAATTGACAATTCTAAAGGATACGTTAAGGGAAATATTCAAATCATCAGTATGAAAGCTAACGCTATGAAGAACTCTGCGTCTCTTGAGGAGTTATACACGTTTTGTAAAAACATATTAAGATATAGTCCGAACTGCACCGAACAGGTACAGAATTAGAGGATAAAGAGCCTCTAAGATAACAGAATGACAACATGCTGGTTCTATGTGTTTCAAATTGTCTGCAATTAAGTTCTTCAATTGGCTAAGGAAGAACAATCTGCTATTTATAGTTAAATATTGTGTTCCCGTACATGATGAACATAATGTTGAAGCACCGGATGATATTGCTGAAGAAGTAGGTAATATACTAGTTAAATGTATGGAAAGTGGAGGTGAACCATTTTGTGTACGTGCTCATTTAGGTGCTGATATATCAATTGAAGACCATTGGGTACATTAATATGATTGAAGTTGAAAGAAAGTATTTAGTGAAAAACAATAGCTATAAGATGCAGGCTCAAAGAGCAGGATTGATAGTCCAGGGTTATCTTGGAGACAATCCTCTCTCTGAAACTAGGATAGCTATTAGGGACAATCATGGTTGGCTATTTATTAAAGCTAAGGGAACCCTTAGTCGTTTTGAATGGCAACAAGAAATCCCATTGTATGAAGCACAGGAGCTTCTAAAGTTCTGTCCTAATATTATCCGTAAGGTACGCTACATAGTATATCACATGGGTAACAAATGGGAAATTGATGAGTTCTTAGGAGAGAATGAAGGGTTAGTAATTGCCGAGTGTGAGTTATCACAGGCAACTCTCAACCCTCCTCTGCCTGATTTTGTAGGAGAAGAGGTTACAGAAGATACTAAGTATTATAACTGTAACCTCGCGTCTAACCCTTATACGAACTGGGACGATGACTCTGAATGATTTAGAGAATACAATGGTTGTTCAGATGAGAAATCAACAACTATATCTAGTAATCACTGATTGTTTACCACCTAATGCTTCTGAAAATAAAGACATTGTATTCTTGAGCCAGGGTGGCTATATGCAAGGTACGTCATATACTTTTAATATGCTCATGAATACTGACGATGAACGTTATCGGGAATGGGATATAATGAAGGTATTTAAGAGAGTATATGATAACTTTGACCAAAATCACAGAGCACCCCACAGTTTAAAACATCTTGACAGTATGCTCGACCTGGTATGTATATGGGATAGAGAGAAAGATACTTGTCAGGAGGAGATAGTCAATGATAATGACTTTGTCTCCGAACAAGATGAATATAGTTCTAAAGAAGTAAAATTCTATTAATGGCTTATTTCGTTGAAGCTGATGACGGGTTTGCAATTAATTTAGACGCAGTTGCTTACTTCAATGATGAATTTGTAAGGTTTGTTAACGATTGGAAGATGGAGATAAGTACCAAAACTTATCATCTACTAAGAGATTATGTTCATTGCAAATCTAAAGAAGTAGAATTAAAGCTTAATGCGCCTAATCAAACCGAAAGTAGAACTTATTAACCAGGAACCAGGTGTTGAAGGTCTATTCAAACACATGGAACTGTGTGCAAGGACTTGTTATAAGTCTGAAGACAAGATAACAGAAGACAGTGCTAAGAAGTTTATTAATAATGTCATTATAGCTAGAGGACATACTGCTATGCTAGAGCATGGTACTGTATATCTCAGATATGACTTTAAAGCTAACGATGATTCTAACACTGTTGCTTACAGACTTTGGAGTAAGTATAATGAGAACCAGTACTCAGAAGCTGTACAAGCACAGCCTGTTCCAAGAATTCCTGATGGATTTGTAGCTATAACTACTAACTATAGAGTACTACTCCAGAATGGTTGGCTTGAGGACTTGCAATACTTGTGTGAACCTACAGAATATCACGTTAAACGTGTCACTGTAAGGTTTATATGTGATATGGGAGTTGCTAGAGAGTTCTGTAGACACAGACTATTTAGCTTCGCTCAAGAAAGTACTAGGTATTGCAATTACTCTAAGGCTAAGTTTGGTAAGGAATTAAATTGTATAATACCGTGCTGGTATAAGAATATGTTCGAGGGTAATTCATATAATATAGAACTATGTCATACTTATGATTTAACTATATCTGAAGGATTGTCTCGAACTGAAGCTGCATGGATACAAGCTATGTGTGAGGCAGAAAGTACATATTTCGGATTGTTGACAGAGGGCGAGCCTGCTCAACAAGCTAGAAATGTACTACCTTTAGCATTAAAGACAGAATTAATAATGACTGGCACTGTTGAACAATGGATAGAGTTCTTGAAATTGAGATGTGCAAATGATGCTCATCCGCAGGCAAGAGAACTTGCAATTGAATTACGAGATAGATTACTATTGGATAATTATATAGATGTTGATGCAGAAGGGAATCTACAAGTATCGAACAGATACTAGGAGATATAAGCGAGAACTTCATAAGGAAGAGGCAAAACTCCTAGACTACAAGATGCACTTAGTTATCAGATTTGTATTATTCTTAAAGTATCTAATCACATTCAGAATGCAGGACGCCAAAGACGCACTAGACATGGACAAGGAATTGTCGAAAGAGGAAGAAGCATTGCTAAGGAAACATCTTGCTAACTTCCTAAGAAGAGAACCATATGTTAGACCTTATCCTAAAATAGGTCGTAATACCCCTTGCCCATGCGGCAGTGGCAAGAAATATAAACATTGTTGTGGTCGTTAAAAACTTTAGCGACGGAACAGTAGTAGAGATAGATAGAGGTCGATTTGATGATTGGTGCATTTACATCGCCGGAACATGTAACAGACATGCTCCTAAAGATGTTGCATATTTTACCGTAGTACGAGGTTTCGGCAAAAGATATGGAGTTGACAAAGTATATGCTGATTTTATTAGTATTTACGACAAAACTTCCAAATCATTAGACCGGTCAGTTCTAGACCATATAGAAACTCTGTCGAAAGACTATGGCGAATATTCAAACAAATTTGCTATAGTCTTTACTATAATATATTTAGGTATGGTTGCCGAAGAGAACAAAGTGGGTACAAGGTTAGGGAAGAGAATTAAACGATTAGGTATTCATCAAGTATTGTATGATAGATATTCTCCTACGGCAGCTGCTAATTTTAGTAGAGGTCTGCCTTGGACTAGGATTGACAATGAATGTAAATTAAGAGGATTTTAATATGACAGATAAGTTTAAATTTGACCCAGAGCATACGTTCTTTACGTCAGATACACATTTTGGTCATGCTAACATTATCAATCTGTGCAATCGTCCATTTAAGGATGTAAACCATATGAATGATATGTTAGTTGAGAACTGGAATAGTGTGGTCTCTGACGATGATACAGTCTTCCATTTGGGAGATTTTGCTCTAGGTGGTAGTGCAGTATGGAGTAATGTCTTGTCTCGTCTAAAAGGCAAGATTTACCTCATACTGGGAAACCATGACAGGAAGAACATAAGACAAGGTTACATGGGTAAGTTTGAGATAGTGGTCCCCCAAATGCAGATTTCGATAGAGACTCGTAGTATATACTTAAATCACTATCCGTTTCTGTGTTATGGTGGAATATATCGTAAACCAGAGGATGCCGTATGGCAGCTGTTTGGACATGTACATTCAGGCCCAAATAGTGCTGGAGCTGATGCAGCTAGACTGCCTTATTTACTTCCAACCCAGTATGATGTAGGAGTTGATAATAATAATTACACTCCTGTATCTTATGCTCAAGTTAAATGTATAATTAATAAGCAAGTGAATGAAGCGCAGGAATCTTAGTGGGATATTCATCTTCGATAAGTTAGAAGGAGAGGAGAAGCCTACTCCTACTTGTCTCGAAGATTGCACTCCAGAGACTAGGCTTAAATGGCTAGAGGGACTGGAGAAAGGAGCTCTCATAAATTGCATAGAGCATTTGTGTGAGACTATTAACGAATTTAGTGAATTGTTGGACATTTATAAAGAATAAGCATTATGGCTAAAATTATTAGTAGCAGAAAGAAGTATGTTCTAGTTAAGGACTTAAAGGTGTATCCTAGTAATAAGGAAACTATTGAAGTAATTCCCGATGATGGATTCAATGGAGCTCATCGTTACCGTGCCCAAATGTGTGCTGGCTTTGTTAATGGCAAAACCAAGTATGTGGATGCTACTGACACAATTCAGTTTGTTCACAAGCACGAAGACGGTACAGTAACTCCAGGGTGGCAATCAGAACAACTTGCCCTTATCTTGCTTGACAGAGTGAAGAAGCTGAATGAGAAGTTTCCTTGTGAGCAAAATGCTAAGCAAGTAGCCGCTCTTGAAGCATATCTTGACGCCTGTAAGGAAAGAATTGATGATAGGCTCAACCGTAACGTAATGGGAGACTTGAAGGAATGAAGGTATAATAACACTTAGTAATGACTAAGACCTATTACTACGCTGTAGACAAAGATGGGCAGGGTTGGTATTACGACAACCCGCCTATCTTTGACGGAGAAAGCTGGAATGTAGACCCTAAATATGATATGTATGATTGTATTAATGATTTACATCCTGCAAATCTATTTAGCTTTCCAATTCCGGAAGATATGACGTATGAGGATGAACCTATAAAATTTGAAATATGTCTAAAGTAATTACAATTCACGGGCACACTTTAGAGTTAGATATGGGGCCTTCTTGTCCAAATCCTGGGATAAGAAGACAGCTGGATGCTAAAGGTGAGCCTTACATGTGTACATCCGACCTGACCACTTGGATAGGAATAGACGGGGATTGGTATCGTGTATATGCGCCCAGTGTAGTCTTAGGGTGGCCTGATATTTTAGAACTGGCTGAAACTGAAGAGGAGTTGTTAGATTATTTAAAAGACGTATCTGAATTTACTAGAGATGAGAAAGGAAATAACTAATCCTGTAGGTAAGTGGTGGGTCGTTGCCAATAGAAGTGGAGACCTTCATGTAACTGATGGTGACATGCCGGAGAGAGCTGGCAGCGGTTGGCAAGGAATGAATAACTACTATCTGTGGACTTCTGCTACAGATGATGTATTTAAAGACTGTGTTATTCCAGCTACTACGTTTGATAAAGGCCCACTACAATTTGAGATTGATGAACAGTTAAACACAACTTGGTATAAAGAATGAAACGATTTTGGTGTTGTAGAGACTTAGAAGGAGCTGCTAACGAGGAAGTATTTCTGTTTGTTGGAGAAGAACCACCAATTATGGACGATGATGGTGAGTGGGTAGACCCAAGAAAAGAAGGTCTGTTTTGGTCGGAAGAAGACTTCAATTTTGACTTCGATAAACTTCTAGGAACCGTTAAGTTCCCTGAGTTAAATAAAGGTGAACGGATTGAGATGAATCTTCAGTTTGAATTTGGAATTAAGTAACTATGCGTTATTGGTATTGTATAGACAACAACGGCAATAAGTGGCTTTACGAAGGGTCAGTGGCTCCAGTTAAATATGATGATGAATGGAATACTTCTGATGAAGAGACAGATGACTCTACTTGGATAGGAGAGTTCGATTTAAGAGCTACCTATGGTGTAGGTTTTGTTGAATCACTTCCAGATATTGCTAATGGTGAGATGACTGAAATACGGATTAAATATACAGCCGAGAAATGCGAATAGGAGCTACGTCTGATTTACATGGAGTACTTCCCGCAGTTGAAGAATGTGATATATTTCTCATCTGTGGAGATATCATGCCGTTAAATATACAGCTAAACATGCCTAAATCTAGGCTATGGCTTCAAAATACGTTTATTCCATGGGCTAATGGGTTACCATGTAAACATGTAGTATTCATAGCTGGTAATCATGACTTCTGGTTTGAAAGAAATGGAGGTTTGGAACCAGATATGTACAACATGTTTCATAAGCCTACTGACGGCAAATTGGTGTATTTACATAATAAGTCTTGGGAATACGAGCATGAAATCGAGCCAGGAGTATTCAAGAAGTTTAAAATCTTCGGAACTCCCTACTGTAAGCAATTTGGTAATTGGGCGTTCATGAGAGAGCCTGAACGCCTGGAAGCTAAGTATGCTCATATGCCTAGTGATTGTGATATTCTTATATCTCACGATGCTCCTAGACTACTTGGGCTAGGTGAGATACATAAAGGAGCGTGGGCAGGAAAAGATGCGGGTAATACATGGTTAGCCGATGAAATCATGCGTAAACAACCTAAACATTGTTTCTGCGGACACATTCACAGTGGATGTCATGGAATACAGGAATTTAATGGCATGAAGTTCTCTAACGTATCGTTAGTAAATGAAGATTATGTAGTTTCTTACAAACCTCTATATTTGAATGTTTAAAAGGATGCCAACTGAAAAG